GTGACATTAGATAATTCATCGAAAGTAACATGCAATGTTACTGCAAAGATCTAATATTTGCTGGAGAATTGCATGTGACATTTGATAGTTCATTGAAAGTTACGTAAAATGTTGCTGCAAAGATCAAATATTTGCTGGAGGATTGCGGGTGACATTAGATAATTCATCGAAAGTTACGTGCAATGTTGCTGCAAAGATCAAATATTTGCTGGAGGATTGCGGGTGACATTAGATAATTCATCGAAAGTTACGTGCAATGTTGCTGCAAAGATCAAACATTGCACGCGATATTTGATGGTTCATCTAAAGTTATACACAAAGATCAACGAACCACATAAGATATTTGATAGTTCATCTAAAGTTACGCGCAAAGACAATCTTTCACCGAAGAGTCCCACAATTTGACCACTAAAAATTTTAGTAATCAAATTCTCAATCCACCTTTCTCTTATCCATCTTTATTTGCGGTGGCTTTTTAGGATCATATTCTTCAGACGACGATTCTGTATCCTGAATATTCAAAGAAACGTTCCTTCTCGTAAGAGTTTGCAAATCAAACGCGTCGACTGAGTCACATACATGATCAGTAATCGATTCGACAATCTGCGTAGATTGAATAACTTGCAAATCAAATGTATCGACTGAGTCACATATATGGTCAGTTATCGAATCGCCTATCTGCACTGGTTGAATAACTTGCAATTCATCTGGAATATCCATATATTCGAACCATTTGAATACATCCTTTTCATTATCGTGATAATGTATTCCTGCTAAACAAACCTTATCTAAATTACCATCAAAATTATTTTCAATAACATGTTGTCCCAATCTATACACAAAATTGTTCGTATGAATAAATGAATAAGCTTCTCGTAACATATTATCTGGTTGTATTACATCGTTTGACAAAATTTGCTCTAACTTTTCAGGATCAAAATCAAGATCTATTTTTTCAATCTTAACAATTTCACTCGAACACATCCAACATTTGCCTTTCTTCTTAGACGCTTTCTGCCAACATTCGCAGCACATTTTATGACGACACGGTAACGCCAAATGATCAGCGACAACTATCATACAAACAGGACATCTTTCTACTAAAAGATCGTTCTCATAATAGAACCTATTGTTCACACGCGAAACTGCCTTAATAGACACAACAGTTGCTAAATTTGTTCTGTATTTATTATGCTTAGGTTCCCATGCCACTTTAGCCTCACCAGGAACATACAATTTCACAATACACATCTTGCCATCCACCGATCTCGCAGCCTTATATCCTATATGTCCATCATATTTGTCCTTTTGTGAATGAGATTTGACAATGTATTTGTTTGATTCATCCAATATTTTCCTATTTTTTAAATGTCCTCGATGATCAAAATTATATTGATTGATACTGTTTGTGTTTTTATCGTTTCTACCAGTTACTATAGTTCGCGCGACTGCACGGTGTGCATTCCCATGCATTCTTGGTGATAACACGTGTGTAAATTCATATTGTATCTTTCCATCAAATGATTGTAATTCGTCGTCAAGTTTTGTCCCCACTAAATCAATTTCCACATCCCAAATCTCTTCATACAACATCATCGTACTCTGAATTGTGTCACTTAATTCTATCTTATAAAAATCTGTAACATCGATATTTTTGGATCCATCAAACTTTAACAGCAACTTATCGTCATCATTCATGATATTAATAGTAACCTGTCCATTTGATTGAAACCCTTTGATGAGTTTAAGATGAGAAAATATTGCGATACCATTTTTAAATATTGCATTTATTTCAAGCATGCGTTCGCTTTGATGGATCATGCAACAATACAACGAATACGATCCATAATAGAACGTTGTATCCAAAACAGATATTCCTTCTTGTTGTTTCAGTGTGCGCACATATAATATCTTCTGTGTCATTGCATCAAATACAATAATTTCTTCATCTTTGGTTTTCTTAGCTATCAATTTATTCTCTTGCCCATACACCCACGTAATAGCTCCTTGTTTTATGCAAAACTTATTAAAATGACAAGCGATATATGCGTTGCACAACTCAACATTTTTATTAATTACAAAGTCAGGTACGTTAAAAATATTCTGACTTCTCGCAACTGCATCTGTTTTGCAATTATTTACCAATAATTCTGTTCTTTTTTGTCTGCAACGATCTGGCACACAACCATACGAATATTCTCTCCAACAAGGTATCTCTTCGTGATTTAAAATAAATTCATAATTATTATTCGAATGATAACCTCTATCGACAAACTCATTTTCATCGCTAACATATGTTACTAATCCATCAAATACAATCTCTCCATCATCATATATTTGTTTTCGAACGCAAGATTCTTCATCCGAAATATTGACTTGCAAATACATCAATTTCAGTCCCAATATTTCTTCAAATCGAATAATTTTGAATTCATAACATTGTGCATGCAAGTCAGATAATGTGAGCGAAAAAAATTGCGATATTACTTTCGACACGGATTCTGAACTTATAAATTCTAACTGCAAATCAGTCTTCCTGAAATGATAAATATTTATTCCCAATTTAACAGTATTTATTGTTAATGTATATCCATCATGTGTGATCAAAACAGTATGGTCTTTTTTAGATGTATTATTAAAATAGATTTCGCATTCATATTTATCTTTGAGATTAGGAATTTTAATATCCTTTTCATCAAAAAATATACTACACAGACCTGTCAAGTACGCTGAATTTGAACCCTTGTACGTGACACACATAAAATCCTTTTCAATATTGAATGTTTTAAAAAAAGTACAGATATTTTCATAATCAAAATGAGATAATTTTGCACAAACAGCAATAGCATGATCAATGTCTACACTTTCAAACATGCAAGATATTGCATTCTCACAATATTCTGCTGAAAAGCAACCATATTTTTTGCCATCGTAAAAGTCTTCATCGTTTATCTGAGATGTCCAAATCATTTTCCAATTCAAATTTCTATCATTTGTGTATCCGATTCTAAAAACATGCTCAGATATAGTGAGGCTGATATTGTAAGGAAACAAATGATCAAATAATTTTCTAACGTCAACATCTATTTTCTCTGATATCTGTTCTAATTCATCATATTTTGTTATCAATTTTCCAAAATTATCAACGATGTACTTATTTTTTACCGTATCAAAGACTCGAATTGTACCCTTTTTTCCATCAATAGTTATAACACAATGTACATAGTCACCGCAGGAATTTTGGGTGTATATTAATTGTGAATTGCAAACATTAATATATATTTTGTTGTTACAATACATTGTTACATCTAGTGCGTATTTGTATGGAATATATAATTCGATGTTTTTGATAATTGAGAGTTCATACATATCATTTTTATGTGATGTTTGAATAAAATAATACGGATATAATGATCTTGCAATTTTTTCGATAGAGCAAATATCATTTGGTGTGATCGGTTCGTCTCGCTTAGTAAAGAATGAGATGAATGATTTGTTCATTTTTTCAATATCGAAGTGGTTATCATATGTATCAATATCGAAGTGGTTATCATATGTATCGATATCGAAGTGGTTATCATATGTATCAATATTTTCTTTGAGAATTTGGGGAGCTCGTTTGATGATCGAGGTCATTTTTGCGACAATTTCATTGATAAATAGACATTATTGGCTTAAAAATAATCAATTTTTCTAAAAAAAATTGATTATTCAAATAATAGACATTTATATATTGTTACTTATCAATAAATGGATTACTACAACGATGATATCTTTGGCGAGATTATGGTTCATTTGTTTATGAATGATGTAGTCATGCTTTCTTCTGTCAATCGTCGATTTTACGATTATGTAATTACTTTTTTAACCAACATTTGCACAGATGAAGATGAAATAAAATATCTAGTCGCAACTCATCAGTTATCATATGTTCAAGCATATACAACGCACCGACAAATTGATGCTTATCGAATGATGAGTCGATTATCATACAAAATTATCGAAGTGTACGAAATGACAACACTAAAATTACCTCCGTATTATACGTCGTTTGCACAACTTTACGTTTTCTCTAACCTTAAAAATTTAGAGATCCAAATGGTAAAATCAGTTCATTTGACCGATTCGCTCACGAAATTGACAAAATTAGAAAGCTTGAGTATGACTAATTGTTCAGGTACTAATTTTGAAATGATATTTGGACTTGCAAATCTAACACGTTTAAAATTCAAATGGATATGTTTACGTGGCCTTTTAAATTCAATAGGCAAACTTACCAAATTAAAGCTTCTTTCTATCACTGATGGTCGTATAACTGTCATACCTAACATATTTTGTCTCACTAATCTAACAAACATTTGTTTTGATGATAATGAAATAAAATACATACCATCGGATATCACAGTCCTCACTAAACTTAAAACGATTTCTCTTACGAACAACCGCATTATTTCTTTTCCATCATCACTTGAAAATTTAACTAATTTGCATACGTTAAATTTATACAGAGCTTTTAGTTCATCTATGCCAGCAAAATACATCACATATCCTACCGGCTTATGGAATCTGCGTCTGAATGCTAACAAAATCCCTACACTAGCTCCAATGACACAACTAAAATTATTATATCGTCTCGGGCTAGTTGATAATAAAATTCAAAAATTTCCTGATGTCATACTGGAATGCGAAAATTTGCATATTTTAGAATTGGGAAATAATAACATAACAGTAATTCCATCATTGATTTGTAAATGCACATCTTTGACGCGATTAAATTTGGCACACAATAAATTAACATATTTGCCAATGTCCTTATCACGTTTGACTAATTTATGCGACTTGAACGTATCTCATAATCGTTTGAAAGCGATACCGGTTGAAATAATGGATTTACAGAAAGGTAATTTGAAAAAGTTCAAATATCAAAGCAACAATTTTGATTCAAATATCACTTAATAATAACTTACTATTAAGTAATAAGAAAAACATGGTTGGAGCTATCTTACAAGTTGTTTCTAACAATTTTGCACATGCAAACCGCTGGATCAATGAAGATCCCCAAATTACTTATTTCAAAAAAATATATCGCCGACATACACCTTTCTCGTTCGAATTAGTAGATCTACCCTGCCAAATTGATTTCGGTGGCAGTTGTACTGTGCCGATTCTCCCTGTCGGAGATCTTGCCCATCGTATCCTCTTCGCATTCAATATACCATACATGGCAGCAGCATTTCTAAATCCTAAAACAACAGATCTTATCAGCATCGTCAATGAATCAATATTCTCCGACGATATTTTTGCATCCCGAGTTAAAAGATTTATCGGCGGCGAACAGTTACAGATTGCCGCAACGATGGATTTAATAGAAGAAAAGTTATGTTGCTATAATCGCGAAGAATGTGTGCGATTGAAGATATTAGAAGCTTTGCATAAGTACAGAGATCCAATTGGATTTAACGATACTGATACATATCCCACTAATGATCCAACGTTTGAATTTATTCGTCGCGAATCCTTTGATTTTGTAAGATTCAAAATGAGTCTAACTAAAGAGTGGTTAAATCAAAAAAAAGAATACTATCCCATATACAAACTCTTATCGTTCATCTATAACACCAATCGCAACATCGTACGGGATAGTCCAATTGTTAACACAAACGTCGTCTCAAGCGTGCTTCTCTATTCGTCAATATTTAACATTATCATTCCTAATCGAGAAATTCTTGCGATGTATTACATTCATAGTCTTGATTATACGAACATACAACAGTACATAACTTCCGTAACGACGGAAGTTTTTGACATCAAACTAACAGAAGAATATACTGCTCTAAATATCTCTAAAAATACTCCTCTCGACACGCCATTCAAAAATAACTTAGAATATTTTCAGTTTTTATATTCCATCTACAACGTCAATCCAACGCAAATTCTAAATCCTGACTTCAATAAAAACACGATCGAGATGGATGTTTATACACTGTTGCAAAAAATGGCATTTGCAGGTGAAAGTGTTGATGATATTCAATCTGATTTTTATTATTATGGTCCCAGCTTTTTCTATGTTTTGAACACTTACAATACCATCATCAACATTCTCAGTAATTTGGCTACAACAGTCCCTATTGTAGTTGCTAAAGCATTCAACTTTGAAACCGTTCCAGTTGATATCTACGCAGATACTTTGGCCACAGCACTAACAACTCAATTCAATCCCACAATCGTTGATCCCAACTTCAAAGCAAACTGGGACTTCGAAATCAATGATCTTGAAAGGCCAATCGAAGACAACTCATTCACCCCCATCGCCGAATTCAATACTTCCGACCAAATTTATCCTAATATGTTCATCAATGAATATCTGCAACAAATAAATAATCACCTTGGTTTTCTATTCAATAATATTCGTGATGGTGTTAACATCCTATTCGAAGCTTATCGTCCCAGATTATTTGCTACAACGCGAACGTTATTCCTCAATAATACACCGCCGTTACAAAATATCTACAGCTATATTGTCCCAACTACCGGCTATCAAGATAACTCCGCTAAACGAATTGGCAATGTTTTCAATGCAAACATTTGGTTCTTTTATTTCTTCAAATACCTTGACACTTTCAACGAAAATAACTTTGTTAATTATGCTGTTCCGAATACTACCCTAAGCGAACTAAATCTAAATACAAATTCATTATTATTCATGTCCAGTATTATCACCTTGTTAAAGCTAAACGTCAATAATTACATGCATGAAATTTCATATATGCTTAATGATCTGTATTCTAAATCCCCATCCATATTTGCAGAAGACACAATGGAGAACTATGTACCCATGTCTTTTGGCAGTGTGATTGATGACGTAAATATTCATGATGATCTTTTGGGAGTAACGTTGGTATTCTATCGCAATCATACGCAAACTATCTTAGAATTGTTTGAATATATGTACTTCTTCATCGATAATATCACTATCAACCAGCTTAATAATTATCTCAACATCATGATTTTGCCGATTAGCATGACTGTCATGAGTAGTATTAGAGAAATGGTAAAATTGATGTACTATTCAATATTTGCCTATTTTATGGACAAATACGATTCTTTTAGATATGAAGCGCCGGCAAATTATTCTATGAATGATTACAATGCCGACGATGTTTTATCCCTTCGCAATTACGCAAACTATTTTCTGAACAACAACTTTATCCAACTTGCGCCTAATCAACGGCAAATACCGCTAAACAACGTCGTTGCACAAATGGAGTTCTATTTTGTAGCCGAGATGTTGAATATGCGAGAATTGGAGAAATTTTATTACAATTGCGTTTTTAACGATGATCTGTTAGCCGATGAGGTTGGTAGTACGACTGCGACATTGATAGCTATGGTCAAAGATTTTTTTGCCAAGATAACACCACCAATAAATACTACTATCTTCAAAATATCAACAGATACGGTCAGGAAATATTGGAATGCGTTGTACAGTCCCAGTGAGACCAACCTTTATTATTCCACTTTCGATTTAGATAGATACAATGGTTTGCCATATAATTTAACGATTTATAAATCACGAGATTTTGGTTTGGTTCCTATCCCCATCCCGCCACCAGAGCCCTTGCCACAAACTGATCCGTTCGGTATCAATCCAAAATACTATGACAATAAGCAAGTCATCGTAGACTACTCGCCTGTGCCAGCGACGAACATTGAAGTCCTTGATACGCATATTCCAGTTTACTGGGTCACATCATCTGACACAACAAACATTAATACGCGATCGCCGGTCGTCAATAACGAATTCCAAATATTTGACATTGATTATTTTCGCATTAAACATAGCGTGATGCACAAACCGCATATTAAAATACCCAACAATGTGCGTTTTATCAGTGAATATCAGATGAATTTGTTAAAAGCGCTGCATTTGACGAGGCGATTGAACGAAATATATCCACTTAAAAATGATGATCTGGTTTATTGGATTTGGATTACTCTCTTTTTTTTGAAAGGCCAAACTCTTCCTCGTAAATTGTATACAAACTACTTAGGAATATATGATCTTGGACTCGCCCCAACTTTTTTGGACTTGCTAGACGTATATTTTGCACAAATTTACGTCGCTAAACAATCTCTTGCGACAATATTAACATTTCCACAGAGTTTGTTAACCGAAGCTATCAACTGTCTTGAACAAATGTTTACAGAATTTACTGCAGGAATCAAAATACAGTGCGGACCACAACAACCACCTTATAATTATCAAACGTTAACGACTGCAAACGTATACACATACAATGATATCCTTGCCAAAGTTAATACATGCGTTAATATCATTGATAAAGTGACAATCGCGCGAGATGATTTTTTATCGCAGTATTTTTATTACGTCAAATACTCCAACTCAATTATTGAAATACAAAATGCCAATTTGATTGATTCATCAAATACGCCAAACGTGCCTGTAAACAAATCCTTCTTTTTCAAAAATATCAGTCAGATAACATATGATATCCTTAGCAAAATTAATTATAACAATGCCGACCTAACTGCATTACAATTTGCGTCTACATTTACATTCTTCTTTCCAGATGCATTTGTCAGGGAAGCAGCAGAAATTGTAGCGACTGTCGAACAACTAGATGATTTTAGTCAGAATGTTTCTAATACGTTGCTGACATTGTTAACTCCAGGAACTGTTGCCAGGTTAACAATTAAGGACACTTATGATTTGCTAAATATCATATTCGATTGTACCAAACAAAATTATGCATATTGTATTGAGAATGGTTTTTTTGATTTCGTTTTTTGCAGATTAGCAATTTATCAACCAGTTATGTTAAATAAAAACGTTTTGGCTGAGCAAGTTTATAATTATTTGGTGAATATACCACGAGATCAACGTATGACAAAAAAAGATAGTAAGCATGTTGCTAGATTGGCCGCATCATTTGGTATTAATTTTAAAGATTATTACAACTACATTATGGACAATATATTCGTCCTATTTAATGATGCGACTACTGAACACATCACAGATCCTTATCCTTATCAGCGTAGTACATTAATTGGAATTAGATTAAGCGGGGAGTTGGATTATTTTTTCTTGAAATGGGTTCTTTGTGCAGAGGTAGAGAGATATGTTATGTTTAAAAATCATATTATTGCAGATATATTTTCAGTAATTGATCCAGTGGCAAATGTATCACTCGTATTATTTTTTAAACTAGTTGATAACGTAACATATCCGTACATATACATCTTTTTCGATTTTGTCAGTAAGCATTGTTTGGAATTAACATCTATTATGAATCCTATTTCTTTGTCAGATAAATTTGATTTATTGCGAAATCAAGAGATCATATCTTTGTATTATCGAGCATTTTACGTACTGTCAGATTCGTTGGAATATTACATGGATCTGATTTGGGATTGGATGATGACGTTGTGTAACGATGATCCATATCTAGTTATAAATGATTTTGGATATCCAGATAGGCCTACGGTTATTGTTAATCAAATCCATCTTGAAAATGTTTTGCAAATAGCCGAAGATGCGGCCAGGGAGTGCCCACTGTTAGGCGAGAATCAAACTATTAATGGACTTTATTTTCGAAAATTGGTGGAAAGAAATGAGATTGTGTCATTTATTAAGGATGTTTGTTGTAGAGGAATTGTGTTATTACAGAAGAGAAGGGAAGAGTTGATCGTCATGAAAAACAGTATGTTTAATGTATTCTATCGTAATAAACACGCAAAGATGGCGTGGATTAGAAAGTTAGCCCACTTTTTGATATTCGACGTTACAGTCAGAAATGGAGATCAGATTTTAGACAGTCACCAATCCGATTTCCTTGAAGCTTTTCATGAAGTGACGAAACAAGATGGTTCCGAACGAGGATACAATAAAATGATAGGTAATAGAAAGGATCTGACAATCTATGATGATAAATTAAAACAATCTTACTTGATCACTATGCCATTGATATTTTATTTTAATCGTAATCCCATTTGTGCCATTCCACTTAACGCGAGCCTTAATATGCCTTACGATGTAACTATCGAATTTAGACCATTAGATCAAGTAACATACAAAGAACAGTTTGCTGATTTTATCGATCCAACTCTCTATCCATATGTCAACGATCCTAATACCGTCCTAGAACCGTTTATGCCCTCTATCGTAAACGCATATCTCACTGTGGAATACATTTATCTAACGACAAATGAGAGGAAAATATTTGTGACGAACATGTTGCAGTATATAATGGAAGAGGTGCAAGATGACGACGGATTTAGTATTACCGGTCAATCCCTTACCCCGATTTATAAGATAGCAACTACGAAGAAAACATATGATACTATTAAAAATGGGGTAAAAGTGCGAGAGGAGTATTATGATCCTTACAAAGGCGTTTACATTGACAAGGACGAGTTGGATAGAATAGTTCATCAAGCGCCGGCAGTAGAATGCAAAATAGGATGTGGTCCGCCAGCGATCGATGATTACTCTAACACAGGCATTGATTTCTTGCCCCGCAATGATTACGTCCTAGAACCGTACATCAACAAATCTGGAATTTGTCAGTACATGATGGTTAACAAACCGCTATCTGACTTAGATCCAGACTTAGATCCGAACATTCATCGAAAGCGGTTAGAATACCAACATTTCTTTAATAATCCAACAGAATTAATGTTCATGCTGATCAAGTTGGATATTCATACGCAGCCTCTTGGTCGAGTTGATGAAAAGAGTTATTTTTACGGCGAATACCAATGGGATAATTATGGAGTTTATTCATATTACGATTTATCCAAAATATATTGCGCTAAGAAAAATTATTATCGCCAATTACAAATCAAATTAAATGATCCGGATGATCCTGTCTATGGATTTGTTATGATTATTGACCAATTACTCATCAAATATGCAAACATTGATAATTTGCCTGTGGAAGTTGATGCTACAGATATTGAACAGTTCATTCAAGATAATTTGGAAGAATTTATTGCCAATCTGCAACGTATCAAATGCGCTTATATGCAATATGATTGTATTTTAACTGATTTTGAAAAATTAATTAGGTTGAAAGAGAATATTATCTATTTGGCATTGGATTATGAAATTTGGCAAGCAGAATTTTTGTTTCAAATGGTGACTGATGTGTATGACCAATTAAATATTGTCCCCGTTCCCAGCGATGTAATAATAACTCAAGTTTACCAAATAATAATCCCAGGCTTTAATATCGGGGATTTTACCATGATAAAATCCCCGTTTCAGGCTGGATTAGTATATTTATTGACACCATACTTGGAAGCTGGCACGTTGACAAATTTTGAGATAACTACTGCGGTCAATCTGATATATGCAGATTATAACGAAGCAGAGATAAATTATTTGATCAGTGTGGTGAACGAAACTTTTGATATCACTATTTTGACATACAGTTTCATTAATTTTATGGACTATTATTACAACTTGTACAATCTTAAGACGGACAAGATACCTGCATTAGTTAAAATATTGTTGCAAATTAACACAAGATTAAATTTGAGTCCTACAAAAGAGTATGATTTTTTAGACGTGTATCCGATTCAAGATCTTTTTTATAAAAATATCATTTACCAAATCATCCCCATTATTTCAAATGATAATCCGTTCCGAGATTATTTAACACTGATACCATTTAGAATGCTAAAAGTGATTACTCGCAAAATGAATGAACAAGTAAATATCATTGTTAATACAACAAAAGTAAAGTTGATTAATTATCAAGAAAATATGATAGAAAATCCGAAAGTTAATCCGTTGATTAGAGGTTACATGACGTTTAATTCGTATACGGTTATGCCGCCTGATTCTGATGGTTTAGTTTGGTGCGAGATGAACGCGTATCGATATTTGCTTCATACTCCATCAGTTGGAATTAATACATACTCTTGGGCACTAGACCCGTTGCTCAGTCAGCCGACAGGATCAGTTAACTTTTCGAGAATAGATGATTTCAGATCGATATTAGACCTACATCCTTTGATAGGAACCCGTTTTCCGGCGACGATTAGGACGATCATGTTAAGTATTAATTTGCTTAGATTTTTATCGGGATTAGCAGGCAAAACATGGGAAAACCCCAAATTGTCATCCGCATGATAGAAAAAAATTGATAATAATTATGTTACGCATGTTTATTATCAAATTATTATTAATTTTGATGGAAAAATCCCATGTTGATAATCAAATTACAATGGATGATCCTATCTCTGAAATAGTTGACGTTGAATTACGCAATAGTTTTGATGACATATCAATCGAACCTAATTTTGAAATAAATAAAATGGTTATTTTAAAATACGTTTCCAAAATTATCAACAATGAACTAGAAATCTGTAGTATGGAAAATCATAACATAGAGTGCCATTTTGATGGATCTATCGGGAACAATTGCACCATTTGTAACACAAAAATTTGTAGCGTTCGAGGATGTATTAAAGAGATGAATGGATGTTTTTTAGCCTGTTCAACATCTGGAATTACCGATGATTGCGTTAAAGATCATATTATTTTCTGTTACACATGTTCGCATACGAATCTATCGCCATTGGGAAACTTGTCCGATTTTTATAAACAATATTCTGCGAAAAAAGTACATAGGAACGTAAATAAAAGTAAATCTATGATTGAAAATATAGCTGACAAAATTGCAATCGGATGGACAATCTCTAGTACAGCTAATCATAGCTGTGTCACCCAACTATTTGCTGTCCAAAATAGATGCTTGGAATGTTTTATTGAATATATCTATGTGCCAAAAAATGGTACATTGATTCATAAAAATTCCAAGTGCAATTATACCTTACCTCATTATTTCTTGTGTGAAAATTGTACGTCTAAACTGATGCCATTCTTTTATGAACGAACAGTTTATACCTACTTTAAGAAAACGTTATCTAGTCCATTGGCACAGATGTTAATATCATATTTGTAGATAAATAAGTATTGATTCAATGATTATTTATCTTTATTTTCGTGGGCGATTTGGAGTCCTACTTGTTCTAAGCGACGAATTGTGGGCCATTGATATTCTGCAATAACACCTTGAATGTTTGTCCAAGTTGTTTCGGGTTTAGGTTATTCTTGATCTTGTTGTGTTGGACCATGTGTTCCTAGAGTGCCTTGAATGTTTGTTCAAGTATGGCCACTAAAACAATGTGCGTTTGCGACGATGAAGATTAAAAAGAAGATGAAAGATTGCATGTTTGAAATTAGTTACTTGTAATAGGACGTCTAATAATTTTATTTTTAATTTTTTTTATCTTCGATATGTTGCGTAGTTTTGCGGATAGTAACCGTAAGTTAGATATTTCATGTTGTATGGATCGACGATATTATAGGCGTCTAAGAGAGGATAGCCAGGAGGGGAACTCATTGCGTAAGGGGAGTTGGGATCGTTGTAACCATATGGATTTAGCACGGGAAACATGATAGGTCCCATAACAGGATTGAGACCTTGCAAGAATGATTGACCATTGTAATTTACCAATACTTGGTTGCCAAAGGAAGGTGCGTCCGTAAAGTTCATAGGATATGGGAATTTTTTTGTAGCTTTGTACAATTGAACGTTATTGGGATATCTACGCGGATATTGCATGGTTTGTTATAATTTATAAGCACATTTAAAAAAATTGACTAAAAAGTTTGCAAGAATATCGTTCTTGAAATGAACACAATATGCACATTCAGATCATAATAATATTTTTTTTATTGGTCGTACCTTTACTTACGTTTATGGATGTTCCATATTTGACATATATTGTTACATATATCTCCTTTTTGCTAATTAGTTTTGCAACGTACGTATTTTCGCAAGAATCAAAATACCAAAAAATATACGCGTGGCTTGTTTTAGTGGTTGTAATTTTTGACATATGCACACAGAATATGATTTTATTATCTTTTATTGCAATTTGGAGTTTAACATCTGGTGTCGATGTTGCAATAAATTTAACACAATCAATTATAGCGTTACGATATGTGTTGTCGCAATTTCTATTGGCACTAATTAACAGCACATTGAGTAGCATCACGGCTATATCGTTTATAATTTCTTTCTTCATCTTCGATAGCAAACGTGATGCTCTTTCTTTACACAAAGAACCCGGATTGAAACTATTGCTTGCAGTAATCGCAGAAATACTAACGGGTTTTTATGTTTTGATACATTACCAAAGCAATTTATTATTGTTAATGGCAATAATAAATTACATATTGATCTTTATCATGTTAACAAAAGAATCGTTCAATGTAACTGATAAACTTTTATTTTTGAATGGTTTCGTATGTATATATGCGATATGTTTTGCTCACACAGATCTGTGGATAATAGTATATCATGTTACACATACGATTTTTGTAGTATGTAAATATGATGATATGCAAAAAAGTAAGTTTATAGAGCTGCTGTCATGGTGCAAAAGTATGAATTTCTCGCCGCATTTTATGATTAAGACTGATTTCTCGCTGCTTATTTATTTATTGTTGGACTACCAGAAAAATTATAGTGTTCCACATTTTTTCATTGGTGACAAAGAAAGGCCTAAAAAAAATTTTGAGTTCGGTTATGACAACAATGGCATCGTTGTATTTTTTGACAGAAATCTTAAATTTAAGCATTCAAAGCGATATCAGCAAATGTTACAAAATTACAAAGTTAGGTTACAACCATATGGTCTTATACATCTTGAAAGGATATTTACGTTTAAGATTTATAAATTGATACAATTGTTGATGTACGAACACGTTATTTATGATGTTGCACACAAAATTAACATATGGTATATGGCCTTGATAAGGCGAGATATGTTTTTGGGATTACATTATCAGTAGCCAAAAAAATGATAATATTATGTATTGAATATCGCATTAACAATATTTTACTAATACAATATGAGTAACATCAATCCAGATCCTTATGCGATAATTTTTTTGTCAAACATAATCGTTTTGTCCCAATTATTTATAAAAACAGACCTTTCTTCGTACATATCGATCTATTTATCCTTACTTATTACGAATTATTTTGTGTATGATTTTAGCATCTTTCTGGAACGATCCAGAGTTAAATTTCGTATTCTTACATTTACTTTTGTGGCATGCATCGTTAATGATGCATATAATCGTTCTTTCGTAGCTCCATTATTACTATCAATGTTGACATTGTTCATTCTTTTGTGGACTAAGATACCGATCATTAAAATAGATGATACATGTGCAAAAATGACGATCCGTTACCTAATAGTACAAATAGCATTGATATGTTCTGTGTCACATCCACCTTCACTTTATTTTAGTTTGTGTGGGTCAGGAACAATTTATATTTTCCGTTTGGGGTGTGTACAAGAACAAAAATGGATGCATTTTTGTGGTGCAGAAATCTTGGGTGAATTCTTTTTATTTTTAACTTGCCAAAATTATAGATTGTCTTTTTTATTGGTTGTCATTCACTACATTCTATTATTTTTATCATTGATAGCAGAATCTAAACAGGGAAGAAACATATTTTTTACGTACATGTTCATATCCATTTTGTGTGATTTATTTTTCCAGGATCTATCTATCAGTGTGTATAATATTTCTCATGTGATATTTATTATGTCGCAATACAATGATATGCATAAAACTAAGTTTCTTGAATTTGTAACCTTATGTGAACAAATGAATGTGTCACAGAAATACGAAGAATATTCGTTCGTAATGAGTCATTCTATGTTGACATATATCATCTCAAGTCTACCAGGAATTTTTGTCAGTGATAAAAATAAACGCAAAAAAAATATCGGACTCTATTTTGATGATACAAACGTTGAAATTATGGTGCACACAAATTTGATGATAAAACGTTCAAATTTTTATGACAGAATTGTTCAAACAGCAAAAAATAATTCGTTAAATAAAATCATGATCATTTCGTATCATTCATCGCCGCGCTTACGAGAAATATTTACATTCAAAATTTACTGCTTGATTAAGAAGTTAATGGAAGATATCGGCGCGAATGATATTACGAAAATGATAAGCGCAACGTATATCATGATAATAATCCGTCAAGTATTTATGATTCGTAACCATATCGATCTCTCATAAAAAAATTGATAATTATTTTTTGAGAGATATCCATTCACTGAAGAAAAATAACAGCAAATGGAACACCTTGTTATTTATATTTTTTTACATGCTTTGATCCAATATACATTTTTTTCGGGTTCATCTGATCGGATAATTACGAGATTAGTTTGTGTATACATCGCTTATTATTTTGCCGAACCAATAATACTATCAGCATTAACGCGAATCGCCAAATATCTTAGCACGTTGTTTAGATTATGCATCGTTTTTTTATTATGTGTAATCAATATTTTCGGAGTAATCGCAATATTTTCGTTAAAAAATTATTTTCTGTTCGTGTTAGCACTGACGAATAATCTGATGTTAATTAACTTTTTTTGTAACGACACAATCTATTTTAAATATCTCAAATATGCTAATCATAGACAACTCTTTTATTCATTGTTTTCGAAAATAAACATCATATCTAGCGCATATTGTTATTTTGCGGCGGATGATGATTTATGGATCCAACTTTGCCACATGACTCATATTATCTGTATGATTACGTATTATCAATACATGTGTGTTAGTGGTGCACTTGATTTTTTTATATGGTGCAAGGATATGGATTTGAAACCATATATGCAAATTTATGATCGCGGAGATAACAAATTGTATGGTGACGGGACGTCGGTTGAACGTTTCAAGGTTTTTATGTCAAAGTTGACGTATATATTTTGGAATGATAAACTTTGTATCAAATGCAATAATAAAAAAGATGATTTGGATGATTTTGCCGTTTCCTTTAGTAGCAATTACGTTCGATTTAAAATAGATTCATTTCTTTTGGATTCAGACAAAAAAAATTTTGTGAACAAGATGTTCGTAATTAATTCTTCGGGTGCAATATTTCAAAAAAATATCGGTAAATTTTCTCTTTTTGTTGGTCTACGAGGAGATAGACCGTATAAAACATATCGTTTAAAAATGTTCTTGATAGAGTGTCTAAAAAACGTAAATTTTGATGTCAGAACAATTATCAAACGTTTTTTTGTATCACAATGTATTACTCATTTTTTTATAGATTGGATATCGAATCCATAAAAGAATGTATCGTGTATAGTATATAATGCCTCTTGGTACATTTCAGTTAATTTTTGTTGGTGCGCAGAATATATATACTACAGAGAATCCAGAAATAACGCTATTTAGGACAGTTTATAAACGCCATACTAATTTTGCGATAGATGCCGTGGAAGAATTTTTTACGTCCAAAATTGGGTTTGGACAAACTGTTAGATGTAAGTTGAGCAAAAACGGAGATCTGTTGAGCAAACTAGGATTGTCCCTAAAGTTATCAAATCCTAATAGACGGAAACCGGAATGTGAAAATATCTGTGATGCGAATCCTTTCAAAAACAAATGTTCCTGTCACAGATGTTTGTTGAACGACCCGTGTGATGACGTTACGTATGGATGGGTTAATGCTATCGGTCATGTAGTAATAGATTACATTGAATTGTATGTGGGCGAAAGCTTAGTTGATAGACATTATGGCGAATGGTTGGAGATCTGGACAGAGTTATCACAGACCGCCGAGAAAAGGTTAGGTTATTATGAAATGATCGGTAAAAAAGATCCCTTGTCATATACTGTCGATAGTTTTACTGGTGAGATGGATGTTTTCATTCCCTTTAGTTTCTGGTTTTGTAGGAATATAGGACTAGCATTGCCTGTTTTATCTCTGATTTATCATGACGTTGATATTGTAATCAGATTTAGACCATTAGAACAATGTTGGGTAAGTAACAAAAGAAATGTACCTTGTCCAGTTGTTACGATGGAGGGGAATTTGGTGGCAGAGTATATCTATCTATGTTCCGAAGAACGGCGCACTTTCTACAAACAATCACATGTCTATCTCATGGAACAATTACAACTTAATGAAAATAATACGTCGGAGTTCAACGTCGGCCGGATGAATATACAATTAGATTTTATGCATCCTGTAAAAGAGATGATTTGGTTTGTGCAGAGAAAAGATGTTGTTGGTCCACCAGATGGAGTTTGGGAATCTGATTGTTCTTATCCCAAGGGTAATGATCATTTCAATTTCACATCATCCACAATTCCTCGCAGATACAGACCCGCTGAAACATTCATCGCTGCTAAATTACAATTATCTGGAGTAGATCGAACCATATTTTGGCCAGCATCATATTACAGATTAATACAGAACTATTATTATCACACACGTATTCCTACTGCTAACAACATTTATACGTATTCATTTTGTCTCGCGCCAGAAGATCATCAGCCTACTGGGGAATGTAATATGAGTATGGTCGACAATGCACGGTTATGTATCAAATTAGGTAATCGAGATAAATGTAATCAGTATGGTGTTCGGATAAAAATATATGCAATTAATTACAATGTGTTCTTCATAACTGGCGGCATGGGGGCGCCAATGTTTTATAATTAGAAAAAATTGATGTTTCGCTAGCGTTGAAGTATCCAAAATTATAAAATTATATCATAGTATTATGATATTCGAAATATTATCTGATTTATTAAATGGTATGTTAGGTTCCATAAGGATAGACGCAATTATGTATTATCTCATTGCGAGCTTTAAAATGGCGAACATTATGTTCAAGGTATGTGTGTGTGAATTTTTGATGTTAGTTTTTACGAATATCAAATGGATGTTATCGGATTCGCACGGAGGAATGTTGATAAGTATATTGAAAATTATCAATGGATTATTTATTTTTCTGAGTACGATCGAATTTATTGCTGCAATAGATATACATGGTAACAATAAAAAGAATTCGGTGGTTGATGTTGTTAGTGCGATTATTACGATGAGTATCTATCAATTATCTATGATGTTGTTAGTCAATTTCATAAATTATGTATTATTTACTACAATGTCCGTTTTTATTAATTTTTTCATATTGACAATTTATCATTCATTTTATGTTCATAATAATCTATGGCAGAAGAAAGGGATTAAAATTAATACCCGAGTTGATATATATGAACATAGATGGGCATATTATGGCGGATTTGGAATCTTGCCAACAATAATTTATATGTACAGTCATAACATATACGTTGCCAGCTTGTATAACATATATTTGTTCGCATTGATCACTACTCCCTTTTATTTAACTGAACCTGTATTGCTACATTATCCAAAAATTAACATGAAAGTTTTCGCATATGTATGTGAATGGATAGTATATTTAGCGAGCCAAATGTTACCGATAAAAAAATAATTTATGAATTATTTTTTTAATTTTACATTATCATCGATGACATAAAATTACTCTGTCATATCGATTGATTTGAATGTATCGATGATGAACAAAATTTTAACATTAGAAATATAGCCATGCAAATGTTCTACCCCCGGATGTATTTCTTCAAATAGACAAGGTGTTCTTGTGTGACAAATACATGAAGTAATATATCCTTCTTCTAATAAACAAGGAAGATGATATATTTTTTTGTATATACATAGATGCGGCTGCGATGGCGTATAGCTATGTAAAATAGTATCTCCATCGCATTTATAGTGATATTTGTTCTTCGATAATATTTCAAATCGTATGTGACTACTGATACAGGGTACAATTTTGATAACGCGAATATCCATTCGTTCGAATAATTTATTATCTGGTATGATTACATTATCATAATCATAAAATGAAAAACCTCTTGTTCGATATGCCAAATGCACAGATTCATTGGGATAAAAATTGGTACATTTGGTAAATATTTCGTTTATCTTAAATATCGATACTTTCTCTTTATTTTGACATGTATACATATTTTTACAGATATTGTATTTATCAAATTCGATACTATTGCACGAAAACGTTATTTTGGTACAGCCTACAATAAATGTAATAAAAATTATCTCGTCAAAAGATTTGTGATAATCGGATTTGAATCGATAATTCTTATAATTCAAAAACATGTATTCAGTTATCGTCATATTGTTGACATCTTTATCGAATTCAATATCATCACATTTAAATTTCTTCGTACGCCTATCAAATAAATGATTTAGTTCATCATCATCAAGATGAATAGCGATAGCATTTGTATCCCAATACTCGCCTAAAATACATTGAGTCACAAATTCGCCCACAACAGCCGCGTTTGAATTTTGCAAAACAGCTTTGAATCCTTGAAAATTCTCATCAAAAATTGCACTCAATCTTCTATTGATTTCGTCAATCGTACTTTTTTCGATGTCACGCATAGTTATCAATTTGTTAATTCGTTTACATGTTCGTGCAAAGTTGTACAAATCGATAGGAATTAATCGATCTTTTATTTCTTTGAGAATGTCATTAAAGTGAATATATTCCATTTTTAACGTTTCAATGTCTTAACGATGTTCAAACAAATTAATTATCAATTTTTTTGTAGATAATTTATTATCATTGATGATAAATTATTTATTTTTCGCAGTTGCAGTTGACGTATCAACCGTTATTATAGTTTGACCAAAATCAAACATATTATGCAAATGTTCGATTCCAGGATACAAATATTTAAACAAACAATCTTTATTTTTATAAAAACACGAAACAATATTATCGTAATCACAATATTTTGGACAAAGTAGATGATATAATATTGTGGGATTATTTACCCCTAATTCTCGCTTGATGACAAGATTATTAGAATTAATCCAACAAGGATATTCCCATTCAGTTAAAATTTTTAATCTTTCCAAGTGTGACAAATCATTAAACGGAACCATTTTGACGATATCGATGTTAAGTTTTTCCCATATATTGTCGTTGTTCACAATTGTGTCATCAATATCGTAAAATGTAAATCCTCTTGCACTATATTTTGCGTGCATCAAACAATTTTTATTATTAAAATTAGTGTATTTAGTAAATATTTCGTTTATTTTATTTATTAGCACAATTTCTTTCGAATTATTAAATGTGTATATATTTTTACATGCATTATATATATCTATATCATATTGTATGGCGAATAATATTTTTGTTCCATTTACATCAAAACGACCACCATTTAAATGATTCAAATAACCAACAAAACATGTTTTATATTTAGAAAACATGAATTCTATCATTCCCATCGTTTTGGCATTTTTATCTGTGTCCAAAAAACTAACCGACGTATCAAACAATAAATCTCTTTCGTCCACACTGATTATTATATTAATATCGCTTTCTTCCCAGTTCTCTCCCAAAATGCATTGAGTTACAAATGATTTTGTAATCTGCGCCCCCGAATTCTGAAATGCAGTTCTGAATTCATCATAATTCTCTCCAAAAATTATCCATAATCTTCTATTAATTTCATATATTGTTGTTGATGTGATATCTTTCATCGTCATAAGTTTGTTGAATCGCGAACTCAGTTGAGCAAGATTATATATATCGATAGGTCTCAACCAATGTTTTAATTCTTCGAAAATATCCTGATAGAAAATACAATCCATCTTTTGAACTGTATCATGATATTATGGTCAGTTTTGGTAAATTATTATTCAATTTTTTGAATATATTCTAAATAATTTATTATCATTGTTAGCAAATTATTTAGAGTACGTCCATAAAATCATTATGGTTGAAAGTATCAATAACAAATATAGTTTGCTTACCTCCAAAATAACCATGTAAATGTTCGATTCCAGGATACATATGTTTAAATAAACAAGGCATGTTACCACATGAAAAGATATCATAACTATGATTAGTTGGGTGAGAAAAGTGGTACAATTTTTCTTCCAAAAAATTTGTACCGTCATATACAATTTCGTTATTTTTGCGACGATATCCACACGGAGCTTCTGCCAATATCTTTAGCCTTTCATTAGTTGATTTATTACCATATGGCATAATTTTGATAAAGCAGACATTCATTTTTTTCCATATATTATTGTCTTGTATAATCGTATTATCTGATAAATCATGAAATGAAAATCCTCTTACCTTGTATTTTAAATGTTGCGAACAACTTGGATAAAAATTTGTGCGCTTGGAAAACACGTTATTTATTCTGTGAAAATATAAATTTTCAACCAAATTATCTAACGGATATGTATTTTTACAGACATCATACTCGCAATAATTTGTTGTTTCAAATACCATTTCTAGTCCATTCACATCAAATATAATTCGGTCTATATATGAATAACGTATAGAATTGAAAAATGTATATCCAAGTTTATGTTTATAAAACATATACTCAATTATTTTCATATTTCTAACATCTCCAAATTTATAATCTTCATTTTTGAACAAATAATTGTTAGCTTTTTTATCATAAGATTCATGTAGTTCATCATCAATAATAATTATATTAATGTTACTTTTGTTCCATTTCTCTCCTAAAATACATTGGGTTATAAACGAACCTGTCATTGTACAATTTGATTTCCGAAAAGCAGATTTAAATTCTTCCAAATCATCTCCCAAAATTTCATACAATCTTCTGTCGATTTCACAAATTGTACTTTTTTTGATACTCTGTATCGTTATCATTTTGTTGAAACGTTTGCATAATTGCGCGAGATTGTACAGATCAATAGGTTTTAGCCAATGCTGTATTTCTTGAAAAACGTCACGGTATGACAAATATTCCATCTATGCTCAATAGTAGATATGTATCTCTATTGAAATAATAATCAATTTTTTCTGTTATCGACGATGATAGAAAAAATCTTATCCAATCTTCGATAAATCTCGTTCTTTGTACTTTCTTTGATATCTTGCATTGATATGACTTTACGATATTCTTTGCACGTCAAGGAGAGTCGATACAAATCAATAGGTTTTAGTAACTTTTTTAATTCTCCTAAAATGTCACGGTAGCAAATATATTGCATTTTTGTCATATTTTATATACTGAATATATGTAACAGACCAAAAATCATTTTTTTTGAAATAATTCATTATCGTTGATAGTGAATTATTTGATCTCCTCATCGCTATTTGAGTATGTGCATAAAAGTGGATCGTCTACCTTATCAAACGTATCGATAACGAACAATGTTTGATCACCGAAAAATATATGATGCAAATGTTCCACTCCGGGATACATATCTCTAAACAAACAGTCCGCATGGTTGTAAAAACAAGAAATAAAATACCTATCACTGCCTATAGGTTTACGATAGGCAGTATACAATTTCTTTTCTGAACCTACGCCAGATGCAACGACATGATCATCATAAACATAACCGCGTCCCTGTTCAGACAATAATTGTAATCGTTCTTCTGCTGTTTTGTTACCATATGGCGTAACTTTTATGATATCAATGTGCATTTTTTTCCATATATCACGATCGGATATGATTCCGTCACGATCATAAAATGTAAATCCTTTCGCTCTGTATTTCCTATGTAGCATACAACTCGGATAGAAGTTAGTGTGTTTTGTAAATATTTCGTTTATTTTATAAATGCGCATACATTCAGATGATTCTCCGGATATGTACTCATTACTATTGACATTATATTTCAATAATTTTGTTTCTCTCAATACTATGTTCCTTCTATTTACATTATACGTGACTTTACGCACATTCGCAGATGCATTAATAGAGATAGATCTTAATTTGAAAAATACATATTCAATAATTCTCATATTATTCACATCTCCAAATTCATAATTTTCCGCTTGAAACAAGTACAATCCCGCTGTTTTATCAAATAAATTATCAAGTTCGTTGCATGGAACTAATATGCAAATATCATCATTCCATTTTTCGCCCAAAATACATTCGGTTATAAACGAACCAACAATTTTTGCATTTGAATTTTTACAAGCGATTTTAAATTCATCAAAATCAGTACCCCAAATTGCACGCAAACTTGCATCAATTTCGCACATGGTACTCATCTTAATATCTTTCATCGTTATCAATTTATTGTATGATTTGCACGTTTGAACGAGATTGTATAGATCGATTGGTCTTAACCATCGCTTTAATTCCTCAAAAATATCATTATATTGGACATGATCCATTTTAATATTATCAATCCTTATCAATCCATTTGATAAAATAAAAATCAATTTTTCGTAAATATGTTACTAAATTTTAATAGCATATTTATTAAACAACGTGTAATGAAATTCCATTCGATCCTTGTGCTACACTCAAAGCTGGGAGGGAATAGTTACTGATCCATATTATCTGGCCATTAGCCGAGCAAGCTGACGTTGGACTGCCACCCATTGGATAAGACGTTGATTTTGTATTAAATTTCAATAATACTGTTCCATCAACGGCATTTCTTCCATACAACGTTCCATCTCCATCACTTGTAAAAACACATCCGTTATAATGAGACATGGATCCTTGAGATGCGAAATCTTGTTTAGAATTCCATTGCACTTCTAACGCTGGATTTACTTTTACAGCAGTTACAAACGAATCAGTTGGTAGAATCAAATCTCCTTCCCTGTTGACAAATTGTTCGGATTGGTTAGAACTGCCTCGGCTACCAGTAATGTAACTAGCATTTGAACAACATGCATAAATCTTCTCACCATCAAAGCAAGCTTGATAATTAGTTCCACCAAGTGATGTATCTGGCCCTAAATATTGTGCCTTTGCATAAATCGCATCCTCATTCGTAATGTCTATTAATGCACAGAGAGCAGTTTTGGTTGTCCCCGCTAAATATTTGCGATCATTTATTTTGGTATAAAAAACACCGGTACAAGCGTCGCCATCTGGTGAATTAAAGTTCGGATATAATAATTGAATAGGATCGAATCCATCTGTAATAAGAAAGTTAAATGTATCACTTGGAATAGTTCTGACTCCAAAAATATGTTCACCAACGAGAACTTTGAGTCCTAAAATAGCGTCCGAATATGATGCATTTCCTCGCGGCGATCTTCCTGGTGCTACTGAAAGATTTCTTATTGTTTGCAGAAAATTATCCTTGGCTTGGTTCATGAGAGTCAAATTAGCAGGAATTTGATTAGTCACGTATGCTGTGATCGCATCAACAACTGGAACTTTGAGAGTATAGTAATCTCGTGTTGGGGCTGCATAGTAATCTCGTTCTTCTAACGGAATACAATGAGCTTGACCTGTACCATAATATAATTTTCTCTTAATGACGGTCGGAGGAGCACCCCAAACACTATTACCCCAATAATTTAATCCATGTGCATCAGCTTTGTTCAAAACATCGCCAGGGAACATATCCTTGACATAATAAACTGCATGCTGACCTTGAACATTAACATTGGCTAGTCCAGTTTTTCCAGAAATATAGATCATTGATTGAAACGGTACTCCTAATAGTTGCCTAGCTATCCATTTTGCAAGAACTCCATTAAGATCATAAAGTCCTGTCTCACCAGTAAGTTGAATCTCTTGCCCAAATGTTGACCAAAAATCTGCAACTAAGGACGGACTGATCGTCGTAGTTGAAGTGATATATACACTTTGGGCAAATTTTCCGGCTGCGTTTGGATTTACGATCTTCGTCTTAGTTGTAGTTCCAATCTTGACATAATTTTTTCCCGGTGGAAAAGGATTGTAACGTTTACCAACGTCAGTAATGACATCACCTTTCTTCAACAAACGTGCGCATGTTGATTGTTTCCATACAACATAACCATCAGAATTAATTCCAAAAACATGTCCTTGATCTGTGTAAATAGGATAGCCTTCAAAATATGGACTTGTAGGTAACAAACCAGTATTGATCAAGTTTTGATTTGACGATACTCCAACAATTACGATATCATCTTTGATAATTGGATTGAGATCCGATATCATAAACTATATCCAACTATATTCAAATATTATCACTTATGATTTTAAATATCATGAGTGATTATAGTAAAAAAAATTAATGAAAGCCAAGTTATGAAACTGTTACAAATCAGCCGCACAACTCTGTACAGATACGTTCGCCCAAAAATTATTCTTGTGTCTGTCAACACCAATGGTTATTATTGACTACAATGACGATTCTATTTTTGATTTTTCTCAATTATCAAAATCTTTGCAACGTCATCTACGCTCATGTTTCTACTTACAAACAAAGAAAAGATTTACGTCATCAAATCGATTTTTTATCTCAATTTTGTTCTAACAATAATTTTGACATTGATCATGTGTATTCGGATATTTCTTCTGGAATGAACATCGACTGTCCTGACTTTTCCGTCATGTTGGATCTTGTTTTCAAACACAAAATCAAAAATATATTCATAAGTAACAAAGATCGACTTACTCGCTTATCTTTTATTACACTCGAATCTATTTTCAAAAAATTTGGAACTAACATTATTGTTGTCAACAAGGACTCTGATCACAAATATGGCGATTTTTTTGACGAGATTATTTCTATCATGCATTATTTTTCGACCAAACAATATTCCAACCGCAGAAAATTTTATCGTTTTTAGTATAAAAATTTTTTTGTTTGGTTACATTATATGTCAAAAGGCAAACTTGAGCCTGACAAAAATGTTGAACTTGTTAGGACTATTTCTTCTACTATTAGAACTAAAATGACTATTCATAATAAAATTTTCAGTTTTATGACTGGCGAATCTAAAAATATATACAATACGACTATCTTCCATACCAACATCTTTCTGCGTTATCAAAATATCATTTTTAAAGAATTATCTGGTCTTGTTGATAACAAAAAAATCGTTAACATCAAGAAATTTGATGAAATGTTTTATGAAATCTATGATAAGTACTACAATAAATTTTTAGAAATCAAAAATTCATTAGATAATAACAACAACATTATCTACAAACATATTAAAAATTACTTGGATGATAATGAAATTTATATTGTCAATGACAATTACAAAAAAATTTTTGATACGATGGTTAAGCAAATATCACGTTTAAATGTTTTGATTATTCCACACAAGAAACATAATGACGAACTGTTTATCGACTTAGTCCGTAATATTTTGAAGTCTATTTACACTAAAAATTTTGATAAATTCAAGCATTGTATTATTAATAGCATTCCGTGTCCACACAACGATACAATTTTTATTGAACAAGTCAAAAACGGTGATTTTTTATTTTCGGATGATGATACTGAAAACTATAAACAGATTCTCAAAAATCATCCACTCTTTGTTCGCACCAAGGATGATAAAAATAAAGAAACTATTAAATCCAATCAAAATTACATCGCTCGCATCGTATACAAATATTATACTGATTGCAAGATTCCTAGTGATTTGATGTGTAATATCATCGCAAAAGCGCACAAAATGTTCAATAGTTATTTCGCTTTATTACAAAAGAAAATTTATGCTAAAAAGCCATCTTATTTAGATAAAAATGCTAAATTTATTTTACCCTATTTTTCTCACAGTCGTAAGCTGGTAAATGTTGATGGCATCGATTGCTATCGTCTTACTGTTGGAAAATATGTTGCTGATAATTTTGCGGAGATTATGGGAGATGACGCTTACAAATGCCTTAATAGAGATAATAAAACTGATTATAAAAAGTATGCGCACCTGTCACATATGAAGTATTCAGATAACGTTAAGAAAATTTCGAAAGGAAAAAATTTTATTATTAAAACAGGCGACAATGGAGGATTATATATTGACAAGAATTCCAAAAAAATTATCGATGCATATTATGTGTTAGTTAACAAACCACCCAAGTCAGAATTAGACAACTTAGTTTTGATTGAAGTGAATCCTATCCATGACGGGAGATGGCATAAAGTTAATTTTACTTATAAAATCGAATCCGATAAAAATAAACCTGATCCAAATAAAAAGGTGAGTATTGATTTAGGTATTGTCAATTTAATGACGATTTATGATCCAAATGGAGAACCGAAAATTATCAAAGGAGCACATATAACGAACATGAATAAGCGTTTTAATGCTCGAATAGATAAATGCAAAAGCGAAATCGCAAAATTAAATCCTAAATTTACGCAAGATATGTTTAAAAAAGTATTATTTAAGAGACATAATTCGATAGATAATTATTTGAATAATCTGGTGAACTGGTTTGTGCAAACTTACAAAGACTGCGGAACAATAATAGTAGGATACAATGTAGGTTGGAAACAAAAAACAAATATGGGAAAGAAAATGAATAGAAAATTTTATGAAATTCCATATATGAAATTGGTTTACAAATTGAGAGATAAGTTAGCTGCTTCTAATCAAAAATTAGAAATAATAAACGAATCGTACACGTCAAAATGCGATTCGTTAGCGTTAGAAGAGATCTGTCGTCATACAACATATAACGGAAAAAGAACCATGAGAGGATTATTCTCATCCCATCCAGAGGAAATCTATTCGTCAGTATCAGGCAAAATGATAAAAGCAAATAAAAAAGGAGTTTTGTTAAATGCAGATGTGAATGGAGCAATAAATATAATGAGGAAATGGGAGGAAACGAATGGAAAGGAAATGAAAAAGATAAGAGGAAAAAACATATGTAATCCGCAAGTAGTAAGAGTAAGAGATTATGTGAATGTGAAAAAAGTAAATTAAAACGGCAACTGAAGCAATGCGCCAAGTTGTTTAAAAGTCTCCATGGGTAGGCATAGTAAATACTAATGTACTTATTCATTCTACTAACAATAGATTGAATATGGTTGAATATAGAATTATAACCCAGTGATTGAATTGTTCGAATCTATATCTCCGTTATTATTAGAGTTTCCCGCTGCAAAAATTTTTTGGTTGTTTGACATAGTATATTTATATTACATAGTACGTATTTATATATGTTTCTCCCAATCTAAATCAATCATATTATAAGATATGTTCAGATCCATTGGTCCACTCATATATTTTTCTAAATTTTCGACCAATTGCCTATCATTTTTTAGCAATTTGACGAATGTTGCAACATCGTTCATAACATAATTTGATGGAAAAAAAGTCATGTTCATCATACAAATAGTGCGCAAAAATATATATTCCCACAAGGGTATTGCCTCAGAATTTTTATGACCGATACCTTTAAAAAAATTTTCATATGTTGCACTATCGTAACCGTAAAATTTTAAGATGTTAGCAGTTAGCCGTAACGAATATATTGTTTCCATATTCAATATCGTTCGATATATTTGATCTATCGATTTTTTAGGATCCAAACACCATATATATATAGATTGGTAAGCGGCGTTTAACAAGACGGCCATAAATTCGGTGTATGTTTCTGATATGTTCAATTCCACAGGAGCGACGGCCCAATTATTTGTATAATTAACACGACGTAATTTTTCATCGAGACCAATATAATGCACCATTTCATGAAATAACAGCTTTACTATTTCCTCTGTTCTTGTTAAGAAAACTATCTTCTTGTTTTTGTCAGTCATGCCGCTGACATTCAATGCTAATGAATTTTTTTGAAGATATGCTATTTTTTCATCGTATGTTTTGCGATCATCAAAAATGATGATATCACGTTTGTTATCATCCAAACAGACATAAATAACTAAGCCATCATAATCAATTTTGTTAAAAAAATTACAAAATGTATGTAATGCATGTGTTATTGCTGAAATTACTTTGATTTTATTTTTATCGTACAAGAAATTGAGAGTTATTATGCCATGGGGAGTATCGAGCGTATATGTGATTACTTTATTAAATTTTTTAACGTCGGATACGAATTTAGAATCACGAATGTTACTGAACATATTATGAAATTGGATAAAAATTTTTTGCATTTTTTGCAGCTTTGTGGGCGATTTAGATTCGATTATTAGATTTTTTTTGAAGGAAACCAACATGATATCTAAGATTTTTTTGAGTTTGGGATCTAGTTTTTCGTTACTGATTTTCATATCTATGTATTTGTCTTGACTTGATTTGGTTAAATATGTTGGATTTATCATTATAATTTAAAATAACATAATAATTACGTTATTTTAAATATTTTGCCTTGAAAGTATCAAGATCAAATCCTGCTGGGAGAAAAAATTCGTCAGTTAGCTTATGAATGATATCCATTTCTTCTATTTTCCAATGTTCGAATTTTTTGCTAGGTAAACGGCGTCGTATTATAAATGGAGTTTGTTTTGTGATTAGCTCGATGTATGCTTTCTGTGAAGATGTTAATGAATCGATCCCGTCTATTAGTGGTGGTGCACCACGATTAAATTGTTGAGCTCTGGTTCCAACTATTCTGGCCAACTCGTAAATAGTCATTTCGGGTCCAGTAATTCGCTTATCATCTGGTATTCTGGTTGGTATCATCTTTTCGTACACATTAGAATCATCATCTATTACGATAGAATTACTATCTAAACCGGATAAATAACACTTCTTGCTTTTGACACTATAATCATCGCCTTCCTCTTCATTATCAGCTTCATCATTTTCTTCTTCTGTTCCAGCGTCGTTCTCGCTCTCGTTTTCATCCTCATCGTCATTTTCATCATCTATCTCTGCTAATTCTTCGTGAGTGACTGCATCAAATTCTCCATCAGTATCGACATCATCTGGCCCGTCAGATTCTTCAGCTTCATCATCTGGATCTCTATCCGGATGATCGTCGCCACCAATGATCCTTCGCCCAGTTTGATCGCCATCATCATCTAAAATATCGGCAAAATCGTCTGACTCACTAATACTTGAAGATTCATATCCACCATCACTTTCACTTGATAACGATATTTTCTTAACTTTTTTTGACATAAGGTATGTATATATGTATATCAATATTATATATATATGATTTTTATATCAATTTTTTGAAAAAATTGACATAATTTTTGATATAAATAAATGTTATCAATTAATAGTATTAATCATGTATTTTTGTGATAAATGCAATTACTTATATAATTATACTAAAGATGTAAAAAACAAACAATTTGGTGGTAAGAATGCTAATGATAATATCAATAAAATATTTGATAAATTTGCTAGACGGGAACAGATTTTAGAAGAGGATTTGGTTGATGTTACTGGACCAGAGTTGTTGAAGGATGATAAATTTGATAAGATGAATAAGAAAGATCAACGAACATTTTTGACAAGCATCAAACGGATCAATAAAAATTTTTTTGTAGAATCAGCAGAAGAGAGCGAGCAAGGAATGGAAAACACAAACATCGCATATTTTTTTTGCAAATATTGTAACTATCATAAACCCATGAAGGCTGGGACAGTAATATATTCTAAAGATCATAATAATGATATCAGTATCGAAACTGAAGATTATAGTTTGATGTGTCATAATTATTCTCTCCCGCGTACTAGAAATTATATATGTCCCAATAAAAAATGCGAAACGCACAAAAACATTGAACTCAGAGAAGCGGTGATGACGAAAAACAAAGCAGACAGAATAATTTATGTTTGCTGTCAATGTACGACTAATTGGATAGAGTCAAATTAACATCAATGGTATAAAAAAAAAATTGATTTTAAATTTAATTTAAATAAATTTAAAATCATATAAAATAACAATTTGGCAATCAATATTATACTATATGACAGATAAAAAACATCATTCCGAATCAAACATATCACCACTCGAGAAATTATACTTGTTCATGGGAAAATATCGAACCGAATCTACAAAAAAGAAAGGCGATAACTTACCGTTTACACATGCAAATACACATACACCATATGGAAAATTTAACATTCCAGATGATATGAGTAACCGATTTCACGAATTATATGTTGACGCGGTATGCGCTGGATATCAACCGCATATAGTAGAAAAGCATAAGGAATATGGTCCGATACTATTGGATTTTGACTTTGTGCAAAGTGGAGATAAACCAAAAAGGTATTATACCACTAAAATAATTCAAACACTTGTCAAGGAATATAATAGGCTGATTTATAAATATCTTGATGTTAAAGCCAAATTTATGGACGCTTACATATCCGAAAAAAGTGCACCTGCATTAAGAAATGGAGAATATCACGATGGAATTCATGTCATCTATCCATACATTTGCACACGCCATGGATTACAAGAAGCTATGCGCGAGGAGTTTATCGAAATAATTCGAGAACTCGATGTTTTCAAAGATATCCCTCATAATAATTCTCTCGAAAAAGTAGTCGATAAATCGGTCATCTACTCAAATGGTTTTATGATGTATCTATCTCGAAAAAATACGTCATATAAAGCATATGAATTGACGCATGTTTATTGTCCAAGTAACAAAAATTTGTATGATTCATTTATTCCAAGTGATTTGAAATTAACAAACAGAAAGTTAATTCATCACCTTGTTACCATAACTAGCATCCGCCGTTTTAGCGAAAGGGACATTATGAAATTGAACGAAAATGTAGATCCCCTTGTTGTTGATAGCAAGATCAACGCTATCAAGGTCAAATTGCAAGATAAATTCAAAGATAGAAAATTGGGGGATGTCCATTCTGACAACGAAAATTTTAGTAATTACATTGGTGACAGTCATTTCATTAAAGCTGTACCAGATGATGTGTTAGCCGATACGCGAAACATTCTATCGTTGTTGTCTAAGGATAGAGCTTTCAATTATGATGAATGGTACAAAGTTGGTCAATGTTTGAACAATATTGATTATCGTCTGTTACCCGACTGGATAAGATTCAGTAAAAAGTGCCCTGAGAAATTCAAAAAAGGCGAGTGTGAAACGTTGTGGAGAAAGATGAGAGAATCTAATTATTCCGTTGCAACGTTACATTATTTTGCGGCTGAAGATAGTCCCGCAAAGTACATCGAATTAAAAAAATCAAAGATATCAAAATTATTAGACGATGGTATCCAAACCAGTCACAATACGATTGCCAAGTTAGTGATTGAAAAATACAAATACAAATTCAGATGTGCATGTATCAAACAGGGGTTATGGTATGAATACAAAAACCATCGATGGATAGAAAATCCAGGTGGTTATTCTATCAGAATATTGATTTCCGACGAATTATCCAAAGAGTATCGCGAAAAACGATCTTTGTTGTTCTCCGAAGCAGGGGAATATGAAGGGAAGAAACAAAAAATAGTATTGGAAGAAGCTGCCCAAATTTCTAAAATTCTAGGTAATTTACATGATAACCGTTTCAAAAAGAGTGTAGTTTCGGAATGTGCTGATTATGCGTTCGATCCAAATTTTCTTAGAAATATTGATGAAAACATATATCTGATTGGCTTTGATAATGGTGTTTATGATTTAGAAAATGATGTCTTCCGTGAAGGTTGTCCCGATGATTATATCAGTTTAACTACTGGTTATTCATATGTGCCATTTAACAAGGATGATGAAACTGCTATCGAGATTGAAGAGTTTTTGAATAAAATTCAAACAGATAAAGAGATGCGGGAATATTTGATGCTTTTGTTATCAACTTGTTTATCGGGATCAATTACAGAAGAAAGTTTTTATGTATTTACCGGATCAGGTGCAAATGGTAAATCCAAATTGATGGAACTGTTGAAATACACGTTAGGAGAGTATTTCAAACCTATGGATATCAGACTTTTGACCGAAAAACGATCATCATCATCATCAGCAAGTCCGGAAGTAGCGGATAAAAAGGGTATCAGAGCGTGCCCTTTTGATGAACCGAAATCCAATGATGAAATCAACACTGGTTTTATGAAAATTTTTACCGGTGGGGATACCATAACAGCAAGAGCGCTGTTCAAAGAGCCAATATATTTCAAACCTCAATTTAAACCATTCTTGTTATGTAATCACTTGCCAAACATCAATTCTGATGATGATGGTACTTGGAGACGATTATGTGTCATACCTTTTTTGAGCAAGTTTATCAAGCCAAGTGATACTGAGCAAATAGCCAAAAAAGCGACGTGGCCAAGTAATTATTTTATGGCAGATGGAGATTTATCAAACAAATTGAAGAGTTGGCGTCAAACTTTTATGGGAATGCTGATATCGTATTATCGAAAATATAAGGAGGACGGATTAGTACATCCTAAATTAGTACGTCAACATACTGTTAATTATCGCAGACGATGTGATATATTTCAAGATTTCATCAATGATTATTTGGAAAAAGCGGATGACAGTTCTTTTATTACTCTTGGTAAATTATATGAAAATCTCCGAACATGGCACAAGTCTAATTACAACGGTTCTTGTCCTAACAAAAAGGATTTGAAAACATATTTGCTAACAAGAACAGAAAATTATGTCGAAAAGTCAGAATCTCTTAAAGGATACAAACTCAAAGATTTTAATGAAGAAGACAAAGAGGGAGAATTCAACGACGAACAATAGATTCAATAATAATTCATTAATTGTTATTGAAAAAATTGATAAATAAAGAGTCTTTCGCGAAAATTTTCAGTGTCAAAGATCAATAAGTTCTATTATGGCAAGTCATTCAAACGTTAAAACTTCTAATTATGGACATATAATTATGCAAATTCATCCAAATATTAAAACAATTTGGAATGGTGAAGAGCATATTTGGTACATTTACGATCAATCTCAGCATAGATGGATTCACACGTCCTCTGAAAAAATTAGATCCATAGTATTCGGATCACATATGAGATATCATATGCGTCTTCATAAAATTAATGAAACAGAAACGATAAAAGAATGTGCAGAATATGTTTGTGATTATGATTTTTTTAATAAGTTAGATGAAAATGAACATCTTATTGGGTTTGATAATGGCGTTTATGATTTGATAACGAATATTTTTCGCGAGGGCCGCCCAGAGGATTATATCAGTTTGTCTACTGGTTATTCATACAAACCTTTCGATGCAAACGATAATTCTGTCGCAGAAATTAATGATTTTTTGAGTAAAATACAACCAGATCAAGAAACGCGCGCAAGTTTGGCATATATCTTGTCATCTTGTTTGTCTGGACGGACAGATAATACGTTGTATATGTTCGTTGGATCAGGTGCAAATGGCAAATCAGTGTTGATGGATTTGATGAAATTAACATTAGGGGACTATTTTAAACCAATGTCATCTCGAGTTTTAACGAAAGGTTATCGTGCCGATCGCGTAATGGGCGATAAGAAAGGAGTCAGAGGATGTCTGGTAAATGAATTCAATGATAAAATATACTGTAGATTTATGAAATCTTTAGTGGGCGGCGACAGTATTACGTCAATAAATTCATGTGATTATATGTTCTATTTTAGACCACAATTTAAGTTATTTTTAACATGTAACAGTTTGCCGACTATTGATTCAGATGATGAAGGTACTTTAAGGCGAATTTGTGTAATTCCATTTTTGAGCAAATTTATAGATGCTAACAAAGTGACATATCAACAAAGTAATTTTTTTATCAAGGATCCGAAGATTTCTGATAAATTTAATAATTGGCGACAGATGTTCATGGGTATGTTGATTTCTTGGCACTGTGAAACGCGCGTCGTCAAAAATATTGAATTTTCAGAATTGATACGAAGATCCACTACACATTATTGCACACAAATTCGACAACTTGCCGCTGATAAAAAAAATGAAAAATCAAACGCCAGACAGGTCATCTATAATAATGAACAAAAAATGTCGACATCTAAGTGCACAATGATAACGTTAGCAGAACATATTATGAAAACAATGGATCCGCACATTAAATATTATGATTCTAATAATGCGAAAAATTGGTACGTTTATCGTAAAGATCTTCATCGGTGGACTAAAACAACTATGTGGGCGATACAAGAAAATATATTCTCTCATGCTATCTATCAATATTGCTTCTCACACGGTATTAATATTACGCCAGGCGTAGAAAAGAATACCATGTTAAGAATTTCTCAAAAATATGATCACGAATTCATAGAAAAATTAGATGCAAACCCAAATATCATCGGATTTAATAATGGAGTGTATGATGTCAAATCACAACAATTTAGGCCTGGACAACCAGACGATTATATTACCATAAGCGTAGAACATGATTTTGTGCCACACGATCAACATCCTCATGAAAATGAAAATGTTATCAAATTGTTATCGATGTTACCCATTCATAAAAAATTTCGTGAGTATTTTTATACTTGTTTATCTGACTCTCTTTCTCGAGGCAACATTGCTAAATCTGAAAGTGACAATATGTCAGGACCAGAGTCAGAATCTGATGATGATGATATGCCAGGATTAGAGGCAGTTTCTATTGATGACGATATTGTTGAGCTAAAAAAATATCAAGGTAGAACCGTTTGCCCAATAGGAGAAAGTGACAATATGTCAGGACCAGAGTCAGAATCTGAGGATGATGATATGCCAGGATTAGAGGAAGTTTCTATAAATGACGATATTGTTGAGCTAAAAAATTATCAAGATAGAATTGATTGCCGAACAGGAAAGATGCCAATGTTAATGAAACCGATTTTTAAATCTTCTACGAATTACGCGATTGAGCAAAAATCTGAATCAAATATTAATGGTCATAATTTACCCAAATTAGTAGATGCTCACGGTAAGATAATATGCGAAAACAAAGCTGAATTGGCTGTTATGATGTTTGACGAAACGGATTCTATGATAGACATCACCCGAATTTATTTGAATAGATTTCAGACAATCACTGCATATGTTGATGATTTTGATACTGAACTTTCATTTAAGAATGGTATTTATGTGGAAGTTCCAGCTGATAAGAAAGATATTCATAAGATTAGATGTCATATGTTGGTAAAACATCAAACTAAGATGATAATGATCGATTTGCAGCAATTTTGCAATCTTTATGCATAAATATTAACAATATGAATTACATAAAAAATTGAAAAAAAAACACACTACGTAGAACGGTTTTGATATAAAAATTACAATAAGCACTATTAATAGGATGAAAAAAACTGCAAGATCAATTGAAAAAGTCGTTGTTTCCGAATCTTCTTCATACGAACAAGATGATTCGAACTCTTCACAACGTGACAGTGACGAAGAATTACCGTTAACAGACGAAATCATTTACCCAGGTTTAATATTAAACGGTGATTATGTTTTGATCAAGAAGATAGGATATGGTAATAATGCTGGTGTTTGGATGACTTACAAAATATCTACAAAATCTTATTTCGCGATCAAAATTCAAGATTATCAATGTTATGACGATGGGTGTAGAGAGATTAAGATATTGAAAAAAGTTGCAGAATTTATGGAGAAGAATAAAAGTCACAAAACGTATTGCATCAATATGTTGGAATGTTTTAAATATTCAGAAGAACATAACGACAGCGTCATATTCGTATGTAGTGTATATGATTTGTATGCTGGAAGTATTAATACACCAATATCGACTGGAGTTCATAAATATGGTTTGCCGATCAACGTTGTCAAAAAAATTACAAAACAATTATTAACAGCATTATCTGTGTTACATAACGAATTGAATGTGATACACACCGACATTAAACCTGAAAATATTTTATTGAAAGGAGTCCCTACTGTTCATAATAAAATAATAAAAATGTTCGAAGAAACCAAATTTCACGAAAAATATGACGTATTGGCAGTCAAGTTTTCTAGAAATCCTAAAAAATTTAATGAGAAGAGGAATATGTTAGCATTAGCATGCGTTGCTAATTTAGAAATAATTGAAGACGCATTTATTTGTCGACCCACAACTCTATCTGATGAAGAAGAGGAGGATAGTGGATCACATATCGAAGGCGAAGAAGATGATTTTGAAGATGTCATAAACAAGTCCGAGTCTGAAGAGGCACCAGCCAGCACGAAATTAAATAAGCGTAGTCAGTCAGTTGATGATCTGCCAGAATTTCTTGACTACAAAGTGTCTCACTCGTTAGAAGAGTTTTATGATCATGAATCTGTCATCAATAACAAAAAGAAGACAACTGATCATAAAGTTATTCTTGATGAGAAATATATCAATGATTGTGAAATAGCTGTCACAGATTTTGGTAATAGTTATTTTTATGACAGAAGGACTAAAAATGAGATCCAGGACCGCAGATATCGAGCGCCAGAAATCGTTTTAAACCATAAATATGGCTACAGTTGCGATATTTGGTCAGTTGGATGCGTTGTATTTGAATTATTAACAGGATTTACTCTTTTTTCAGTCTATGATTCTCCATTATCGAAAGATATCCATCATTTGTTTTTGATGGAAAAAATGTTGGGACCGTTACCATTAAATATGAAAAAGAGTTCTAGCCGGGCTAAATTTTTATTTGATGCTAAAAATAATTATAGTATCAAGAATGTAGACGACTTTGATATGGTGTCGATATATGACAGATTAGTCAAGCAATTCTTATTCTCAAAAGCCGATGCACTAAAATGTAGTGATTTCATTTTAGCAATGTTGAAATATAGTCCAGCTCGTCGGCCAACAGCTTCTGAAATGTTGAAACATGAATGGTTGAAAAATATTTAGATAAATATGATTTATTATTAATAAATCATATTACGCAAAAATATTACTAATCGATCCAGAACTAATTTTAGCAATATAAATCTCTAATTCCTTTCTCGACATACCATTTTTATCGGCGCATTCTTCTTTTTGCGCATCTGTCATGAAAAGATAGTTATGGGGTATGTGCACGTTCGATGGTGCTTGTCCGATTGTTGGATCTTCATATTCAAGATCTTTATACAAATCCATAAATACGTCATATTCTTTTCTTGATTGATTATTATTCTCAAAATTTATGACTCCCCTTTCTTTGAGAATGCTAAAGACAACATATTTTGCAACGAAACATGGATGTATGTCATCTTGTAATAACAAACCATCATTGATATCTTTTTCTATTTGTACGAATGATTTCTTATCGTTTTCGAAGATTCGGTACATCTCATCAATTCTGTTCTGTTCTATGACTTTGTTACGTTTATTTTCTTTTTCTAATTCAAATCGTTCATCTTCTTGTGTCATCTTTTTGGGTGCGTTTACAACTTTTTTTGGTGGTTCCGGTATCTGTTTGATTGGTTTAGTAACTTGTGGTAGTTGCGTCCGTTTTGGTTCAGCTCTACAGGGTGGTTTAGGAATCTCAGGAACAGTTTTGGTCATGTCTGCCAACATTTTATCAAACGCAGCTAACTGTGGAAACAATGTAGCAATTCGAATCACACATGAGTCGCCGTACAACACAATTCCGTTGTCGTATTCGATACTAAATTTTGTCATTGGAACGGATAAATAAATGGATTCTATGGTGACAGTTCGAAGCATCACCTTTAAATCTGTCATGGACAGGCTGCCGTTCAATGATTTTGGCATTTTGATTATTTTGTCAAATAATTGCGGAAAGATATCTACTAAATTTGGACAAATAGAACTATTTCTGGTGTCACCGATGACTAATTGATAATAATTAAGCATTATGTAATACTCTAATTTATATATATTTATGTACATTATGAACGAAAAAAATTGAAAAATAAAATATCAGGGAGTCTCATTATTTATATTTATGGGCATTAAATATCATGTCCAAATTTTATGAAAACTCAAAATTAGCCCTTAATAATTTGTTAAATAATAGAGGAGATGATGTAATAGGTAGATGTAAACTGGATGTAAATGGCGATGACATAATAGGTAGACGCCGGCTAGACATAAATAGTCAAGAGCTGTTTCTGACCAAAAAATCAAAATAATGATTTTCAAAATAGCCATACTGCATATAATACCTTATTCGTAGATTGATAATATCGCAATAATTTTTATTGCGATATTAGTACGTCAAATTATTCAGAATTTCATATCTGTTTGAATTTTTTGCAGTTTTTTTGTCATTATTTTCTCGCATGTTAAGTGCTCTTGGGAAATTACACTTGTTATTGTACTTATCATTATTGTACCTATCATTATTGTACCTATCATTATTGTACCTATCATTATTGTACCTATCATTATTGTATTTATCATTATTATACGGTTGCGGTCTAGAAAACTTAGTTGCAAAAGAATGTTTATGCAATTTTTTATGACCATCTGTAAATATTGGCGTGGGAACTTCTAATTTTCCTTCCTCTTGCAATGATGTCCGAGAAACATATTTTTGGTAGCGTTCTTTTCCTGAAGGAGAACCTTGGGATTTTGGTGTAACCGAAACTCTGGGCCCTGAATTAACGTCATCGGATGCAAATTCTGTGACAGGTACATGTTCACTTTTGATAACGCTATCGTTTTTTTCTAACGAAACATCGAATACCCAATTTTTGGTTTTCTTAAAAATATTATTACGATGATGTAACTCTGAATTTCCCATCGTTTTAACATCAACCAAACGAATCTCTTTCGCCATATGCTTTGTCACAAAACCGATAGTTTTAATAGACAGTTGAAAGTCATTCACATTTTCTAGTGATAACTCTATTTTGTTCGTTAGTGCATATGTTAAATAATTGATAATTGAATCGATATCATTTTTTAATACCGAATGCACGAAATGATGTTCGTTACATGTAACTTGTGTTGTTGGATCATCAAAGTTGTAGTAATTTTTGCATTTTGTGTATTTCGAGCAGAAATTATATGATGATCTGATAATTTTAGGGGTGGAATTAGAGCTATCGTGAATGATTAGCTCTTGGCCAATACGTTCTGCGAGTATTTTAGATGCATTACTTATCCATTTTAAATATTCAATAATGTCACTCATTTTGTCAAAATCTATGAGATCGCATTTTTTAATAGTCCTAATTTTATTGGGTTGGTTTCCGTCCATCAATCCGCGAATGAATTGCGCAATTGATGACTCATATTGCATAATATGTAACGCTTTCAAATCATTTGGATCTTTTTTGATCATATCTTCAACAAAAATTTGTTCTATGCCGTTCATGTTAGCAACATCGTCATCGTGTAAAAAACTAAAAACCGTTTCATTTTTAGCAATTTTGTTATTCTTGGGTGGATCAGGACTGTTTTCTTCAATTATCAAATTGGGATTCAACACATCGATCGTTTTTTCATCCAATTCGTTAAACCAAATATCAATATCATCGTCATAATTATGATCCATACTACTCAGTTTATTAATATTGCCTTTTATTTTTTTATATACATTACGAATATAAATATCACATTTTAATTATAAAATAATACTATAGATGGATACCACAAAAATACGAAAATTTGCCCAAGCGGAACTGGAAATAATCAAAAATAATGAAAAGAAAAGACAATCTGAGAAAAAAAACATAGTTAAAGTTCCACAAGATCTTAAGAATAATTTTGACCTTAACAATTTTTTAGAAAGTTATGTACCAAAATCTTCAGAGAACGCACTAAAAGGATGTCTATGTGATAAACGTCTACAGGGATACCAGATATTATCTAAAAAAAATATGAAGGATTTAATTGCAGGGAAAACCTACATCAAATATATCAAGAACGGCATTGGCTATGACATGAAATTGTTACAAACTGGCGGAATTTTTGTTGCAGGGGGAATGTCACAAAAAAATGGTTTCAAACACACTGAAATACCAGAAGAATGGACACATCTGATGCTCAAACTACGCAAAGGTGAGGAAGAAGACGATGCACATGTTTTTGTTGTTAAAATACTTAACTTTTACATCTTCTACAAATTATTTGATGAAGTGTTGAATAATAATACGATACGTGATATTATGGTTAAGCTACAGAATAGCGATATGGACACAGCAATTCCCACTCATGTCAAACTAAAACGCAATACTAAATGATTATAAAAATTAATGAACATTAGATATATAATGTACAAACGCACACAACGTCTTGGAGCTGACAAAACATACAAAAAACCGGATGTAACTTTTCAAGAACAGCTAAGCAAAGAAGAAATTGCCGAAAAGTTAAACGGTTATGAAAAAGTAGATAATATAATGGATGTGCCAATAAATACGCACCTTCGGTATTTTATTTTTGATAATGATGGGACAGCTAGTTTTCGGACCGGAGGATTATTGCAAAATAAAAATAATGGTGATGTATACGTCGTGCTATCTAACGGGTCCTTCACCTGGAGTGTTCAAGTTAAGACCGCGCAATTTTATAGAAAGTTAACACATGTCGAAGAATTGGCCATGGTACATGATGCATATCAAAATAAAATTGATGAACAGAATGATAAAATCGTCGATCTTAAATCGCAGCTGAAGGCTACGTCAACGAAGACTCCCATCAAAAAAGTGACCAATGCAAAGACAGAAACGGCTGCAAAGACCCCTGTTAAAAAAGTAACAGAAACGGCCGCAAAGACTACACAAAGAAGCAAAAATATGCCCCCAATTGAAGTGGAATTAGTAGAAACTGTCCGAAAACCCAAAAAAAAAATTGAAAAAAAAACATCTTAATATAAAGCCACAATACAATAGAATAATATACCTAATCACACATGTCAAAAAGAAACGTTGAGAAACCATCTAAACAACCTGTAAAAAAAGCAATTAAAGCAAAGAGTGACGATATTGATTTTTCCACGATATCGATGGCAGATCTTAAAAAAGTAGATGCTGTACAAGCTTGTAAGCAACTAAATATTGAACAAATACCTTCTCTCGATAATATTCCTCAAGGGGAACGACATCTTTTTATACGAAGACTATATATGGAACGAGTTTTTAAATTGCAAGCATATGAGGAACAAATGAAAGTTCTCCAGAAAGAAATGACTTCAGGAAAGTATCAAAATATTGATGATAATGATGATTTGACTGATGATAAGAAACCAACTAAATCTGATAAACCTAAAAAGAAGATAGAATCAGATAGCGATAATGATTCTACAGAATCTTCAGAAAATAATAAAAAGAAGAAAGTAGAAAAACCTCTTCCTAAACAAAAGGAATCCGCTAAAAAAGCAGTTCCCGCTAAGAAGAAGAAAGAATCTTCAGAGTCTGATACAAAATCTTCTGAATCAGAAAAGAAACCTGTTAAAGGAAAAGCAAAAGTAGTTCCTAAAAAGAAAGCAGTGACATCCGAATCTGAATCTGAATCTGATTCAGAATCAGAACCAGGTAGCGATTCAGATTCTGTTGATAGTGAATCAAATGAATCGGAACATGAAGATACGGAGAGTGAATCCTCTGAAAAAAAACCAGTCAAGAAACCGGTCGCAAAGAAAGGTCCTCCAGCTAAAAAAACAGGATTCAAAAACAAATAATTATAATAATCTTTAGCATAAACATTATTATAAAAAAAAATGAATATTGTACACCCAGGCATGTATATTTCAAGAAATGATTAAGAAATAATATGTACGACATTAGCAAACATAGAAAAAAAAATATATGTCCGATCAATATACAAATATCTAGACCATATCACACTATAAACAGCATATCAAAAATATCCCCATCATTGCCCCCTGTTACAGAAGTTTGGCAATCGCCTAAGAAATCATATCCTGAAACACCCAAACCATATTTAGGTTCTAAAAAATCATATGATCATAAAAAAACATATTGGGGATCTAAAAAAACATATAACAATAAAAAAAAATATTGGGGTTCTAAACGAGTTATATTCAAACCTTATCGTGGATCTAAAAAAATGATTCATCGTAAGCAATATTGGGGATCTAAACGAAACTTTGGAGGTTCTAAATATAAAAATATGTATAAACCATATAACTCTAAAAAAAGAGTAGGATATAGACGAACAAATAACGAAAAAGATCGCAATGAGAAATGGAATAAGAAGCATTATGATGAAAAGAGTACGGTTGTTCCTCCAATAATAAAAATGGTTAAGAACAGAAAAAAAAATTGAATTCTAATTTAGTTATTACTATTTATCATTATTAAAGATAACATCAAACATGTTTGCCATTGAAAAATTGATTTATTTTGAAGCTAAAATAAATACAGACATTGCACGTTGCAAAGAAGCTCTTTTCGAGTCATCATCGATTCCCGACGACGCTATCCGTTTGCAGAAAATGACAAATTTGATCGATTATTATGAAAGAATGCAAACGATTATGGATGAAGATGATTTAAGCTGCTATTTAGATCCTGCAGATTATTCCGATGGAGAACCATATGAAAATCATTTTGAAGATCCGGCCATACCGATGAAATGTCTTGCTATAGACGAGTTGTTAGCTCTCGACGATCATCAAATTTTAGAATCAGAATTTGTTTTTGACGAAAACGTACCAGAAAATATTTATGATGATCCTATTTAAATAATTTTTTATAAAAAACTATTTAAACTCCCAAGTATCTTGATAAATCATCTGCCCCACCTAAAAATCTATTATTATAAAATATAATCGGTTTCGTATGATGCATATCATTAAATTGAACTATATCTTTGTATGTGGTTAATGTTTTTAATAATTCAGGCATACCTCCTGGAATTTTATCAATAATGTATCCTTTGTATTTGACATTTGAATCACGCAACAATTTCAACGCTCGCTGACAATAAGGACATTCGGTAACATAAAACATTACAAATGTGTCAGAATCAGCATCTAGAATTTTTTTGATAATTATTGGATAATCCATCTATATAATACACAAATATAAAAAGAATAATGAATTGTCACTGTTTTTAATATGTGCAATATAAGTAACAATGAATGACGAAAAAAATTATATAATTGATCCTTTTACAATGTTGTGCAAATTGGCCTTGATTTATTTTATGCCCAATTACACTAAAATTAGCATTAGTAATCACGTGTTACATTTGCAGGAATACACATACTATCAATGGGCAGAACGAATGATGAATGGAGATAACAGAAAAGACGTATCATATTTATATTCGCCGATTGTTAAAATGATAAAATGGTACGTTTATGACAATCCCGAAAAAATTCAAATGGATAATGCCCTAAAGGAAGACATCAATATCATTGTAAGTTATTGTATAAAAGGACTTCGCAAAACTCAAAATGTTACGTATGATAAAGATTTAATGATAAAAATTTTATTGCAATATTTCATAAATCTAATAACTGACGCATCCATAGGGACACTAAGCGAAAATAATATGTTAAAATTAGGCGATACCCAATATGAACCCAATATTTTAGAAGACAGAATCAAAAATAATTATGATCCTAAGATGATAAATTCTATTGCGAAAATGATGATAGATGCTGATAACATTGATACTCCCGATTTACTTTCTTCTGATACAAATTTAGGATCGAAAATTAATCCCCTTGGACGAAATTTTCAAGGAGCGTTAGTCGATTGTGTACATAAATTGTTATTGAATCGTGATGAAATTTTTATTAAAACAATGAAAGATGTCAACACAGTCCTTTGAGTTCATGTATAAAATTTAAAAATCACTGTATAATAATAATATGAACAATTTGATTCTTGTGAAGGATACTGCGACGATCAATAAAATATTCGAAACTGCGCAAGATAAGTTGGTATCGCTTATGTATTTTACAAAAAATAATCCACAATGCCGAACAGCAAGACAATTTTTTGAAAGATGTGCGCAGACTCATATCATATCCATATTTTGCATTATTGATATCGATAATTTTGAAGGGGATGTCGGTCACGTAACCAATTTTCCGCACTTTGATTTTTTTCATATGGGTCGAAAGATCGGAACATTCCCTGGTAGTGATCAAAAAGGAATCGAAGGATCAGTACAATCTGGAGAACAATATGTTATGCGGCAAAATAACATAAAAAATCAATCTCAAATATATAATCAACAACAAGTACAGCAACCGCAAATGTATCCTCAACAGCCCGGATATGTACCCGTTCAGCCAATGCAACAACCAGTGCAGCAAATACCCCTGGTACAACCGGTACAACAACCGATACAACAACCGATACAACAACAAATATTTCAACAAATGGTCCAGCAACAAACAACCGATTCGATAGGATTACCATCACCTCAACAAATGGTTTTGATGTTCAATGTTTATCAGAAATTACATCAGTTAGGATTATTGAATATGGGGCAGCAAATCACATCAAATGAAAGTTCGAACCAAAAAATTGAAGGGGAAGAGATATTGCCGTCAGGGGACAAAATAATTCCCCTTGAAGATGGAAGATATGTCCTCATCAAAAAACAAAATTAGGAATGTAAATTATTTTGTTATTTATTTGTATAAATAACAAAATGCTAGCATTAGAAAATGTCATCGATTATACTCCAGATTCGTTCGGGAAAATGAACCCACATGACACCAGATATCAAATTAGAGACCCAACTGAACCTGCGTTCAAATACAACACCAATTTTACTTTGTCCGATACTCATGCACTAAATCAGTTAGACTCAAAGGCGATTCTACATCGCGATCAATACGTCAATGAAGAATATCCAAACCAGTTCCTTGACATCACACTGAGAAACGAACCCATGTTAGTGCCAAATTATCCGCGAGATTTATTGATTGACCAAACAGATCACGATGTTTATGGCAATACATACAATGATCCAATGTTGTACAAGGAATATATTGATAATCAAATCGATGGATCGATGGATCAAAAAATATATAACGAATTTTTGACGTATGCTGAGAAAAATCCAGACATAAGATTATCACAATCTTACACTAGCGAAAAATTTTGGTTAGAAGATCCAATGGTGTTATTTCGCGGGGATAATTATTTTGTATTCCTACCCAAAAGTTCTATGAGTAAAATTGAAATGCTAAACGCGATGACAAAATTTTTCTTGTATCTTATGATTTTATTGTTGCTCTTCAGCAATAATTATGATTATGTATATGTTCCAATAATAGGAATAATTATTGTCCTAGTACTTTATTATGTGCAAAAAAATGATACTGCAGATATTAGATATGAGAATTTTTGCCGTGATGATAAGTGTGATAAAATCGAAATGTGTCAGGCTCCAACTCAAAATAATCCATTTATGAATGTCACGCTGGCAGATTTAATGGATGATCCTGAACGCCCCGGAGCGTGTAATATTAACAACAACGAAATAAAACAGGAAATTGATGAAAAATATAATTATGATTTGTTTAGAGACGTTGACGATGTGTTTGTTAGGGGATATTCTCAGCGACAATTTTATACAACTCCTTCTACAACGACTCCCAATGACCAAACCACGTTCGCTAAATGGCTTTACAAGTTGCCAGAAACGTGCAAAGAAAATCAATCTAATTGCCTCAAATATGAAGATATCAGATTCAATAGATTCAATCCTAATATAGATAGAATGGAACGCGTTCAAGAAGATATTATACCATAAGTCACACAAAAAAATTATTTATTATTATTATAACATGAGAAAACTGTTGCGCATCATAGAAAATAATAACATAATCAACATCTTGAAAAATAATTTGGATTATCAACTTGAATTCAATGTAGATTTAGATGAAATCAGAAAAGTTTAAATTTATGTTTATTGAACTCTCTCCAAATAATTATCATTCCTTGCGTTGCATATCGGTCAATGATGAAATTATCAAATTTGAATATTATCAACATTCGCATAATGCGAACAGTATTTTTGGAGAGCGAATAATAAGTAATATATATGATTCGATTAGCAAACAATTTAGCCAAGAAACACTGACATCCAATGATACTACAGATTCAACAACATCTCATAATAGTCATTCTTGCACGTCACAAATGAGAGAATATCCTACTTATAGGCCGCCAAAACCAAAAATAGTGATAGATGAAATAGAACAACTAAATGATAGATGCGTCAAAAAAATATCAAAAACGACATCGTAAATGCAATAATTGTCATACAGAATCGTGTTGATAATAAATTATCTAATTAAACAATATAACATGCTAAATAATTTTACTGATGATAAATATCAAAAATTCAAAGAAGATATTTATAACATATCATTTATCATCGATGATACTGTTTTATGTGATGATATCCATGCAATAATTCTGTCGTTAATAAATGATTTTGTCACGATTGCGCAACAGAAGATATTGCATACTATTGAAATTGCGCAACATTATGTATATCCCAAAAAACAAGAAAATGGAATACAAAATTGTGAAATTGTGCTTTGTTTTGATATCATTTCTAATAATTATTCAGATGGATCACTGCGATTTTATGCAAAGTATCAAAAAGATAACGGATTTTTTTATGTCCCTATTCAGCTTGTGCGCATTAACGCTGTAAAAACATGTCAACATTTGAACATAGAACAAATAGAATATCAAAATATTGACAAAATGCAAGAAATTGAGGAACAAAAGTATGTTGCTATGAGTCGTGCACAAACGGACGCAATTAAGGCAAATACTTTGGCCAAAAAATTATCAATTATGAATCCAGATGATATATCAAAAGTTGTAGATGTTGTGAATGAGATAACTACAAAAGTTAGGGATACATTGACGGATGATTCTTCATTTAAATTATCTGTTCCGCCAGAATCAACGATCCATATTGCCAAAGTAGTTGCGAAATCATGTGCCGAGATAAGTAAAAAAAACAACATGGTTTTTATTTTAGTACCAAATAGTGATTTTGTAATTAATCTTGCTATTGGTAAAATGAAATATTCTGTATTACTTGACGCTAATCTTGCAATAATACCCTTATCGTGTTTGTCCGCTGATGTAAATGCTACACAAGTGATCTCAAACTTGTATATCTTACATAAAGCTACAGATAAAGGTATAATCAACACATTTGTAGAATCACATACGAACACTGAACCCCAGCGATCTATATCAATCAATTCTTTTTGGAATAGGATATATAAAAAAATTAGAGATTTATGGGATAATATTTCTAATGTAGATAATTCGAACAAGGATTCAAATAGTATAAAAATATTATCTAATTCTATATCAAAAGAAATGAATACAGTATATGACGATTCTTCCAGTGATTCAGACATTGCTCTCTTCACGACTGAGAAAGAAGAGAAAAAACAAAAGGGCGGAAAACATAAATCTAAACATTGGCGCACCGATGATATCTCGTCTGATGATATCAATCTATTCACATCAGAAGCGCCCCGCAAAAGACATGCACCATCCTTAAAAGATAATGATAAAAAAATGCCAACTGTTGATATTCCTAATTCATTAGCAGATGAAGATTCTGGTGACGACATTAACTTATTTACTGACGAATCTGAAGAAGTTATGTTCGAACCACAAATGGGTGGTGCACAAGGAAAGCAACGTGGCGGCAATGATGATGACGAATCATCATCCACTACCGAATCTGAAGACGTAGATGATGTCGATTTATTTACCTCTGACTAATAATCTATTTTTGATCAAAAATAGATTATAATCTAAACAATAGTTACTTCTGTATACATATATAGAATGAGTTCATCTTCGACATTCGGAACAGAAAGTGATAATGCTGAAACGATCACTTTCATAAAATTATATGATGATCACGAAAGCGAAATCAAATATGTTTATCACTTATCTGATATACATATTCGAAATAATCAACGACATGCAGAATATAATGAGGTATTTGAGCGAACGTACAAGAAAATTAGAACTATGATAGGTGATCGTGTGATGTCATCATTAATTGTCGTTACTGGCGATATTGTTCATGCTAAAACTGAAATGAGTCCTGAGTCAATATCTGTCGTGTATTATTTTTTTAAGAATTTATCTGACATTGCGCCCGTCATATTGATACCTGGGAATCATGACTGTAATTTATCAAATCGGAACAGAATGGATGCTCTGACGCCGATCGTAGATGACATTGGTAAATTGACCAATTTATATTATCTCAAAAATACAGGGATATATCAATATCAAAATATCTTATTTGGTGTAACAAGTATTTTCGATAATATGTTGATATCTGCTAATAAAATAGATAAAAACATTTGGAAAAAAATGAAACATAAAAATAAGTACAAGATTGCGTTGTATCACGGACCAGTTCATGGTGCCAAAACTGACGTCGGTTACAGAATGAATAATACGGAATTGGTTGCTGAAGATTTTGCTGGTTACGATTATGTCATGTTAGGGGATATTCACATGTATCAATACATGAATAAAGAAAAGACAGTCGCGTATGCCGGATCATTGATTCAACAGTCATATGGAGAATCGATCGATAACCATGGATTTTTAAAATGGGATCTGCGCGATGGTGATTCTGAATTGATTAAAATAAGGAATGACTATGGATTCTGCACGGTCCGGATAGTCGATGGCAAAATGGAAAATGCAAATATTCCTATCAAACCACGAATTCGTTTCATAACTGAAAATACCAATCAAATGCAGTATCAAGAAATTCTTAGTGCACTAGAAAAAGAGTACGAAATATGCGAAATTGTTAAAGAAACCAGTTTTAAAACAAAAATGGTTTTACAAAACTCACCATCCAAGAAAAAAAAGAAAAAAATTTCAGCATGCAAAACACAGGAAGAAATAATTCAACAATACCTAAAGAACAAAATTAATAACGATAAAGAGATTGATGGAATCATTGATTTACATCAAAAAATATATCAGAAAATATTTGAAGAAAAGAAAGACCAGGTTTTTGATGTTATGCATAATTCGACCAAAAAGCAGAAGTGGAATATATTGGTGTTAAAGTTTTCGAACATGATATCGTATGGTAAAAATAACATTATTGACTTCCAAAATTATGATCCTAATCAAATTATTGGTATCATGGCCCCCAATCATTATGGTAAATCTGCTATATTGGATATCATTCTATTTTGCTTGTTTGATAAATGCAGTCGTGGTGAACGCAAAGACATATTGAATAAGAACCAAAATGATATGTATTGTTCTTTGTTGTTTCGAGTAGGCAGACAGCGTTATTTTATCGAACGAATTGGTAAAAGAAACAAAAATGGTTTGACAGTCAAGATTGATGTGAATTTTTTTTCTGTAACTATCGATGAAAATGGCCAAGAAGTCAAAGAATCATTGAACGGTCTCAAACCAAGCGAGACGAATAACAAAATTGTGGATCTTATCGGCGATTATGATGATTATTTACTCACCTGTTTTTGTTTACAAAATAATCAAAACAAGAAAGGTGGTAACTTTATTGACATGACACATTTACAGAAAAAAGAGTACTTGCAAGATATATTGAAATTGAATGTGTTTGAAGATTGCTATAACATGGCCAAGGATACTTTGAAAAAGTTATCTGGTCAGATAGAAACGATGGAGCAATGCAAAATTAATACTGAATCGTTGCGTGATTTGAAAAGTACAGCTATCGCATTGACCAAAGAAATCAAACAATTACATTTCGCCAAAACATACAAAGAAGATATTCAAAGTCTAACAAACGGCGTCGTTGAATTATACAAAAATAATCCAATGCATAAGATAGATGAATTGTCTATCTACAAGCTCGATACCGAACAAGAAATATTGCAAACGATAGACAAAATAAATCAAAAGATTGATAATTTTGATAATGAGGAATTGGATGTTGATGCAATAAAAGAAGAAATTGCAACTCAGAAAAAACAGATTATTCGCTTCGAAAATGATATTGATAGTATCCAGAAGGGGATAGATGATAAACAACGCGAATTAGGAAAAGTAATGGCAAAATTAGTCACTATTCCAGATAATCATTATAATGTGAATATTCATGAATTAGCAAAAGAAAAAGAAAGAGTAATGAAAAGAATTGATGAAATTAATGAAAAGTTGGAACAATTTGATAATTTTAATGACATTGAAGAAAAGAATAACGAAATGATTTGTATTGAAGAAGAAATACAAATGTTAAAAGAACAATTATTTTTTGTTAAATCATATGATTATGATTTCGATTCTTTAGTAGAAGAAGAAGGCAATGTTCGCGATTCTTTGTATACATTGGTTATTAAAAACATGGGTAGACGAATCGTAAGTTCTGAAAGGAAAAACAAAATAATGTTTGAAATGCATTTGCGAAAGAAATTTAGAAAACTGGTCCAAATAAACGCAAATGGAATAACAGATCCCGATTTGTTGGCCTTAAATTTGGAATGGTTGGAAGACGATGACGAATGGAATTCTAAAAATTTAAAATTACTGGAGACAGATGATTCAGATGACAAATTGATTGACAAGCTATTTGATGAACGACGATCGATTATAGATAAATTAGAAGAAGTTCGTGTTGCGCAAATAGATCGTATCTGCAATGATAATATACAACGTCAAATTGATACATTGACCCAGAATGTATCATATCTAAAAAAATTTGCAAACTACAAGAAGGAAATTAAGAACCTGCATGTGGAAAAAAAATTACTTGTTGACAAATTACAATCGTTATCCGAAAAAATTATCCAGTTTGATAATAATGTTGTTTATGACGAATCTAATAAGCAACATAATAGTTCAATTCAGGATATTAAATTCTTGATTCGCGAAACAAATAATAAAAAATTAGATTTGATATGCGAAAAGAAAACAATCGTTCAAGAAATAAATTCTAAAGAAAAAATGATACAAGATAATGAGAAACAAAATAAGGACTTTGAAAGATTTAAGTGTCATTTGAAATTAATCAACAAATATTATCTATCGTTCATTCATTGGAAGTTTAGAAGCGATACTTACAAAGAATGGGAAAGTAACAAGCGAGAAATTGACATAGAAATGACCAAAATCAATTATGATATCGAATCCAAAACCAGGTCATTGAAAGATTGTAAAAACAAGATCGAAGAATATATGGTTTTCAGAAAAAAATATGATGAAAAATCTGAGGAAATAAATTTGTATCAATTGTATGTCCAGATTATGAATTACAATGGATTACCCTATGAAATGCTAAAAACGTACTTACCATTGATCGAAGCAGATACTAATCAAATTTTACATTCTATGGTTAATTTTAGTATCGAATTTATGTTTTACGATGAGTCTTTGGTTGATGAGCAAAAAGAGAAGAATATGAAATCAAATATGGGATCTGTTAATATTAACATTTGTTATCAAAATATGAAACCTTATAATGCTACTTTGGCTTCTGGCTTTGAACGTTTCATTATTGGTCTAGCGATCAGAATGACATTAGGATCGATATCTCTGACTGCCAAACCAAATTTTTTGATTATTGATGAAGGATGGAGTTGTCTTGATAGTGAAAACTTGAACAATGTTGGTTCTATCATGAATTATATCAAATCTCAATACGAACATGTCATTATCATCAGTCATTTAGACGAACTGAAGAATCAAGCTGACTATTCTATCTGTATTGACAGGAGAAATGGATACAGTAAGGTCGATACAAATAGAACCCATTTAAAAAAAATTAAAAATTGATTAAAAAAGTACCAGGTGTATCATATTCTTACATAATAGATCAAAAAAATGGCAGATCGACATCGTATTGCCCCAGAAGGTAAATCTATCAAAATGGAACCGCATCCTAAAATTATGGATATATTAGCAACGACACTAAAAAGTCATGGCCATGAGTGTGCAATGATTGTTGGCGCATCAGATCATAAATTTGAATGGTGCGGTAAAGATATTTGCGAAAGAGCCGTTTCGCGACAAAGAATGAATCATATGCAACGAGAAAGGCAAAAGTTTGCAGACGAATTAGAAGCCAGTGGTCATACATGCATCAAAATTGCCGAATCGTATCCAATTCAGATTCATTGGTGCGAGAGTGAAGTTTGTGCAAATTCCAAAAAATAGTATTATTGTTTGATAATTAAAAATTTTAATTATCAAATTATGCTGACATTTCTACGTTTGCTCTAGAAACTCTGTTATTTTTATTGTTTCTGCTGCCAACAGACAAATTTTTAATGGCAACTGTCTTTGAAAACTTGGTCATTTTATCGTCACTTAGTATATTTTTGACTGCTGATTCTTTCTTATTCGTTTCAGTAATTTTTTTAGCGGCTAGCAATTCATTTTTTCTCTGTTCCATTTTTAGTTTTCGCAATTCTACCATTGATGTTTTGTTAACATCTGTGTCGATTTTTAGATCATCCATCATTCTAATTTTCCTCAGTTCTGTGAAGCTCTTGACATTTTTAGTAGTTGATTGTTTGATTTCTTTTTCAATTTGACCGACATATCGTGATGGAATTTTAGATGATACTTTTGCGGTATTTTTTTTAGTTTCTACAGGTTTACCTTGATCCTCCATTTGTTTGTTATATTTTTCCATATTGTCTGCAATCTTGGAGGGAACCTTTTTAGGAATCGGTTCGGGTATTTCGTCAGCAGTAGTTTCTGCGGCGATCGTTTGAGGTTCAGGCGCAGATGTTGTTTTGATAGGTATGTATTTGACTTTACCCCCGATAATCATTCGTTGCATCGGAACAGATCCGTCTTGGGATATCGTGCTTTCTGTTGTACTTGGAGCGGCAGATTTAGCATTTTTTGTGGGTGGATTTTTTTTCTTTTTGGCACCGTTCATCATTCGTTGCTGTTTCTCTAATGCTTCGGTATATTTTGCTTGATTCAACATGATGGATCTCGGTAATCCTCTTGCTTTTTTTTCTGGCACTTCTTCTTGTGGTGTGGGTGTCTCCTCTCCTCCAATTGCTTCTTTTTTATCATCTAATACATTCTCGTCTACATCACTTGATAATGATTCTTCAGCGTCCAAACTATCTTCGTGGCGTATTTCTTGATTTCTATTATCTATAGCAATCGCCATTTTAGAAATGATCTCTGCAAAATCAACTGGAACATCGACAGTTTTATTTTCCGAACTCATGTTTATATTTTTGACTGACAAAATATATTATATCATTTCAACTCGTAATATGTATGAGAAATTACGTCGTATAACTTGAATAGTTATATTGATTGACAATTTATCAAACGCGCCTGTCAGATTTGTATGGAGAGGATCACATTAATAAGGATGTTAGATTCGATGGCGAGAGATTTGTTGGGATTTGCATTGACGGGCTTTGAACGTGCCAATATTGGTCCATTCAAATTGATGTTAATAGGTTTATTGAAATTTGCATCGACAAGACTTTGAACGTGCAAATTTCAACAAACCTATTGACAAAACGTTGAATGTACAAATATTGATCCACTCAAATTGATGTTAATAGGTTTGTTGAAATTTGCACCGACAAGACTTTGAATGTGCAAATATTGGTCTGTCCAATTCGATGGTAAGAGATTTGTATTGATGAGACTTTGAACGTGTCAATATTAATCCATTCAAATTGATGTCAAGAGATTTGTATTGATGAGACTTTGAACGTGCCGATATTAGTCCATTCAAATTGATGCCAAGAGATTTTTGAAGATTTGTATCGACGAGACTTTGAACATGACAATATTGGCCCATTCAAATTGATGTCAAGAGATTTTTGAAGATTTGTGTTGATGAGACTTTGAACGTGCCAATATTGGCCCATTCAAATTGATGTCAAGAGATTTTTGAAGATTTGTGTTGATGAGACTTTGAACGTGCCAATATTGGCCCGTTCAAATTGATGTCAAGAGATTTTTGAAGATTTGTATTGATGAGACTTTGAACGTGCAAATATTTGTCCATTCAATTCGATGACAAGAGATTTATGACGAATTATGTTGACGAGACGTTGGATGTGCTAATATTGATCCATTCAAAGTGATGTCAAGATTTGCATTGACAAGACTTTGAACGTGTCAATATTGGTCCATTGAATTCGATGGCAAGGAGATTGTTGGAATTTGCATTGACGAGACTTGGAATATGCAAATATTGGTCTATTCAATTCGATGAAAAGAGATTTGCGAAGATTTGCGTTGACAAGGTTTCGAATATGCAAATATTGTTCCATTTAATGTGATGTCAAGGGATTTACGAAGATTTGCATTGACAAGACTTTGAACATGCCAATATTGGTCTATTCAAATTAATGTCAATAGGTTTGTTGAAATTTGCATCGACGGGACTTTGAACGTGCCAATATTGGTCTATCAAAATCGATGTTAACAGATTTGCGGAGATTTGCATTGACGGGACTTTGAATATGCCAATATTGGTCCATTCAATGTGATGTCAAGAGATTTGTAAAGATTTGCGTTGACGTGACTTTGAATATGCCAATATTGGTCCATTCAACGTGATGTCAAGAGATTTGTAAAGATTTGCATTGACGGGACTTTGAATATGCCAATATTGGTCCATTCAACGTGATGTCAAGAGATTTGCGAAGATTTGCATTGACGGGACTTGAACATGCCAATATTGGTCCATTCAACGTGATGTCAAGAGATTTGTAAAGATTTGCATTGACGGGACTTTGAATATGCCAATATTGGTCCATTCAAATTGATGTCAAGAGATTTGTAAAGATTTGCATTGACAAGACGTTGAACGCGCCAATATTGGTCCATTCAACGTGATGTCAAGAGATTTACGAAGATTTGCATTGACGGGACTTTGAACATACAAATATTGGTCCATTCAGCGTGATGTCAAGAGATTTGTAAAGATTTGCATTGACGGGACTTTGAATATGCCAATATTGGTCCATTCAACGTGATGTCAAGAGATTTGTAAAGATTTGCATTGACGGGACTTTGAATATGCCAATATTGGTCCATTCAACGTGATGTCAAGAGATTCGCATCGCCGCGACTTTGAACATGTTAATATTGGTTCACTCAAAGTGATGTCAAGAGATTTACATTGACGAAACTTTGAACATGCTAATATTGGTCTACTAAATTCAATGTCAAGAGATTTGCGTTGACGAGACTTTGAATGTGCCAACATTGGTCAAATCAATGTCACGAGAAATATGAAGAATTGCATTGGCGAGATTTTGAGTGTGGCAATGTTGATCCATTCAATGTGATGTTAAGAGATTTGCACTGACGAGACTTTGAACATGTCAATATTGGTTCATTCAATTCAATATCAAGAGAATTATGAAGAATTGCATCGACGAGACTTTGAACATGTCAATATTGGTTCATTCAATTCAATATCAAGAGAATTATGAAGAATTGCATCGACGAGACTTTGAACATGCCAATATTGGTCCATTCAATTCAATGTCAAGAAAATTGCATCGACGAGACTTTGAACATGCCAATATTGGTTCATTCAATTCAATATCAAGAGAATTATGAAGAATTGCATCGACGAGACTTTGAACATGTCAATATTGGTTCATTCAATTCAATATCAAGAGAATTATGAAGAATTGCATCGACGAGACTTTGAACGTCCTAATATTGGTCTATTCAATCCGATGTCATGAGATCTGCGAAGATTTGCATTGACAAGACTTTGAGCATGCTAATATTGTTCCATTCAATTTAATGTCAAGACTTTGAGCATGCTAATATTGTTCCATTCAATTTAATGTCAAGAGATTTGCATTGACGAGACTTTGAACTTCTCAATATTGGTCCATTCAACGTCAAGAGATTTGCATCGACGAGGCTTCGAACGTATTAATATTGGTTTATTCAATTCAATGTCAAGAGATTTGCATTGACGAGACTTTGAACGTGCCAATATTGGTCCATTCAATTTGACATCAAGAGATTTACATTGACGAGACTTTGAACGTGCCAATATTGGTCCATTCAATTTGACATCAAGAGATTTACATTGACGAGACTTTGAATGTACTAATGTTGGTTTATTCAATTCGACATCATGTGATTTGCATTAACGAGACTTTGAACGTGCCAATATTGGTCCATTCAATTTGACATCAAGAGATTTGCATTGACAAGATTTTGAACATGTCAATATTAGTCCATTCAATTTGACACCAAGAGATTTGCATTGACAAGACTTTGAACATGCCAATATGGGTCTATTCAATGTGATGTCGAGAGATTTGCATCGACAAGACTTTGAATGTGCAAATATCGATCCACTAAATGTCAAGAAATTCGCATTGACACAACTTGAAAACCAAAAAAAAAATGAAAAAATAACTGCCAGGAAACATAGAATTAATACTAACGATCATATACTTATGTCTTGTTAATACTCTGCTTGTGGTTTAACTTTGCCAATTTTGATAGCTAGACATTCTAATTGGTGAATAATGCAAGTAGCTGATATCAATGGCATACGATGTCTCCAGAATCTTGTTCAGGATAACATATGTATATTCGATCAGCATAACGCCTAAACACAACTTTAGTCAAGAATAAAATTTTGATGCCTGTTAAAAGGATCCATGCAATCTCTATTTTGCCATTATACAATACACCATTATTCATGCATGGGAATATGAATTGTTAATACATATTCCTAAAAAAAATGAAAAATAATCAATAATGATATTGCAACAACCAACGTTACACAACAGAAATGGCTAAAGTAATTTCTGGCCTTCATCATGATAACATCCTGATAGCTATCGAAACTATCGAAAAAGCATTGACTGAAGAAATAAAAAATAAGCTACCAAACGCACAAATCAAAAAAATAAAGGAGCAAATACTTGGTTTGAAATCTCACGGAATTATTTTGATTACGTTGAATGGAAAGAAAAAAATGTTTGTCGAAAACAAAAAAGTAATGATTATCGATTGTAAAAAGGAAACAAAGAAGAATATCAACTTGCAAATCGAAAAAATAAAAATAGAAATCACCAAGATGATAAAAAAATATAACATGATAGTTCAGATATTACGAAAGAACGTGGTCGCAAATGTAATCCCTACTATCAAGAATAAGATATCTGATGGAGTTAAGGATGCGATGATTAAAGGCAGCGACACGATTGATGCGATCGAATATGGGCCCGAAAATACGTCGATCAGTTTATGTTTTAGGAAAAAAAAAGGAAAACCAGATGGTCATTTTCTAGTCATTAAAGAAAACCTTTTGGGATTATTAGATGCATATTTGAATCCCGATAATATTCATTTATGGGAATTAACACACTCTGATCTTCCACAACAACAATTTCCAACGAGATGGAAGATAGTTTTTGACGTTACAAGTAAGATGACAATTAAATGCCAAGGAAACCCTGCATGCAACAAAATGATAAAATTAAGTGTCTTACTTTCGCATTTGACATTTGTAGAACGAAAAAAATTCAGATGTAAATATGTTACGTTATATTTAGCGTTAATAAAAGCTAAATATGGCGATAAAGTAAATATCTATTATTGCAAAAATACCAAATGTGTTTGCGCAGAAACTGGTTTTCTCTACATTTCAAATGTTACTGACGACAAAGAAGACAATGTTTTTTGTGAAAAATGTAACACTAATCACCATGTTCACCTACATCAAATCGAATGTTCTCTTTGCAAATACAGTTTTTGTTCCACATGTGAGCAACATCCCTATCATGTAGACAGGGTGTGTTATGGTGTCGTGTCTGATGACATCAAATTACTGTTGTTAAGTTCATCTGCATACAAACCATGTCCTGGATGTAAATTGCCATACGAAAAAGATGGCGGGTGCGATCACATAATATGCAACAATATTGATTGTGGGATTCATTGGTGTTGGAGATGTTTGCAAAAGTTAGATAGTAAAGATCCATATTTGCACGCCTGTCTGTCAATAAATGTCGTTGCTACAAACGTTGATGGAGCATATCGAGATTTCCATGTAGATTTGGATGATGAATTGCCCGAATTAATTCCAGTGATTGGATTGGATGATATAGCAGTTCGCAGGGCAATTGATATTAATGTTTCAAATTCGGATGACACATCAGAAGAAAGCGACTTAGATGATGAGAGACCGTATATTGAATATCTCCCTGGAATGCTGGGTAGATATCCAATCGAAATCCCTAATTTTCAACTGGTCCATCTGACTAGGGCAAATCCCCGACGCAACGTGTTCGAAAATATAGCACGACTCCCTGAAAACGGCGTCAGAAATGACATAATAACCAAACAAGAGAGTATTTGGACCAAAATAACACAAATTAATATCCCGACCAAAATAACGATTGCCATAACTTGTGGTTATATATTACTAGCTCGTTTTATGCGATGATTATTTATTTTGTCAAAAAAAATTGAAAAAATAAATAATTGTTAGTTCTTTCATTAACATGAACAAATGTCAGATGAAGATTTCTATTCTGGGGAAGGCAATTCATCTTCTGATTCGCAAACTCAATGTTTTTTACCTTTAAAAGTCAAATCAGATAATTCGCAACCCCTAAAATTACAATCATTATATGCTAAAATAATTTCAGATAATATCGAAAAATTAACTCTCAACGAACTCAAATTGATCAATACAAGCTTTGTTTCAACAAAAGATATCATCACGCTGTGGCACCATGTAATTAATTCCCAAATCGATAATAAGGATGATCTAATTGCACGTTATTTGGCAATATTTTATGATCGTTTTGATTCAATTATGTTAGATGAAGATTTGGTTAAAACAATGCATTATGATATGATCATTAACATTTTAGACGATAATTATTTGGATACAGCAGAACTTGAACGTTTTGTTGCAAAATGGTCAAAATTGACCGATTCAAGTCAAGAAATAATTATCAAAAATAATAATACATTTTATGTGTTAGTTCCGATAATTATATGCATAAGTGTTTGTGTTTGTTATTTGGTCAAAAGGTAACATTTACTTATTTACCAAAAAAAATTGATTAAATAAGTATCTCTTGGATCGATTATTAATTTAATGATCAGAAATGTCGCACGATCTATTCGGAGAAGAATTATTTGGTCAATCACTCAAGAGAAAAAAGAGAAACGCTACAAGAAATTTGAAATGTATATCGATGTTGCTGTTGTGTTCACTTTTTAGTTGCTGTTGTTTTATTTTTGTAGTATCTGCGAACTTTGTTTTTGAAGCGATACATTTTGATAAAATATTAATGGCTATTATACTGAGTCTTGCGTTCGTGATTTACTATAGTCAAAAATATTACAACATGTTTAGGAAGATGGACTAATGTATTTATTTTACCAAAAAAAATTGACAAAATAAATATTCTATGATAAACGTTATAAATACTAAATACAATAACTAAATACTATTATGTCTCGAGCTAACAAAAAGAACGAAGAAATAGAAAGTGCTTCGTCTGAAGAAGAAGTGGCCGTCAAAAAGCCTGCTGCCAAAAAAGCTCTTCCCAAGAAAGCTGCCGCAAAACCAAAAGCTGCACCTAAAAAAGAAGTTAAAAAAGAATCAGTTAAAGAAGCCTCCGAAGACGAATTTAGTGATATAGAAGTCGAGGACGATGAAACTGTAGCCAATATGGAACCGGAGACCAATGATGAAGTTTTAGTAGGTACAAGTAAAAATCAAACTTCAAATAATGCTCATAAACAACAAATGCCAACTAAACGAATTGATCCTGCAACACCAGTAGGCGAGCTTAATGTTGAACAGAGAATTAATAGTTTGATTGACCTAGCTATTGAAACATACAATTTGCCATTAAAAAATAGAATGTTGGAAATTAGGCGCGAGTTTACTGGCAAAGGTAAAATTAATAATAAACCTAAACAACAATATAATAATAAAGCGCCTGTTCAACAGCAACAATATAATAAATCACCAAATTATGGTCAGAATTATAGGATGATGCCAGAAACACCGAATAGAGATGATTATCAAATGCGACCTGGGCCTCCTATGTACAATAATAATGGACGAGGTCAGCAACGTGGTGGCAGAGGACGCGGTATTAATAATAATCCGCGCAGGGTCCCACAAGATAATGACCAAGATGTCTACGCTGATGTTTAATAAAATATTTAATCAAATATTTTATTGAATTATGGTTGCGTTTATTGAATCATTAGAATAATAAATAGCACCAAATATTATACCCAAAGTTAACATACACAAGATCTGTGTCGCCCATATTGCACAAAAACAATCGCAATATTCCTGTTGACAACATTTTTCTTTACAATATTTTTCTTGACAACGATGATTAGATTTTGCCGGTATTAGCCTGGCCAAAGATGACATTTTTAGTATCCAAACTAAGATACGTTCTACAAACACTCCAAATTTCAATTTTTTTGATCAAAAAAATTGAAATTATTAATATTAATGATATAGATCTGCAATCTAACATGCAAACATGCAATCAATTGATCATCGTGACATTGGAACTCAACAGGAGCTATTCTTTTTTCATAAATATAGCCCTGGATCGTGCATATTTTTACCAGATGGTACCATTATCTTGAATAATTTGCAACGTTTGATGCGCGAAGAATATAAAAAACGAGGATTCTTGGAAGTATCTACACCTCAAATGTTTAACGCAAAATTATGGGAAACATCTGGTCATTTAGGTAAATATGAAGAAAACATGTTTAAAATCAGCAATTGTTCGGATGATATGTGTTGTATGAAACCCATGAACTGCCCGACTCATTGTTTAATTTTTAAGCATCAAAAAAGATCATACCGAGAACTACCATTGAGATTAGCTGATTTTGGAGTTTTACATCGAAATGAATTGACTGGAACCTTGACCGGATTAACAAGAGTTAGAAAATTTTGTCAAGATGATGCACATATATTTTGTACAGAGGATCAAATTGGTTCAGAAATAAATAGCTGCTTCGATTTTATAGAAAAAATATACAAAATATTCGGGTTTGAATTTAGTATTAGCTTGTCGACCCGGCCAGATGCGTATATTGGTGATTTAGAATTATGGAATAAGGCAGAGGAGTGTTTGCGAACTAATTTGGAAAGATGGGGCAAACCATACGTGGTGAATGAAGGAGATGGAGCTTTTTATGGTCCCAAAATTGATTTTTACATTAACGATTCTAATGGCAAAAAACATCAATGTGGTACTATCCAATTAGATTTTAATTTGCCAAAACGATTTAAACTAAAATATACAAATGCACAGGATAAAATTGATGTGCCAGTTATGATTCATCGGGCTGTTTATGGTTCGTTCGAGCGATTCTTTGGGATATTATGTGAACATTATGCTGGCAAGTTTCCATTCTGGATGTCGCCAAAACAAGTTATGATCATACCCATAAACGAAACTTGTATAGAATATGCCAAGGAAATCAAAGCAGCTTTGTACAAATATTACGTTGATATTGATTTTTCAGGCAACACTCTTAAGAAAAAGATCGTCAACGCTGAACAATTACGTTACAATTACATTCTAGTTGTCGGCGAAAAAGAAATACAAAATAAAAATATGAATGTTCGGTTTAGAAACGTAAGGGAACAAAAGACATATTCGATGGACCAATTATTGTCTGAATTTAAACGAAATCAAAAAACTTTTCTTTAATTGATAATCTATCAATTAACGATTGATACATTTTTTAATCCAACAAGTTTCGGCAAATCAAGATACGTTGATTCAATGATATTATCATCTAGAACTCCGACATAATTATAATCATGTCCGTAACTTATATTTTTTGTCATCAATACATAATTGGATATATTAGCAACAAAAATACCGGTAACATTATTTTGCGTAATCGTATTATTCAATAATGAAATCTTATCTGCACTATCAATGGATATTCTACTAGCCAAATTATTTGCAGCGGCACTTTGCACGTAACTTCGATGACCTATTAAATTCTAATGTAAATCTCCAGCCAAATACAAACCTTTGGATTCTCGCGCAAAATCTCTGGCCAACAAAACTTGACATGTTCAAAGTCATGCTTATGGAAATTATCAAAAAATATTTCTTAATCAAAATAACATTTATTTTAATTAATTATTTAGCACCTGTAATTGTTATTCCTCTACAAGTTGTTTGTCCACTTGTACCCATAACAGATAAATCTTTTGTCTTAATCGACTTTCCCATTTCAACTTCAAATCCGCATGCGTTTCCTCCACTTGTATTCAATATTCTACAATCGTTAGCTATGATGTTTGTAGGATTATGGTATGGGAAATATATTGGTTTTTTCATCGCTCTACCCAATGTAGACGCAATTGATGCTCCAAATCGCATAGATCGAACAACACTCAAGTTCAAATCTGTTCCATTATTATCCGCCAAATAACATTTTTCCCATGTGATATTTTCAGAACCATCATGATTCGCAGCAGTTATGCGATATGTAAATCTGTTATTTTTGACGGTCGAATTTGTAATAATAGCGTTTTTGGCACCATTATGTGCGATGGCAGATAAAAATTCAAAGAAATATGTGTTTACAGGATTAGATAACCTTTCTCCGCTAATTACACCTACATTTCCATCAAATCTTGATCTATCTACCAATATATCTTCTGCCGTTGGAAATATTTGTTTGTTATCATCATCAAGCACCAGCCACACATGTCCAAATACCATACCATAAAAAGTATTGCGCATAACATGACAATTTAAAACTTGTATTCCTTTTGCGAAAACTATTTGACACCCTACCATCGCGTTAAAAATTTGTACATTTTTTAATCTGATGTTGTGAACTTTGTTTTGTCTGTCTGTCCCCTGCATATAGACTGCATATTTGTCACCCTCGCCAATTATGATGCCACCATTCATTTGTAATTTATCTATTTTTTTGATAGATGACGGAATCATATTATTCGTTAATTGGCGCGGTTGAGTTTGGGTCGAGATTATGTTTTTGATCATAATATCACGTGTCCGTCCAAACACTCTGACATTCGCAGCTGTAAAATCGATCACCGTTGCTGCACCTACTTTACCAGTTATTTTAACATTGTTAACATCGCGCGAAATGACAATTCCATAAGTATTTTTATCATTGCTAATTTGTCTCAACGTATATTTTGATAAGCTGAGAGTAACGTCACATGATTGAATTGTAATAGCTACAGCCGCTTCTTTTTTAGGATCAAAATTAATATTTTCTTTCAACTCATAATTTCCTGGTTTTGATATGACTATTCCATTTTTGTGTTTATTAAAATCATTTTGTGATATATATTCATTTATATTTTTATCTACCGACTTTGTATTCTCCATTAAATGTATACGACATATTTTTTGTCGCATTGGCTGATATCATTACTCATATAAATACAGCAAACATATGTATTCTCAATGATGGACAATAATAACTTTGGCTACGTTAAATTTGAAAGTGAAATAGAACCATTGTACACGTTAGTAAATATACAAATAGTAACTACTTGGTTTCAAGAATTCGAGACATCCATAGAAACTTTTGCAGACATAGGATTCGAATTCAATGGTAACTATCGCATAATCAATTATCAACCTATTGCCAATTATGTTATATTTGAAAAATTATATCAGTATGTTCATATTTGTAAAGCGCCAAATTTCGCATCAACACATGAACAAATTAATTTTATTCAATTATTATGTAGGTTGGCAAATAAAGATAAATTGAATGAAATCATTAAAGGTATCGAATTTGATCCATATGTTTGGCCAACATTGATGTCTCTTGAGTTCGATGCAAAAACCTTTTTTGATGATCATGTTAAGATTTTAGCATGCTTTTTTACAGTGCATCTTTCTCCGACTAAAGATAATTGGAAGAACATACTAAATTATTATGGTGTTATGTGGTGTTCTACAAGTAATAATGAGATTCCGAAGTTATCAGATATTTTGTCGGAAGGTAAGACAAGACGATATTTATGGGATGAAATAGATAAAGTTAGATTTTTGCAAATTTTTGATAAAAAAGATTTTGTTCATAAAGTCATGCGTATTAATGATGATATTGTGATCGTATACGATAAGTTGCCATATGTAAAGCCGGTTGGTCCAGTAGGGCCAACTGGTGCAACTGGTGCAACTGGACCAGTTGGTGTAATTGGCTATCCTGGACCAGTTGGAGTAGCCGGCGCTGTTGGCATGGTCGGACCAACGAACGCTGTGATAGGTAGCGAACATACAATTATTAGTGGTGACAATAATCATGTAATAGGTAGCGAACATACAATTGTTAGCAGTGCTACTAATCATATGATAGGATGTCCTAGATCTGAAGAATCCAAAGGTCCCATTGGTAGTTGCGGTAATGTAGGTCTTAAAAAACCTACATCGCGTGACGTAACAGTTTATTTAATGGAAAATGTGATGACCATGGAAGTGTATTATGATTTTACCAAAAATGTACAATTCACATTATATCCACAGGATCACCAACCATCCGGGCATATAAATTTTAGACGTTAATCAAAATAAATATTATTTTGATTAATTCAATCAAATTCATCATATCGAACATCGATATTAATGTCAGTAATGGATCTAATGTTCCCAAACGTAATCTTGGATCCACCATCAATCTCAAATTTAGCGCCGGGACATAATCGCACTCGTTTATCATCCTAAAAACATCAACGTTCATTTTTTTTATGTGTAATATAACACTAATGGATTATATCACACATTTTTCTAATTTGCCCCTACCATTGTATCCCAACGAATATGAAGCAGATATATACACACGGCACAAAAAAGGAAAAACATTGTTACTGGGATATACTAAACAACTTTTACATTTATGCGATGATGCCATGGATAATAATCCTAATCTTGATATTAAAAATGTAATCAAACAAGATTGGTTTACATTGGACAAACATTATGATACTGTTATCGGGGATGGAGTGCTAAATTTAGTAGGTGGAGGATTGGTAACATATTTATCAACACGATGTGACAGATTAATAGTACGATTTTTTACAGAGAAAATTAATGGCATGCGATACGCTACATTTTTCAAACACAATACTGCATTTTTATTACCTGACGTAATAATAGATACGCAACCGGGATGCAAGATCTTAATCTGGAATTTTCAACAGTCGATGAATTAGTCAAATATCTTGAAAAAAGTCAGTATATGAATTTTAATACAGTCAAACCGAGCGGCAATATTATGACTCGTTACGATCTCCAAAAGATGGATTTTAGCGATGAAAAAATAATAAGTCGAACTTCAGGTAGTACTGGAATCCCTGTCATTGTACCCAAAAATATTACGACACTGATGTGGCATACTGCAACTAACGTCAGAGATTTACAATGGCGGCGATGGGATTTGAAACTCAAAAAAGTTGCAATCTTAGCAAAAATAAAAGAAGATTCGGTAGTTGGCAATAGTTTTTTAAAAAAGTTAGATTCTATTCAGAATTTACAATTGTATTTAGAAAAAATTCAGCCGAGTTATCTATACACCTATCCATCTATCGTCAAACAGTTAGATTTAACAAAATTAAATTTGCTTGATATTCGTACTGTAGGAGAGATTGGTGCGACTTCTTATTCATGCGAAGAAACAGGTACGATCGCGTTGCAATGTGAAGAAAATACATATCATATCATGGAAAATATAATTGTAGAGGTAGATTCTGTACACGGAATTTTGGTGACAGATTTAACAAATCCAATAATAACTAGATATGCGCTTGGAGATGTTGTTGAATTAGGTGGATCATGTAAATGTGGTAGGACATTATCAACGATTAGCAAAATATATGGTCGTGTGAGAAATATGTTGGTATTATCCAATGGTGATAAAATATGGCCAACAATTGGGGAACCTTTATTTTTATCCGTTAGTAATAAAATTATACGGCATCAAATGGTACAAACATCGCTACAGGAATTAGAACTGCGACTACAAGTTAATTCTAAACTGACAGATTTGGAAGAGAGAAATTTGATTGATTTGGTTTTAAAGACGATAGGGATGAATTTAAAATGCAATATTGTGTATGTAGATGATTTTCCGGCGGGAAAGTTTGAGGCGTTTTTATCTAAAACAACATTTTAAATTAAATAGCCATCATGAAATATACGATATGATACAATATATCTTTAGGAATATTGATTATGGTAGAATGAATATCTATTTTGGCCATATACAAAAGTAAGGAACATTCATAGCGTTCAACCAACCTTTTGATGTTCTTCTTTTTTCGCAAGAAAGAAGTTATGATATTTGACACGCCGTTTATATCTGAAAAAGTATTGAACTGGTCAGGAAATATCCAATGAAATACAGGCCGTTTGGGGATGGGTTTCTTTTCAAATACTTCATAAACAAACTTTTCTCGACTAAAAAAGCCAGTTTCCATGAATGTTATAAATTCGTTCGTAACAAAATTACCCAATATAATGGGATAATCTGCTGGCACATTTTTGTTGGCCTCATAATATTGTCGAATCATACCCCATCGGCACAGACAAATATTTTTATTTTTCTCATATATTTTTCGGAGATGATTTATAATATTTATGTTACTTGGTGACTTGAAATTATAAAATCGATTAACTAAACTATCATATTGTAATTCATCAGCATAACTCCATACACATTCTATTAGTTCCACACGCCATTTCAATAAATCACATCTACCAAGAGTTACGGCGTCTTGACATGAATGTAATATTTGATTCAATACATAATTAAGCATAAAAATCACATGTGATTCATCAGTCTTATTGAATATATTTATGAAATTTTGCCGTGGTATATATGTTTTGTATGTTTGCTCTTTAATTTTAGTCTCTCGTTCCTTCCATTTTGCAAGATCTTTTATCTTAGTAGCATCATGTTCTTGTTGTAATTTTTCATAATCTATTGACTTTTGTTCGTTTGTAGAATTCTGTCTTTTATGATATCGTTCAATATCAACATTACTGTATTTTTGTCGATCTGTTTCTTCCGCAAGAGTAAGATCATACGTTTTAAAGACATTATTTTTTTTGGCAAACATGATGTCATCAACGCACATGACCAACGAAAACGCATTTCCTGAAACACTAGTGCTATTTATTTCACCAAATTGTTTTTCTAACGTTGTCTTTACTTTTTCCAATTCGCCGTCTGAGTTCAAAATGATGATGATGATATCGTTAACATTTGCGATACTATATATCTTGAACGGCAAGGTCGTCAGAAATTTGCTGTAGAATATGGATGTGTCCTTTGCATATTGGAGGGCGATAAAATAAAAATCGATGATGTTTGTAGGATCATGAAATTGAAACTGAAGATTTTCCATTTGTACTACAAAGATGATGAAATAATATTGATGTTATTATTATCAATTTTTTTATTAAAAAATTGATAATTTAATACATAGATACATAAATATAGTAATAATGTCAAAGAATGTTTAGTGACATTATTAACCATGTATTTACTTTTTTGCGTGATAGTGATAAGATAAGATTCCTGTCAACTGATAAAAATATGGATAAGCGAAAATATGATTTTTTTTATTGTGAGGAAATTTCATACGATAATGCGAAAAAAATGAGATATTACGATAATTTTAAAAACATGTATGTTACGGGCGAATTATCGTCTGATTTGCCAAAAAACATTGTTTCGTTATCATTGATGCATGAGTTATCCATCAATAGTGTGAAGATGATACCTACTACGGTGTCCGTATTAAAAATATGTAACAGATGCGATCATTATTTATCAAATTTTATCATACCTAGTTCTGTCATATCTTTAACAATAGGTAAACTTCCGGATAAACAACGTATAATACCAACATCCGTCAAACAACTAACTTTTTTTGATCATTTTGATCAACCTATCGATGATCATTTGCCATCATCGCTCACACAGTTGACTTTTGGCAATAACTTTAATCAATCCATAACTGGTTGTTTGCCACCATTGCTTACACATTTAACTTTTGGCGATAACTTTAATCAATCCATAACTGATTGTTTGCCACCATTGCTTACACATTTAACTTTTGGCTACAATTTTGACCAGCCTATCATTAATAAATTGCCACCATTGCTTACACATTTAGTATTTGGTCATTATTTTAACCAATCTATCGATAATATTTTGCCACAATCACTCACACATTTAACATTTGGTTTTTGTTTTGATAAACACGTTAACAATTTGCCATCATCGATCACTTACCTAAAATTTGGTTATATTTTTGATAAACCTGTTAACAATTTGCCATCGTCTATCACTTACCTTGAATTTGGTGACAATTTTAATAAACCTATCAACAGTTTGCCATCATCAATCACTTACCTAAAATTTGGCTGCAGATTTGACCAACCAATCAATAACATAATTCCGTGTTCCGTTACTCATTTAGAATTTGGTACTAATTTTACTGGATATACAACTGATAATTGTATTCCCCAATCGGTTACACATTTAACAATCCAATGTGATACACCAATTATAAAAAATGTAATACCCGTCTCAGTCACCCATCTAATATTTGGAATTGATTTTAACCAACCAATCGATGGAATTATTCCATACGGTGTGACCCATCTGACGTTCGGCCAAAGTTTTGATCAATCGATCAAAAATGGGGTCCCGCCGATGGTTACCCATCTGACATTCGGCCAAAGTTTTGATCAATCGATCAAAAATGGGATCCCGCAGACAGTTACCCATCTGATATTCGGTAATAAATTTGATAAACCACTAAATTATGATTTGCCAAATTCCGTTACTCATTTGACATTCGGTAGACGTTTTAACCAACCACTATACGACTTTTTACCGACATCTATCACCCACCTAATTTTTGGTGATAATTTTAATCAAGATTTATATCAGTGTATACCACCATCTGTCACTCATCTTCATCTTCCGCGCACACATTATGACCATCCCATAATACGCGGAGAAAAACGTTTCGGCAAACCATATAAAAAAAAGCCTTGGCATAGAATCTTGCCACACGTTATAGATCTCCAATTAATCTGATAATTAGATAACATCTGCTTATCAAAAAAATTGATTTTTATATTCACTCATTATATATGTCTTTACAATAGCATCAATCCTAATGTCAAAATCATTCGAGTTACGCAAGAGCAGCAATAATCAAACGTTTGATGGGCAGATGATGGGCAAAAATATACGACCGGCCGCCATGAAAATATTGACCATATTAATGAAAGATGATCCCCATAAAAATGATACCGATTATAAGATTACGTTTTCTGTCTGCGAAGTTTCAAGTGGACGAATTTATAATTATGTTGGATATCGGACAAAAATGGATCAAATTAGGACATATGTGACAAAAGATGGAACTACATTAACGTTTGAATATAAAAATGTTATGAAAACAGACAAATCGGTTGCAAAATGTATGAAATCATCACACGTTAAAAAATTTAGATCATCTGTTCCGACAGCGATCAAATCAAATCTTAGATGTCGGGGTAACAGATATTTTAAGATGATTGATCCGAAAACACTTGTATCTTGCGGTAGATACAAGTGTTCATCGCCTAAACAAGCGGCATCCAAAGGATTTACTAAACTTGCCCAAAAATATAAAAAAAATGGTGAATCTGTTCCTGAAAATTTGATCATTTACTTGAGAGAAATGACAAGAGGAAGTTCCGGAAAGATATATGGATACACTGTTCAGCGACAGAAATTAGATAGACCTTGTTCTATTCAAATAGGTGATAGGACTGTTTGTTACGAATACAAAAATAAAGTTACCAAAATTAATAACAACGATCTCCCGATTCAGATTCAAAATAAAAAGAAAGCAAAAAAAAACAAGGTATCGAAAGTAAAGAAGGGAAAAAAATGCAAACCAATAAAAAACGTTAAAACATATTCATCAAGCGACGATGAATCTGAACAAATTTCGTCAGATGATATGCCGGCTAGAAAAGGGCCAGGGAAAAAATATGAATCGAGTGATGAATCATGTGACGATAAATTTATTAAGAAACAAATGTATGAATCAAATGTTAGACCCAAAAAAGTTTGCGTGTCGAGCAATGAAGAATCTGATGGAGATGATGTCAAACGACCAACAAAAATTTGCTTTTCAAATAGTAATTCTCGAAGTTCATCAAGTGAAGATGATGAGGCACATGCCGTTCGCCCACCGACAACATATAATACGTTCATAAAAGAAAGGATAGCAGTTCTCAAGAAAGACGACCCAACAGCCAGTCAGATAGATTTACTCAAACAGGCAGCTGAAGAGTGGCAAAAAAAGAAAAGATCGTTCGAAGATATCGTTAAAAGAAATCCAGCAAATTTTGGTAAATCTATAACAGGACCGTCGAACATCGAATTTTCAGATTCAGAAGATGATTCAACAAATAATTCTATTATCAAGATCAAATATGTTAAACCTTATTTTATGGACGCTATTCATGGAAACGAATCCACTGGCGAATGGACGATAGAACAAGATGAAAAAATGTTAAGCTATCTAAAACATGCTATCGAAAATCAAGAATGTTTATCTGATACTACCAATGATATAACAATCGATGAAGATAACATAACATCTTGTGAGTTATTATTGCCAACAGATAAATCTTCTTGTGGAATTTTTTATGGTCAGAAAATGTGCGATATTGTACAAAACGTGGCCATGAGATTGATCAAATGCGGCGATTATCACAACATAACATCTCTTGTCTTCGCAAAATTAGTACTTTATTGCAAGGATAATAACATGGAGTACGTTTATCATTTGAACAAATTGAACAATAATACATATACGATTAAAATAATTTCTGCCGCTACTTTATTTTAATTTATGATTGAATATTGTTCAACCATAAATTATCTTCATTAATCTTACTGCACTTTGCACACCATCAACATCATTTGTGTTTACCAAACATATCAAATTGAATATGATATCTGTTTCGTTACTACAATGACCTACATAATGTCCCAAACGAGTAGCTATTTTAGTATATATCGGCATATCAGACGCATTATCTAGTAATTCATACAACAACTTGCCAATATCATGTTCTGTGTTCTCTTTTTTATAAAATCTATCTTCTAATATGTCGACTGATTCTTCGACACATTTTTTGAGTTTAGGATTTTTGCGAATATACATTTGTAGCCAAAATGCAAATTCAAACCATCGAACTTGTCTTTCGGAGAGAAATATATTCCTTGCCAAGTTATTTGATTTGATGATTGATTTGGATATATACTGTGCTGTTTCTCGCGCACGTGCAAAGATCATACACACGACGTCACATGATTCTGTGACTAATCCAGAAAACACTGAAAACACCCACTCTGTTATTGCACTTTGATATGCCTTGATCTGCCTAAACATCTCATCATAATCAAATTGAAACACCGAACTAAACACATATGCCAAATTGAACGTTCGAACATTCCATAATCCGTGATCGAATCTTATGTTGGACGGATTGTTTGATAATAACATACTATATGCATATTTTTCTGCTTGTGATGTAAATAAAAATATTGCCCTTACAAGTTTTGAAGCGTCTTCCTTGCCCAAAATCTGGCTGTATTTTTCTCCTATGTCGTTTGCTGACCGCATTGATTTGGGAAAAGAATCAAAAGTTGCGTTATTCAAAATTGATCCTGTGTAAGCATTATTGTATTTTAAATCGTAGATTACCGAAACAATATACGCTGCATTGGCTAACCATGATGCGCTAATATCTTGCAACAATTCGCCCAGAGCAAATTTATCCATTTCGTTTATGGGATCCTTATTCGTAGACAGTGTTAATTCTGGAAAGTTGATAATGGTATCATTCTTACCAAACAAAATATGATATTGCAACTTATCGCCAATAGGAATTCTGTGTTGATAATCTTCTTGATAATATTTTTTGATACTAACGAGATCCGATAAAAATGCATGTTCGCAAGTTTCATCGAGCATTATGTATGCAAGATCAGAGTGTAATGGTAATAATATGTTTTTGCCGCTAATACGATCAACATCATGATATCCATAATTCCCTGGAACATACATTAGTTTTTGAATAACGTTTTCGTGTGGTTTAATCAAACACACATATCCTATGCAAGTTGTGATCGCCCACTGTTTTGGATGATTTTTGATGAACGTAATATTGAGAAATCCAATAAGAGCGTCGGGTGCAATGATTGTTTTGGTGATCGCACGATTTACAGAAAACTTTTCCCAAACGTGAATAGCACTTCTAGATGTTAATGATTTTTCTGTGTTAATAGATAGTAACATGTCAACATTAATGTCATAATCTTTACCGTATGATTTCTTTTGGTCAACCGCTGGTAATAATTCTGCATGTACAATTCCATATTTATTTGTGTAAATATATGCTCCTGTAGCTTTATTCATACTTAATATATATTAAAAATGTATATTAAAAATGTTAAGAAAACATACATCGTCTGCCTCACATTGCATGTAACAAAATTATTTTTTGGTTTCAATCGGTTCAATAAAATCAAATTTGCACACGGGACATAACGGTTTTACTTTTACCCAATCAATAATACAATCATGATGAAATGTATGTCCGCATGGCGTTCCTTTAGCACAATCATCAATAACATCAAGGCAAATAGAACACTCGGTGTTATCGTTACATGTGATATCTGTAAGAATTTTTTCTACCTTTTCTACTTGGTTATTTGTTTCCTTTTCTTCAGCTTCAGTTTTTTTAACCTTGACTTTGATATTTTCCTCCCTCTCAAGAGTTATATCTGTCAGAATTTCTGTCCTTGCCGCATCGCTTAATCTAAATTGCAGAATTACGGTTTCTAATTGATTCGTAGGGACATTCTTTAATTTCTTCATTACACGACTGTACGTGTTGATATCCACGGATGGTTGAACAAATCCATCATTATCATATCCATCTGGTAGTCTCTGGAATCCATCCTCATCATATCCGTCAGATAACATCTCAAACATTGCACCCATTTGTGTTTGCATCATTTCTCGAAATTGATGTCGCTGCTGTAGCAAGTACTCCATCTCCATCTGCATTTGCAATTGTTTCTGTAACTCTAATTTTTTTTTTGCTGCTCTCTTTTCTTGCTCTTCTTGTATTTGTCTGGCATGCCATGCATCTTTTTTGATTTGATCTTGTTCAGCTTGTCGGTCCTTAAACCAGCCACCATATAAACTAGATTTCTCTTTCTTTTCGGCCATTTCTGTTTGTTGCATTAGATATTGATGTAAGTTTATATTAAAAAAAAAATCAATTTTTTTTGTCTGACAAATACATCAAATATATATTTTCGATTATTTGAAAGTTTGACATTTATCAAGTTCTTGCTCAAATGAATTAGCATAGGTTTTTTGATTATATCATCTTGGCATGCTCCATTTGTAATACTCTAAATTATTAATTAATTGTCAATTTTTTTAATACGATATCATTTTCTTTAATAATTTATATAATGGAAAAGTTAGAACGTTTTCTTAAATTAGATAAAGATGTTATCAAATCAAACAATGAAAAATTTATAAATATGAATTTGTATGACAAACTTACTGCCGAAGAGAAATATGTCTTGACACGATATAAAGGTCCATCACATGGAATGGATAAATATGGATTATTTGGTTATGATGATTATAACAAGTTGTTTATTGACCCAGAAAAATTTCTGACGATTGATGTTAATCACTTAGATGAATATGTCGTGCTGTACAGATTAAATGATTCGTATGATGATATGCACTTGAATTTGAATGATTTGAAATCGCAACTCGGCAAAATATTAGATAAGATAAATAACAAGAGAAAATCAAATATAATAAAATGTGTCAATCATTTTGATCACATAATACGTAAAGGAATACATTATCCCGGATATTTATATCGTGTTATGCGAACTCCATTTATGGGAACAGAGATCAAAAATTTTACTTCCTGGTCAATGTATCCTCAAATTGGATTCTGTGATGGTAATTGTCATATTTACATCGTCAAACTACCTAAAAAAATGAAAGCATGGTATATGGAATATGATATTCAATATCCCAATAACGAAAAAGATCAAATATTGAAGGATATCGGTAATTTTGGTTACTACGAATATGAATTTTTGTTGCCTAGAAACATAACATTTAGGATCCTCAAAACTGTTAATTTTAGCATGCCCATGACTCAATTTGATTCAAAAGCCAATAAAGATAAAACGAAAATGCATCTTCAAGTCACAAGGATAGAAATCACTGGTTATAAATATGTTTCGCCAAAAGAGATAGTCAACAAGTTACCTGCATCAAAGGCACTAAAATTTAACGAATAGATTTTAAAATAAATGATATTTATTTTGAAATCCGAACGACACATATCATATAGTGCACTATCGAGTATATGATTTCTTTTGGCAAAATCTGAAATGATCCACATTCATACGATTTAGAACACAATATTAGCCAGAAATTTCGCATTAATAATTCTTTGAAACATGCCATGTCGCTACCATCTAAATACTGATTCAAATTTTGTCTTACTTTATTGAAAGTTAAAAGACGAGGCAAATCATGTTTATCATCATTAGCGTTTACATCGTAATAAGTTGTTGGATATTCACTTATCTCTATGACGACTTCATCTGGATATCCAATATATTGATTTAGAACTAATTTTTTAATCGTGTGTTTATCTTTTTTTGTAGGCGTAACGTTTAAAACATTTTTTTTGAATATGACATCTCTCTCCAAATTTAATTTTCTCAATATTTTCTTGCGACATTCCAGATCAGCAATCCTCATAGCTATTGTATGCTGAGAATTATCAAATATGTATGCAAGAACACATAAATAATATATATAAGGATGGAACATTATCATTTCCTTGCTACAAATCAAATTTTTTAACAAGCATTTTACGATCCAATGAACTATTTCTTCCAGAATAACTGTAATATCTGGCTTATTCGCACATAGTTTTTCTATAATTCTCATGTCAACATCCAAAAATTTCAGCGTCTTATATACATCACACACAAATGATTGATTTAGATCAAAACTTCGCAATATTTTGTCAATATTTTTTTGAATTACCAGCAGTTTGGTTTGTTCAATGTTGCGCGCGACCGTTTTCTCGGCATTTATTTTCATCATTTTTTCTCGCGTCATCATCATCTCTGTCCTGATCTGTTGCAATGTCATACTAATCTCATCATATTTTTCATCAAATAAACCTGGATACATATAATCTAGTTCCGAACACAGCTGAAAAAATTTATTACCCGATAGTACTTTTTGCATATTTTCGAAAACGTCAGGATCTTGTAAAAATGCAATCATAAAATTATCCATCAAAAAAATTTTATCGACAAGTGTAGAATCAAACATAACCAAAAAATTGTCTAACTTTTGATCATTTATCGACGCAATATGTACGATAACGAAATTGCAGATATCATTTGAATTTTGATTGACATATTTTTTTGTTTCTTTTAGATTCATAATCCTCTGTATCGGTAAATCATCTTTTTTTGTCATAGAACTAGTTAAAAATGATGGGATTTTTTTTGAATTATAATCTATCGGCGCTATGTCTAATCCTATCATTTTTGCAACCAACTCTTTGAAAGAACAACGATTATGTCTAGTACATGTTGCATCAGTTTTAACTTTTCCATCCGATAAAATACAGATACGAAACGTCTCATGAAAATAAAATATGCTTATGATTTTAGCGCTGTTAAATCGGGACCAATAATCATCTATGTTAGCATGCTGACATAGATCGATAAATATAGTTGCATGATGCCATTTTTGTTTATGCGCAAATTGTGGATCATGGCCTATATAGTTGTAAACGTATTTCGTAGTAATAAATTCAAACGACGATTTTTTTACGGACATTTTTAATTTCCCTAACTGCACATAATTATCCATCACTTCAACTAATTGTGAAAACTCAGGAGTCTTAACATATATCAAAATTATGACATCCAAACCGAGCCTAATATCATTTATCGCCTTGGCAAAATTTTTTTGGCTAAATAAGATACATCCGATTTGTTTGTGCGCAAATATTGATTCTATGTTAAACAATTTGTCAAACTTAACCATTGTGTTATGAATATTATTGCCCAAATTCTTGAAAATTATTGCAATATCGCAGTTTTTGATGCCTATCGCCGGATTGACAACTAAATATATCAAATCATCGATTTCACTGTTTGCACTGTGATATAATGCATTTATGTTGTCCATTTCTTTCAAGTTGTTCCTTTCTTAAATATTAAGACATTATGTGTGAATATATTTCAATTTTTTAGTTTATTAATCAATAAACTAAAAAATTATTTAAAAAACATTAACCGCGTAATTATCCTAATAATATCAGAGGGCATTGTGCTAAAATTTCCATGACCACCATATCTAGAACAATATAACAACAAAACACAATTGAGCTGCATTTCAAATATATATGCACAATCTGACGGTGTCAGATAAAACTCTGTTGTCAATTTGATATCTTCGAGCGGAATTATGTTGTCAGCTTGATTTTTTAAGATATCATCCATGAAATTATCATATAATTGGGAACACATTTTGGCATTTAGCTTTGTTTTTTGACTAAAATATCGAAGTACACCGAGACAGTATAAATTAGGATGATATTTTATCTCTGATCTGTCGCATTTCAAATTCATGATAATATATTTCGCAGCCGCAAATGCAGTTTCGCGAGTACGTTTGATGCTTCTTTTACAATAGTGCACGACATGATTCTTCCATTTTAATTTTTCGATCATCTTTACGAGGAACGTTCTATATGCAGCAAATTCACGAACTTCTCTTTGTATCCTTTCTAGTTCTAATTCTTTTTCCAAAGCTAATTGTTCTGCAATCTGTTGTTGTTCATGAATGCTCTGCATCTGTAATATCAAAGTATCATATTTATCATGGAAACATTTGGGAAACATAAAATCAATGTCGCTGCAAATTGTGAACAGATCGTTTTCGTTGATAATTTGTTTAAATTTTTCGAAATCTGTTTCTTGTTTGATGAAGACAATGATAAAGCCATCATATGAAAATATCTTATCCAATATGTCTATGTTCTTATCAACTATCATATCGATAAAATAATAATTGCACCATTTTCGATCGATGTTTTTGCCGATAAATTGCGCCATAAAAAACAAAGATATCCCGTTGGGATTGTCATTTATATAGTCCTCTACTTGTTTTAGACTATCAAATGCATATCCAGACACGTTTTTATCCACACAAATTAAAACTTTATCCATTATCATCATTTTGTCGATGATATCTTGTATGGAATTAGGTGCGTGACCATAACACGTATCCATATATAGATTCGTAGTGTTTGGTGATAGATCGTAGTAATATTGTGGACTGACAAGGAAACAAATGATTCGGGATGCTTCAAAAAAGAATCCACTTATAATGCCCATAGATGAATATTCTGAATAGTATGATAATGTATCATTATTAAGGAATAATAGAGGTCGCATTATCTCTCTATCATTTACATAAATCAGTGCCGGATCTTCACCAACATGTTTGAGACCATTAGGGATGCCATAATTTTTAGAACTAATTTTTATTGGTTTGTCGGTTTGTGGTAGAGAAGCGCATTTAAAACTTGAAATTACTTGTTGGTCATATTCAATAATAAATTTCATAACATGATTTATCTTTTTTATCTTTTTAAATTTACCGAATATAGATTTAGTATCGTCTTGTGTCGTTAAAATGCACGCGATATCAAAATAAATAATAACACATGATGCGTTTACAAGTTTCGAATCATCATATTCTTTTTTGATAATTTCGTACACATTTTTATGATAAAACATTGTCATATAAACAGATTTATCATTTTTAAACAAATCTACAGGATTTGCATATATGCATCTTAATTCGTAATATTGGTTTTGATAAATATGATCTATTATTGTTGATTTCATTTAGATAATATGAATACAAACTATGTATTCATATTGTTTTTAAAAAAATTGAAAAAATAATACACATAAGAGACAGAATTATATCATAAAAAACAACTTGATCCCATGGAGAAAGAAGAGAATGGTACTAAAAAGACACGTGTGGGAGCAACTCTTGAAAAATTTGGTGATGTTTTAGTCAATAATTTGGTAATGACCAAATTAAGTGGCGTTTTGGATTCAGGATTTGAAATGACATATTCGAACGCTTTCAAAATTTTGTTGTTGTTATCTGTTGGTGATATCAAAAACGGTATATCTTATGCTATTGAGATGTTTGTATGGTTGGTAAAGCGATCACCCGTATTTGCGTTGAATTTAATAATGAAAATAAGCTCGTTTATGGACAGACGCAGAGGATTACCGGCACAAAATAATTTGATTTTAGAAGATGATGGTCTGTATAATAAGATCGTCATGGATATCGAATTGAACTTTATGATTGCGATGCATGAATATATGATAAAAAACACTGACAAATGCAGATTCAAAACTGATTTGACAGGGATTAAAATACAAAACACAAAGGAAAATGTATTTACGCGAGCATACAAAAATATTGAATTTGACGCGATTGATAAAACGGATAATTCAGTATGTACGATTAAAATAGAAACATGTATCATTTATAAATTCAACGTTGATTCCAATGAAATCACAACTGTAGAAACAAATAGTTTGATAGAACAAAAACCTGGGCAGATTATCAATAGCTACGTTGATTTATTGACAAGTGATCAACAAAAAATAGTGAACGCTATTTATGAACATATGCTTAAACAACATGGACCCACAATCGACAAAGTTACTTCATTTATTAAAGTTGGAGATATACCAGATACTGGCTTCTCGGAAGTGAACATCAATGATTTATTGGCAGAAAAATATCCATCTATTGATAAAAAAAAATCATTCGTTGAGTTGGAAATTGTCATTTGTCTTCTTTATAAATATTTACGGTTCGCGTCAATAACTGATTGTAAAGATACTATTTCAAAATACGAAATGATGTTGTTTGATATACATCATTCGTACGAACTTAAAAATATAAATAAAATGAGTGGCTATTCGTACGCAAATAAGTTGTGCGACCATTTCGATAACTGGACAAACGCATTGAATATATCATCTGCGGAAATAAAGAGTTCTTTTAGCGTTTTTATTGAACTGTCAAATCATATCAATAAACGTAAAACAGAAACATCATCTGGTCTATATAGATTACCTTTTGCTGTCATTACAACGAAGAAGATGGAGATTGGGGAAATTATGAAAGATTTTATTACTATGGTGTACGCATCATATAGAAAATCTACGACCAAAGTTAAAATATTTTCACTGACATTGGAAGAGGATAAAAAGGTGACTGAGAAGGATAATCCGAAATACAATGAATGGATGGAGAAGAAAAGGATGTTTGATAGTTTATGCACTGTGAACAAAGATTCTAAAAATGTTGATTATTACGCAGAGGATTCTAAATTTGAAATGTTTAAGAATCTGACAGATACAATACCCCCAAAAGCACTCATAACAGAAATTATCACTAAACGTGTTGCTGCAAAAAAGTTAAACGATATTGAAAAGAATATCGATAATCTGTATTTACGAGATTCAGATAAGACTAAATTAACGACGGCATTGGATCAGTTCAAAAATAAAAAGCAAACGTTAAAAGATTTAGGATTTCAAAATAAATTGAATTTGCTGTTGTATGGCGAGCCAGGAACGGGGAAATCAACAGCGATTCAAGCTGTAGCGACATATTTGCAAAAGGATATATACTATGTTGACATGCAGAAAGCTCAACTTAACGAAGATTTACAAATGATTTTCGATTATGTTAACAATAATGTCCCTAATGGGGGCATTATTGTTATTGAAGATATCGATGCAATGACAGACATTGTATTAAAAAGAACATCGGAAACTAAAGAATATTCAGTGAAAGACCTTATGAATAATCAAAAAAGTAAGCTAACTCTCGAATATTTCTTAAATATATTACAAGGAACTCTGACTGTTGACAACAGCGTTTTCATTGTAACAACAAATTATATCGACCATTTGGATGACGCGTTTTATCGGGATGGACGCTTTGATGTCAAAATCAAGCTAAAATTATGTGACCATTTTCAAATCAATTCCATCTACAAAAAAATTATCGGCAGAGAAATTCCAGAAAAAATTCTACAACGGATCCCTGAAAACAAATTTTCTCCTGCGACGATCATCTTCCACATCAAAAACTATATTTTTAAAACAGACGCGAGTGATGAGACGATACTAAAAGAATTTTTTTGATTAATTGCAATTAATCAAAAAAATGAAAAATAAATTCATATGATTATATGATAATTAAGGATAGATAAAATGAATTACATCACGATCAAGTTTCCGAATAATAATAAAACGATCAAATTTGATAAATTATATTTGTCAAAATATCCTCACTCTGTTATTACCTGTCATTGCGAGATTTTTCCTGAATTAGATGATATGGAACTTGATACAGCATATGATGATTTCAAAATTATTTACAACGTTGTGATTGGAAAATTAAAACAATGGCAGGTATCCGAGTATATTTTGCAATTAGCATCTAAATATGGTTTGGTTGATGACGAACTTTGCGGAATAAAAAATTTGTTAAATGATAAAATTAACAATACCTGTCTGCAAATTAATAATTTTTTGAATTCGCGAAACGTATTATTTGTTCCAGATTGTATCGCAGAGTATCTAGAATACAAGAAAATATTTGCTGCGAAAAAGAATATCATCCCATTCCAAGTTGTTTTATTGGATGATGAGATTTGTTGTATTAACATTTACGCAGGTTTGCCAATTTATTTTAGTCATTGTACGAGGACAGGTAATGCGCTTGCTCATCATGATATTTTTTTAGATAAAACAACGATAGATATCAATTTTGTTAGGAACAAAATGTTTTTGTCGGGTTATAACACGGAAACAGATACGTCGGATGTGATTGAATTTGAATGTATAAGTAAAATTTACGATAACAATGAAATTGTTTTTTTAGGGGATTTGTTAAAATTATTTACTTTAATATCTGGATATTATCCAACTGAGAACATTGTTTTTAAGAATACGTCGATTCCAAAACATAATTTTGATATTGTTATCAACAACAATATTTGTGATAGGATTAAGAACGTAATAATTGACAGAACAAAAATATTTGAGATAAGTGAAAATAACTTGGAATCTCAAAAATTTTTGTTTAATTATGCGTCGTTTGCAGAAAGTGCATATTATCCAGGCACAACTGATTATCACTTTTATGCTTATTGTGGATTCATCAACATTACTTTTTAAATAATTCTAAATTATTTAAAGACTAACTTGGTATTATAAAATACTAACTATGGACGGATTATTCTCTCTTATTGGAAACTATTTTTCATGGAACGTTGACAATCCTAACGAATATACAACTACAGAAAACGGTGACAAGGCATTGGTAACTTCTGGATCTAAATGTCTCAATTTTTTTACACGCATCACTCGTAGTGCCAATATAAATGATTATGTGACTGCATTCTTTGAGGCTATGATGGAGGACTACGACACCGCCATTAAACTTTTGTTAAATTTGCGCGACATTCGTGGCGGCAAAGGGGAAAAATTGATCCCAATTGTATTGATGGTATGTTTAAAATTAGCATTCCCCGCGAACGTTTACAGTGATATTTTAAAAAATTTTATCGATTACGGTTGTTGGAAGGATTTGTTGCGGATAATTGAAATTCATAACAGACTTTGCTTAATTATCGATCCGTTGTGTGATACATTTGATAATACAATGGAATGTCAAATGTTTGCGAACCAATTAGCCTTAGATTATCAAGCATATCAAGTATGTACGGATTCAAAAGTGGCAATCTCGTTATGCGCTAAATGGGCACCAGGAGAACGATCACATTTTAATCAAATTCCTATTAAAGCTGCTAACAAAATCATGAAAATGATGAATCAAACTCCTAAAGAATATCGAGTGATGCTAAGCGATTTGCGGGCTCATTTGAATATTTTAGAGCGCTTAATGTCAACGGGCCAGTATGAATTGATAGATTTTAAATCCATACCTTCAATTGCTATGAAAAATATGAAAAAGTCATTTTCTCGTGATACCAATGCGACAGGTGTAGTTAGCGAATCAAGAACGAATTTACATCTATCATATTCTGAGTATTTGAAAAAATTATCTGCAGGCGAAACAAAAGTCAACGTAAAAGGGATTCAGCCACATGAGTTGGTATCTACTTATTTGCGTAAATCAATAGATCTTGATCCGTTGGTGGAAGCGCAGTGGAATACTCTAGTTCAAAAAACAAGGGAAGCAGGATCATTCAGCAATACTATCGCAATTGTTGATACATCCGGTTCGATGGATGGACAACCTTTAGAAGTTGCTGTTGCGCTGGGCATATTGGTCGCCGAATGCAGCGATTCTGCAGATTTAAAAGTTTTAACTTTCAATACTAAACCGAGATGGCATCATATAGAGGGATCAACACTGCAAGAAAAAGTAAAATGTATGGACTACAAAGATTGGGGTGGAAGTACTGACCTCCGCGCATCGTTTCAATTAATATTGGATGATGCTATTGAACGGAAATTAGACCCCGAAGACATGATATCATCGCTGATCATTTTTACGGACATGCAATTCGATTCAGCTGACGGTGATAAATGGGAATCAACGTTTGAAACAGTGACAAAATTATTCAACGAACAAGGATATGAATTACCTAAAATCGTTTGTTGGAATTTGAGAACGAGTGATTCAAAGTCGTTACCAATTGATAAAAACGAAGAGGGATATATTATGTTATCAGGATTTTCGGCAGAGTTATTGAAACACGTGTTGAACGGAGATGATATTACGCCTATGACGATGATGATGACAATATTAGAACCTTACAATGTAGAACACGATTATGACGACATCGTAATGAACAAACGTAACTTCACTTTTGCGCAATTAACAACTGCCGTAGCCAATAGTGCTATCAAAAAAGGAGTAAAGCCAGTAAATAATATTTAAAAAATTGAATTTTTAAATATTATAATTTAACTTTTGTAGAAGAGATGATAACAAACTATGGCAGAATGTTATAATGCCATACCAATATCTTGCGTAGATGCTATTGTTTTAGATGATATTGAATCATTTGAAGATTTAATGTTTGATGCGCTTGTATCTATGCGGAGATCATCTGTTTCAAATGATGAACGTGTTCATTTAGAAATGAACAATCTTTTAACGCTGAAATATATAGGCCAAATAGAAACAAAATGGAATATAATATATGCTGTAACTGAACGTCCGAACTTTTTGGCAATATGTCCGATCATATTGCCATATTGTTTTGTGACGACAACTCTTTCTGATTTTTGCACTATTGATCCAATTAGCATCGGATCGGTCGGTCAAAAAATACAATTTGGTTTGATAAAATATGTCAAAATAAATAATTGTAATTTGGAGTTTATGAGATCAACGGATAATATGATCGTTACGTTAGCTTGCAAAATTAGGAGGGGTAAATTTATGCCAGGTCAATCGAATTTTGATAATAAATTGATAATTTGCATTGATGATGTCATATATCATGTGCCAGTACAACATATTCATTCAAGCAAAATAAAAAAAAATTTGTTATGCCCAAAAGAAAGAGACCAATTCAACACGCAAGCAATATTCGTTGGACGTAATCAATCTATCACCAAAAACTATTCATAATTCTGACAAGTGCGTTAAAACTATAATTTTTTTCATATAGTCTAATTACATGAATAAAATCATTGCACTTTGAATGAACGATATAATATTGTGAGTAACTTACCTTACTTTCCCATTAATAGGATAACACACAACTTGATGTTGAATTATTTTTGTTCATATAAGTACATACAGCCATTTGTTTTTTAGAGTATAGTTAACGGAATGCATACAGCAATCATTCGAAGAGCACACCCATATTGTATTCAGATATTTGATAAAAATAGTGTTCAGTATTGATAAATTAAAAATATATACAGCAAAACAAATCCTGGTTATTAGCAGATTAGTATTATATTTTGTTTTTTATTGATGAACATATACTGCAATTTTTTAGCAAGAAGCAATTATAGATATATATTATTCGATCATACAGCAAAACGTTTATTCAGATGAAGCAATGAGTTTAACGATCGATGTCCATAAATTAAAGTTAATCATACAGCAAATTTTTTATTGAAGATCAGTATCCCTTGATTAACGAAATATCCAATCAATCATACAGCAACTAATTATTAGTCGTAATATCCCAATCCGATTGATGACCTCTCATATTTTTTTCAAAACAAATTGATCATACAGCAATATCACACAATCTATTATGTCAGTCCAACAGATCAATGTAGTTCAAATTTTATTATTTTTAATTAAAGATAAAAAAATTTATTCCCAAGCGTCCGATTTCCAAACGCAGATAGTAGTTCGATCAGTCAAAACTTTTGCTGCTTCAACGAGAGACTGAATCCTGCCACCATAAATACCGCATCCTCTTTCGCCGGTCACGAATTTCAAATTCAACGTTTTGCACAACTCTTCTGCTGTGCCAAATGATCTTTTAAAATTATTAATCTCTTCTGCTTCACTTGGCATTGCTTTTTTTTAATAGATGTGTGATATTGAAACTATTCATTCTTATCTGTATCAAAACAGAAGTAAATAAGTTGTTTGACGGGATCGAATCCTTTCTTCCAAATTGATTTGCCACTGTTTTCGCTATCGAGATTCGCTGGCCGACATCAAACATAATTCCAAATGTTTGTAATGAGTAATTTCTTCTTGTTCATTGTGTGTCGTCAACGAGAATGCACCTCCACATGGACACTCACCAGAAGTAAAAATATCAAATAACGTATTTTTCATTTCAGCATCTCGTGCCATTTCTCAGATATCATCCTCTGCTAGCTATTTTTTTAAGTCCCAAAAGAGGTATTATGTCAAACTTTTGTGTATCCGGAAAGGTAATATGTCCATAAAATTCACCATATAATTCCTCCGCATTTAAAACAGTCGGCTCCAAATGCATCTGATCAGCTCTAACATATGAACGTTCGCACAAAAAATAAATGTTTTCGGTTCCATAAGCCAGTGGATATGGAACGTCCGAATTGCCTAAAGGAGAAATAAAATCTAAGATCTCTTCTTTCGTTCTGAAGGAAAATATTTCACAGCCAACATATATGTATTTATGTTCATTTATTTTGATCAAGATAGTATTGCCATGATTTTTATATGGCGACGCATCGTATCCAGTCCAATAACCTTCAAAATCTTTAATCGGTTTTAATCTTTTGTATGTTGTATCTCCAACTAAGATATTTATTTCCCCAGGTTCAACATTGACAATAAATGGTCGACCGCCGTTACAATGGACAGCATAGCTTGCGAGACCTTTTATTTTATCGTATGAAATGTAACTATTCGTTGTTTTCATATTTACGAGTTCCTTTCTTCTTTTTCTTTCTTTTTGCGCCCATGTTCCACCTTTGCCCCCAGTTTGATTAGATTTGACAGCAAAATACTTGCCTTTGTATTTTAAATATTTTGCCTTGTAATATTCTTCCATTATATTAACAGAAGAATATTAAAAACATTCGCAAATGGGATTTTTTTCACAGATACAAATTCCCCTATCATTCTTACCTCCGATTGGCGAATTGCAACAAATACCGTGTATTTGATTATCACAAATGATGCTGGAACTCGAAAAATATGTGGGACAACGATTACAATATCTACCACAATATATTTCTAATTTGTAGATATCAGTCGTGTTAGTACAACAAATTGGATTCAGATGATCTTTATCATTGCGCATAACTCTAACGATGACATCTTTTTTCTTACCAAACTCGTCACCTTTCCATAATACCGAATCGGCAATATTCAGGTCAAGACTGCTTACCAGTTTGGCACTTTCTAAACTAGTATTTTGAAGTTTGGCGACAGTAACATAGTCAGAATATGAGCGGTCATTAACAGAAACGAATTTATTTAGAATTTGGGGGGTATTGTTGCTAACTTTGTGATTAATTGGACAATGACCTGAACAATGCAATCCATTACTTTGCTGACATTGGTTCCAAACGCCGTCACAACAGACACCAATATGGTTACGGGGACCGAATTGTATGATCGCGCCATCGCCGCAATCATATACTATTCCTTTTGATACACAACGTTTGCAACTATTTGCTAAAATGAATAACGATAATAATACTTGAATCATTTTGATATATGAAAAAAGATGAAGAACAAACAATGAATTAAATTTTCAATTTTTTTATCCAGCAAAAAAAATTGAAATCTGAACAACCAGGATACGGTGTCAAATAATATATCTATCAATTAGTCATTTTTGATGCAAAATTCGCAATTTTTACAAAATAGAATAGATACTATTCAAAAAAATATTAAAGAAGACAGCAACGTTAAGGTGTATTCTTTTAAGGGCTATGAAGGATTGTGCATATTTGGTATCGGAACCAACAGCAAGTTTGTGGCACATGACGCGGGATTATGGACATACGACGATGAGAAGCATATGTATTTTCATTTATTAAGTAAAATATGCGGGATAGATACCCTAAAATCGTGGGAAATTGAAAAACAAATAATGTTTGATGAATTATCTAAAACGTTGAGAGATTGTGATATTGACTTTGTCTTTGAAAATGAAACATTCGAAGTAAAAGGTATTTCATTGGCACTGCAACTAGGTTGTGGCTCTATATGGCGAAATAGGAACACACGACAAAATTTTAAACATTATGAATTGGTTAACAACAAGAATTTTTTTACTGATATCAAAGAGCAAATAGAAGATAAACGGATTAATCACGTAGAAAAATGTAAGTTGCAACAGATTATCGATGCAGAAAAAGAAGGTAAACAAATTAATTACGTAGAAAAATGTAAGCCATATGGCCAACAAATTTTTCAAGAAGCATTGAAGTTAACTCAAGAAAATGATATTCCTGAAAGTCTGCAAATTGATCCTCAAATAGTAAAACAGTTTACTGGCGGCGATATGATTACAGCGCGACCACTATTTATTTCTGATCATAAGAATGTCAATGGAGAGTCAGTGTCACATTCTAACATTGAAACAGACGAAACACCCAAACTAAGTAAAAGTAGCGTTAAATTTTGCGGTCAAAAAATCGAAAATGAGACGCCCGTTTCTGCACCAATTAAAATGCCATGTTATGGACCAATTGTGAACACAATCACTGGTGTTCCGAGCGTCGATGTTGAAGATCAAAAGAGAACGACAAACGATTTGCGACTGGGCGATATGGAAAGAACTGCAGATCGTGGATATGGGATTCTTTTGAAAGAAAAATTCGTACCCCCTTCTATTCCTCGTCAAGGTATTACACCTCCTTTGAAGCAACGAACAAAGAATGATACGCCATTTACAATTAATTTGCAAGAATTATTGCAAGTCAAAGATCGACTCAAAAAAACAAAACCTGTAGAAGACGTTAAACTTATCGAAAGAGATGCCATCGAAAGTTTGTTAAAATCTTGCCATAAAGTCCAAATAATCGAAAAAGTATCAAAACCTGTTTGCGCTCCTGAAAAAGTGGTCAACGTTGAAACACATAAAATTCCTACAAAACAATCATATCCAAATTTGGCTTGTCAGGAGTTTTTAAACACGAATAATCCAGACTCTGATTTGAGATGTGTTGATATGAATATGACGATCATAAAAGGCAGTGATTTTAGCAAAAGTGATATGCGATATGCCAAAATGAGGGGGATGAAGGTTAAAAACACGAATCTATCTGGAGTAGATTTTACGGGTACAGACTTAAAGCATTCAATTTTCAAAAACGTTGACTTTACGGGCGCGAAATTATGCAATCTTAATTGTGACTGTGTTGAATTTAAAAATTGTATCTTTGAAGATGCCAATATTAAATATTCTTCCTTTGTAGGTGCAAATTTACAAGGTTCCAAATTAGGAGGAATCGATCTCACAGGGTGCTGTTTTAAGAATGCAAATTTGATTGATACTGAAATTACTGCTGATGTAGCTAGCTTGTATCCGATCCAAAATTTCGATGGTGCATATATCGGATTCCAAAAAGTATACATTTTCTAAACTTATTATTCAATAAAAAATTGAAAAATAGATTTACAGCGTTATTCATCAAAATTTAGATTAAGATATTATGGTTTCTTGTATTGTAGATTGGTTGCCTTGCGAGCCATCTTTTGAGAACATCATTCATAATTTGCAAACTGCGGATGTGTACAAGTCATTAGTATTGGTGACGATGATTATCGATTCCTATTATGATTTTTTTGGGAACCAGTGCAGTCCTTACGATGTGGAAATGGAACTTAGGAAATTAGGATTGGATATAGGTTTGATCGCAGTTGATTGGGCTAATCATCCAGTTTATAAAAAAATGGTAGAAAACAACGGTGGCAAAGTAGTTTTGCGGAAAAATCATGAACAAGTGAAATATTTGGTGATTATTAGTTGTAAAAAACGTTACGACGTAATTGTTGAAACGCTGGAACATCATGAATCTATGCATGAAAATCTATGCTGTTTGAAAGAATCTGGAGAATTATTAGTACATCTAACTAACAAATATGATGAATTTCATAATGCGATTCAGCATGGCACGTTGTCGATGCAATTGAATTTATGTTCTTACCAAACAATATTCGAACGAGTTGTAGAAACTAATCCCTCATCGCAAATAGTGCAGGCCAATAAAGATCTGTATGTCATCGTGAAAGATGGCATAATCATTTGTCCTATCGCATTACAAATTCAAGAAAGTGAGTTTAATTATGTATTCGTAGGAATTAAAAAATAATATCAATGATAATATTTTTTAATAAGTTGAAAGATGTACATTATCATCAGATTTGATTGCATCTTTATTTTTTTTATGATGATAGACACTATATGTGTATAAAGTACCACATATAGTAATAACTGACATTGTGAACGATAAGACAATATTTGTGATGTAGTATTCTAAATGTTCTTCGCGATAAAATAACCATGACACAATGGTAGCCGCGAGTGCTAAACTGGATACGACAATATTACGAATTAATGAAAACAATGAAATATTTGCATATTTGTTACTTGCCTCAAATAAATACATTAGTCCCAAGTTAATAGTGGGCGTGAATATGAATATTATGTTAATAATGAATGAAATCAAAGCAAATTGTTTGCTACCAATGCTAAAAATGGCAACGAACGGAGAGACAATATGTGCGCCTAACAAAAAAAATAATGTAAATTCAATTATTAAGTGACAATATTCCGACATTATATTATTATCATAAATGCCATATTTTTAAATATAGTTACGGTAATTCATTTGATATGAAAGAAGACAATGGAATGGGATCAAACAACCTATTCGTCAATTCTGACAAACCAAATCTAGACAATGACGGGATTTCATCATAGTGAACAGTTCTCGTTGGAGCTTCATTTATGTATATCGGTTGAGTGACGTTCAGACTAGTACATATGAAAGGTAATAATTGTACATCAATATGTGAACGATGTATATTTGTCGTAACTGTTATAACATGATCAATCGAATAATTATTCCATAATATCGCTAGATGACTATCAAACAAAGAATTTGATTTGCTATTGCGCATATCGGAATCATCGATAAAGCCTTTGATGATAGGAAAATCGGTTATGTCAATTACGCAAACAAATTTGATATCGCATTTACGTAGTTCATCAATGTTTTTCTTAAACGAATTAAAAATATAAAATTTGTGTGACACACTAATGTCTAAAATATCGTTCCACTCTAATTGTTTACCAGTTGACAACGCTTCCAAGTGGTATATATCTTTCGTTGGATGTGTCGTAATTTGGAAGTCCTTGATAATAATGTTCTTATGGGTGTATTCACAAACTACGGAGATAGGAGGATTATACATGTTTGTTGATAATGATACATATAATACATCGTAATTGATATAAAATCAATATTTTTCCTAAAAAAAATATTGATTTTTTAAGTGCCAGAGATAAGAACATATATAAAAACGTCATATTACAAGATACCCATAATGAAGTGTGCAGGTTGTAAAAAAACTAACTTTTTTTCCGTTTCTATTTCGAAATTTGATAATTGTGTTTGCGAATGGAGCAATAGCAAATCAAACGTTAAAGGTAAGTTCAAAACAATGCCTGAATTATCATCCATATCAGATAACGGTGCATGTGCTTTTCAGATTTGCATTGAATGTGGACAGATCAATGATTTAGATCTGAAACAATTGAAAAAGGATGTTGAAAAAATAGATTTTAAAGCTGCAAGTGAGAAAAATAAGACATCTGATTCTGATACTGCGTCAGATACACAATCAGATAAAAAAGGGACAACCACAAAATCCTCTTCTGATAGTACGTCAGAAGATACGGAGTCGGTTGAAAAACCAAAGACTAAAACTCCACCCAAGTCTGAAGAAAAATCCAAGGTTCAACCTAAATCTGAAGAAAAAATCAAAGGACCAAAAAATAAACCTTCATCGTCTTCTTCATCCGAAACGATAGATTCAGAAGCTTCTGAAGACAAAAAGACAACAGGTAAAAAAGTTGATAAACCTAAAAAAGGCACATCAGAATCTGACGAAGAACCCGCCAAGAAACCGGTCGCTAAAAAAACTGTGTCTGATGATGAAACAGTTGTAAATACAGGTAAGAAACCAGCTCCAAAGGCCAATTCTAGTAAGAAACCTATAAAGAAGACCTCAGAAGACAATGAGTACGAATCTGCTAAAAAGAAACCCACTAAAAAGGATGATTCAGATTCTGAATCTGACGAACCAATTGTCAGAAAAAAGCCAGGTGCTAAAAAAACTGTAGCATCTTCTGAATCAGATGAGCCGGTTGTCAAAAAGCCTACTAAAAAACCGGTTGCATCTTCATCGGATTCAGGATCTGATGAACCCGTCGTCAAAAAGCCTGCTAAGAAAACTGTCGCTTCCGATTCAAAAAAATCAAACAAGAAATCATCTTCTGAATCTGATGAACCAGTTAAACCAGCAAAAAAAACTACTAAACCTGTTGAATCTGCAGATGAAGAATCTGACGAGAAACCAGTTGTTAAAAAACCGGCCGCTAAGAAACCAACTAAAAAGCCAGCTGATTCTGACGAAGAAGAATCGGAAGACAAACCAGTTGTTAAAAAACCTGCTGCCAAGAAACCAACTAAAAAGCCAGCTGATTCTGATGAAGAAGAATCAGAAGACAAACCAGTTGTTAAAAAACCGGCCGCTAAGAAACCAACTAAAAAGCCAGCTGATTCTGATGAAGAAGAATCGGAAGACAAACCAGTTGTTAAAAAACCTGCTGCTAAAAAACCTGCAAATAAGAAACCAGCCGATTCTAACGAAGAAGAGTCAGATGAAAAACCTGCTAAGAAACCAGCTTCTAAAAAACCTGCTGCTAATGAGGAAGAAAAAACAGCTAAGAAACCGGCAGCTAAAAAACCTGCCGCTAAAAAACCCGCTGATTCTGATGATGAAGAAGATGATAAATCGGCAAAGAAGCCGGCAGCAAAGAAACCAGTCGCAAAGAAGCCGGCCGCAGTTAAAAAATAATTTAATAATTAATCATTGATTATTTATTAAATTTACTATTTTTTGGATTTTGGTTTGCTAGTTTTTGATCCTGACGGCTTTTTAGTAGTTTTGGTGTGCTTTTTAGTTGGCTTTTTAGTTGTTTTAGTATGCTTCTTAGTTGTTTTTTTGGTTGATTTTGCTGCCCCACCTGTATGTTTTTTAGTTGTTTTTTTAGTTGTTTTCTTGGCAGTTTTAGATCCAGATGCTTTCTTGGCAGTTTTAGATCCCGATGCTTTTTTGGCAGTCTTAGATCCAGATGCTTTTTTGGCAGTTTTAGATCCAGATGCTTTCTTGGCAGTTTTAGATCCAGATGTTTTCTTGGCTTTCTTCAAATATACAGAATGTGATTTCTTACCAGCTTTTTCGAGATCATGCGCATGTTCAATACTTAAAAATTTGACATCAGCTGCCATTACTTTTTTGCTTTTTGGATCTGCGTTATAATTTCTAGCCAAACCTAAATGTTGTAAAACTTTTACGGCACCAATATCCTCTGCAGCTTTTTTCAACGCTGCATGACGAACTGAAACTGATTTATGTGTACCATAACCATAACTTCTAAGATGAAAATCGTTGTTAAATTTAGGCAATACTTTTTCGGATGCTTTCGTTTTTCGTCCTCTGATCAATGCTTTTCCTTTACTTGGAACGCATGTTGCTCCCACATGTGAAGCTTGGACACTCATTTTTTTCCCATCCTTACCTACTCTAGTGTATCCTTTCTTGTTGAATGATACGCGTTTTGTTTCTCCGTCCGGACATTTTTTTGGCCCATGTTTTAATTTGGGGTGACTCGTTTTGGAACCTGAAGGTTTAGCTTTTGGCGGCATGTATATATACACGTCAGATATTTTGATAAATTATTATATTTAAAATTTAAACGCACAAAAATTATTGATATAAAAAATATCGTTCACTATAGTAATTATACAATGACCGATCCGGCTGCAAAACAATACTACCGTTGCGCTAACACTCCCAATAGCGAAATCAGTAAACTAATTGATTTTCAGTGTCCGTTACATAAAAAGAATAAATTTACTGGTAATTTTAGAAAAGCCGGATACAAGATTGATATTTCAGGCGTTGCATTATGTCCAGATTGTTTTGCTAGGAAAACACAAAAATATTGCGAGGAAATAGACAGTATCAATACAAAATATGGAATCACGCTATATGGTTCTCTTGTTAAGGGAAAAAATTATGATTCCCCAAAGGAACAATATAGATCATATTATCTTGATAATTCTGAATCGAATGAAGTTTGTCTTGACCATATATCCCCTTATCAATCGATCATAAACAAGCCAATAAAAATTGATGATATGATAAATAAATCGAGACAGCCTACGTTAAATTATAAATCAATATTGACAAGCGATATGTCTGAATCATCCAATGAAGATTTAACAATTTCGGATATTGAAGTGAGCGAAAAAATACCATCGAGAACCCCCAAACCTACGTTTAATCCAAAAAAAGCAGTTAAGAGACCTATTACGTACAGAAAATAATATTTATTAATTGATGAATATTATTTTGATAAAAAAAAATTGAAATATGATCTGTCAGGATGTTCCATTGATATTAGCCCCTATCATATTCCAAACAGCACAATGCAAAAATCTGTTTCTGCCAACGAGGATCATTTTCTTTTATCATTAACGCAACTTGTAATCAAAGAAATGGAACGAGTCCTTTTGCTCAAAAACATCATTTTTTTGAGACAAGACGATGGGTCGTTTCTTGTTTACAATGGATCAGAAATCCCTGAGTACGTTTTCACATACAAAGATCATGTTTGGGAATGCATCGATTATGAAGATCGAACTGTTATTTTTGATCATAGTGAACTGTTCACGTTTATTGACAACAAAGAAGAATTATCAAAGGGTATCGAGGCATGCTTAAGAAGCCGTTGCCCTAAAAGACCATCCACAGTCCCCAAACAAGTGAGTGAAATGACATCTGTGTTTGATCTAAACGGACCAGAAATTATAAGATATTCAGCAATGAATAATGTTATAAATTTTAATTTTGGAGAAACTGATGCTAAACCACGTTTTAGCATGACGTATGAAAATGAAAATTGGATAGTAACAAAAATAGAAAAATCTACCAAATCATTTAAGTTTGCGCACGCTGACTTTCTTAAAGACACAAATTTGCGCAAATTTTATTTTGAAATTGATTATGCTTTTAATTAAATAATTTATTTAATTAAAGGTGCCTACCGGTGACAATTATATGTCAGCCAAAAAATTTTAATATAATTTATATATAGAACAAAATGAGTAGAAATTGGAATAATTCAAATTACTACAATGATTGCATGCGAGGATGTAGTAGCGGATGCAGATGCGGCCATCGCGAAGAACGTTGCGTATTTTATCAACCTCCTAAAAACGGAGCCACCGGACCAACTGGTGCCACTGGTGTAACTGGACCAACTGGTGTTACTGGTGCAACTGGACCAACTGGATTCACTGGACCAACCGGAGAAACAGGACCAACTGGAAACACTGGGCCAACTGGAGAAACAGGGCCAACCGGAAACACTGGTGCTACTGGACCAACCGGAGAAACAGGGCCAACTGGAAACACTGGAAACACTGGAAACACTGGACCAACTGGTGCAACGGGGGTTACTGGACCAACTGGTGAAACAGGAGCTACTGGATCAACTGGTGAAACAGGAGCTACTGGATCAACTGGTGAAACAGGAGCTACTGGGCCAACTGGTGAAACAGGCGCTACTGGGCCAGCGGGCACAATCGGAGCAACAGGGGAAACAGGAGCGACGGGACCAGCAGGTGCAGATGGAACAGTCGGATCAACTGGTGAAACGGGTGCTACTGGCCCAACCGGACAAGGAGTCACAGGTGCAACAGGACCAGCTGGATTAGGAGGAGCAGGCGCAATTATTCCATTTTCATCAGGATTACCAACTGATATTACACTTGGATTAACTGTAACTGGTTTTGCCCTTATTGCTTTCGGAGATAATTTTTCGCCAAATCAAGCGTTTCCTCCTGCAGGACCAATTAGTTTAGTCGGCGGAGCAGGAGTTCCATTCAACATGGCACCATCATTTCCAAGAGATGGTACCATAACTGATTTAAATGCATATTTTAGTTTGACGACAGCACAAACACTTGTGGGAACCACTGTTACTGTTCATGCCCAATTATGGCGATCAACATTATTTTCAAACGATTTCTTCCCGGTCCCAGGAACAGACATCGCATTAGCCCCAGCATACACGGGAGTCGTTGCTGTCGGAACTCTTGCATTTGGAAGTTTGACAGGATTATCTATCCCTGTCGTTAACGGAGACAGATATACATTGATCTTTTATCTAATACAAACTGGAATAGGAATAAGTACAACTGTTAGCGGATATGCCGGTGGAGGTCTTAATGTAGCTTAATAAAAATGATTTATAATGATTTTTATTAAAATTGATATTTGGATACATAGGATAGTTCGTATATATTCATCCCTAACAAAATGTTAACTCGAAACGGTTTTCTTTTTCGATTCGTTAAAAGTAGAAGAACATTGTCAGCGGCGACTTGTGCTGGATTATGTGCATATTACTTTTCTGAGAAACACAAACAAGAGAAAGAATACAATGACAGAATAAATTATCTATTGACAAACAAAGTTGAATTATCGGGTGTTTATTTACAAGAAAGACCTCCATTTAGTAAATTATGGGGGATTCATTGGCTTTTGCCGCGTCATCAATCCTTAAAATTCGTTTTCTCAGATGGAGTTGTCCAATATGGTTTAGGGAAAGAAAATGATTCTTTTTTTGATAGAAGTGTTAAATTCGTATGTCACACCGGCGAGAAATACATTTATCTGAATAAGAAAGAAATAAGCATACCTCTTGAAGCATATAGAGGATATTATGATAAATATGGTCACTATCCAGATGTCGATGTCGATAAATTGTTCAATCTAGTGACGTCGGAAAAATACGATAAGAAATTTTTTGATTCTATTCCGGGCGAATTTAATATTGTTACTTGTCGGAGTGCGCTTATGGATTTTGTCCATCGAGCAGATAAAAATCAATAAATGTTTGGTTAAATATTTATTGATTCTGGAAAAAAAATGATTTTTGTCTGCGCATATAAATGGCGCAGATAAATAATTTTTGCAAAAATCGCCCTGATTAAGAGGTAACTATTACTTTTGATTAAAAAATTGAAAATAAAAATGCCATAAAACTATGATAAAATAATAAAGATCAATCATGGGTTGCTGTTGTAGCTGTTTAGATGCCGACGAATATGTATTGTTAGATTATCCTAACGGTAAAGAGTTAAAATATGGACCCGGAATTACTTGTTTTTGTTGCGCTAATGCAGAAAAACATAAATTTTCGAGAGTCAATAATGACCAATATTTAGAAATATCTCATTTGATTCCGGATCCTTCGACTAATAGTTTGATGGAAATAATCCCGGGGCCTGAATTGTACAAACCTAATGACCCTTATTGTACAATTAGTAAGTTGAAACCGAAGATAAGATTGGGAATTGATGAATATATTTTGACAAAAAAAGTTACAGGAGAATTAAAATGTATAGATGGACCAACGTTATATTGTCCGGCCCCATATGAAGAATTTTCTAATGTTGCGAAAAAAATAAATCTTACCGTTATGCAATATATCGTCGTTACTGATGGAACGTCGGGTCGCCGAATGATTGTCTCAGGGCCAGTTATGTATACCCCCAAACCTTTAGAGAAAATCTCCAATATCGAAGAAAAAATTATTCTTAATGACATAGATTATATATATATTACTCATACGGACGCTGGAATTATTGATATCGTCGAAGGTCCTACTACTTTCCAACCGGGACCATACGATGTTGTTTCTTCTATCAACAAAAAAACAGTCCTCAAAAATAATGAGTATGTTAAAATCATAGATAAAAATTCGGGCATAATAAGGGTTGTTCGTGGTCCGGCAACGATCATACTAAAACAATATGAAAAACTTAATACCGAAATTACGGAAACTCACGAAATAAATGACATCACTGCGGCATATATTTTTGACACTAGTACTGGTAATTATGAACTCATCACCCAACACGGAATGTTCATACCATCAGCTACTCAAGATGTGAAAGAAATCAGAAAAAAAATACTCTTGGAGCAAAATGAAGCGATGGTGATCATTGATAAAGATGGTAAATACATTATTATGAAAGGAAATGATAAGACTTCTGCCTTCTTCTTACCTCCATATTGTTCTATTCTTGAACAAGAATGGTCCAACGATTCTGAAAAACATAGCAAAAAGATTTCGAAATTTGATTTGCGACCACAGTATATGGATTTTGAATTCTTAATTAGAACCAAAGATAACGTTGAAATCTTTCTCAAGTTGAATTTTTATTGGCAAATTGTCAATGTTGAGAAGATGATTCAATCAACTCATAATGCCCCTAGAGATGTATGCTTACACGCACAATCTGAAATTTTGTCAGAGATATCTAGAGTTGATATGAAAGAATTTATGGAATCATTTAACGAAGTAGTTCATAAAGCCATTTCGGATGATGACGATTTTTATGAAATTAGAGGTATCAAACTGATCAGAGTTGAAATTACTGGTCGCAGATGTAAAGATTTAGATACAGAAAAGAATTTTCAGGAGATTATTCAAAAGAAAACTGACAGAATCAAGAATTTAGAACAACAGCACGGCCAAAATGAAGTGAAATTGGCGGAGATTCAAGGCCACATCGAGCAAGAGAGATTGACAGGGCAACTAGTAACAGTCAAAAATGAATACATCCGCCGAGAAAACGAAAAGATGGGTGAGGCTGCAGGATCAAAAATTAGTAACTTTATAGAACATCTGCCTAAAAATTTCACTGATAAAGAAAAGATCGCCATATATTATGATCAACAAAATACCGAACGAGTTAAAGATGTCACTCATTCACCAAATGTGACAATGTATGTGACGCAAAATGATCTTGATATAAAGGTGGTCAATCTTAACGGCGATAATGATAAAAAATTACGAAAAAATGTCGGTACTATGATGGCCCTTGACGATAAAAAAAAGTGATTTTTTAACCGAAATAAATATGTTTAAGAAATATAATCATATTTATTCATGTATCCCTATCAAACAAATTCTGAATTCTTTCAACCAAACGAATTCGGTACTGTAAATTTCTACCAACCAAATATAGCTACTCCAACTCTAGAAACAGTCACCATTGATAATATCGCACCCGTCACAGAATATCCATTCAATACAGTGATGGACAACATATGCAATGTTGATTTCAAACTAAATGATACGATCATCACAATCACCAGCACTATAATCGTATCAAACAAACCAATCTTGATAGAATGTGTTGCTGATACATTACGTGTTTGGAATTTGACATATTTTCAAAACAATGTTATCGGTACAAAAGGTAACTTGTACATTGACGGATATAATTTATTAGATTTTGATAATAACAATGTCAAATCGATGTACATTTATGAACTAAAATCATGGATAATAGATATTGGTGTTGCAAAAAAGATAACTATCAGTGGTAATAATAATAAAATATATGTGAATCATTCGTTTGGCAACGATATTGTTCTTAAAATTAATGGCAAAAATAGTCTGCACATCAAAAATATACAAATCCATGTGAGATCGTTAGTCATCAGTAACGTAGATGGCAATATCTATTTTGATTCTACTGTCTGCGATCATCTTACACTAAACAACAAAGGGATCGGTAACGTCTCTGAATTGGTCGTGTCATTGATGGCCGAGGTCAATATTATAGGTCCCAGTGTTGTGACGTTGAATAAGCTGCAGAGTACCGAGTGCAAAGAAATGATAAATGGCCCTGGGAAGATCATTTGGAACGTCATTGGATAAAATTGATTTTTTTAGTCTAGGATAATCATCAATAATTTATTAATAATTAACCATGCCAAACATTCTTACGATCAATCTGAGGATATTAAGACAAGCGTTTTGTCCACCAAAGATACGACTATTTTCACCAGGGCGAGTTGCTGCTAATCTTCGAAAAATCTTACAGGCAAGAGAGCAAACAGAAAAAATTGATTAAAATAGTCCCATTAATATCATATTCGTATAATATGCATATTCATATGTCTAATCTTGTCGGTAAATTTTTTCAACACTACAAAAGAAAGAACTATTATGTGTTCAACGTGAGTATTCACACCGAAACACAAGCACAAATGGTCAATTATATTAGTTTGTATGCAACAGATACATATCCATTTGGAACAGCATGGTCAAGACCAATACATATGTGGGACGAAATCATTGATTCCCGTCCACGTTTCGTTGAAATTACGCCGACAGCTGAAGAAAAGGAACAAACGCTAATATTTATTAAGAAAATGTTGTTACCATAAATAATACAATTAATTATGGTATCAAAAAAAATTGATTTTTGAAATCTCATATATTAACGTCCATAACATAACATTAGATCATCAAAAATGTCTCAAAAGATAACTGATCTTATCGTCGCAAATGATGAAGATATAAATAAATTACTTGATATTCCTGAGATAAAACTGGGAACTACCGTTAATGAATCTTTTTATAATGCATTGCGATATACTACGCCAAATTGCGCATTGATGTTGATGAACCAAGGCGCGATTCCGTATATACCACGGATGATAGATATGATGTTGAATATCAAACACGACGAAATGCATATCCTCCAAAATATGTTAGCGATTCCAAAACTCTCTTTTGTCAGTTATCATTGTAACAAAGATGATCGAGCGATTCTGTGTGAATTTATTAGAAAACTATCATCTAGAAACAAGAAATATCATGATATTATCGAATTATTGATCAATCAAGGAATCGATATCAACAAAGAAGATCGATATGGAAAGACTCCGTTGCGTTTGTTGTGTGGTCGTAATGAATTTGGATTAATAAAGATGTTAGTTGATAAACAAGTAGATTTAAATAAAAAAAGTCATAGTGGTCATACTGCGCTAACATATTCTATCCAATTTAGGAAAGATGAATGCGCGCAATTCTTAATCAAATCAGGAGCAGATTTAGATTTACAAATGGATAACGGCAATACAGCTTTGATGTTAGCAGCCGATCAAAATATGCGTGATGTTGTAGCCTCGCTATTAAACAACGGCGCAAGTACATCGATTTATAACAACAATTTATATACAGTGTTGGATATTGTCAAAAATAAATCTGATCGAAATGAAGATATTGTGCGTGCCTTGAAAGAAAATTCATCTACCAAAGAAATGATGGTCGAAGGAAATGCAAATGTGTCTCTAGCAAATATGTTACATTTTATAACAATTATAATGATGCTATTAGTATTATTATTCAAATAATTTGATAAATTAATGTCATTAATTTATCAAAAAAATTGATTTAGAAAGTGTTATTGAGACGTATTAATAACAAACATACTAACACACTATGTACGAAGACTACGAAACAGTTCCTGACGAAAATGGTATTAAATTCATTATCACACACAAAATGAATAGTGAAGGAAAGATGGTAAGGATAACCAAGAAGACGCGAGTACGTACAATTATATCGGACGGAGCCGCTGCTAGAAAGAAACGCATTGAAGAACGACAAAGAGGTTGGAAAAAGTTTGGAAAATGCGTAAATTCGAATGATGCTGGAGTTACTTTGCGAGGAGAAGAAATATTTCTTGCGCTCGGCGACGATGGACGGAGGAAAAAAGAGAAGATGGAACAAGAGAAAAGAGACAAGCAAGAGTTGGATATGATACACAATTCGTTACTCGATGCGCAAAAAAAAATGATTTGTGGTACTTGTTCGAGTCTACCTACACAGATAGATCAATCAGTTTGGAAACCTTCTTGGCTTAAAAATGGGGAACGACCTCCAGAAATTAAATCAGTGTATGTTCCCCCTCACAGAACTAATGCAGATGCAACGACAGCATATGTTCCGCCACATAAAAAAAATCCCGATGCAACTCCAACAACAGCGTACGTTCCGCCACATAAAAAAACAAATCCTGATGCGACTCCAACGACAGGATATGTTCCGCCACACAGAAAAACGAACTTTGACACAAAAGATACAATCACGACGATTCGTGTTTCAAATCTCTCTGAAGAAATAAATGAAACTGATTTGAGTGAAATGTTTCAGAAATTTGGAAGAATCTTGCGAATTAATTTAGTCAAAGATAAACTTACCGGTGCAAGTCGGGAGTTTGCATTTATAACTTTTGCAGACAGACAAGATGCACAAAATGCTATGGACAAAATGGATAAACAAGGATTAAATAACTTGATTATTAGAATTGAATGGGCTGAGAAATAATTTGATATTATCATATCAAATTATTACAAAAAAAATTGACAAAAAAATTACTCTATTAGACAAGTTCTGTATCATATTTAATAACACTATGCAACAATTAGCTCAATTAGAATATGAACGTAATGAATTGTCATATACTTTTACGCTGAAATGTGATGGCAAAAAAGAAGAACTAACAATCAACGTTATCCGAGAAGATGAATATGCTGAGTGGGATTCAACGATATCATATGATCCATGTGTACAAATATATGATGTTGATACTGTACACGTGAAATATTCACCAAGTGCTAAATTTCGAATAATTAATGATCACATATTGAATCAGTTAGATGATATGCACACAGTATATTTTGCCGATGTAGTTAACGCAAATCATATTACAAACATTATGATCAAAGCAGCACCGAAATATGGTAGAAGCGAATATATATCAATACCGATTTATCCTAAAGAGTTATCCGACGTTGAAATTCTTAGAAAAAATTTAAGTTTTCAAAACAAAAATACAGTAAAACAACTTGGAGCGTTACAAGATCGCATAACAGATCTCGAAAAACATATCCAAAGTATGGAAAACGCAAAAGATCGCATAACAGATCTCGAAAAACGTATCCAAAGTATGGAAAACGTAAAAGATAAACGATCAGCATTCGGACTTATCTGGTAATATCATAATTGATAGTCTATCAATTATGATAAAAATTGAAAAAAAATATTCAAATATATATATGCCATAATCAACAAAAACAAAATTATGTTTACACATTTTGCTTTTGATCTAAAAAAAGAACATCGATTGAATGATGACGTCATCTTAAAATATTTGAATAGTTTCGATTCACGATACATGTTTCATCGACGAATAAATGACCAAAAATATAAATCTGATCAGTTACAATATGCGACATTATTTGTTTCGTCGAAAGGCAATCTCAAACTAAATAGCAATGATAAAGGATGTGAATGTGTCGTTGCTATTGATGGAATAGCTATAAAAAATAAAAAATCAGCATCAAAAATTTCAATTTTAGTTACACCTCATAATTTTGAAACAGATCAAATCATTTTAGTGGGTAATCCTGTAGATGATAGAGTCCATTTAGTCCATTTTGATTTTATCAAAAAATATGAATCTTGCAATATTTTGTTGTGCAAAAAAGATAGCGAGATGAATTTTGATGAGAGTATTGTGCTAGATGTTAGTTTTGAAATGTTCGGAGAAATACTCAATGTGCTACATGGTGAAACTAAGATAACTGACGTTACCGATGAAATTTTGAATGAAATGGATAAACTAGGATTAGTTAAAGCAGAACTCATGATGATGAAAAGGTTTGTAGATAAAGAAAGGAATGATATGTTACTAAGTTTAAATTCTTTTGTTGATGGAAAGAAGCTCATGATTATGGCAAGGAGTCGTGATATGTATGAGTACTTTAAGGATATTTTGAGTCCGAACAAGAACGTCGTTCCGACACAAATATTTTGCGTTAACCATAAAAAACCTAACATTGATTATATATTTGGCATTAACATTTATGATTCGATTCCGATTTATTATCTTGCAACGGCTTGGCCAGATAAGCCAGAAGAGGAAATGATCATTGAAAAACATAATAGCGAAAATTTTGATACATCAACATGGATAGATGCTAAGAAATGTGATAATCCTAACGATGTGAATGAAATAATAAGAAAAATGTTGTTGTCTGACTATTATGGAACATTTTCGCATTATGGATATGATGTATTAAGTGATTATGTTTCTATTGGTATTTATTCCGAAAACAGTGATAGATTTATCCAACAATATGTTGCAAATTATGTTAACAGTGTGAAAATAGAAAACAATATAAATGTTCCAATTATACCCAAAATGAAACGGAAAAAAATATTGAATGTTCGTTTTACAGAATATGATGTTAACTATTTATCAAAAAAAATTCGTCACCAAATGATAAACCATATCAAATTTCGATATATTGATTGTCAAAGTGTTGATCGTTATTATTATGATTTCCCGTTACCAAAAAAATTTTTAAAAAATGTGCCACTTGTTAGATGTTCTCATTATCTTGTCAATGATGATGGTTGGAATGTAGATGTAGAAACAAAAATATATTATGGATTTATTAATGTTGAATTTTAACGTTGTATGATCATATTACGTTAAAATAGATAAATATGTTATTTAGGATGAACTTGTTTTTTTTCTAAAGCAACTGATGCTAACTGATTTACTCCTAGGAAAGTTATCATTTCTTGTTGGTATGGCAGTTCTTGGCGGAGAAATAGATCTACGGGCGATTTTTTGTGCATTTTGTACTGGTGGCAATTTTCTGGTAGCACTATTTGTTCGCGGCATACGTGTCTTTTCTAATGAAGCAATCGCCCCATAAGCATCTAATAATTCTTGTCGTAAACGCAATATTTCTGACTGTAATTTATTATTTTCATTGACCAAATCATCTAATGTAAATCCAGCTTTATGCGTTGAAAATAACAAAAGTTCCGCGCGCAAATTATTATTTTCTATCGCTAAATCCTCATCCCCTAAATCAGTTTTTGGCAGATATTTTGTGATAAATAAATCCATGATTTCGTTATCTTTTTTAAATAACATAAACTCCCGCATCATCTTTGTGTAATACGCTATATTTGTTCCGCCAAACCAAACAATAATATGATCTGCTAAAGCTGGATGTACATATATTTGAGTGTCAATAATTATCACCAAATCTGCCATCAATAAATCTGTACCTTGTTCTATCTCTTCTATTAAATCTTTATTTTTTTCGTCTGCTAGCCAAGATGTTACGGATTTGCCTGTAGCTCCGGAGATCTTGCTGCAATTGACGTAACTGTTGTCGTTCATAAATAACATCTCCACATTTATAGATTTACCCATACTAAATCTATCGTCGATTTTTTTGAATATACAACGATTTTCGGGGACAGATACGGCAATTGGTAACATATTTAATCTAGATTACAGAGTAATATCTACATTAGATACATTATTTTTCATTTTTTTTAGGTAACCAAGAATTCCTCATGAAATCGTTGCAAATCTTCCATCTCCATCGTAGTCATCACTCCGTATTTCAATGCCATTTTCGCACAATCATCGTTACCTAATTTTGCACCCAGAATAAAAAACTTGATCGCGCTCTTAATATTATTCTGTTCAACATATACGTTGCCCAAATTATAGCAAGCAACCGGATCGTTATTTTTTATAGCTACTTTGTAATATTTTTTACATTTGTCATATTTTTGGTTAGCGCGATACATATTCCCCATTTGAGTCATTGCTTGAATGTTACCAAATTTGATAGATTTTTTTAATAACTGTTTGGCGACTTTGTCATTCTTCTGATATCCTTTGCCGTTCAAGTGCATCATTGCTAGATCAAAATATCCTTCTTTGTTATCGTAAGTGCACGATTGTTCATAATATCTTCCTGCCATAGCAAATTCATTAATAGAATAATAAAATTCTCCTAGCTTATGTATACCATACGAGTTTTCCAGACTCGCTGCTTTTTCAAAAAATGCCACCTTAACTTCATCATCGTCGCATTCTATCCCGCTATCAACAAATGCGTTCGAATTATTCATCTTCATTGCATCTGTCATGAGTGTATCATAATCAGACGGATAATCAAACACATTTTCATTAATAAAAATGGCCATCATATAATACGCTTGTGAACATTTAGCCTGCATACTTCTATCCAAATAATCAAATGCACTAATCGCATCACCGTTAATAAAGAATTCTAAAATAGCAATATGATACAACAAATATGGTTGCGCATTATTGACTATGCCTTTATAAAATTCTAGCGACTTTTTGTCAAAATTTTCGAAAACATATTCGTTATCATAGTACAAATTGTGTAATTTGTTCATTGCATTCAGATCACCATCATCTGCTTGGGCGATTAATTCATCAAAAGAGGATATATTCATCTTTATAGGATAAATAATATCATATGTGATTATAAATCATAATATCATTTTTTTTTGTGGTACTACAATATATAAATGGATTTATATTTTTTGCTAAGTCATGATATTTGTAACCATATCATTGAATATATCACTTTGGAGGATGTGATTGTTGTCAGCATGTTAAACAAATTTGCACCGGATTTGTTGCTGCATAAAAATATCAAGAACGTTTTCATGCGAGAAATGGAAATGTCATCTATGGTAGCAACCTCTAACGATTTTCCAAATGAATGTGTTGATGCATGTTTAGGAGCAACAATGTTACAAAATAATCCAAAAATTCGCGCGTATATTTACGATCATCAATTGATCAAAACCACTACAATTAATTCTTTGTTAGTTATCAATTATTGGTTGAATTGGGATGAAACAAACAAGAAACAGAGTGAAGTATTTCAAAAAATATTAACTGCTACAAAAAATAATGACGATAGCTTCTTTTTCTTGAACATCTTTGTCAATTACATGTATGAAATTAAAGTCAAGTACATTGTGGAAGCTATGCGAAAACTAGATATGTTTGCACAGTTTAACAAATTTTGGAATAATCTTTTCGGAACAAATTATCCTGCTAAAACATACAAAGATTGTGCATTCATTTCTCAAAAACAAGCTGGAAAAAAAGTGTCATATTTTTCGCATCCTATATTGATAATTTCATTGATAATAGATGATACATCTCGTATCAAAAAAATATTAGATTATTATAACGATTCTAGATATAATAGCGTAATTGGACTTTTTTTATTTGGTGATGCTGTTATTAAAGATACTATGGAGGACATCAGTTTCGCAGCATCTATGTCGATTTATAGATATATCAAAAAACAATATCCGGAATTTACTGATTTAGTTATGTCTATCAAAAATAACGAAAGCAAATTCAATCACATGGTACGTTGATATCCCCACAAATTAACTGATCAATGAACAATCTAATATCGTCAGTTTCTGCAGCCTATCCGTAAAATTTTTTATCTCCAACATATAGAACATGGATGAATCACATCATAGATGTCAGCGGAATCTAGGTCATCGTTGCAATAGATGTTGCAATCACCAAAAATATATCATCAAATGTGTATGCGACGGCGAAACTGGCCCCACTGGTAACACTGGAGCAACTGGAGTTACAGGTGTAACCGGAGCTACAGGGAATACAGGTGCAACTGGAGTTGTTGGACCAACTGGACCTGCAAATGGAATCACTGGGGAAACTGGACCAACTGGTAATACAGGCGCAACTGGAGTCACAGGTCCAACTGGTGTAACTGGTAATACCGGCGCAACTGGAGTAACCGGTGCAACAGGGTCAACTGGCGTTACAGGTGTCACTGGATCAACAGGACCAACCGGAGTCACTGGATTTACCGGATCAACAGGATCAACTGGGGCTACGGGAGTTACCGGATCAACTGGATCAACTGGAGCTACTGGAGCTACTGGTGTCACCGGAGCCACCGGAATTACTGGATCAACTGGAGTTACTGGAGCTACTGGTGTTACCGGATCTACTGGAGCTACTGGTGTCACTGGAGCTACTGGTGTTACCGGATCAACTGGAGTTACTGGTTTTACTGGAGCTACTGGTGTCACCGGATCAACTGGTGTTACCGGATCAACTGGACCAATTGGAGTTACCGGAGCTACTGGAGCTACCGGATCAACTGGAGCTACTGGAATTATTGGACCAACTGGAGTTACTGGATCAACAGGATCAACTGGATCGACAGGATCAACTGGATCAACTGGAGTTACTGGATCAACTGGAGTTACTGGATCATCTGGATCAACTGGATCAACTGGATCAACTGGATCAACCGGATCAACGGGAGTTATTGGACCTACTGGCGCTACCGGTGTCACTGGAACTACAGGAGCTACCGGCCCAACTGGTCCTGTTTTAGATCCTGCTGTTGATGTTGATGATATTGACACATTTATTACAGGATTAAATTTATTTAAATTAGGTATTACGGGTGCAACTGGTGGTGTACCAGGTAGTACAGGTAACGTTTCCGGTATATCATCTGCACCTGGTTTAGGAGCATGGGTTGAAGGCGGAGGTAACGTTGTGGCTGGTTCGTATTCTCACGCAGAAGGTTTAGGTACCCAAGCTCAATCAATTGCTGCTCATTCAGAAGGAATAAGTACAATTGCAGCTGGTATCGCGAGTCATTCGGAGGGGATTGCTACTCGCGCAACTGGCCTAGGATCTCACGCGGAAGGAGGAGCTACCATTGCATCGGGACAATATGCTCACAGCGAAGGTGACCCAACAACTGCGTCAGGATATGCTTCCCATGCGGAAAATGTAGGTACAGTTGCGTTTGGATATGCGTCGCACGCTAGTGGTTACGGAACTACCGGATTTGGTATAGCATCTCACGCAGAAGGTTTTCAAACATTAGCTTCCGGCGATTATGCACATTCTGAAAATGATAGTACACTGGCGGCAGGATTCGCTGCTCATTCGGAAGGAAGCAGCTTTTTTGATACGATGACTATTTTTTTTACAGAAGGTGGTGTATCTGATAGTATTGTTGTTGGTTCACCTGGCGTGTTATCATATAATATAGCAGGTGCGACCGGATCTCACGTAGAAGGAGGGGGGTCTACAGCAAACGGTTCATATTCTCATAGTGAAAATTTATATAACAGATCCATTGGAGAAGCGTCACATTCTTCAGGAATAAATACAACTGCGTTTGGCTTGGCGTCCTATACGGGGGGAATTTCATGTACAGCTAGTGGTGATGGTGCTCGCGCGGAAGGTTATATGACTGGTGCAACTGGAAATTTCAGTCACGCGCAGGGCCGTCATACTATCGCCTCTGAAGATTCTGCATGTGCTCAGGGTTCGTACACTACAGCCTCAGGAATTTCATCTCATGCACAAGGTGACTCAACAAATGCTACAGGTCAAGCTTCACACGCTGAAGGTAATAGCACGACAGCGAGTAATAATGCTGCTCACGCTGAAGGAATAATTACTACTGCAAGTGGGGCCGGAAGTCATGCATCTGGTTTCAATTCGCTTGCATCTGGTTTTGCAAGTCACAGTGGAGGCATGTATACGATAGCTTCTGGAGATGCGTCTTCAGCTGGTGGTACTGGATGTGTCGCCAGTGGTTTATGTTCCCTCGCGGAAGGTAATACCACGACCGCCTTTGGTTCATTTAGTTGCACAGAAGGGACGTTTATTGTCGGTCAATATGATGTTATTATTGATAAATTTGCAGGCGATATTATATCTGTTGGAGGCACAGGAATATCTCAATTTAATTATGGATATGGAATCGCTGCTCACGTTGAAGGGGCGGGAAATACAGGATATGGCGACTACTCTCACACACAAGGAATCTACAGTCAAGCATCTGGACCGGCATCTCATTCAAGTGGTATCGCAACTTTTGCCAATTTCTACGGATCTCACAGTGAAGGTATTTTAACTATAAGTGACAACGTTGCATCACATTCACAAGGATTGCAAACGGGCGCATATGGAATAGCTTCTTCAGCGGGAGGTAGATTTACACAGGCTATCGGAAACTATTCCAATGCCCAAGGATATCAAACAGCTGCCATTGGCACATCATCCCAATCGGAAGGCGAAGGAACAACTGGGTACGGGACTAATTCCCACGCGACTGGTTTCCAAACTACATCAATGGGTTTCGCATCAATTTCGTCCGGAATGAATACTTTTGCAGATGGCCAAGGTACATTCGCGGGTGGAATTTTGTCATCCACTGACACTGCTGGACAATTTGCTAGAGCTGCTGGCGGTTTTAGTACTGGTATCGGATTAACTGGAGCAACTGGAATAGGTACGTCACAATTTGCGATATATCACACTGGATTACAATCAACAACTACTTCTGCTAATCAAGTACTTCAAGTGTTGTATGATACGTCCAACATCATTATTCCTGAAAGAACTGTTTGGGGTATTACGGCAACAATAACAGGTACTAATTTATCTGCAGTTGATCCTGTTAATTTATCTTATTTTACGATAAGTTGTGTTGCTTATCGAGGAACGGGAGTGGCAGTTATTGATTCACAATCAGTAATAAATGCAGTTGGATCTGTTCCAGCTGGAGCGGCCCCTGCTTTTGCAGTTGTAGCATCTTTTGGTATAGCTGTTGTAATTACGCCGCTTATTGCCGATACACGGTGGTCAGCAACAATTTCGGTTACAAGTACTGCTTTATAAATTATCATTCATAATCGAACATATACGAATTAATCGCAAGCATTGCTTTATAAATTATTATTTATAAAGCAAATTTATGATTATCAATCTGTAATACAACTGGACAAATTTTGAAAAAAATACGACTTACATGTCAACATAAACACATGGCAAATCATATATTTTAAAGATGGATCATGATGAAAAATTTTTTAACGAAATACAAAAAAAATGTACGGCGCACGGGGATTGCTCGATTTGGAACGGTACATTTAGAGATGGTTTATGTTTTCAATGGAACAGAACCGTTTCAAGGCCAATTAACGTATTAAAATTTATGTGGAATTACTATTACGAACCAATAAAAGCAAATGAAAAATTAATACGTACATGTGGGGAACCTTTATGTATTCAAATTGAGCATATCGATGTGAAACCAAGAGCTAAACTAGTATCGAAAGAAGAAAAATGGAACAAACTTTTCAAATGCGGTAAAATAGATGAAACGAGTGAATACGATGGAAAAAAATGTTTAGTTTGGCAAGGTTACAAATCTGTGGGAGGATATGGAGAGTCCAGTGTTAATCACAAAAAATATTATGTGCATAGGATAGCTTTTTGGATATCCCATGATGAATATGAAACTATCGATGATATTCCTGACGTCGACGACGATGGTCAGCGACTTGTCGTACGTCACCTATGTGGTCAATCATCGTGTTTTGAGAGTTCACATTTACAAATAGGGACAGACAGTGTAAATAGTTATGAAGATAAAATAAACGCTGGAACAATGCAACGAGGAGAAAAACATCATAATTGTTCTATCAGTGAAGAACTAGCAAAGAAAATAAAATGGTCAAAACTAGATCGAAGTGATAAAAATTATATGACAGCAAAAGAACGTGCTGTTCATTTTGGTGTATCTTTCCGTATCGTCGACAAAATCGATAATAACGAAACATGGTCTCATATTCCTGACAAAAATGGTATTATTTTGTCAACAGCTAGAAAAAGAGAACGGGAACGTAACGCCAAAATAAAAGCCAAGAATCGAAAGTGGACCGAAAAAATGTTTAAACAGGCAAGATGGAAATTGGACGCTCGTTCAAAAATTGATAGAAATGGCCGGAAATATAAAAACTCTTTTTGTAGGCTTTGGACAGGTAAATGCGCACCAGATGGTTACGCTAGAACAATGATCCACGGAAAACAGATATTTGTACATATACTTGCTTGTCACATCAAATATAGAACAACAAATTCAGGAGGATTACAAGTTTTACATAAATGTGGAAGAAGATTATGCGTCAATCCAAAACATTTATCCTTCGGTTCAGCGATTGAAAATGCTGCTGATAAAAAAATGCATGGTACATCTGGCAGGAAGTTGACAATGGAACAAGCAAATGAGATCAGGTTATTATATAAATCCGGCGATTATAAACAAATTGATTTGACAAAAAAATATAACGTCAGTAAAGATACTATTCAAAATATTATTCATAATCGAACATATGTAGATTGATTACAAGTATTGCTTTATAAATTATTATTTATAAAGCAAATTTTCACAATAACTGTTTGGTTTGTAAGTACCGAACACTTTATCCCACAACGAAAATCGTTTCGAAAAGTTGTAATTAAAATATCGATGATGAATATCATGATCGTGAGTACATAATGAAATATCAAAATAAGCAGGTATCCAAGGGAACTGAGGAAAAGACTTTTGATTTATATTTTTTCCTGTGTGACCGGATACTTCTACGATTGTTTTATAAGTCATCATCATCGCAAATTGGTATTTACTCATGTCGATCATCGAGATAGTTATCAATAAAGGAATTGAATTAGATAGTACAAAATCAATCGGATGTTGATAATATGTGTCCATAAAAGTAACGTCCGTCTTAGAATGATGATATTGGTGCAGATACAAGTACAAAAATTTATTTACATGTGATATCCGATGTATCCAATAATGAATAAAATCATACATCAGTTCGAATAAGAAAGATATGGGGACGAAAGTTAATAGATCATAAAATATGCATGTATCTCTAAAAGTAATAGAATGTAAGGCGAAATAGTATGTACATGTTTCAATAAATATTGTGAGCAAAAAAATAGATATTGACTCTACAGAGTATTGACAAGATCTGGGTGTTATGTATTGTTTGTTTCGTTGAACGTACGCTATGAATGACATGATGATGATTGTTTTGAGCAAATATAGCAAGTAATTTATTATAAAATGCTGGGTATCGAATGCATAGATAAAGTTGCTAATTAGTAACAAAAATGTATTTACCACAAGGTAATTAATTATGTTCATTTATAATATAAAAAGATTAAATGGAAGGATTTGACATAGTCTCTCTGGGATATAATTGCTATCCAGGAATGTATAGCGACAAAAAAAATGGGGCAAATTTACAATTTTTTTCGAACATTGCGGTTCCATCTTGGGCATTAGTTAAGATGTTAGAAAATAATTTTAGCGCATTCAACGATAAAAATGATTATGTTCCTATGAAAATATTCTCCGATTCCGGAATACATTTTTTGACCAACAAAACATATTATGCGCGATTGGCGAAAGGTACAATTGTCAACGATGATTTTTTGAAAAAATTAAATGAAAGAAAGACCGCATTCATTGATATCTTAAAGTCGGATAAAGAGGTATTATTTTTGAGATATGAAGAACCAGAAAAAAGTGATTTGCCACATTTTACAGGATCAAGAATAGTTCCAAATGAATATGCCGAAGATTACAAACAAAATGAAATTTATCATTTAAAATTATTATCTACATACTTGCAGAAAACATATCCTGGATTAAAATATCATATCATGTTTGTCGGTAATTCATTAAATTCAGAGACAAAATTGGATTATGACGCAGAGTCTAAAATTATAACAATTCCGAACGCAAATATCGGATCAAACTACGAAAAAGTATTTGATGATATCTTTGCGAATAATGCAACATTCATTAAAGAAAAAATTGGCAAATAAAAAAAATGAAAAAAATTATGTCAAGAATGTCAAATTAATCTATCATATAATATGACAAATAAATGAGTAAACAAAGCCTTTTGCCCAAAGACCAAGAATTAGATCTTGCTGACAGTTTTATTAAAGAACGAGATGAAGAGATAAAAAAGATCAATGGCGAGATGAGAGAAGTAAATGAATTGTTCAAAGATATCGCTGGCTTGATCAATAACCAAGGAGATTTTGTGGATCGTATTGGCGATAACGTTATTAATGCACACGAGAATGTTAAGGAAGGTAATAAAGAACTTTTGGAAGCAGAAAAGGAACAGAAAAAGACGGAAACATTTTATGGTTATATTGCGGCAGGGGTAACTGGTGCTGTAGCAATTAGTGGTTTGATTATTAGTGCTGTAGTTTTTTTATAAAATTGAAAATAATTAACATAGATATATTTGAATATATCTATGTTAATAAAATGGATTTGACGAAAGATGTTTATTTACAAATAGGCGAATATTTAGATAACAAAGGAAAAATCCAACTAAGTATGACGTCGAAAGAGATGAACAAATTGAAGTTCATATTTTTGTATGAAGATAGAGTCGATGTTGATCGGATTGTGAACTTGTCGTATTATGATAACTTTGAAAACATTGCGTCATCGTATATCAGCATTTCGAGAAATTTTATTATGTTATTAAGAAAAGGAAGATTACCTAAAAATGTCAAATATCATCATTATACTTCAGATGTTACACATTTCTTTTTGGAATTTGATCCAAATAACACGCTGATAAAGTGCGAACCACATTCAGACGTATATTTTGTAGAGGGCGTACCATTTTTTGTCACACATTTGACTTTTGTCGATCTCAACCAACCTATTTATGATATTCCATCGACAGTTACGCATTTAGATTTTGGCGATCGTTTTAATAGATCAATAATCGGAAGTATTCCATCATCAGTTACACATTTGCGTTTAGGTAATAATTTTAATGGTAATTTATGCAAGAAATCTATCCCGACATCAGTTAAGTATTTGGTATTAGGGGAAAAATATCGTATTCTTATTCCTACATGCATAGTTTTTCAACTCGATTCACTAACTTATGGCAAGCCTACACTTTAACAAATTAATAATTTTAATTTGTTAAATTTGAACGTCTCTTTTTATATTTGGCATATAAATCAGGTCCAAAAGCGATTATGGTTATTGCCAAAATAGCAAATCCCAAATGTACATATCCGGCGTTTGCGTATTCCATAGCTTTAGAAAGATAACCCTCGACCACGTAAAATACTGAAAACATCATTTTTATAAATGATTCAAAGTATATTCTCAAAGTTACTGCTATTTCTTCTAATTCCAACCAAACCAAAAAACCACTTATAGTAGCGATTATTTTGCCGACGAAAGTCCAAAATTCCCTCAAATATATTGTAATAGTGTCAATAAAATATGTTGGCCGAATTGTATAACCAGATATTCGACCAATATGTTCCCAAATGAATGTAGAAACGAAAATAAAGCTGAATACTTTAATCTTATTCATGTTTGTTGTATCAATCATTTATGATACGATATCCTGAGCAAATATATTTCAATTTTTTCGATATGCATCATCTTTAAATATCACGTCTATTATTATAATGTCCTATAATCCGTCGGCGAACTTCCCATACAAAAAACTGACAATGAATCACAATGAAGTCATCAAAAAGATCTCCGAAATCAAAAATAATATCCCAAAATATTCTACACAGCCATATCGTCCACTTGCGATTTATCAAAAATTAAACTTGATTAACGGAAAATATTATGATAAATTCATTAAAATTATTACAACAGATGATTTGTATGATAAAGTAAATGTTCTTACAGATTATTTCAACGAACAATCAAGAATGAAATGTTCTTTTAATAATTATCTGGAACCGATTAATTATTTTAGAATTTACAACAAAAAAATATTGCATGACGTCAAAGATAAAACTCCACATAACATGCGAGAGTATATTTATGCACATATCAAAGAATGTAATCTGTTTAAGGTATCAACTGCAGCATTTGTGTATGATTTTTTTAAGGCAAAACATATTTTAGATTTTAGTTCTGGATGGGGTGATAGATTGTTGGCGGCATGTGCATTGAAGATTAAATATTTTGGTATTGATCCTAATATTGATAATCATTGTGGCTATAATGAGATAATAAAATTAGCGGGCGATCAGAACATGCAATGCGTATATCGCTCTGGTGCAGAATATTTACCTAGTTATGTTATCGATGACCGCATATCTCAACATGGAAAATTTGATCTCATCTTTACCAGTCCGCCATTTTTTGATTATGAAATATATTCGAGTGGATTGCAAAGTATATCGTCATATACTGCCAGTGCAGAATATTGGTTAGTATATTTTTTGTTTGTTGTTTTGATCAAATACATTCCGTACTTGCAAATCGGTGGTACCATGGGTATATACATCCAGGATATTAAAAATAAATTTATCGTTTGCGAACCAATCGTGCTATTCATCTTGTCATTCTATTCAAATATGGAATTTAGTGGTATCATCACTGAAAACTTTCCGATGTTACTCTTCAAAAAAAAATCAGATGATATTATGACTAATAAAGGTATGGAAGGGAAATTTATGAATGCCTATTCAAACATCTACAGGTTATCACATCGACTGATAAAACAGCAATTATACAATAATTACATAATAGGAACAACCTTTCAAAAAAATATTGTCAATGATAATGTTGAGAACAATATGTATTTCCGAACTTTTTTTAAATGTTTTGTGCAAGATGAAACGCATACGAATATTATCACATATGGATCGAAGAAAAGTATCATGCCATATTATGTAGCGAGAGCCGCACATATGTTGAAAAAAAATAGTACATTTTACTGTCCCAAAACTGAACGGGATCCGGCGAATTATGACAAAGATATGAATTTCATGCCGCTACATTTTTCGCAAAAAATTTTAGACGCTAAAGAACAGTTTGGATTGGACATTTTAGAAATAGATGTTGAAATGACTAAGAAGCAAATATCATTCATCAAAAATATAATTCCTGTAACATTCAAAGATCTTGTTATCAATTATACTGATTATGATCCGCAGCTAAAGAATATAATGCGCGAAACTATCAACGAAACTGTGACTATTTTGGGAATCGATCCTAATTTTGCAGGAACCATTTATATAACTGTTTCAGTAACGTTGGAGATCGAATGTTTGTATGATATATTTCGATCTGCAAAATTTTTTGTTGTGCAGACAAATAGATGGGATTTTACTAAGTCGTATGAAATGAGTAGGACGAAGTTAGTTTATTCAGAATATATGTTCGCGGAAGACGTAGCTGATGTTCCCATTAATTGTATTCCGCATACAAATTGCAAGATCTGGTCATCATTTAAGGAATACTCTGTTGATGGAGATATTTTATGGTTGAGTGCAGTTTAATAGTAAATAAAATTGAAAAATATTCATCCTGGCATCATTATCCAATATTTAATATACAAACTATGTATCATTGCAAGAGTTGTTTTTGTGAATATGATGATGCTGGATTAGAAAAGAACAAGAGAGATGATGTATTTCAGTGTGATAGATGTTTCGATGCGCGTGGAATAGTATATGGACTGTACCAAGAATGTGCTATCTGCATCGTACGTAATACATCGGTGATATTTGATAAATGCGGACATTGCATTTGTAAAAAATGTCAAAAAAATGTAACTAATGGTGTATGCGTAATTTGTAAATCGACTAGAAATGTATTTATCTTACCTCATAAAATTGACCAAGATATCTTTTATTTTGAAAAAGTGGATCGATCAATAAAAAACCACTTCAAAAAATTACATTATCAAGTTAAGGACAGTATCGGAAAAGAATTAGCAACTCTTGACTTGTATGTTTTATATACGGAATATTATAAATTTTTGAAATTATTACAGCTCAATGATAACAATAATAACCCTGATAAATTAAGTCCTCCATTGAAGATCGATGCAATATGGTGCGAAGATTTATCAGTTAATGAGGATTACAATAATTTTTGCATGTTGGAATATGACCAGATATTATTTCGTGATCCCGTTGTGAGTGGCGATAGATATGAACGAACTATCGCGTTGTATAAAAAAACGTTTAATGATGATCCTACGTTGTTATTTTGGCCACCTAGTCGCATACTTGTTCAAAAAACGGTACAACTATTCGTAAAAACGAGGACAGGAAAAACAATAACAGTTAATATCAAAAATGGTTGTAGTATCTATGAAATCAAGGAATATATTCAAAATAGAGAGGCCATACCATGCGATCAAATGAAATTGGTCTTTGCAGGCAAGTATTTAGAAGACGATAAAACGATCGTAGATTATGGGATCAAGCACGAGTTTACATTACATTTAGAATTACGATTGCGCGGGGACTAATAAATCAGGTTTTGATTAAAATATGATTTATATTGTTGATGTGTTTGAATTACGGGCGATTCCCTTGTCGATATTGAATGATAAAATATTAATACATTCAAATCTTCTGGCTATTTGCTTACCGGTGATATTGAATATTGATATGTTCGGATCTTCTGGCAATTCTCTTGCCGACGATATTGAATGATCAAATATTTCTGTCTTCAAATCTTCCGGCAAGAGAATTGCCAACAACGCTGAATGATCAAATATTTGTGTCTTCAAATATTCAGGCAATTCTCTTGCCGATAACATTGAATGATAGAATATTGATGTGTTCAAATCTCCCGGCAATTCTCTTGCCCGCAACATTGAATGATCATACGATAAAAAATTGAATTTTTTATTGTAAGACAAATATTCTATTAAGAAATAGCAAAATGGACCAAAGTGATATAGTATACCAAATATTCAATGAATTATCATTAAACGATGTCGTAAGATGTTCAACTGTTAATCGACTTATGAATCATGTGTGTGATTTACAATATGCGAGATTAATAAATGACTATGAGAACATCCTAGCAAACCTTTTTTATAAAATCTCATACAAACAAATGTATGTAGCTTGTTATGAATTAGATGTTTTTATAAAAAAATATTCAGACCTTAATTTATTCAATTTTTTCTCTACGGACGTATTATATATTACATCGAGAAATATTATTAAGTTCCCAAAAATGATAGGACAACTTGTTAATTTGCGAGAAATATTGTTGTCTTGTAATCAAATTACAAAATTACCAGAAACAATAGGACAACTTGTTAATTTGCAAAATTTATGGTTGAATAACAATAAAATAACAGAATTACCAAAAACAATAGGACAACTTAGTAATTTGCAAGAATTATGGTTGGATCACAATCAAATTACAAAATTACCGGAAACAATAGAACAACTTGTTAATTTGCGAGAATTATCGTTGTATAATAATCAAATTACAAAATTACCGGAAACAATAGAACAACTTAGTAATTTGCAAAAATTATCGTTGTCTAATAATCAAATTACAAAATTACCGGAAACAATAGGACAACTTAGTAATTTGCAAGAATTATGGTTGGATAATAATCAAATTACAGAATTACCAGAAACAATAGGGCAACTTGTTAATTTGCGAGAATTATCGTTGTATAATAATCAAATTACAAAATTACCGGAAACAATAGAACAACTTGTTAATTTGCGAGAATTATCGTTGTATAATAATCAAATTACAAAATTACCGGAAACGATAGAACAACTTGTTAATTTGCGAGAATTATCGTTGTATAATAATCAAATTACAAAATTACCGGAAACAATAGAACAACTTATTAATTGTAAGATCATACAATAAAAAATTGAATTTTTTATTATAAGACAAATATTCTATTAAGAAAGAGCAAAATGGACCAAAGTGATATAGTATATCAAATATTCAATGAATTATCATTAAATGATATTGTAAGATGTTCAACTGTTAATAGACTTATAAATCATATATGCGATTTACAATATGCGAGATTAATAAATGACTATGAGAACATCCTAGCGAACCTTTTTTATAAAAGCTCATACAAACAAATGTATGTAGCTTGTTATGAATTAGAAGGTTTTATAAAAAAATATACAGACCTTAATTTATTCAATTTTTTCTCTACGAACGTATTAGATATTACATCGAGAAATATTATTAAATTGCCAAAAATGATAGGACAACTCAGTAATTTGCAAAAATTATGGTTGCATAATAATAAGATTATCGAATTACCGGAAACAATAGGACAACTTAGTAATTTGCGATACTTATCGTTGTCCAATGATAAAATTACAAAATTACCGGAAACAATAGGACAACTTAGTAATTTGCAAGAATTACACTTGTATAGTAATCAAATTACAAAATTACCGGAAACAATAGGACAACTTATTAATTTGCAACAATTATGGTTGCGTGATAATCAAATTACAAAATTACCGGAAACAATAGGACAACTTGTTAATTTGCAAGAATTATCGTTGTCTGATAATCAAATTACAGAATTACCGGAAACAATCGGACAACTTATTAATTTGCAAAAATTATGGTTGCGTGATAATCAAATTACAAAATTACCGGAAACAATAGGACAACTTAGTAATTTGCGACATTTATCGTTGTTTGAAAATCGAATTACAAAATTACCGGAAACAATAGGACAACTTAGTAATTTGCAATTTTTATCATCGGATAACAATAAAATAACAGAATTACCAGAAACAATAGGACAACTTAGTAATTTGCAACAATTATGGTTGTATAACAATAAAATAACAGAATTACCAGAAACAATAGGACAACTTAGTAATTTACGAGAGTTATCGTTGTTTAATAATCAAATTACAAAATTACCAGAAACAATAGGACAACTTAGTAATTTGCAAGAATTATTGTTGTCCAAGAATCAAATTACAGAATTACCAGAAACAATAGGACAACTTATTAATTGTAAGATTGTACGATAAAAAATTCAATTTTTTATCGTAAGACAAATATTCTATTAAGAAAGAGCAAATGGACCAAAATGATATATTATACCAAATATTCAATAAATTATCATTAAACGATATTGTAAGATATTCAACCGTTAATAGACTTATAAATCATATATGTGATTTACAATATGCGAGATTAATAAATGGCTATGAGAACATCCCGGCAAATCTTTTTTACAAAAAACTCACACAAACAAATTTATGTAGCTTGTTATGAATTAGAAAGGTTTGTTCATAAATATTCTAATCATTATTCTTGATTATAAGAATACAAGTTGCCAGAAACAATAGGACAGCTTAGTAATTTGCAAGAATTATCATTGTCGTATAATCAAATTACAAAATTACCGGAAACAATAGGATAGCTTAGTAATTTGCAATAATTATCGTTGTTTTATAATCAAATAACAGAATTACCAAAAACAATAGGACAACTTATTAATTGTAAGATCAAATATTGATGCGTTCAAATCTTTTGGTAACATTGAATAATCAAATATTGATGCGCTCAAATCTCCAGGCAATCCACTCGCCAGTAACATTGAATGTTCGAATATTGATGCGCTCAAATCTTTTGGCAACATTGAATGATCAGATATTGATGCATTCAAATCTTCTGGCAATTCTCTGCCAGTAACATTGAATGATCAAATATCAATGCGTTCAAATTTCCAGGTAATTCTCTCGCCGGCAACATTGAATGATCGAATATTGTGTCTTCAAATCTTCTGGCAATTCCCTTGCCCGCAACATTAAATAATCAAATATTAATGTGTTCAAATCTCCAGGCAATTCTCTCGTCGGCAATATTGAATGATCGAATCTTATGGCAATTCTCTTGCCATAAGATTTGAATGATCGAATATGCGTTCAAATCTTATGGCGATTAACTTACCGGCGATATTGAATGATAGAATATTTATGCATTCAAATCTGGCAATTCTCTTGCCAGTAACATTAAATGATCAAATATTAGTGCATTCAAATTTCACGGCAATTCTCTTGCCAGCAACATTGAACGAACTAATATTTGTGCATTCAAATTTCACGGCAATTTGAATGCCAGCAACATTGAACGAACTAATATTTGTGCATTCAAATCTCACGGCAATTCTCTTGCCAGCAACATTGAACGAACTAATATTTGTGCATTCAAATCTCACGGCAATTCTCTTGCCAGCAACATTGAACAAACTAATATTTGTGCATTCAAATCTCACGGCAATTCTCTTGCCAGCAACATTGAACGAACTAACATTTGTGCATTCAAATCTCACGGCAATTCTCTTGTCAGCAACATTGAACGAACTAATATTGGTGCATTCAAATCTTCTGACAACATTGAATAATCAAATATTAATGCGTTCAAATCTTCTGGCAATTCTCTTGCCAGCAACATTGAACGAACTAATATTTGTATGTTCAAATCTCAAGGCAATTCTCTCGCCAGCAACATTGAATGATCAAATATTGGCGTATTCAAATCTCCGGGCAAGAATTGCCGGCAACATTGAACGAACTAATATTTGTGCATTCAAATCTCAAGGCAATTTCTTGCCAGCAACATTGAATGGTCAATATATTGGCAGGTTCAAATCTCCAGGCAATATCAATCGAATAAAAATGAAAAATATTCATCCTGATCTTCTTATTAATACATTAATATTACAAAGATGTATCATTGCAGGAGCTGTTTTTGCGAATACGATGACGTTGGATTGAAAAACAACAAAATAAGTGATGTATTCCAGTGTGATAGATGTTTTGATTCTGATGGAATAGTATATGGTTTATACCAAGAATGTATAATATGTATGGATAATAACACATCGATGATATTCAATAAATGCGGACATTGTGTATGTGAAAATTGCCAAGGAACGATAACAGATGGCGTTTGTATAATTTGCAAATCAACTGGGAATCATTTCATCTTACCTCGCACAAACTGCGATTTTAATTTAGATAAGATTGATTCTACAATACGAAAATGTTTCAAAAAATTGTATCGCCAAATTAAAGACACCATCGGACAAGAAATATATACTCAGTTTGGTTTATATATTTTGTGTTCAGAGTACTACAGATTCTTAAAGTTGTTGCAGTTGAACGATAACAATAATAATCCGGATAAGCTAAATCCGTCAAAGATGATCGATAAAATCTGGCGAGAACATTTGTCGGACAATGAAAATTACAATAATACTTGTATGTTGATCTGTGGATATATATTGTTTCGGAGTCCAACAATAATTGTTGGCGAACATAAAAAGACCGTTACCTTATACAAAAAAACGTTCAATGAATATCCTTTAGACTTTTTTTGGCCGTATGTATATGAACCTAACAGTCCAATGCAAATATATGTAAAATTATTGAGTGGCAAAACAATAACGATTGATACAAACTGCGATTGTTTGATTGATCAAATTAAGGAATATATTCAGAACAAAGAAGGTATTCCATCTGGCCAACAGAGATTAATTTATGCAGGCAAACAATTGGAAGATGGCAGAACTATCGCAGATTATAAAATTAAGCCGGAGTGCACAATACATCAAGTAGAACGATTACGTGGCGATTAATCATAAATCATGTTTTAATAAAACATGATTTATGATAAAATTGAAAAATTATTATCCTAGTTTCTTTACCAATATATCAATACTAGACAAATGTGCGATCACGAAGATGGTAAATTGAAAAATAACAAAATGCAAATATTTATAAAAACCACAAAGGTCGCACAATACAAGTAGGCGTTGAAATTGATTGCACAATTCAACAAATCAAATATATTGCCCAAAATGTTGATGGTGTACCAGCTAAATATTTTAAGGTGATTTATGCTGATAAGACATTAGATTGTGAAAGAACTGTTGCCGATTATGGTATCATACGTAATTCGACAATATACACAGTAACACGATTGCGCGGCGACTAATCATAAATCATTTTTTATTAAAATATGATTTATGTTGACCAATTATCAATATTTGCCATCAACACAAGCTTATATCCGTCATCCGATAAAACATTAAAACTTTTGATAGAGCGAGTATCATCCCCACATATTCCTCTACAGGCAAATAGTACATCATCAATTGTAATCGGACTATTTTTTTCTTCGGATCGTATTTCAATCTCTTCAAAAAGATCAATAACATGAATATATTTTCGATCAGATAATGGTCCGGTAAGAACACTTGAACCTCGATTTGATTTAATTTTTTCTTCTGGAAACTCGTACCAATATTTGGGAGTCATTATTTCTTTGTGAAAACATGTTTTATTAGTTTTATCTGGTTTTGATTCCCATCCTCCTTGTCCTTCAGGTCCTAATCTAACGGCGATTGTTTTATGACGTAGAGGATGACTACACGAAAATTTTTTGGCAACTTTAGGATTAATCAATATGTATTTTTCTTCGCGCATAATGATTAGTCGAGGAATTAGACGTAATCGGTATGCGAGATCAACGTCAGGATCAGGAATGAATTCCACGAGCTTATATCCAAATCCGCTATGATACACTGGCGCAAGAGTATTAAGCAAGGTTAGATCATGATAGCTCAAAAAATAAGGAAAATCAGATTTCTGAAACGCATCTGACCAGCTTATAAATTTAGGTTCTGCCATTGTTTTGATAGATATATTTAGAATGCGTTGATAAAGATAATAAAATTTCAATTTTTTTTGACAATCATCTCGTTCATAAATATCTCAATTATAAATATACTATGTCGCAAATATCCAGTGGATGGAATTTATCAAATGGTACATTTACTTTTGTCAGTCATATGCATAATTTTCTTACTAACATAGCAAGAAATGGAGATAGTTCCAGAAATATTAATTCTAATGAGCTAACTTTTTCATCAACTGGTATTGACGATAGATCTTTACCAAGAAATATGGGAGATTTATTGAAGATTGTACCTACTCGATATATTACCTATGCAATTTATGTCAACGCGAACGGAAATATATCCAAACATGATTGTTGGCAATTTAATTTTTTGATGGCAGAGAATCATAGTCAAAATAAAGTAGAGGGGATTGTTGCAGTTGCCAGATCTGATTGGGAACCAGATTCTGGCGGTCCGCCTAAATTATTTGGCGGAGATATTTATAATTACGATAATCAATCCTGGTACAAATTGTATGTTGGTTCTAAATTGATAGATCGATTAACAACAGGTAGCAGGGTACAATCGGGTGCGGGGTCAGGATGCTCATTTTATCCATATGGTGGATGGAGTGATATCAAAGTTTCTATGCTTCTTTTCGCCACAGTTGATGTTCGCATGTATTGCACTGAAGGAGATAATCTTGGCAATGATTTTTGTTTCGCATTGATGGACAGTTATTTTGCGGGGAAACCAGGGACAGTTGAATCTTCAACGACAACATATGTCCGAGAATATTGTACGCGCAATGTTCCTAACGGGGATCTGTCAACTGCTTCGGCTCGTAACCAACAAATTTGTGCGTGCAACATGCAAGATTATTCAAAATATAATTTAGGCAATAACGTAAGCGGGGTGCGAACGGAATGTTTTTTGGATGATTGTTTGCGCAGTAATTTTAAACCTGGAACTTTAAATAACTGTCCCGCGCCAGAGTGTTTAAATCTAGTTTCAATTGATAGGTCTCCAGTAACCGGCGGTAATTTAACTATTGATCAACGTAATCAATGTTTGAATATATTGAAAAATTATACAGGGGGAGATGACAACAGCGGCAGTGACGACGGCGGTAGTGATGGTGGTAACGATGACGGCGGCAGTAATCCATCGCCAATTGCACAATCATTCTGGGAAAAAAATAAAATAATAATAATAATTGTCATCGTAATTATCATCTTATTGATCATTGGAGCTGGCGTTTATTTTGCAACATCTGATTAATATATCCATTATTAATATAATATGTCGCGGTTGTCTGGCGGATGGAATTTAGATAATGGAACGTTTATATTTGTCAGTCATATGCATAATTTTCTTAATAATTTGCCAAAAAATGGAGATAGTGCCAAAAATGTTAATCCTAACGAATTAATATTTTCTTCAGATGTTATCGGCGGTGGATTGCCTAGAACGCTCAGAGATTTGTTAAAAATAGTGCCAAGTAAATACATAACGTATTCTGTGTATGTAAATGCAAACGGGAGTGTTTCAAACCATGATTGTTGGCAGTATAATTTCTTGGTGATACTTGGTTATACTGGAAATAATGTTGATGGTACTGTTTCTGTCGCCAGAACCGATTGGAAACCAGATTCTGGCGGACCGATCAGTTCGTTTGGCGGCGAAACTTACGAATTTGATAAACAGTCATGGTACAAATTGTATAGCGGATCTAAAATGTTAGATAAAATAACGTCAGGTAACAGAGTACAACTCGGATCTGGATCTACATGTCGATTTTATCCATTTGGAGGATGGAGTGAAGCCAGAGTCTCTGTACTTTTCTTCGTTACTGTTGATGTTAGAGAATATTGTACCGAATCGGATAATATAGGTAACGATTTTTGTTTTACAATGATGAATGACTATTTGGGCCAGAAAGAGAAAAGGGGAAAGATGGAACCTAGCATTGCCGGTTATCTTCTAAATTATTGCAGCAGGAATGTTGCAGATCTGACGTCTGCCTCATCCAGAAACCAACAGATATGTGCGTGCAATATGCCAGATAGTGCGTATACGAAATATGATTTGGATAAAAACATTAGTGGTATTAGAACTCCTTGCTATTTGGATGATTGTCTACGCAGCAATTTTAAACCTGGAAATTTTAATGATTGTCCATCTCCTGCTTGTTTGAATCTTCTCTCGATTGATAGATCTCCGATTGGAGGAAATTTGAGTATCGATCAAAGTAGTCAATGTTTGAATATTACTAAGAACAACGATGATGATACTAATCCATCCCTCATCGTAGAGAAATCGTTCTGGGAAAAAAATAAAATAATAATAATAGTCGTTATCGTAATTATCATCTTATTAATCATTGGAGCGGGAGTTTATTTTGCGACATCTGATTAACTATCTTTAATAATTAATCAATTATACAATGGATCGTAATAGGAATCTAATGAATTATAATAAGGTAACGTACAATCGTCCATTTTTTCTCGCGTAGAATATCGTCGCAGTGCTTGTCCGGATCTACAGCTACCAAGGCCATCATATTTTTGATTTATTTCGAAGCGCATGTTTGGATTCTCTTCTGCAGAACAACAATCGTCATCATTTGAGAGAAGAGCCATAGGTTCTTGTGGTTTATTTTTGGAATACATGAATAAAACCAAAATGATGATAATGACAATGACTATGTACATAAAATAGGAATTTTTATCATCGAACGAAACTGACTCTGTAAATTTATCAAACAAACTATCAGATTCATCCCCACCAGTCTGTGTTTTAAGATAAAAATAACCGCCAATGCCACTGACAACAACGACAGCAATTGCAATGGCTACGATCGCCAGCATACCGCTTGATCCACCAAAGAAACCAGTGCTCGTTGAAGCTTGTTCGACGGTGATATTGTCCGCCATGTTACTCAATACACCAAGCTCGCACGCCGTTTTTGCGCTTACATTTTGTGTAGCGAGAACGTCACCACATATATCAAAATTGGTATCTTCTAGTCTAATTTCGTTCGATATCGTATTGTCTTTGTCACCACATTGTTCTCTCAAAATTCTTTCAATTTCGTTAGTGTTCCTGGATATACTGGTCGAGACAGCAAAACCTAATCCTGTTTCTGCCTTTGCTGTTTGATCTGCTGCTGTCGATGCAAGATAAGATGTAGAATTTTTTACCATACATTGTCCGTCAAACGCAATATTTTGTCCTATTTTAACATTACACGGCCTACACTCTGGTAGGCATTTGAAATTGGAACCTTTGATAAGAATTTTATTATCTATGTTTGTTGTAGTACATGATTGTGTAACATTTTCTGCTAATTTTCTTTTAACATCTACAATATTTGTTGATGCGCTTCCTCCCATTTATATTATAATAAAATATTATAATATAAATTCTAATAATATTTACCATTTTTTTTAATTGGTCTTTTAGTATATCGTTCTGTAGCAGAATTCATAGCCAAAATTTCATCTTCTTCAGATGAAAACAATTTTTCGTCCTGTCCATTCTCAATGTTATCAATAACAGCATATACGTCATCGGATTCATAGTCATCTACATCCATGGTAACTCTAGAATTAGCGTTGTCTGTATTTCCTGAATACAATCCATTTCGCATTTTTTCAAGGTCGTCTGTCTCGATGGTGCTGTTTGATAATACCATTTTTGTATCGTCATCGGATGATGGTGAAGATACACTAGATGAAGAACTAGAATCAGATGAAGTAACATTAGTCTCGCTATCTGCCCCTCCTTGCATCATTCCGTTACCGCAAGGACATTGATAACTACCCCCTTGCATTTTTTTAAAGACACATTTATGTTCTGGTTCTCCACGATGATATGTATTTGCAATATTTTTATTTTTTTCTTTCAAATATGCATCCAAGTCGCCAGTACGGCGCTCACATACTGTGAATTCTAAAGATAATGGTTCTGACATTTCTGCGCTTCTGCCCGCGTTATTGTAAATTCTCTCCCAAAGATTGCTAGATGGATAAATATGATCAAGATCCCAGTGGTTTTTAGATGGATAAACATGATCTAATCGTCGAAATGTGTCTAAATCGTTACGAATCAAATCTTGAATTTCTTGGTGCAATGAAGTTGATTTTATCATTTTTTTAGTGTGAGATTTTCCAAATAATCCCGGGAAAAGATCTCTTTTATTATTGTCTGCAAATGTTTCCATATTATGATTGATTATTATACTTAATCGAGAGAAAATATATTTATAAACATATTTTTTTGCTGGAAATACACAAAAATAATAACTAGTCATACTATAAAATATCATCTATATTCAGTTTGTCAATATGGATAGTAATACAATATCAAAAATTATATTAATAGTCGCGTTCGTAATGTTATTGTATGTATATTATCATGTTTGGACCTTTGATGCGACGTATGTGCGTTCTTCCCTTGATGATTCAGAATATCTCGTCCAAAATCTAGACCAAAAGGAAGAAGCAACATACATATTAAGTTTGATGCAACAAAAAATAAATACATTGCGAGAACATTTTCTAGAAGTAAATGATCCATCGTATTCTCCGTACAAAGATTATATCACACAATTTTGCAAACGAATAAAGGGGATAAAATTATATGAAAATGCTCCTGATGGAAAATATACAAGTTTTACGGTCAATAAAGGAGATGAGATGGGATTATGTTTACGTTCCCGAAAAACAGGTCTGTTACATGATCCAAATTTAATCACATACGTAGTGTTGCATGAACTCTCGCACGTAGCATGTCCAGAACAAGATCATACTGAATTATTTAAGAAAATTTTTGTTTTTATGATAGGAGTTGCAGCTAAACTTAATATATATACGATTCAAGATTATCAGTTGAATCCGCGAGAATATTGTGGCATGATTTTAGATGAAAAATTAGTGTAAAATATTTTGTCAACATTTGATAAAATATTTTGATAATGATGTTAAATGATTACAGTTAGTAATATCTAATAGTTCAAATACTTGCATGTTCAAATATCATGGCGATTCTCTTGCCAGTGACGCTGAATGATCAAATATTAATGGATTCAAATCTCATGGCAATTCTCTCGCCAGTAATGTTGAATGATCAAATATTGACGCGTTCAAATCTTATGGCAATTCTCTCGCCAGTAACATTGAATATTCAAATATTTGCACATTCAAATCTCGTGGCAATTTTCTCGCCAGCAACATTGAACAACCAAATCTCATGGCAATTCTCTTGCCAGCAACATTGAATAATCAAAATATTAGCGCATTCAAATCTCGTGGCAATTTTCTCGCCAGCAACATTGAATGATCAAATATTTGCACGTTCAAATCTCATGGCGATTCTGTCACCAGCAACATTGAACGACCAAATATTGGCGTATTCAAATCTCATGGCGATTCGCATGCCGGTAATATTGAACGATCAAATATTAATGCGTTCAAATCTCATGGCAATTCTCTTGCCAGTAACATTGAATGATCAAATATTGACGTGTTCAAATCTCATGGCAATTCTCTCGCCAGTAACATTGAATAATCAATCCCACTACAATTCTCTCGACAGTAACATTGAATGATCAAATATTTGCACGTTCAATCTCATGGCGATTTTCTTGCCAGTAACATTGAACAATCAAATATTTTACACATTCAAATCTTATGGCAATTCTCTTGCAGTAACATTGAATGACTTAATATTTGCGTATTCAATGTTTGACAATTTTCTCGCCAGCAACATTGAATGATCAAATATTAATGCATTCAAATCTCATGGCAATTCTCTTGCCAGCAACATTGAATGATCAAATATTAATGCATTCAAATCTCATGGCAATTCTCTTGCCAGCAACATTGAATGATCAAATCTCACTGCAATTCTCTCGCATATTTATATCCCAAGATGGCAACACAGAATAATACCCAAAACGTTTAATAAATATCGAGCAAAAAAATTTCTTGCATAATTCATATAGACTAACATGGACGATCCGATGAAAATAATTCATAAATACAAAAATAATAATGGTCGTATTCAATATCATATTCATATATTTGTAGGTGATATCATCGGAAAAAAATACAAAGATGTTTTGAACAAAATCCAAAATCTGGATCTTTATAGAGCACTGACAGAACTTACCATCAAAGAACTTGATCTGATGACCGAAAAATATGGTGAACATTGGTACGAAAAATTTTTTAACAGCTATCATATTGAATTTACAAAGGAAATAACGATCAAAAACACTGTGAAGATGGCCGAACTTAAAAAAATGTATGGGAATGAGTGGATTAAGACCCATTTTGATAATTATAAAAAACGCTTGGAAGTTGTCAGTTATAGCTATGAAACTCGAATTAAGACTCTAATGGAACGGAAAAACATGGAAAGAACTTTGAAAAAAAAAATTAAAGATGAAGATGATGCAATTGTTGATTACTCTACGATAAAAAAAAGAGAAACGGTAAATTTGGATCGTATTAAATCAAAAGATTATGACATTGTTGGAGATTCTCAGTCAGAATATTCGATCGGTTGTGATGATCCTTCAACTTCTGAAGAAGACGAACAGCAAAATTCTCGTGTACCTTTACAGGACGAATACAGAGTCCGTGATATGGGTCCGACATTCGTACGAGATGGATCCGATGTAGAATCAGATAGTTCTGATATTGATTCTGATTATGAGGTTATCAGTGACGAAGATGAAGATGAAATTAATATGTCCGGAGGTAACGATCAAGATGAGATACCTGATCCAATACCTGAAGAAATTTTTGGGGAAATACCTGAAGAATTAACCGACGGAGCAGATGATACAACAGAAGATAGTACAAATGTTGACGATGAAGATATTGAATCTCTATTTAATGATCTGGATGATATTGACGAAAACGTTGCAGTTACCACTCGTGATATCAAAACAGTCCTAAATGAAGCTAACTACAATAAAATTTACAACCAAATATCACCATTTGATACTAGTAAAGACATGAATATGTTTGATGAAAATTTAAAGAACGTGATCCATAAAAATTATATCTATCATCAATATATTTACAAAGACGATACTATCAAAACAATCCACGGAAAAATTTGTTGTGGATTCAAAAATAACGAAAAATTTGGTGAGAATGCATTTATTGTCCCATCTTATCAATATTTGTGGTCAGAGTATATGTTTGAAAATGAAATCAAAAAAGTTATGATTGGACAAAAATGGATTGTTAAAAATGATATTTTACGTATGGATATCGAACCTAACACAAATATTGGTGTGTATGAAGATTTACGGGGGAATCTCAAAAAAATACGCGATAACATCAAACGTCACGGTAAAATCAAGCGTGAAGATGATGAGCAATCTGTATTTTACGATTATGAAGGGTACTACGCCGCCAATGAGATATTTATGACAGACATATACAACGATTTGGGATTAGGATACAATCCTACCTTCGAAGAAATAAAAAACTTATTCGATGTGTACATCAAATTATATTATAATCGTATACAATTGGAAGATTTTAACAACATACTCAATCTTATGAAAAATGTATCCGTCGAAATAGAGCACAATAAGGTCAAAAAAATTCACGATACGATTAATAACGATTTGATTTTAGAAAACGAGATTATGAAAGATGTAGAACTTGTCAGAGCTAATGATCAAAAAAAGTATCACAAGTATTTCAAAGAGAATATTATCATGCATAGTGTTGTTAGTGCATACGTTGTTAATGATTACACAAAGCTTAATCTGTTCCATATTTTCGATAATTATGAAATGTCTCACGATTATCCTTTTATCCAATATCATCAAATCAATAGTGCCCCGTATGTTCGTTACAATAAACAACACATTCTCAAAAACGAAAAGAAAGATGTAGTTGTCAAATGGTTTGAAAATTCGCCATATGGAATCAGTTTTAAAGTTAGAATTAACTCATCAAAATCTGCAAATGAGTATGCCAATATCGTATTAAATGACACAGGTAGGATCAATTATAATATTCAATGGAAAGAAGAATATATGCGAACAATGGATGATGTTAAAATATCTTACAACAATGTTCGCAAATTGATTGCTAAAATTAATAAAGAGAATCCTAGACTTAAGTTGATCATTCCGGAAGATGATGATTTCAAACCGGTATTTATTTCGTCTATCCAACGCTTTGAATTGCCCGAAAAATTCACAGTTGATCACGATGATTTATCTAAATTTGCAAGAAATTTTTTCCCGTATGTTACAATGATCATCGAACCCAAGAAAAGACGGGGGAAAGCAGCTGACAAAAGCACCGTAGAAGTGAGTAAATACGGTACATATTTGCGTTACAAACGTATCAGCAAGTATGAAAATAAATCTAGAATTGAACATCGAATTGTATTTTTTATGCGAAACTATGAATTCAATGATCAGCAATTAGCAACAGAATTAAGTAAGGAATTTAACATTACAGAAGCTCACGCAATGCAAGAGATCGCAAATGCATATACGAAACATGCTCATATTAAAAAATCAAGAAAAGTTTTGAAAAAGTTCGAAAATCTGCCCAAATATAAATCACCAGGTATCACTGTCGACATTCAGGGTAAGACAAGAGATAAATACAAATTAAAGGTCGCTGGTGCCAGAGATGAAAGTCAATTGAATAGGATAATCGATTTCATGAATATATTGATTTATTTGTACGTAGATACTTACTTGTATAAAAATCCAGCGAGACAACAGATGAAAGACAGATTAACTAAATTGACTAATATTGCCAAACGTAGAAACAAAGTCGAAAAAGCGTACAAGGAAGAAACGCCAAGTACAAATATCAAACAAATGATCAAGATAGATACTAAACGTTTGAAAATGACAGGTACTGATGAAAACATAAATTGGTCTAAAAAGTGCCAAAATAGCGGAATAGATACACGTCGGCGACCACAACAATTTATTAATCCTGATGAACTAATTTTACGAGGGTATGTATTACAGGATACGCTAAATGGACTTCCGTTTGAACATTATTCGCGTGTTGTAAAAATTGATGATGATGCAAAAATTTTGCCGCCTGGTTCAAAAAAAGGGAAGGAAGTTACATTGCGTGCGATAAAATTAGAATTGGAAGATGATGAATATATTTATTATGCATGTAATCCAGAAGATAACGGACAACATATGTATATTGGATTCTTAGGCAAAGACAGCTCTGCACCATGTTGTTTCATTAAAGATCAATTTATTTCTAACAATCCAAAGAAGCGGGACATTTTTATGCGTGGAATTGGATTAACGAGCGAAAACGCAGCGTTACCACTAACACCAAACGATCAGATGTACATATTGCAAGATAATATTGTTATTGACGATGGAAGGTTTGCATTTTTGCCAAAATATTTGGATATTTTGATGAACGCCATGTTGCAGAAAACGATAGACATTGACAATCACAATTTGATATCTGCAGTGTCTGGATACTATTTTAAATATGGAGTTAAATCCGCAGACTCTAAATACTTGAGCGCCATTTCGTCATCTTTCGATTTGACAATTGAACAAATAAAGAAAAAAATGGTGAATGCATTAAATAATGACAAAAATGACCTTCTTTTTACAAGTTTAAATAATGGCGACGTGCAGACTCAGTTTAAGACTGTTGACGCATACATTGAATACATCAAAAATAATAGGTTCATAGATTACAATTTGGTCAATGATTTGTTATGTATACCAGGTGTCATTCGAAAAAATGGAATCGCCGTCATTTTTTTTCAGCGTAAGAAGAGAACGTACCAAAAGAAATTCGAAAAAGAAAAGGTAAAAATTGATTACTACATCACATGTCACAACCAGGAAAATGTCATGGATTTAAAAGATCCAAATAGAGAGACGATTATTTTGGTGAAAGAAAACAAAAATTATTATCCAATTGTTATGGTAACAAAACAAGAAAAAAATAGTTCTGAACTTATGATTGAAAAAACATACAAATTTAAAGATGACAGTAAAAATATCATCAATCATTTGTATGATTATTACAATTTGAATTGCTATTCAGATTACAGCGTTTTAGTGAATGATCAAACTCATGAAAACAACACTGCCAAATTTATCCACAAAATATTATCCGCGCAGAGCGATAAAAATTATAAGATAAAGGCGCAATACGTTGATAGTCGATTCAAATGTAAATATATCATTACAAACGGAGGCTACATCATTCCGACGGTAATATCTGGATCTATATATGATGTTAAAATTGTTTCTAGTGTCGAAAAATATGTAAAAGATTATGTGACAACGATCAAGAATTTGAACGCGATTGCAAAAGCAACTAATGGGGTACTCAAAATAAAACCCATTGGATTTTATTATATTGATAAAAAAAATAAGACATATTCAGTAACTTCCATCATAACCGAAAATTATAACGTCGTACCTATAATCAAGGCTAACATTAGTAGCGATTTTCTCAAGACACACAAATACATAATCAAACATAAATCCGATGATGATATTATTGATAAAGAAGTTCTTAAAGGACCCAAAAATATAATTATTGATGATCGCATTATCGACATTAACAAAAGCAAATACAAACTAGAATTGTACCAATTATTTCGATTACATTTGAGTTACTTTTTGAATCATTCAGAATCAGGTGACAAATATCGAAAGAAGATTATGGAAATTATCAACGGTAAACATACAAAACGTGAAAAAAGGATAAAACTGAAAAAGATATTGTATGGAATTTGTAGCACCGAATTAGCGAACAGATATGACGCGCTGATCAAACAACAGATAGATTCACAAAAGGGAGGTGCTCTTGATAAGAAATGGATTAACATCAATACAAATACTAAGATTGATTATCCATCTATCATATTCTCTAACAATCGTGAGATTTGTTACAACCTTGATAATAAAAATGCATGCAATTCATACGTGCATTGTAAATGGACTAGTAAAAATACGTGTGTGTTAGATGTTAATCAAAATATGTTACCGGAGTATATCAATAAGATATGCGAAGAGTTCTTGCAGAATGATTTGAAGGCGAACGAAATATTGAATATTAACGATCATTCGGTCATGGATGTAGTCAGTTATAATGTTTTCAAAGAACGTGAGGATGAAGAAATTATTATTGGATCTAGTAAGAACGCAGATAAGATTTTGGGGGAAATATTCGGTAAGGAGAATATTCCACAGATCGGTAAGAAACGTAACAAGATTAATTTGACACAAGATTATGATGCTCTTAATAGAAATAATCCGTTGAATGATATTGATGAGTGGCACGTACAAAATATTATCGCGAACAACAATACTATTTATAGAGCGTTTGCAAATGCCTTTTTCTGGTCGATTCATACGTATGACAATAAAAATTATCGTAATTTGGGATATTACAGTCTTTTGCAAACTGAACTCTCGAGTATTTACAAAAGTCAAGTCATAGATTGGCTGATGATAGATCATAATGCAAAAGATGTTCCTAAAATGGATACAGAAACAGATAACATTAAGATGTCGAATTTTATTACCAAAATAAGTATGTCTATTAATAATGTGAGCAATAACTTAGTGGAAATGTTTGTTTTGTGCAAATTATATAACGTGATCATTTCTGTGTATGACGAAAATTATAATTTTATGTTCGCATTTCATCCAGTTAGTGGTCATGTTAGACATTTTGCAGATATAGTTAAGGAAAAGTCATTAAAAAATCTTAGTTTTAGATTTACTTATTCCGGTAAAGATGTCATTCCGGAAAAAATAGATGTATTATATCCTGTTGATAATCGCAAATAATTAATAAATCATTTGCGATTAAAGTGTTGGTTGGATATTCTACGTCCAATGAAAAAATTAATATATAGTTATTATAACGGAAAATGACAGAATCATCACCAAATGATGATAGTGATAAATATGAATACTTAGATTATGTTTTGATAGATAATAATGAAATGTTTGTTTACAAATTATCAAGGATAGAGAATGTTCCTGACTTTCCTTTATCAGATTCAGATTCAAATATTTTTGAGCGAAATACAACGGATTCTAACTCTGATTCTATTTCAGATTCAGATTCGGATTCTGATTCTGATTCTGATTCAGATTCGGATTCGGATTCAGAATCATTAGAGGTATTTCCGCGCGAAATCGAAAATATTCATATGCATAATGCGAGCAGCAATGACATATTCAAAGAATTAATACAAAATCAAATCACTCAATTATCGCCGCAATGGAAATTGAACATTAACGACATGAAACGTATATGTAAGTATATTCATAGTAGTATTTTTGATCCAGTTAAATGTTGTATCTGGAACGGTTACATTACGAATATTAATAACAAAAATAAAGGTACTTACGTAAATTTCTATTTCAAAAACAAAAAAGTAGCTCTGCATCGATTATTATACAGTAATTTTGTTAGTCAGTTAGGGAAAGATGAATACATTAAATTCAACTGCGAAAACAAGGGAGTATGTTGTAACATTAATCACTATAAAAAGTATAAATACATCAAAAATAATTTACAACCTGTTAAAAAAGTGCAACCTAACGTTAAGAAAAATGAAAACGTAAATATCATATGTCAATATGATCCTGATAAGTTGATAATAAATTTTGATTAAAATATCTGGTTAATATATAATGCAATTTGAACCATTAGGAGGCTTTCCGCCATTAGTACGCGTAGAAGATGTAAAGATAACAGGTGATGAAAAGAAAAATATCTCCACACGAGGATTTTCATCAGCAAACATTATTAACATTCGAAACATTCTTAACCAACAGAAAAAAACATACACCGAAGGAAAATATGATTCTGATGAATTATTGTTTAATGAACCCATTGAGTACTTAAAATTACATGAATAATATAATATTCATATATTGTATACATATACGATATATGAATACATCATCTCTTCAATATGTTGTGCGAGATGCATTAGCAAAATATGATATCACACAACCAGTGGTTGATTTTATCAAAAACGAAGGCACACTTAAATTTATATCTTCAAAAGTTAATAATAAAAGAGATACTGTTCAGATCTATTACAAAAGTACTAACACGTTTATCTGTGAAGTAGAGGTAGAGATAATTGGAAAATTTTCTACGCAAAAAAATAGTTCGGATATCGGAGTTTGGGAATGGGCTTGGTCTGATATATCATTAAAGGCGAATAATATCCATTACTCCAAAGAATTGTTATTATATGGTACAAAATTAGATGTCAGTGAAGAATATTACAAAAAAATGTTGATTATGTCACGTGGAATAATAAGAGATCCGGTACAGTTGGATATTATCATTGCTATCGCTAGAAGTTTTATTAAAATTCCAGATAATATAATCTATCCAGACACAACTGGCGAAAAAATGTTAGTTACAACATATTATCTCTTTATCCCAAATGATGATTTTAGAGAATTTGTTAGTATTGTTACTAAAATTTGATCTATTTATGATAACTAGATCAAATTTATGGGAAGTGATATGTTTTATATAATGTCACCTTAAACTTTGCTTCCGGATAGATTGGAATGTCACAAATAATATCGCCATCGAAAAGCTCGGGAATTCCATAAAAATCAGCGTTATTGTATCTGTGGCCGTTAACTTTCACATGATCTAATGGGATTTTCATTTCTACGCTACTCAAATATCTTTGATCCAAAATATAATAGAAATATCTATTTGCGTTCTTGACAGATTTAACTCTAAATAATGGTACAGAACTTGGAACATTTTCATTGAATGGTTCGTCATTATCGTTTATTTTTATCAATATACCATTTAGAACTGGATTATCAAATAATTGTGGTTGAGTTGCCTGATTAAATGGCGGGTATACTCCTTTTTTTTCGTAATATTCGTTATATCTATCTAATACTTCGCGCGGTAACCTTAATTGTGGATATGTCAGCGGATCATACATCATATATTCATCTTGTTTCTTGATTGAATCTGAATAAGGATCACCGTCATTTTGCACGTTTACGTTTGTGACGATTGGCAATATTTCAGTTGGTCGTTGTGGTGGCGCAGATGGAGGGTTCTGTGCGCATCTTGGACAAGGTTGATCGGGCATTTTTTGTGCTGATTGTCTTTGCGGATAAAATTGTTGCATTAATTCTCGTTGCGATATTTCTCGCTGCGATTCATCCCGTTGCGTGTATAATAAATATGTTGCAAATACGATAATTACGCCTATAAATATGGTCGAAGTTTGGATCGTCATCAGTTTTATATACTATGATGATATAAAATAAAGTTATAATAGGAATTTTCTATAGCAAAAATATGAACTTTATATATGCATGATAAATTCCTTGATTATTTTGTTATCGTCCATAACTGTCGGTATGTTTATTGGATTAATGTTTCGAAAAGAACGTGAATTTCATGGCCCAAATGCCAGAAAATATTCTAAGATCATATTTCGTCGAGATGATACTTGTTATCGATTTGTCCCTCTTCGAACAAATGAATGTACGAAATCAGAAAAAAAATATTAATCATTATGAAATGGTTAATATTTGTCATGTCTAGAGTCTCAACGATTCAATCTCTTAATATCGCATTGAACGGATCAATATTGGTACGTTCAAAATCCGATCAATGCAAATCTCTTGACATCGAATAGACCAATATTGGCATATTCAAAGTCTTGTCAATGCAAATCTCTCGACATCTCATTGAACGGACAGATATTGGAATATTCAAAGTCATATCAATACGGATATCGTACCATCACTTTGAATGAACAAATATTTGCACTTTCAAAGTCATATCAATGCAGATCTTCATAAATCTCTTGACATCATGTTGAGCGGACCAATATTGGTACGTTCAAAGTTCCATCAATGCAAATCTTCACAAATCTCGTGACATCATACTGAATAGATCAATATTGGCAACTTTCAAAGTCTCGTCAATGCAAAATCTCTAAATCTCTTGACATCGCATTGAATGGACAAATATTTGTGCATTCAATGTCTCGTCGATGCAAATCTTCACAAATCTCTTGCCATCACATTTGAATAGATCAATATTTGGACGTTCAAAGTCTTGTCAATGCAAATCTTCACAAATCTCTTGCCATCACTTTGAATAGATCAATATTTGGACGTTCAAAATCTAGCCAATGTGAATCTTATCATTTTGGATGGACCAATATTGACATGTTCAAAGTCTCGTCAATGTAAATCTTCACAAATCTCTTGCCATCAAGTTGAATAGATCAATATTGGACGCTCAAAGTCTTGTCAATGCAAATCTCTTAACATCATTTTGAACGGACCAATATTGACACGTTCAAAGTCTCGTCATTTTGAATAGACCAATATTTAGACGTTCAAAGTCTCGTCAATGCAAAATCCTGCAAATCTCTTGGCATCACATTGAATGGACAAATATTTGTGCATTCAAAGTCTCGTCAATGCAAAATCCTCCAAATCTCGTAACATCGCATTGAATAGATTAATATTTGGATGTTCAAAGTCTTGTCAAAGCAAAATCCTCCAAATTTCTTGACATCGCATTGGATAGATTAATATTTGGACGTTTAAAGCCTTGTCGATGCAAAATTCTCCAAATCTCTTAACATCACATTGAATGGACAAATATTTGCGCATTCAAAGTCTTGTCAATGCAAAATCCTTCAAATCTCTTGATATCACATTGAATGGACTAATATTTGGACGTTAGAAGTCTCATCAATGCGAACCTTTACAAATCTCTTGACATCACATTGAATGGACAAATATTTGCGCATTCAATGTCTTGTCGACGCGAATCTTTTTTTGACATCACACTAAATGGACAAATATTTGCGCATTCAATGTCTTGTCAATGCAAATCTTTTTGACTCCACATTGAATGGACCAACATTTGAACGTTCAAAGTCTTGTCAATGCAAATTTTTTGACGCCACATTGAATGGACCAGTATTTGAATGTTCAAAGTCTTGTCAATGCAAATCTTTTGACATCATATTGAGTGGACCAACATTGGTACGTTCAAAATTCTGTCAATGCAAATCTCTTAACATCGCACTGATTAGACCAACATTTGGACGTTGAACGTCTTACCAACGCGAATCTTTACAAATCTCTTAACATCACATTGAACGAATCAATATTTGAACGTTCAAAGTCTTGTCAATGCAAATCTTTACAAATCTCTTGAGATCACATTGAATAGACAAATATTTGCGCATTCAAAGTCTTGTCAATGCAAAATCCTTCAAATCTCTTGATATCACATTGAACGGACTAATATTTGGACGTTCGAAGTCTCGTCAATGCGAATCTTTACAAATCTCTTGGCGTCACATTGAATGGACAAATATTTGCGCATTCATATCTTGTCGATGCAAAATCCTTCGAATTTCTCGGCATCATATTGAATAGACTAATATTTGGACGTTCAAAGTTTTGTTAACGTAACACGTAAATCTCTTGACGTCACGTTAAGTAGATCAATATTTACATAATCAGAGTCGTGTCAATGTAAATTTCTTGACATCATATTGGATAGATCAAATTATGATCATTTGCATATATCAATAAGTAACAACAGCATACGTTAACAATGTTGAAAATACAAGGGACATTTTTTTCGATTTCTATGTTTATACAAATATTTAGCCATTATCATAACTAAATATTTGCTAGTCTTATCACTTTCGCTAACATATTATCATCTATTTCGAGTTTATAACTAGCACTCGAACTAATAACTTTAATAGAAACAGATCTGTTGATGGATTGCCGAGTTACCCGACCGATCGAAACCGCATCATAATCAATTAAAAATTCGATATTCATTTTTCTAACAAAAGATGAACGCGATAGTTTATAAATGATGAATAAATATGTTTAGTTACCAATATTATGAAAAAATGGATAAGTTTTTAATATTTCAAATATATTATTAGTGCAACTAATATGTTGTTGATCTGTATATTCAAAAGCATCATTTATAGAACCGACATAGTTTTCGTCAACTATTTTTTCTTTGAACAATCGATGAATTAAAGGTTGCAATTCAATGGCCTTCAAGGCATAACATTCGCTTATTACATATGCATTAAACAATATGACATCATTTGTTATATACATATTTTCTTGTCGTCCTTTGAATCTATCATTTGGCTTGTTAACCAATGCATCATTAAGTAACTTTTCATAATAATCGACAATAGTTTTCCGCGGCACTTTGCCCAAGATAACCAACAACGTCAAACTCTCTAAAGCGCAACATTTTACATATCTACCCGTGCCTGTACATGTGATTATAGATATAATGTGTGTAATATTTCCATCGCACGTGTTAGCAATAATACAACTAATATTTTCCATAAGATCGTCTAAAAGCATATTAAAATCATAAGGAATTTTCATTAATTCACATATGCTCTCATGTGCATCATAACAATTTAAGTGAGACAACAATAACAATGAAAAAAAACATGACATATCCTCCTCTTCAATCGTTTTATAATTGGCACAAAAATAATTAACAATTTTGATTAAATGTGGAATAATTTCATTTTTTTTGAGGATAGCACTATCGAGAGCTTCTTTGACAGATTTAGAGTCACAATTTTTTAAAACGTCTAAAATGACACTTATTTTCATTTTTTATTATTGTCATAATTTTTTTATATTGAAAAGATGTTAACGCAGGAAAGTAAACCGAATTTTGTGCCAGTAACATTGAATAATCAAATGTTGGCACGTTCAAATCTTGCGGTAATTCTCTTGCCAGTAACGTTAAATGATCAAATATTAGTGCATTCAAATCTCAGGGCAATTATCTGGCCAGTAACATTAAATAATCAAATATTGGCACATTCAAATCTCAGGGCAATTGTCTTGGCAGTAACATTGAATGATCAAATATTGGCACATTCAAATCTCAAGGCAATTATCTAGCCAGCAACATTGAATGGATAAATATTGGTACATTCAAATCTCAGGGCAATTATCTAGCCAGCAACATTGAATGGATAAATATTGGCACATTCAAATCTCTAGCCAGTAACATTGAATAGATAAATATTAGCGCACTTAAATCTCAAGGCAATTATCTTGCCAGTAACATTGAATAATCAAATATTGGCGCATTCAAATCTCAAGGCAATGCTTTTGCCAGTAACATTGAATGATCAAATCTTAAGCCAATTATCTTGCCAGTAACATTAAATGGATAAATAATGGCACATTCAAATCTCGAGGCAATTCTCTTGCCAGTAACATTGAATGATCGAATATTGGCACATTCAAATCTCTCGAGGCAATTCTCTTGCCAGTAACATTGAATGATCAAATATTGGCATATTCAAATCTCTCGGCAAGAGAATTGCCTGTGACATTGAATGATCGAATATTGGCACATTCAAATCTCGAGGCAATTGTCTTACCAGTAACGTTGAATGATCGAATATTGGCACATTCAAATCTCGAGGCAATTCTCTTGCCAGTAACATTGAATGATCGAATATTGGCACATTCAAATCTCGAGGCAATTGTCTTACCAGTAACGTTGAATGATCGAATATTGGCACATTCAAATCTCGAGGCAATTGTCTTACCAGTAACGTTGAATGATCGAACATTGGCATGGTATATAATGCATTGGGCAGACCAATATTTGCACGTTCAAAATCTCGTCAATGCAAACCTCCGCAAATCTCTTGACATCACTTTGAATGGACAAACATTTGCACATTCAACGTTTCGTAAATGTAAATCTCTTGACATCACACGAATAGACAAATATTTGCGCATTCAAAGTCTCGTCAATGTAAATCTTTTGGCATCACATTGAATGGACCAATATTGGCAGGTTTAGAGTCTCATCAACGCAAATCTCTTGACGTCATACTGAATAGATCAATATTTGCGCATTCGAAATCTCGTGCCGTCCGCTTTGAACTGACCAATGTTGGCACATTTAAAGTCTCGTCGGTGCAAAATTTTCCAAATTTCTTGACATAATATTGGATAGATCAATATTTGGTTCAAAGTCTCGTCCCTTTGAATGAACGAAATATTGGCATTTTCAAAGTCTTGTCGATACGAATTTTCAAATCTATTGAACGTCGAACGGACCAATATTTGCACACTCAAAATCTCTTGACATCATATTGAACAGATCAATATTTGAACGTTCAACGTCTTATCAATGTGAATCACATTGAACAGATTAACATTTGGACGTTCAAAATCTCGTCAATGCAAAATTCTCTAAATCTCTTGAGAAACATCGCATTGAACAGGTTAATATTTGAACGATCAAGATCTTGTCAATGCGAATCTTCACAAATCTCTCGACGTTACATTGAATGATCCAATATTTGTGCGTTTGAAGTCTTGTCAATGCGAAATTCTCCAAATCTCTTGACATCACATTGAATAGACCAATAATTGTACACTCAAAGTCTTGTCAATGCAAAATCCTTCAAATCTCTCGACATCACATTGAATAGACAAATATTTGCACACTCGAAGTCTTGTCAATGCGAATCTTCGCAAGTCTCTCGGCATCGCATTGAATAAACTAATATTTGAACATTCAAAGTCTTGTCAATGCAAAGTTTTTTGACACCACATTGAATAGACCAATATTGAACGTTCAAAGTCTCATCAATGCAAAACCCTCCAAATCTCTTGACATCGCATTGAATGGATCAATATTTAGAAATTCAATGTCTTGACAATGCAAAATCCTTCAATTCTCTTGACATCACATTGAATAGACCAATATTTGTGCATTCAACGTCTCGTCGATGCAAATCTTCACAAATCTCTTGACATCACATTGAATGGACCAATATTTGGACGTTCAAAGTCTTGTCAATGCGAATCTTCACAAATCTCTCGACATCACATTGAATGGACACATATTTGTGCATTCAAAGTCTTGTCAATGCAAAATCCTACAAATTTCTCGACATCACATCAAATGGACCAATATTTGTATGTTCAAAATCTCGTCAATGCAAAATTCTCCAAATCTCTTGACATCATATCGAATGGACCAATATTTGGACATTTCAAAGTCTTGTCAATGCGGATCTTCACAAATCTCTTGCTATCACTTTGAATGCACAAATATTTGTCCATTCAAAGTCTTGTCAATATGAACCTTCACAAATCTCTCGACATCACATTAGATAGACCAATATTTAGACGTTTAGGGTTCCGTCAATGCAAATCTCTTGATATCATATTGAATGGACTGATATTGGCGCGTCCAAAGTCTCATCAACACAATCTTCTTGGCGTCACTTTGAATGGACCAATGTTGACAAATTCAAAGTCTCGTCGGCACAAATCTCTTCAACTTCTTTAACATCATGTTGTCAATGAAATATTCGGATGAATATCGATCTATAAAAATAGCGTTACAAAATCAAACAAATAAATATACACATATCTCATATGCCTGTAATCGCAATAATCACCAAAAATAAATGCATTTTTGAAATGGAAGAATATATCGCCCCTCTATTATACAAAGCGACAACAAAAGAAGAAAGGACCATCCTAAAAAATAAGTTAAATCATTACATATGGTCAGTTATTGAAAAATATATAACATTCGTCGATGTGAATGATTCTAATGATTTTTTTGAAAAAGTGTATGGTGCAACAATGGTAGATTTTCCTGATAAAAATCAGTATAATTTCATTTTTAATACAGAAGGATCCTACTCAACGCCCAAAAAATTTTTAGAATTAATTAATGTACGTCCGACTTGGAATGATTATGAAGACTCATCAAAAAATATCAATGTCATGAACGATATTGGTTGTTTGTTAAGTCTACGTCATACGGTTATCGAAAATACATGTTTCGTAATGGCTAACGAATATGATCTAACAGTCCACAGATATGTTAACATGGTCTCAATCCTCAAAGATGATATCATCAGAATCATACGACGTAGATATTTTCACTCAGCTATTTTGATAAAAGAAAATTCCATCGCAAAGTATTATTTTCAAAACCCCGAATACTTAGTTACTACAATTTTTGGTAACGACGACGATAAGACAATAGAAATGTTTCCATTTTCGCATCTCAATTACAATTTGATATTCAACTTCAAAAAACATGCTACACAATATGTAAATCAAATAGCTACAAGAATAAATGGCAGTTATCGCATGTACGGGGATGTGTTAGTGTTCCATGAATTTGAGAAAAATGTATTTGTAAATCTAAGTATGCGAGAACTTAAGCGCCTAAATGTATTGTCATATGGTCGCTTGGAAGATCGAACGCTTAATAATACTGAAGTTCATCAGGTGCCATCATTATCTGTCGATGATAAAGGTAAGGAAACGACAGAAGCTGTCCCATTTTGGAGTAAATACCTTATCGTAGAAAATAGGATGGCATCATGGCAAAAAAATAAAAATAAGTGTACATATTGTGAATCGGATTGTACCATAACATGTGATAGATGCTTCCGCGTTAGATATTGTTCAACTGATTGTAAAAATAAGTTTGCGAGTCAACACGATCCAGAATGTATCCGTTAATTTTGGGTATAAAATATCTCTGACAATCCTATAGATATGAGTAATAATTATCATACGCAACTAAATCAACAAAGCGGAATATTGAATGAAATAGCGTCTACACTTCAATTCGATCAACGCCCTCAAAATTTCGAAAATGACACCAAAACGCGCAACACTGGCCCACAATTTCCTCCGCCTCGTTTTGATAATGCAGAAAAACAACGGCCACAATATGATAATCCAAAATCATGGAATAATTATGGACATATTCAAGGAACGCCTGTTAATAACGAAAGAGTGGAACAACCTAAACAAGACGAAATTCAATTATCTGATATTGAACAACGAGATCCTCCCGCAGCAGCATTATTGCCGCCTCAAGAACAGCAACAATATGTGCCATCGCGAGAAAAACATCATTCTCCAAAAATGAAAGAAAAATATATCCCCGCTCCGGAAAAAACAGTTGCTGTCCCTGAAGCACCTGAATCTACTTCACCAATAAAAAAATATGCCATCGAATATGCGTTGATACCTATTTCGTTGGTTGGGGTTTTTATATTACTTGTTCATCCAACGACTTCGGCTTATCTTGAAAAGTTTATTCCAAAAATGACAGATTTGAAAGGATTTGCAATCAGAGGCGCAATCTTAGCCGTCATTTACATCGTCATCAAGATAATCATTTCCCAAACTATCCAAAAAAATTGATAAATTCATTATATATTAATGCAATACTATTCCATTAATATATCAAATCATGGAAACATTTGACCTCAAAATTAATAATTCCGCAATGGACGTTATTACCTATCTAACAGACGATCCTCACAGTTTTCTGCGCAACATATTTCAAGACATATTATATCAACGGCCACTAAACGCAAATTATAATTATTCAGATGCACAAGAATCGTCTGACGACATCATCAAATTATTAACGCAGACAGTCAAGCAAAAAACAGGAATGATACAGAAAACAATTAATTATGAAAAAATTAGTTTGTCTTTTTATGTTCAAATATGGAAACAATATTGCGCTTTCATGAACGAATTGACTATTTTTGTGCGTGACAGACACATTGATTTAATCGAATTATCGTCGTATGCGTATACGCAAATATTTGTCGATGATATCATTTTATTTGTTATTAGACCAAATAACAAAACATTTATAGACTGTTTGTTCGAATCTGTGTCTGCGTTTATCAAAACATCTACTTTTGAACAAGAATATTTCGTTGAAAACTTTTTTGATTTCCTGATGTCACTCATTTTTTTCAAAGATGATCCTCGACTTGATTTAAATAAGATGATATATGATCTAACAACGCTGCCGCAAATTTTAGAGATATTATGTTGTCAAATACATACCTATTTAATGGAAATTAGAAATGACGCAGCGATACTCGATAATCCTAAATATTATATGATGCAACCGTATGATATCAAAAATCGCAATATTTCAACAGCAACAATGATATTGGATTTATTATGCGCTCATGTTTTTAATAAGGACATCGATCAAAGAAATAGATTCGCAGTAATTTACACTAATTATTTGCAACTAAGAATAACTACGCCAAAATATGATAACCTGGATTTAGAAATAATGTTAGCGGAAAAAATCTGGAATCGAAAAAATTTGGCAATTGTTGATATTCAAAACAGTCTCAATACTAAATATTCGTACAATGCGGATGTCAAGCTAAATCCGTTGCTCTTAAAAAAAGATAATTGGATAGTTGATGATGTCAAACTTGCAATAAATTATCCCGTCAAAATCAAATATCATCTTGATCAAATATCATCTCATTTTCCAAAAGATAATATCAATTGGCAACCTACTTTGGGGGTTTTTAAATTTAAAACAATACTCGGAATAAGAGACGTAACTATAACATGTAATTTTTTGCAAGCGATTGCTTTGGCATATTTTGACGAACAGATCGAGAAGATTTTTACTGTACAAGATTTTGCGGCATATACACGAATAAATATCGCATTAGCGTTCAAGATATTTGAAAGTCTGTATGAATCATATATCATTATCTGCAACGATGAATCTTCGCTTCAGTACATTCTAAACGATCAATATAACGGGGTGGAGAAATTAGATATACGACCAATATTTGTTAAAGTATTTGAGAAATAAAAAAATTGATTTTATTTAACCATAAATAAAATCAATTATGACGTATTACAGATTACATGAATCCTTTTTGTTTGTCACACCCTGAATGCCATGTTGGAGATACAGATACCTACGTCATTTGTTTGTGTGATAATTATATCTCTAACGAAATCAATAATAGTAAAATCAAATTATTTTATAGTCCCGATACTAAGGTAGAACAATTGTATGAACTGGTTAATTTAATTTCGATAATGAAGATGCCATTTCAATCGACATATACGATGAAACAGGATGCGATTATATTTGTAAAAGGTAACCAATTATCAGGTTTTTTTCCAGATGAAAAGAAAGAATTAAATGAAATGGAATCAGTGTATCTCATGTTGGAATCAAAATATTGCGATGTTAAAAAGTGGAAGAAATTATACGAAGACAATAACTCGCTTTTTAAATTTATTCGTCAAAAAATATTTTACAGTTACAATAAGTTGCATGATGATGTGATCGCAAATGAACTTTTGAGTTTGATTTCGAACATATCTCCGAATCCATATTGTTTTGACAAAGTAACATGTGCGCAAATTAATAAAACATTCGAAGAGCGCCAATTTTGCGCGCAACGGTTAGATAATTTAGATCCAAATCAATCTCTTGTTCTTGCAGATATTATAAATTTACACGAACGTATCACTGAATTATTGGTTAGCAAATCATTGTCTGAAAAAGAACGATTGTATTTGATCTGCAACTTGATGATCAATGAAAACTACTATTATTTTGTGATCAATAATTCTACGGTGTTGTATTGTGTGCGCGATATTTTTGAGAAATATTCGTCATTGTTCAGATATTTATGGAATTATGCATGGATGTTTGCATGGGACTCAGAACAGTCAAGGAGTTTTGGATGCGTTTTTGACATCCATGCCGCCAGCAATTTGCCCTTTTTTGATGGTGATAATCCTTACCTAACTTTGGCCCCTAAAACATATCATATTACAAACAGTGGTATTGTAAATTTATCAAAATTCCGTCGCAGATTAAATTTTTTTACTTCTGGCAGTGTGGATAACGATATTTTTATGAACATGAATTGGAAAAATGTAGCAATTTGTGGCGAGATAATGGCATCAATAATGCCAATCAAAAATGTAAAGTCAGATAATATAAACATCGATATGGTTTGCTATTCTCTTGATATCATCGAGTATGTTGATCGTGCGCTACATATATATGAAACTGTGTCACGAAATTTGATTAACTCCGATCTGCAAATCAAACAGAAAGATATCAAGTTAGTAACGAAAAAATGTTTAACGATAACGATCGATGCAAAAACACTGAAGATGAAATGCGAAAATCAAGAAATACCGTTTGAATATCATTTTGTCATTGCGAATCTTGATAATTTACAAGTCAAACATCATTTTTATAAACTGTATGTTACGCAAAAACAAAGTGAGGATATATTAAGTCTGTCGAAATTAGAAGAGAAGAAAAACATGCCCGAGTATTATGAAATCATCAAATTGGTCGATATTAACAACGTTGTCATCGTTATTAATGATCATGGAATCAAATTTAATGAATCACTACAATATAAAATTATTAGTAAGCATCTGAGACATTCTATCAAAATATCTTGCGCAGATAATATTTTACATACTGTCGCTGATTTTTGCTTGCCATGTATGCGATCGTATTATGATGGTGAGAACTGCTATCTATTACCGTCAGCTGTCGTCGCATATTTAACATTGGTCAATAGTGACGTTAATTTTATGAACAAAAAACAAGATCCTTGTCGTGTTATCAATGAATATAGACGCAGAGGATATTTTACCGTGTTGAACAAATTTGAAACAGATCAGTTTAATCGTTATTTTGCACCACAAGAACAACAGATAAATATTGAAAAGATTAATAGATTAATTTGTGATGGTGTAATTGATAAAGAAGGAAATGTTATCCCTGTCAAGAAATGGTTAATAGATTATGCATATGACCAAAAAAATTGATATTTAAAGATAATTTATAATTGATTAATATATTAACAATCATAGATGAACACTATTGTTGAATTTTACGTGCCTGAAAAACTTCGAAAAGAATATCTGAAACAGTTTCAAAAGATTTTTTCGGATAAAGCTGTCAATGTGGAAGAAGGAGCGTATAAATATACTAAGCAATTTTGCGGCAACGACCAACTACAATATTGTGCAGTGTATATTGATAAGTGCAAAGATATATTGTATAATTGCGAGAAAAGAAAAACGAATGAGGGGATTGCGAAGTTTGTCAACGACATCAAAGAAGGAAAGTATAATGGATACAATTTAGCATTTTTACAGCCAGAAGAGTTTGATCCAGATAGTTGGTCAAAAATATTAAAACGGAAACAAACTACTGAAGAAAAAATGAAAAATTTACCAACCATAACATGGAAGCCATGTAAAAATTGTAAATGCACTCAATATTTTTTCTCGCAGATGCAAACTAGAAGCGCTGATGAACCTATGACTCGATATTACGATTGTAAGGAATGTAATCAAAGATACAAAATTTGTAATTAAAAAAAAATGATAAAAATACTCATTAATATAAGATATTAATGAGTATTAGCATACTAAGTAGTTATTATGGATAGATCACCTCGAAAACAAGTATATCAAGAATTCTATCGTCGGGAGGATTATGCGGAGACTTTGAAAAGATTACCCGAAGTTGTCAAAAAAGCAGAAATACAAAGCTTGAAGGTCATTGAACCAACAATTTACGAACAGAGTGAGATCATGAATTTAGTACGCGAGTTCGTTAAATCAAAAAAAAGAAAGATATATGGCGGGACAGCTATTAATGAATTGATTAAGATCAAGAACCCATCCGAAACAATATATGACGAATTTACTTTTGGTGATATTGATTTTTATTCACCAGAGCCCAAAGTTGATATTGTTGAGTTGTGCGATTTTTTATACAACAAAAATAAATACAAGAACATAAATGCAAATGAGGCGCAACATGAAGAAACATATCGTGTGTACGTGAATTGGCAATTATATTGTAACATAACATACGTACCGAAACATATTTATACGAAAATTAAATCGGTTGAAATAGATGAATTGTTATATGTTGATCCCCATTTTATTTGGATAGATCAACTTCGAATTTATAACAATCCAATGTTGTGTAGTCGTTTATGGGAAAAAACGTTCAAGCGCGAATTTTTGTTGCTAAAAAATTATCCATTGGAGGAATTTGAGAATAGATTTGAAATACCAAAACCATCGATGGAAATAAATGGTTATCACATCAAAATAAAACAAGAATTCTTAAAAGGAGATCCAAATGTGTTGATAAATGGCTACGATGCATATAATTTTTATGTAAGATATGGGACAGACAGTGGTATGGAATGTAATTTGCCATTTTTAGAATTATCTTCCGTCAATTATGTTGAGACTGTAATCAAATTGTTCACATATGTAAGGAAGATGGTAATCAACGTAGATAATGTCGGTATTAGCGAATATACCCCTTTTTTTCAGTTTGTAGGTCACACCGTTATGATAACTTATAATAACATACCGTTAGTGTCTGTAAGTGACGTAAGTTGTACATGTGTTCCGACAATTGATGTATCGAGTGGTATAAAATATGCAGCTTATCAATACTTATTGATGTCGTTATTGATAAATAAGTTTCGGATATTTTTGACGGGTGATAGGGTAATGTATAAAAATTATGGTACAGCTGTTTCTAATTTGGTCAAAGTAAAGAATAATTATTTGAAACAAAACAAATTGAACGTTATTAATAACTCGCCGTTTGGAGAATTTCGAACATCATGTGTTGGAACGCCAGTCAGTCCCACGAGATTATATCTAGCCCGTAGAAGTGAACGGAAAGAAAACGGTAAACGTGTTGAATTTACATACACACCTGATAATTTTTTTAAAATGCCTGATGAAGCTCGACAAAAATTTGATCCTAAAAGAGCCAAATATAATAATACTTCTGGAAATGTTATCGTTCAACCTGAAAAGATGCGATTTTATTTTGACGGAGAAAAGTTAACTGAGCGAGCACAAGATGCTGAAGAAGAACAAAACTAAAAAAAATGAAATGATAAACGTTTAAAAACAAAATTAACTTATATATATAATAATTACATATATAAGTCAATGGACAATCAAATCAATTACAACTACATCGATTATGTATTAAAATGTTATGTACCCGAATTAACTACGCAAGATATCAAAATAAATATTGATATTTTTCGAGAAGCAATGTTACACGAATCGACAAAATATACAGATAAAGATAAATCGTATGATAGGTTAGAATTTTTAGGTGACGCAATCTTTCATGTTCTTGTTACTGAATACATCTTCATAAGATATGAAAATGAGAATGAAGGATTTTTGACAAAGTTACGAATTAAGATAGAACGCGGTGAGTCTATGACAGAGTTGTCTTATATTTTATTATTAGATCGCTATGTCCAAACATTCAATTTTAAAATCAACGATCACGTCATGGAAGATGTTTTTGAAGCGTTTATTGGCGCTTTTTATTTGAACTACGGTATCATGTATACGAGACAATTAGTAGTTGCACTGATAGAAAAACATAAGGATTTTGCAGAGATGATCGCCCATGATGATAATTACAAAGATTTATTGTTGCGATATTTTCATCAATTGAAGTGGGGTCATCCCAAGTACGACGAAGAATATGTTGGTAACAAATATATTAGTACTGTGAGAGACCCTAAGGGCAAAATCATTGGCAAGGGTTCTTCCCGTTTCAAACGGAAGGCGGAACAGAACGCGTCAAAGAAGGTACTCGAAAACATGGGCATAATTGTTAATGATGAAGTAGTAACTGATTGGATGGATCGTATTGAGAAGATAGAAAAAGTTAAAAAATCAGACAAAAAAACATTACCGATCCATAATCCACATAATGTTTTGATAACAGAGAAGATAATATCAGAAATATTATACAAATATGAAGTTCCGACTAACAAAAAGATTAAAGTTAATAATCGCCGCTTTTGGGAAGCAATGACGCATCGATCGTATTTGAACCGAAATAATTCTGATAAAAAGGTAGTTGTGGATAAAAAATGCATACCATTGCAAAAAAAATCAAATTGTCGATTACAATTTTTAGGTGGTGGAGTTATTCATTTTATCATTGCGCTACACTTGTACAAAAAATATAGGACAAGGGATGAAGGATTTTTGACGCGTTTAAGATCTAAATTGGAGAATAAAGATTCGTTATTTTTTTTGGCAGAAAAAACAGGTATATCTGAATATGTGATGGTGAGTCAAAATATTGAAATATTATATGGTAGAACGAATGTAAATATCATTGGCGGCGGATTTGAAGCATTTATCGGCGCGTTATATTTAGAATTGGGATTAAAAATTACTAACGATTTTGTCTTGGCCGTCTTGGATATTGAGTTGGATATTGATCAGATTGCTGTTAATGAAACAAATTATAAGGAACTAATTTACCATTATTTTAATAAAAATGGATGGGGATACCCTGTTTATAAATTAATTAGTGAAAGTGGTCCAGACCATAACAAGATGTTCGAAGTTGGTTTGTGTCATCCTGATAATGACGAAAAATTGTTGAGCACTGGACAAGGATCATCGAAAAGGAAAGCAGAACAGATTGCGTCCAAGAAAGCGTATGAAAAAATAGCTAAATAAAAAATTATATTTATAAAATATAATTTTTTAATGGAATGCGTTTAAGTGAAATAAAGTTTAAATTATTTGTGAAATATGATTGGTTAATAAATGGCGTTTAAATGTGAAAATATATAATTTTTTTTGCCATTGAAAAATTATAATTTTATGTACTTATAATATAAGTATGAGTTCAAACGTAGGACATGCAATTCAGAGAATGATTAATAGTACTCCTGTGACGGCATCAGTAAATGCACAAACCACAAGCGTTGTCACAAATGGAGGTCGAGTATATCAAAGTGGATTGATTCATAACAAAATACAACCTAGCTTTCAAGAGGTTGTTCCAAATCCAGACATTGTCGGTCACGTCATCGATTCCCAAAGTACCGATAACTTTGTATATTTTTTAAGTGCAAACGGTTATGTCTTCGAATATGATTATAACGCTGGAAGTTGTAGTCCAACCGTCCGTGAAGTCTATACACCTGCTGCTTGCTGTGGTGATAAAGCTATCCGTATTCGTGCTGGATCTAACCATATTGTCATCTTAACAGAATGTCATAAAATTTGGGGAGTAGGCGACAACAGCGAATACCAACTCGTCCCACAAGGTCAATGCAAATATGATTCTGCAGTTGAAATCATTGTCACAAACACCAATTTACATGACAACTCTTCATGCTGCAAATTCTCAGGAAACTTGCATGACATGAACAAACCAGTCATTCCAAAAAAATCATGTGATACAGTTTCATGTATCCAAAAGAGAAACGCTTGCAAACCAGCAGGTTGTTTATTAATTCACAGCGGAGAAACTGGTTCTACTGAAACAATTGTTGCAAGAGTTCCAGTCTGGGGAGAATATTCCTATGTCGGATTCTTGTGCGTCGATAAATGCGGAGTTGCAACTGGATCTGTCACTGTAACTCTCGAAAACTTATTTGTTAAATGCGGTTGCTTGAAAGAAACATGCTGTGGAGACGATGACCTTCAATCTTCATACAAATTATTTTTAACAACTGGAAACCCAGTCTCATTCACCGTTCCAGTCCATGGAGACTGCGGATGCGATTTTATTATCACCAATATCGGAGATGACTTCTCCATCCCAAATGCTTCAATTGATGGAATCGCAATTAGACTTTCCCTTGAATCATCATACACTCTCATCTCATCATGCGATAGATCATTCACATCTGCTGGACAAGTTGAATTTGAACCAGCTATCTGTGTTCCATTAGATTGCTGCGTACAAAATGAATGCAAAAAGAACATCTGTGATGAAGCTTGCTTACCACAACCATGCTGGGTTAGCGTATATGCTGGATCAAACATTACTGTTTTAGCGGATGACTGTAACAGATTATATGTTCTCGGATCACTTCACTGGGTTAGAAATAACGCCAGCTTATTGAAACGATCATGTTTGGAAGAATTATTGAACACATCTCATGCTACAATCAGTCTCCCAGCTGATCAACTCAACTGTTGTTTGGAAAAGAATAACGAAAACTGTGTCTGCCCTAAAAAATCATGCTACAAACCATTTTGCACAGACTTGAGCAAATTTGGAGTCTCTCTTAATTTCCCAGGATGCGAGCCAGGTTGCTGTAACGATAACTGCGACAAACCTCAAAACGTCTGCGATTTCTTAAAAGCATTAAAAGATTGTAATGATGCACCAACTTGTGACAACACTTGCGAACCATGCGATTCATACATCTACATTGATATTGGTGACGTCTGCAACAGAGATCGATGCTGCGAACAACCAATCATTAAATCAATTACTCTCTACAACAGAAAGAGTGTCTGTAAAGCAGTCAGCCAACATTGTGGAGAAGTTCAATGCGTTGCAGTTGATTGCAACTCAGTTGTTGAATTTGATTCAAACAAATATTGCATTGATGGACACGACTATTGTTTGGACAAGATTCTTAAATTGAAATTCTGTGTTGAAGAAGGTGAACATATTAAATTGTTTGTTGATTTAGATAACCCTGGAGGTATTGCATTTGAAACCAATTGCGATAAATGCAACGTTGAATTTCCGCTCGATGTCAGCAGTGAATGCGAACAATTTCTTCTCAACTATGGTTCAATCTTAGACCCAGTTGAATTGACTAACTTGAAATACTTGTTAGTTTGCGAATCAATCTTCCCATGCCCACGATTCTTGAATCCATTTAGAACAAGAATTGTTAACACTTACCTTAAAGGTGGAGATCATGTCTGCTTCGTTAAACCACATGGTTGTAACGTCAGACAAGCAATTACGCCTGATGTGCCAACAGTTTTTAGATTGAACAGACGTGTTTTGGATGTTGGAGTTGGACAGAACAATTTGTCTGTTTTGGTCGGTGGTCTTGCTTGCCCAAATGAGATTTACGCTATTGGAGAGAATTGCCATGGTGAGCTCGGAATTAATTCGTACGTTTCACAAGTTTGCTTTAAACAAGTAAATAGATGCTTATTTGATTGCCAAGTAGTTTCTGTTTGGAGCGATAAATGGGTCACTATGTATATCACTCAATCAGGAAGAGTCTACAGTACAGGCAAATGGAAGTGCTTAGCTAACTCTACTGTTCCAAGATGGGTACAATCAGTTTGTCCATCATGGAGAATTAAAGAGATTAATATTAGTCAGACTCATATTGTTTTTGTTAGTACAGATGGATTAATTTTCGGGTTAGGCGATAACTCGATTGGAAATTTAGGCCTATGCCATATCCAGTGTGTTCCTGATGTAACATGTCTTTCCTTCTTTAATAAGTTATCCCAAGATTGCTTCTCAGAATGTCGCGATCAGTTACTCCATCCAGTTAGACGAGGATATGTAGCTAAGTTAGCAGAAAAGGAATATTATCATAACGACGAGTGTGGTCCTTGCAACCCCTGCGACTCTTCACCATGTTTTAAAAAATGCCCAGTAGAGCCTATCCCTGTTGTAAGATATTTCAAAAAACAAGGTTGCGGCCCGAGATTCTTAGCCAACCAGAGACTTTGTAACGGTGGAAGATGCTCAAAATAAACACTAAAAATGTTAACAAATAATTATTAATTAACATTTTCTTTTATCCACATTTCTTTGACGTTAGAAAGTAGAAAGCTAAATCGTTCTTCATCTTTTGTGTAAGTGAATCGTTCGGTGTCAATACCAACTAAAACGCGCCCATATCTTAATTGGCCAGCGTTGGTAATGAATGATACTAAGGTTTCTTCGGGATATTCTGATAGTTCTTTTGCCGCGATTTTGATATATCCATCATCAATCATTTCGCCGATAATTTTTTCTAAATATTTCCATATATAACCGTACGTAGTTTTCGATTTGTTATTGCAACATTCACCTATTTTTGTGCCACCGTATGATTTTCCGAATACTTTTGATGCGCACGTTGCACTGCTGTATGTATACAAAATTTTTCCGGTGTGTTTATCAATTTTGCAAACTTTTTTACCGACTGAATGCAACGTATTTTCGGAGTACGTTGACCATTCTAAATTGGTAAAATGATTATTCATTTTATTTTCGTCGATGTGATTTACAACCATCTTTGGATTGTTTTCTTTTCTGATAAAGAAATAAGCCACTATGCGGTGTGCTGAAAAATGTTTATGGATGTGGTCTATTGTGCACAATTGAAATCGAACGTATCCTGTTGAAAATTCGGGAGCTAAAAAATGTTGTGTTTTTATGTTCCTAACTTTTCCATATGACGATATTTCGTAAGAATCAAATAACATTCCATCTATTTCATCTATTTTTTTAAATATTTCATCACTCTCTAATTTCATATTTTTGATATTTTTTTCTTGATAAATCCAACGGTGTCCTTTCAATGTTTTATTTGTATCCTTGCAACAATTAATGATCTGAACAGCATACAAATTATTATTTCGTGCAGCGGATATGACAGATTCGTAAGTTTCAAGAATATTATTATTAATATCTAATTTGCATACAGATCTTTTGTTGCGCGTTATATTTTTATTGTTTCTGTGCGCATTTTTTGAATTTTCACTTGGAGTCACAAATCTTAAATTATTCAAATTATTATTTAACTTATTTCCATCGATATGATCTACTTGAATTTGTTCCAAATTTGTTTTTTTTAAATAAGTTTTTGCTACCAATATATGTATGGAATGAGTATGTTTATTATTGTGACAGTCATACAAATTTATCATTTTGTATCCGCTTGGACTAACACGAGTTTTCATTATTTTATTAGTCTTAAATGACGTCACCATTGCATCTTTCGAAACACCATATCTATCTTCATAACCAACAACTGGACAAAATTCTGACATTACTAATAATCAAACAAATAACATGTTTATATTTCTGACAAATAAAATATTCACCAGAAATATTAACAAAACAGAAACATCCCAAAAACGAATAATCATACGTCTCCTGATTCTCATTTCCCGGCATCGAATAATGGTTAGTAATATACTTTTTAGTTTGCATAAATAATTCATAATCGTCAATACTTTTCCTATTTGCATCGATCATCATAACAATTTTTTTACACATCTCACTATTAGGCATCATGTTAAAAAAAGTAGGTGATACATCATGAAAATCAGCGTCGTCAAGATATTCACTACACATATTAGATTGCAACATAACAAACCACGCCATCACATTTTTCAAAAAAATACATTCATCATCTCCATAAAGTTCTTCTTTTAAGATTGTTTGGGGATTATTACATGCGTCAAAATTGCCATATAGTTCATCCTCGTCGTGTTCCATAAACAACATTCTTCGTCTAATTTCATTAATATTGACATTTCCGTCATGATTCTTTAGATGTATCTCATTTTTAGATGTGATATTAATGTAAATAGGAATGCCATTATAGATGCTGATGAAATTAAGACCCCAGCCTCTCGTTATTATTTGTACCGGAACAATATTCACCGTATTCGAAAAAGCATTTTTATAATTAAAATATTCGTCTGTCCCATCTGCTATCAATAATTTATCACTAGCATTCAAAAATCGGCGCACCTTAACCAGCTTTTGTTGATATTCGCAAACGAAGATCTTATGAATCTTATCTATCTCGTCACTAAATAATCCCATATCATGCGCTATTCGATGTGACCTGTCCGGTAATTCCCATTGATATAATTTACCGAGTAACATATTATATACCGGCATAAAATCATCATACACAACATCAAGTTCAATTTCGTTAGTGTCCGAAAAAACATTAAAATGTGCATAAATCATTGATAGTTTATATTTGCCGATGATTTGTTTGTCGATAACTAATGATCTGTCATCTTTCGCAAATTTGATAATATTCATTTATTAGAGCATATTTTGACATAGATTTAAGATTATTTTTTTTTCAATTTTTCGAAAAAATTGAAAAAACTAATATTACGATGGATAACAATTTATAATGTCAAAAATGGAGACAATCATCAACAGTGACATTTTTAATCATCATATTAAGCAATTGCTCGATCCTATCAATTTGTTTAATTTATTGATAACGTGTAAATTATTTTCGAAATATTTATGCAAGGAAGATCTCGAAAAGAATGCGGTGATACAATTTGGAAATGAGTTGTCTAAAATATTTGGCGATAAACATTCACATATCTTTCACATAATACAAAAATGGAATGCAGTAATATCTGGATCAATAATAATAAAATCAATTATTGGATCAAAGTGGAACGATATCGATCTGAAAGTGCATATCACCCGCGATACAACTCTAGAAAATGTATACGAAATAGTTTCTGTTTGCGAAAAAAAACCTAAAATAACAATAATACCAGGGTCAGGTGTTGAAATACTTATTGATGAAAACATAATTATAAATTTATATACAGCTGATTCTTGTATGAGTAAATATGATGAAGCAATTAGCTTAAAATTTCCAAATAAATTGATGGTGACTAACATAAAACGCATAATCGATCAAGAAATCAATGTTAACATCTTTGAATGCAATATCGGACTGTTTTTAAAATATTACAACAATGGATTTAATTTTTACGATGAGAATAAAATATTATCCAACGACGAGTTATATGTTAAATTTTCAAAATATCTCGACATCAGCGATATTGAAGAATGCAAAATTGTCGACGCAGGATATGCGTATAAATCCAAATATTATAGAGTCAAAATCATAAATGGTAATTATGGCAAGATAAAGAAGATGAAAAAATGTGACAATGATGAAAAATGTTTAATACACGCATTGTGTCAGAACGTAAAACATTATCATCGTGGTTCGAATATTTTAGTAATGAATGCACGTGATAACTAAAATTTTTAGTTATCATGTTATCAGAAATTTCTGACGCTAACAATGTTACAATTGAGTTGCGATATGATTTTCGGTATTTTAACAATTGGATTTTTCATAAACCATAATTCTCGTAAATTAATGAGGTGTCCTATTGATTTTGGTAATTTTGTTACATTATTAAAATTGAACCCTAATGATTTTAATTTAACAAGTTGTCCAATAGATTCAGGTATTACACATATTTGATTACAACACAACCGCAATTCTTCTAAATTGATAAGAAATCCAATTGTTTCTGGTATCATTAGTATTTGGTTGTTTACGAGTCCTAGATAACGCAAATTTGTAAGTTGTCCTATGATCTTTGGTATTTTTGATATTTTGTTATGATTCAAATACAGTTCTCGTAAATTTATAAGTCGCACAATAGATGTCGGAATTATGGGAATATTGTTGCAACACATTTGTACATATTCTAAACCATTGAGTAACCAAATTGAATCAGGAATTTCGTTTACCTTGTAACTACTCAAAATTAAATCACGTTTCAACAAAAAATCATCTAACTCGACTGAAGGATAATACATCTCTCTAAAAAAATTAATATTGTGATAAGCGATGTAATTTTCTTTATGACATGGAACTTTTGAGGCATTTGGATAATCTTCGTCCAACAATCGAGAATATTGTAAATCACATATTTTTTTGAAAAGTTTGTTCACCATTGAACAAGCGATAATATGTTTTAGTTCTAAATGATACAAAACTGGATGCACTACGTCTTCATATTCCATTTTGAGTATGTATAGGTTATAGATTTTATTGTGGATTAATAAATCAATTTTTTAAGGCAACGAAAAAAAATGAAAATATTACTCTCAATATAATATAGAATACCTTGTGTATTATTCTAAATGTCCGAGAAAAAATTCAATCCTAACAAAAAGAAAGCAAATCCGAAACTTAACTACACCGAACCTGGCAAATCTACCAGAACTAAAAAAAAGAAACCAATTGATGAAAGAATAGGAAGAGAGAATGGTAGATCTCATAAAAAGACTTGCACGGAGTCAATCGGATATAAAATTTGCGATCCTACTTTGCTAAAAAGTGTTAAACGAAATGCAATACAATCTGAAATAGAAACAGGATTGGATCCAGCAATTCCTTATAGATCTAAAACTAGTTCGTATGGTTGCAGAGTTTGTCACATCGAAAAGTCATCGTATATTAATCCAGAAATACATTCAAGATGCAAACGTATTTGTGGATCAATTAAACCATTTTTGACAAAGGAGGATGTTGAAACGACTAAAAATGTTGAAGATGTCAAAGTCAATAGATTTTGGAAGATTTCTCCTGCACAAGATCATCTATTGGTATTTACAGAATATTGTGATCCAAATTCACGTTCGAGGATTTGCCTCAGATCACCGTTTGGTGGCGAATCAGACGAACCATATAGAATCGACGTGACTAAAGTAAAAATTTAACATTTTTGTATCAATAATTATTGATGCAAAAATGGAAACGATTAGGTAATATATTTATCTATTGAAACATATTGTTCATATTTTCCTATCTTAATATATGTAATAGTGTGGGGGAGTGTGTGCATCTTATTAAAATTATAAGCTACACTAAGATGAGTCACAGAAGAAGGTATATTGTTATGAAAATAATCAAATGATTCGCCCAATCTTAAATGAGTAACAGAATTTGGGATTACATCCTCAGTGGACCGATTAAACGAATCGCCAAATTTCAAGTGCGTCACAGAATCAGGTATTTTTGGAAGATAACTATTAAAGGTGCCAGTAAAATATAAATGTGTGACAGTATTGGGTATCGTTAACGCTGAAAAAACATAACATATGTTCGACAGACGTCTTCCTTTATAAAATTGATCGTTAGGTCTTTGGCATAATGTCAAATGAGTTATATTTGGAAACACAATACGTTTAACGATATCGTCAGAAGTACAATCGTAATTGCATTCCATAAATACATATTTGCTATTTTTAGGAAATCTCATGTTAACACAATTGCATCTCACATACTCAAAATTATCAAAAAATGGTAAACGATTGATATGTTTTTGGAAAACGCAATCTCCAAAAGGTAACTTGTATTTATAATAATCTGTAATCGTAGATATTGCAGTCAGACGAATTTTATCTTTATTGTTTAAATATTTACAGATTTGGAAAAAGATATCGAAATTGAACATTTTTGATGTATGTATTGATACATGGATCGTATCAATAATTAATTCACTTTTTTCTCTTATTTACTGTTTGTTAAAAATAAATAAGATTTTGATAGTATTAATTTCCGAGTGGGCATTTAGTATCATTTTTTAGGTCGGACGACGTTGCTGCCGTATAGGGTATTTAGTATTACTTTTTTAGTAGGATAATATTGTTCCCATCCTTTTATTTTAATATATATGACAGATGTAGGAATCTTTTGGAACTCATAAAATTGTCTACCCGTTGACAAATGAGTCACTGAGTCTGGTATGAAATCTTCCGCAAAATGATCAAAGGATTCGCCCAATTTCAAATGGGTAACAGAATAAGGTATGTAATCTTTTGTGGGTTTGTTAAATTTATCGCCAAAAACTAAATGGGTGACTGAATTAGGTATTGTTCCTTTTATGGGTTTGTCAAAAAAATATCCGAATGTCAAATGAGTGACAGAATTTGGTATTTTCGGAACAGATTGATTATAAACACCATCAAAATTGACACAAGTTACAGAATTAGGTATTTTGATTCGCGAAAATACATAACATTCGGTAGACATAAGTTGTTCGCAAAAAAATCTATGTTCTGGGTATCCAGCGCATTGTCTCAACGTCAAATGATTTATATTTTGTAGATCCGGAGACAACATAATAAGATCACAATGCGTACAATCACGGCAGCATATCATAACTAAACGCTTACTATTTTTAGGAAACTTTCTGTCGGTGCAACGCGCTACTACATTCTTAAAATTATCAAAAAAAGGCAAATTCTCAATCTGTTTCAACAAAACACGTTCTATGAATATTAACTTATGTTTGAATTGATTTGTGACTGTCGATGCAGCTGTCAGATGAATTCTATCTTTAGTGTTCAAATATTTGCAGATTTGAGAAAAGATGTCCAAATATTCCATTTTTGATAAGTATAAATATCATACTTTGTATAGATGATTAATTCAATTTTTTTTTAGGATCTTATTTGTTATCGAGTGATGACAAACAAGATTTTATTCGATTATTATTTTATCGATTGAAGATGGTACAAATCCTCTAAGTAAAGCTCCAGTATTATCGTGTAAGTTTATCAAATCCTTGCCGGATAATACAATATTTTTGGGCGGCTGAGACCCTGTTTTTAGTTTTAGGCACTTAACAGATTTAGGGAGCGGCGAAACAAAATTATCGTATCTATACGGCAAAGTTAGATGCGTAACGGAATTTGGTATATTATTTTTAATAGATTTGTCAAAATACCAACCTAATGTCAAATGAGTAACAGAATTAGGGATCAAATTTTCGATAGACTGATTAAATGAGCCACCAGTGGTCAAACTAGCGACGGAATTCGGTATCTGTAAATTTTGATAAACATAACATTCTCTTTCTGGTGGTCGATCTAAGCATTGATATAATAACAAATCTGTAATATTTTCGCCCAAAAATGTTAATTCAGAATTTATCTTACACATTCCTCGACACTCTATGCGCAATTTTTTAGCACCTTTCGGAATATTATCACATATACAATCGGCGCATAAATATTCAAAATTATCGCAAAAAGATAATCTACGAATTTGTTTTTCTAAAACGAAACGTGTGAATATCAGTTTATATTTGAACCGATCAGTAACAACAGATATAGCTGACAAATTTATCTTATCTTTATTGTTCAAATATTTGCATATCTGCGAAAAAATGTCGAAATAGAACATTTGCATATACATATCAATATGATATTCTATATTCAAAATTAATTCATTTTTTTTGAATCTTGCTTGTTATTGATAATAAACAAGCGCGGACATATGATTATTTCATTTATTGAAGAAGGTACAAATTTTCTGAGTACAGCTCCCATATTATCGTTTAAGTTCACTAAATCTTTTCCAGATAGCATAATATGTACCGAACCATGTATTGTTTCTAACTTTAGACATTTTATCGATCTAGGAATTGGAGAAACAAAACTACCACATCCGTACAGCAACGTCAAATGTGTGACTGATTGAGGTATACAATATTGTATTGTATGATTCCAATATTGTGCAATAGATAAATGGGTAACAGAATCTGGTATAATATTTTTTATAGATTGATTAAAATCCCAACCTAATGCCAAATGAGTGACCGAATCAGAAATTAGGTTCTCTATAGATTGATTAAATCGACCGCCGGTGATCAACTTAGTAACGGACTTTGGTATTCGTAAATTTTTATAAGTGAAACATTCTCTTGTTATTGGTTTGTATGAGTATTGATATAATATCAACTCAGTAAGATTTCCGCCCAAAAATGACATCTGGGAATCTTCTTTACACATTCCAAAACACTCTATTTCTAATTTTTTGACTCCTCTTGGTATTTTGTCACATGTGCAATTGGCATATAAATTTTCAAAGTTATCGCAAAAAGGTAATCTACGAATTTGTTTTTCTAGAACGAAATCTGAAAACATCAGTTTACATTTGAACCGATCAGTAACACTCGATATAGCTGACAAATTTATCTTATCTTTGTTATTCAAATATTTGCATATCTGCGAAAAGATGTCGAAATAGAACATTTTGCATATACATATCAATGTCATATTCTATACTCAAAATTAATTCATTTTTATTCTTTGGATACTATTATTATTTCATTCATCGATCCTGGAATGTACTTTTTAAGTATATGATGGTAATCTTCCGTAAAATTATCCAAATCTTTGACAAACAATGTCTTGTGTTTGATGTTACTATAATTTTCTAATTTTAGACACGTAATGGATGCAGGGAGTCGGGTACCAAAGTTGTCAAATCCATATCTTAAAGTCAAATGCGTAACTGAATCAGGTATACAATTTTTAATTGATGCATTGAATGAATAACCAAATGTTAAATGAGTAACAGAATTTGGTATAATGTTTTTGATTGACCGATTAAAATATTCACCAAACGTTAAATGAGTGATAAAATTAGGTAATACTTTTTCGATGGACTGATTAAAATGTCCCCCGAAAATCAGATGTGTAACAGAATTGGGAATGTTAATTGGTTGATCAAAATGTCCACCTATTTTTAGATGGGTAACAGATTTTGGTATTAGTATATTTTGATATACGTAACATATATTTTCTTGGCCGGCGCATCTCCGAGATGACAACGTGCTTGTTTTATACAAAACTAAATGAGTAAGATTATTCAAAGACAATAATTCCGGATTCCTGTCACATTCTCGGAAACATGCCATATGCATTTTTTTAGTATTTTTAGGAATCTTTGCGCAAGTGCAGTTAATATTTACACATTCAAAATTATCATAAAAAGGTAATCCCCTAATTCTCGGTTCGAAAATACGATTTGTATATATTAATCTGTATTTGAAACAATCGGTAGCGTGAGATATAGCTGACAAACCTATCTTATCTTTATTGTTCAAATATTTGCATATCTGCGAAAATATATCGAAATAGAACATTTTTGATAAATAATTGTATTATTTATCAAGACAATAACAGATTCAATTTTTTTAAACACACAAATATTATCTAAATATCACTATATAGTAAATATGTCAACGATTCCTGGCACAATAAAAAAAATAGCATCGGATATCCAATACACATCAGGGGAATTGATAAAATTATTATTACAAAAATCTATGAAGCCTCCACTTTATCCTAACACTCATATTAATGCTATCGGTAAATACACATACTATCTGTCAAATGAATGTTTAGGCTGGACAGATAATATCATCACAAGTTTTAAGGTGACTCCGAAACCGATAAAACAACATAATCTAAACAAATTACCAGTTGCATTCAGTCCTCGCGAACGTATTGCCTTAGACGAAGCCCTCGCATCCAACGATTATATTCCCACCGCCTACAGATTATTTACAGAATTTGTCGATCCGCAAAGTATCATGGAAATCATCGCTAATCAAAAATTTGCAAATACCTACACATGCAGCGTTTTATATACTGACAGCTGGAAACAACTGACAAGTATTGGAGAAGATATCGTAGATCAGACAGATCCAGAAATATCTATGTTCAATACAGCCCGAATGTCCACCGCAAAATTACGAGTCAATTTGTTTACGTTAGAGAGAGACTTGCGATATTTAGCTGACCGATATCCAGAGATGTATTTTTCATATATCAGTATGATTCTATTGATCAATTCTGTAGATCAGTCAGATATGGAATGGGTCATTTATTTAATTGGTAATCTTTCATTTATCTCTTGGGATCAATTCACTCCGGTAACACAAGGGCGATTCATTAATGTCCTTGGGGATGATTTCATAGACGCATTTTTGTCGAACGAATTAATCACTGTTTTATTACAAGCGGGGGTAGGAGAACTGATTTTAACTTCATCGTATATGTATTCACTCTTGAAAATGCTGTACGTTGTCTTTGGCTACAATGAATTTATTATTAAGGCAATCATAACTCCATGCGATATATTCATTGATAAGACAAATTGTCCTGTTTTGGATAATATGCCGCCGAATGTCAAGGGCAATGAATGTATTTATGACTTTATTGATATTTTTTACGATATGTATCCGACAATAAATGAATTGATTGTTGGATCGATGGATGTGCCGTTAGAATGTGAGTTAGTTTCTTGCGCGACTATTCCTCCGTTTTATTTTGGACTTGAGTCAATACCCCAATATTTATGGAGATTTGGTACCTTCTCTTACTGCGCCTACAAAGATTACGTCGCATCAAAAATTAAATTCAACTCAGTTGGCACGAACATAAACAACAAAATCAATTTGATGGAAACATTTTAAAAATATGACGCATATTAGATATTTTTAACATAAAAATATCTAATACTTGTATAATATAATGAACGACATCAAAATCCAAGAAATATATTCAAGTTTTACAAATATATTGATTGTTGATTCTATCAATCGATTGTGGATTATGGGATCTAACAAAAATCGTAAAACTGGATATGGTAATAAACATCTATATTTACCATTGATGACTCATATAGTTTTAGAAGAGGATGAAAAAATAGTAAATTTTCATTGTGGACAATATATTACTTTTATATACACATCTGCCCAAAAACTGTGGATTTCTAACTTTATCGAGGACGAAAAAGGCGACGAAGATATAATTGATGATCAAATCATTGACGAATCAGATGATGAAGAAGAATCAGATGAAACGGAGAATTACGACATAACGGAGAGCGTATTTTCATTGATGGCCCAACGTTATACGCGAGTTGGTCAAAATAATATGATTGTTCAGTTAGAGAACAGTTCGCAACAAAATTCTACACCAATATATGTATTCGGAATCAATTCTGATCGTGAAGCAACAGTTTCCGTAGATAACCATGAATATTTTATGATGGCGCAGAAAGAAAATCAAAAAACAAATGAAGGTTTTTCTTTGTTGGCCGAAGATGTGGAAAAAGTTATCATGACGGGGGATACAACATTGTTTTTATGGAAGGGCAAAATATGTCTATTTGATAAGTCGCTCAAAGTCAAAAATGGAATAGTTAATAAGAAATGCGGGTTATCTATGATACTAAACAAACAATTTGAGAGACCTTTCTATGAATTAATTTTTCCGATTGATTTGGAACGAATTCAATTTAACAAGAAATTTATCCATTGTTTTGCTGCGGGATATCATCACGTACTCTTCGCGGGCAATACTTATTCTGACACCGCGAATATCTTGTGGTTATACTTCAAATCGACGTTCACAATAGAAAGTCAGAATATATACGTTTGCGTTCACGATTCAACAATATATGTCAAAAAGAATAAAAACGTTTTCAAATATGATCATAAAACGCACACATTAGTAAAAATTTTAGCTGACAAGAACAAGATCTTCATGTTGAACAGCAATGATGGTGAGAACACGGAGATATGTACGTTGGATAATAACTGTTTATGGGGCATGGTTTATGGGAAGTATATTAGAATATGTCCACATAACAAACTGTTGTATGATTTTGTAGATATTGATATTCATTTCCAGAACGAACTTGTATTGATAAATAGCAGTACTGAACCAATGAGATATTGTGTACATGATAAAAGCATTTATTTTAATATTTGTGGATTGCAATATTATAAGTTACGGGATTATGGTGTTGTCTTTTATGATGCTGGTACAATTTATTATTTGTCAGATAGTGAGCTACCTGAGAACCGACATAATACGATGGAAATAGATAAAATTCATGTTGGTGATGGGACATATTATCTGTATAAATTTAAAGATGCGCCTGATATGATCCAAGACATTATTTTTACGAATGATTTGATATTGTTGAAAGCAAATGAGAAGTATTACTATCATAAAATAGACGATGGCACTGATTTTGTTGTTAATAACTTTACGGAAATTGTCATCAGAAGTGATATTTCTTTCAAAGATACGGTGCAAAAACATTTCGTGATTAGGGAGAAAAAAAACTTTGAATCTTCGGTGGAATTATCTGTTCATACTGATTCGAATAAATTCAAGAAGATGTTGAATATTATGGAATTGTTACGAGTTGACGTGGATTTTTCCATTAATTATGTTGATAAGAATCAGACGATATCTTTTGGTAACGGCCCGAAAAGAGAATTTATGGAAACAGCTATAAATCATTTTGCGGACAAATATTTACATAATTATGGAACCCATAGCACGTTTAATTTGGAGTCCATTAAGAAATTTTCAGAAAATGATTTGATATGTATCGGATTTATGTTACATGCAGTTATTTGTCACAGCATGAATAATTTGCCATTCAGATTACCATTGATTCTGTTATTTGCAATTAAAAAACGAATTATTTACAGAGAAGAGTTAGAATTCTTTGCTAAATTGATTGCGCAAGATATTTACGGAACTATTATGCAGTACAGAGATGATCCAGAAAAATTTAACGAAATTGGTACTGACTTTGATAACTATGATGAAATGTTGAATAGTCTGTGCGGCATTCCAACTGATGCAACGGAACTGGCCAAATCGCACGAGATTAGTAAATACATTGCGAACGGATTCACATCTTATTCTGAGATTAAGAATTTGGAGTCGATGAATTATCCAACATTAGAATATTATATTTCTGGCGATTATGTAATCGACCGCAAAACCTTGATAAATAATTTGAAGATAAAAGATAAGTACAAAAAAATTGTCACTGATATTATTGAAAACTTATCAGAAGAAAAGTTAGCTATTTTGTTGAAGAACTGGTCCGGAACGTCAATCGTCAAAAAAAAGAACGAATATACTGTCATAATTAGTAAAAAAACAAATGGCGATCCGGATATCCTTTTTATGACATGCTCTTTAGGTATGCGAATATCGACGCAATTGATGACTAGTCCTGATATGCAAAATATATTGGTCGAATTACTGACTACACCAATTAATACAATGATAGATATTTAATGAAAATAATAATTATGTTCATTAATTTTCGAAAAAATGATATCTGATTCCGTGGGACAAATTATTAAAATCGCTGAAAGGGTCGTATGGATAATATTCTAAATCACGTTTAAGTTTTTTCCAAGGTTTTAGACAATCGAAGGTACTTTTGAAACAAGCCTTTCTATCGCCATATAATATGTCAGAACAAGTCATGCGTACATGTCGCAAATAAGAATTAAGAGTTACATTACTATATTTGTGAATTACCGATTCTCGTGGGAATCTTTCGAATGTTTGATCAACATTGTGACCATATCCTTCATTATCATAAAAAATCGCGTGCTTTTTTCGAGGATAATTATTGACAACGCCAGAAATATTCGAATAAAAAGATCCAATGATGCGAAACAACGGTCCATATCCAATATTGAATATTTTTATTCGATAATTATTGATGCGACACTTTGATTCTAATATTTTATCCAAAAAATCTCCTATTAGGGATGGGATTTTAGAATTTTCATTTTTAACGAGTGATATGAGCGCTATTTTGCCGATGGTAACATCATCAAGTCGTTCTCGCGCAAGCTGGATAAATAAATTTCCGAGGATCTCTCCTAAAGAGCAGTTATTAAAAACATGACCTATGCGATATTTCTCGTCACGACGCCATATATACTTAACGTTATGGTAATCATATTGGCAACATTTAAGCGAGCAATATATGCATCTAGGGAAACTTTTGAAACATGAAAATATTAAATTAAATAAATCTTTTGGAATTTTGTTATACTGGCACCATTTATATACGGAATATAGTCCTGTTGCTTCATTGAAGAGTAATGATAAATTCATTGATACTAGTTGGATATTGATAATGACAACGATATATTTTTGATCAATTTTAATGAATATGATAAATTATCATGTTCATTGATATATAATCTCTAGCTAATAGAATTCTTGCAGCAACGTTAAATGGTTGATTGAATGTGTCGCGCGGTTCTTCAGAAAATACATTCCTTTTTGATGATCTCTTGAATATGTGATGCAAATCTCCAGCAAATACGGTTCTTTGTGGCAATATTGCGCTCAACTTTCAATGATCTATTGAATATGACACGCAAATTCTCCAGCAAATATGATTTCTTTGCAGCAACATTGCGTTCAACCTTCAATGATCTATTGAATATGACACGCAATTCTCCAGCAAATATGATTTCTTTGCAGCAACATTGCGTTCGACCTTCAATGATCTCTTGAATATGTGACGCAATTCTCCAGCAAATACAATTCTTTGCAGTGACATTCAATGATCTCTTGAATATGTGACACAGTTCTCCAGCAAATATGATTTCTTTGCAGCAACATTGCGTTCAACTTTCAATGATCTCTTGAATATGATACGCAATTCTCCAGCAAACATAATTCTCAACAGTAACATTGCGTCAAACATTCAACGATCTCTTGAATATGTAACGCAATTCTCCTGCGAATATAATTCTTTGCAGTGACATTCAATGATCTCTTGAATACGTGATGCAATTCTCTAGCAAATACGATCCCTCGCGTTCAATTTTCAATGATCTATTGAAAGTGACATGCAATTCTTCGGCAAATACGATTTTTTTACAGAAGCACCACGTTCAACTTTCAATGATCTGTTGAATATGACCCGCAAATATAATTCCTTTGCAGCGACATTGCGCTCAACTTTCAATGATCTATTGAGTATGGCACGCAATTCTCCAGCAAATATGATTTCTTTGCAATAACATTGCGCTCAACTTTCAATGATCTATTGAATATGACACGCAATTTTCCTGCGAATACAATTCTCTGCAGCGACATTGCGTCAAACGTTCAATGATCTCTTGAATATGTGACGTAATTCTCCAACAAACACAATTCTTTGTAGTGATATTCAACGATCTCTTGAATATGCAACGCAATTCTCCTGCGAATACAATTCTTTGCAGTGACATTCAATGATCGTTTGAATACGTGACGCGATTCTCCAGCAAATATGATTTCTTTGCAGCGGCGTTGCGTCCAACGTTCGATAATTCTTTGAATATGACACGCAATTCTCCAGCAAATATGATTTCTTTGCAGCAACGTTGCGTTCAACTTTCAATGATCTATTGAAAGTGACATGCAATTCTCCGGCAAATACGATTCTTGGCAGCATATTCAATAATTTATTGAATATGCGATTAAGAAACATCACTGTCATTCTTTCAAATACCGCTTACAGATAACGTCAAATAAATTATTCAAATCTTTTGTGCAATGATAATGAAAATATTGATGATCTTTTGATTGGCTATTTTGACCATATGAATTTATCAGTTTTTTACTTCGACCATATAAAAAAACGCAACATTCTTCGCGAACACAACGCAAATAATATTTTATATCCTCCCGGGCATATTCGTCACGTACATCCCATAATTTAGCATATTTGTACGAAGTCTGATAAATTGCATCAACATCTGAAAAAATGCATCCAATCAAGGAAAAAATAGATTCATATTCAAGAACATTAATCGCAAAAGGTTGCCGTTCCTCGTTAAACTTCAAATTATACGAAAATAATCTATTTATATCGACTATTTCATCACATTCCAGCAGTTTTTTAATAAATTCGCCTATTTTAATTGGTATCTGTGTTGCTTCATTTTTGGCAAAAGAAATAAGAACTAACTTACCAATGATACTTTTATTATCACTATCTTTTTCGAACTGGTCTAAGAGCGTGCCAACTATCATCTGAAGTGATCGATTTCTATTCGTATGATTCAAACAGTACGTCCACATGCCACCACTTCGATGTTCAAATCTCGTTCTTTGATAATCATACCTGCAACATTGAAGAGAACAATATATACAATTTGGATAGTTTTTGTGACATCGAAAAATAAGTTGAAATAATTCTTTCGGAATTCCGTTGCATATGCACCATTTATAGACGGCATATAACCCGGTTGCTCCATTGTAAAGTTCTGTTAGATCGTGCATTTATAGCTAGATATGTTACTTGGTATTGATATGATCAAAAATCAATTTTATTTTTGATCATATATCAGTGAATAATCGTTCCAATAGTCAGGCAACATCTTTTCCAGTAACATTGAATGAACTAATATTTGAACGTTCAAATCTCAAGGCAACATCTTGCCAGCAACATTGAATGAACTAATATTTGAACGTTCAAATCTCAAGGCAACATCTTTGCCAGTAACATTGAATGAACTAATATTTGAACGTTCAAATCTCAAGGCAACATCTTGCCAGCAACATTGAATGAACTAATATTTGAACGTTCAAATCTCAAACATCTTGCCAGTAACATTGAATGAACTAATATTTGAACATTCAAATCTCAGGGCAACATCTTTTGCCAATAACATTGAATGGACTAATATTTGAATATTCAAATCTCCAGGCAATATCTTTGCCAGCAACATTGAATGGACTAATATTTGAACGTTCAAATCTCAAACATCTTGCCAGTAACATTGAATGGACTAATATTTGAACGTTCAAATCTCAAGGCAACGTCTTACCAGCAACGTTGAATGGACTAATATTTGAACGTTCAAATCTCAAGGCAATGAAACATTTGCCGGCAATATTGAATAGATTAATTCGAATGTTCAATTCTCAAGGTAATGTTCTAGTTCAACAACTTCTTCCGACTAATATTCTTTAATAATTGACAATTATTAAAGAATGCATCAATATTTTAATCCACGCACATTTATCGATCCTCCCAACGCAATCAAATCAAACCAACGATCACCGCATCGCAATTCAACATTTTCGCCATATATAAGAGCAAAACATGCTGTACGAACAGCTAATAAATATGCTTTAATATCTCCTCGTCCAAGTTTAACTGGATGATTTATAGATATTGATGAAAAAATGTGTCCAATTAGACTAAAAATAATATCATAACTAAAATCGATAACGTTCATGCGATATGTTTGATCATTAACTTTAAAATGACGAATTAATCCAAGCAAATTATCCAATAACAATTTTATTGTAAATGGTATCTGAGTAGATTCGTTTTTTGTGAATGCGATACAAATTATTTTGCCGAACGAGTAATCATTGTGTGCATTTATTAAGGGTGTGACGAGATTGCATAGTGAGATGTTATTATTTCTATGTTTTTGATAGTTGTTGTATCTGCAACATTTTATAGAGCAAAAGATGCATCTATCACAGTTTCTGTAATATGTAAATATTAATATGAACAACTCTTTGGGGATGCCATTGCGACAACTCCATTTATAAACGGAATATAACCCGGTCGAAATATCAAACAACGAAGACAGATCTCTCATTTGTATTAAGGAAGATATTTATTTTAAAAAATTGATTTTTGAAATATTAGACGTATGCCATCATTATATTAATGGTTAACGATGTTATTGTTTTTGTTAATACTATCAGTCAATAGTCACAATTATAATTATGTGACTCAAAATACGGTTGATGATAGAATGGAATTTAGTTTTTCATTGAGTAACGAGAATGTGACATTGCAACTTACAAAAGTTTTGTTCAACATTTCGGTTGTTAATGATCGTTGTAATACAAGTTTTTTTTAGTTTTTTGGATATTGTAATGGTCATTGTGAGAAAGAATATGATTATGATAATAATGAAGCTGTGATGGAATATGTATATAGTAATATGTTGTATGTTCCGGTGACATCATTTGTTTCTCAGAATATTACGTTTGAATTTGATGAAATCGAAGAAATTGCAATGAATCCACCTGAAGTAGATAATAGTGGTATCATTCTTTTTGCGGTCCTTGTATCGGTTATATGTGGTCCTATAGTAATTTTTTCAGGTGGGATGATAATTATGATAATTGTTGGTGGATGCGTGTCAATGATGTCAATAAAGCCAGCGGACGAGAAGACAGATGATGCAGAAAAGAATGAAACTGGTGATGTGAATATTGATTTGTCGGCGTCTGGCAATATTGATGATCAAATTTCTAGTTCGGAGACGACTTCGAGTGATTGATTTTTAGCGATTGGTTAATTGTTAAAGGTGATATAAAAGTGGATTGTGTAAGGATAGGTATGAAGAATGGAAGAAGAATATCGTCCGATTGTGGGTTATGAGGGTAGATATGGGATTTCGAAGGCAGGTGAGATTTATTCTTTTGTATCAAATAAAACATTGAAAATACAAGTTAATTCTGCAGGATATCGTATTATATCACTAAATGATGACGCGGGAAATAGGTGTAAACGTTATGTTCATGTTTTAGTTGCCAGCACATATTTAAAAAAAAACGGATCCCGAACAAGTTCAGGTGGATCATATCAATGGCGACAAATCTAACAATAATTTGGACAATCTAAGATATTGTACTCGAAGCGAAAATATGAAAAATGCTCACAAGAACAATTGCTCTTACGACAATGTACTTGTGTCAAAATTAGACGTTAACGGTAATTTTATCGAAGAGTATGAATCGATTAGATTAGCCGCACGAGATAATAATTTAAGCAAACATCTTATAATTTGGTGTTGCAAAAATATACATAAAAATAAAACAGGTGGCGGATATCTTTGGGCCCGCAAAGAAAAGCAAGGAATAAGATTTGAATCGGATGAAGTGTTCAAAAAAATAGATAAAATAGGGAATCTTGTTTTTGACAATTATGAAATCTCATCATATGGAAAATTAAGAAATATTAGAACACAAAAAATTTTAGCCCCTGCAACTTCAAACGGGTACGCTAGGTTTCAATTATATATGCAAGATGGAAAACCCAAACAGATGCTGTCACACCGGTTGGTAGCTTATTTTTTTATTAAAAGGGTCGACGACGATACAATGGTTGTAAATCACCTAGATGAAAATAAACTGAATAATCACGTTAGCAATTTAGAATGGTGTACGCAATTAAAAAATAAGATACATTCGGTTGGTAAAAAAGTATGCAAAATCGATAAAGACACCGGATGCATATTATATACGTATGACAGTGTTGCGTCCGCAGGGAAAAAAATAGGAAACCCTGGTGCTTTCGGAAAAATTAGTAAATGTTGTAATAGTAACCAAATAACCTCTTATGGTTTCGCATGGAAATTTTTAAAAGACATCATAGATGAAATGCTAAACGATGGATACATTGAAATCACAACAAAAGAGCTAAATGAAACACAAGAAGGAACATTTGTATCTTTTATAGGTGATAACGGTCAGTTGCGATATAGTCGCAAATTAACTGACATCGAAAGCAACGTTATGACTTACATGAAAGATGATAAAAGATTCTATTATCGTCTCTCCAACATAAAAAAGGTATGGATCAAGCAATGTTAATTAATAATTATTGATTAACATTATTCACAAATGGCATAGATAAATAATCTCATCCAATTATAATTAAAATGCAAAATCAGTCATTTAATCAAGTAAATCAATATGTTGACATCAAAAATAATGGCAGAATATTTCCTGTTTGGGTTGCGAAGAATTTTAAAAAGTACAAATTGCCGCCTGTTCTTCGGGGGGAAAATGTTGATCCATGCAATGTGGAAAGCAAGTTGGAGCTGAGAAAATACCAAGAGTTTATTGGAAAGTATTTGGCTCCTTCTTCACCTTATAACGAAATATTGCTGTTTCATAATGTGGGAGCAGGGAAGACAATATCTGCAATAAATCTCCTTAACGTTTTTTATAACTATGATCCAAATATCAACACAATTATTCTAATAAAAGCGTCGATAAAAAATGACCCGTGGCTACAAGATTTAAATATATGGCTGGAACGAGATCCTGGAGAAGAAAACGAAAAAAATGTTACTAAATTGGCTCGTTTCAAGAACATTCACATGTTGAACTTCGATAGTCCATATGCAGATAAAGATTTTATCGAAACGATCAAAAAAATAGATACATCACTTCCAACTATGTATATCATCGACGAAGCTCATAATTTTATCAGAAACGTTTATTCCAATATTAATTCTCAAAAAGGACAACGAGCACAGATCATTTATGAATATATTGTGCGAGAAAAAAGAGAAAATAAAAATACAAAAGTTATCCTTATGACTGCTACCCCAGCAACTAACGTTCCATTCGAGTTTTCTTTATTTTTTAACATGCTCCGACCTGGAATATTTCCAATGTCCGAACTCGAATTCAATAAAATATTTGTCACTGAATCTAACTATCCCATTCTCAATCCCGAAAAGAAGAACATGTTCGAAAGACGTATTATGGGTTTAGTATCATATTATATTGGTGCAACTCCAGATCTTTACGCTACCCAAGAATTAGAATATATTAATTTGCCAATGTCTGAATATCAATACAATGTTTACCGCGTTTTTGAAAAGAAAGAAAACGATATCCAAAAAAGAATGCAAAGAGTCGGTAAATCGTCGCAGCTCTATCGAACATACACTAGGCAAGCTTGTAATTTTGTTTTTCCACCCGTTAGTTCTCAAATTTCCGGCGAAATCCGACCTAGACCAAACATGTTTCAATTAACTGATAAAAAAGGAGTAGACGTTGAAACTGGTAAAGAACCATTTGGTAGTGAAGCTGATAATGCCCGAAGATATCAAGCTGCTTTGAATAACTTTGTTTACGGGACAGAAAAATATTTTCAATCGATACATGAAGAAGATGTTGTAAGAGGCCCAACTATCTACGACGATTTGGCGGCATTTTCAGTCGGATTCACTCAAAAATACGAAAAGAAGTTCTTGAATTTTTACAATTCTGGTGATGCAAGATCTATGTTGTTTACTGAGATGTACAAATCGTCGCCGAAGATGTTAGCGATTATGTTTATGACCCATCTTAGTCCTGGTAAGGTATTGATATATTCCAACTATGTCGTTGTAGAAGGTATTGATATGATAAAAGTATATCTAAGATTGATTGGTTACAATGATTATAAAATAGCTAACGAAGGCAAAGGATATTGCGAGTATCATGGACAAATTGATAAAAATGAAAGAATCAAGATTAAAGCTATGTACAATGGTTCGGATAATATTTACGGTTCGAAATGTAGAGTGATTTTGCTTTCGCCATCCGCAACTGAAGGAATCCAATTATATAATGTTCGGCAAGTACATATTTGTGAAAGCGCATGGACGGAGACTCGCATTTTGCAAATCGTCGGCAGAGCCATTCGACAATGCGGCCACAAGCAACTCCCCCTCAACGAACGCCACGTTAACGTCTATCGCTACAAAGTAACAAAACCACAAACAATCGACAAAGATGACACCATCCGTCTAACTGCCGACGAAATAGTAGAAGATCTCGCCAAAGCAAAAGACAATCTCATCCAATCGTTCCTGACCGCATTACGTGAAGCTGCCATCGATTGCGAACTATTCCGAGCTCACAACATGATGACTCTAACATATCAATGTTTCAAATTCCCAGAAAGTATGATAACTGGCAAATTCATCGGTCCAGCTTACAAAGAAGATCTCAAAGAAGATGTTAAATACGACGCAGGTTTAGGTGCCAAAAATACAAAAGTGGAAAGAATAAAAGTGATCAAAATAAAAGCAGTTTATCGAATTAGCAGAAATAAAGATGGTGAATCAGAGTATTCTGAACCTGAAGAATATTGGTATTATCCAAAATCAAGAATGGTGTATGATATTGATGTTCACTATCCAGTCGGAATGGTGGAAGTTGTAGATGATATCGCATCAAAATTATCCAAAGATGTCTACATCATCACCGATATGATTAATATTCCAACTATCAACGTTTAATTGCATTTATTATTATAAATGCAATCAATCGATGCGAACAGCTATAACTGTACAATCATCATCTTTGGCTTGCGTTATCATTTTTTTTAATTCTTCTTCTATGTTATCATTTTTTGAGGATAAACCATTTTTGAATTCTTGTAGCGCAACCGAATCACTCAAGAGTTTTTCAATGGATTTTCCAAATGGTGTCGCAACACTTTTCATGTTGATCTTTCTTTTGACAGTAGCAACTAATAATTGGGAAATAGTTGTCGGTTCTTTCCAACGAGAAAGTAAATCTTCTATTTCTTCAATGAACAAATTGTCAGTCATTCCATCAGTTGATAATATGATCACATCATTCAATTGTAATAAAAATGCTTGAAACGTTGGCGCCATCGAACAATCGAACACGTTACCTTTGAATTTAACTTGTGCTGGCATATTCCAACTATGTTGTAGCGGACGGGTGGAGAAAACCAACTTAGCATTTCTATAAACTTGGACAACTGAATCACCAACTACCATGCAATCCAATCTCGAAGATGAAATATTTGCACATGCAATCGTAGAGGCACCCGTCGGCGGAATCAATGGTGGTGTAATTTTGATCTCACCTAATTTTCCATAAATTGTTCCATTTGTTCGAACATAATGCTTTAAGAATTCCACAATCTGTCTAGAATTGCGGGCACCTCCAACGCCATCGAAAACAGCTGCATGAAGATGATTTCCTTGTTCTTTGATTATGTGGCCATCTTCGCCCAGTGGGGAGTCTCTATCCAAATGAATAGTATCTATCGTACACTTACTTTGTGATGCACTCGCATAAGATATGGTACGCTTTTCAGATATATTCATTTTTTGGAATAATTGTTGATATTTTCGATTGTCCACCTTTTTTTGATGGGTTTGCTCTAAAGGTTTGTTGTGTACGGTTTCATTCCTTTTGGCAATTTTCCCCATCTTCTAGCCCGTTTTCTACTTATTAACAATTAATATGGATACATTAATCTGTTCAAATATCAATTTTTTTGCCACAAAAATTGATTTTAACAATTGTTATTATAAATATTTGTTAAGATATATTACATTAAAAATGGATAAAATAATGAAATATCGAGAAGATGTGGATTCAATCATGTGGGATCTTCTCCGAACAGAAACATTTATGATAGAAGATCTAGAAGACATTATCAATACAGTCACATTGACGATCAGACAATACGATAAAACATTTTCAAGATCTCAAATGAAAGCTATTGTCAATTTCCATATCGGATGTAAATATGATAACTCGTTCTTGTATGATACCAAAAATGAGACAGATAAACAAATAATCATGAAAAAAATAGAAGATGATTCGTCACATTCGGATGATATGTCATTTGGTGGCTTAGATATGAACGACTCAATTGAAGAGGTTATTATTCCATATCTAAACTCTGAAATCGAGAAAGATAAAACTGTCGTTAATTGTGCAGCAGACTTAATAAGTCATCGACATGATTACAATGCTGGTAGATACGCCGAAAAAAAATATATCAGACGTAAAGAAAGAATCGTAGAAATTAAGGCTATTCCGCAACCAGAACAAAAATCTGAAGCATGGTTGAAACAGCGTAAGAAATGTATCACTGCAACTGGTGTGTCAACCGCATTAGACGAAGATCCGTATAATCATCCTGCGAAATTTTTGTTAGAGAAATGTGATAGAGGTATCCCTTTCAAAGAGAATAAAAATACGCATCATGGAGTAAAATATGAAGAAATTGGTAGCATGTTTTACGCTTTCCGAAATAATATAGACGTTGCAGATTATGGATTATTGCAACATGAAGAATATCCATTTATTGGTGCAAGTCCGGATGGAATTTGCGAAAAGACAGCCAAAGATGGATCTGGACTATCAAAAATAGTAGGTAGATTGTTAGAGATTAAATTCCCGGCAACGAGAGAGATTTTAACATCTGGCGATTTGGATGGTGATATTTGTCCGCATCAATATTATCTACAGTGTCTAACACAGATGTTTGTGACAAAAATGGATGAATGCGATTTTTTACAATGTAAGATCGAGGAGTATGAATCATATGATGATTTTGTCAAAGATTCACAATCGAAAATACCAGGGTTATCAAAATCGAGTAATTTAGAGAAAGGATGTATTATTCAATTGTTGCCGAAAAAACTCGTTAACGATGATGATAAGTTGATGTGTTTGTACAAAGCGCAGTATTTGTATCCGTCTAAATTACACATGACAATCGATGAAACTGAAAAATGGATTGCAAATGAAATCATAAATTTCAGTTCGCATAAGTTTTCAAAAGAGTATGTGATTGATAAACCTATCTTTTGGAAGTTAACGAAAGTGACGTGTCATCTTATCAAGCAAGATAATGAATGGATGATGCGACGGTTACCAGAATTGCAACAGTTTTGGGATTATGTTGAATTTTATAGGAAACATGAAGACAAGTTGAATGATATCGAAACGTTTGTCAAAGAAGTAGGCGATGACAAGACTGCATTAATATTTGAACGAGTTAACAAGCATTTTTTGGAATTCAATAAGAAGAGTAAATACAAGCCGTTGTATCAACAAATCAATCCTTGGCGTGCGAAATTTATCAAGAAGAAAGAGGACTACAAGAAACGGTTTTGGCAAAAAAAATGAAAAGGCAATATATTAATATATATTTATTTTAATATATTACAAAGATGAACAACTTGATATCGGACATTCATACGCATTTATGCACTTTTTTGTCTAATATTGACAAACTCAATTTTTTATCTGTTTCGAAAAAATATCACGGGATTAAGAATGTGGTTAGTTTCGAAGATGAAGTTAATATGGCATATGTTAGTCATTTATGGTACTATAATAGTTTTTGTAACGTTCGCATATGCAAATCTTTTGAAGATAACGATGATTTGGAAGTGTCGAACGTTATGTATCCTAAAAATATCGCGCGATTAAAGTTATATAATTATAAAACGACATTGAATATCCCCAAATCTGTTACAGATCTAACATGCGTATTACATAAAAATATTAGTGCATATATTCCACATGGGATTAAATATTTAACATTTAGTTGTTGCGATCCCGAAAATAATATTTATATTGATGGTCATATACCAAACACAGTTACTCATTTGACGATCAATAGTAATTCTAATTATCGATGCCTGAATTCGAGAGTTACGATAAACGATGATATCGACATCAAGAAATATATTCCAAAAAGTGTTACGAATCTTACAATTACATACGTTTCAAAATTTGCGGGCGATATTATTCCTGATTCTGTTATAGATTTGCACATTTCTCGATTTTTGAATGATACATGGGATGGAATACCACATACAGTTAAAAACCTACGAATATGTAAGGGAACACTGCCTCCTACTGTACCAATTAATTTGACACGTCTAAGAATTGATTATGGTCATGATGTATCTTTAGGGGCACACAATTTCAATTATTTGACTCATTTATCACTAAATGATACATTCAACATGACGATTAACGAAAATCATCTCCCATTAACTCTTACACACCTAACTTTGGGAGATGACTTTAACCAATCGATCGAATTTTGTAATCCACATCATCTTCAATCATTAATTTTAGGCGACAAGTTTAACCAACCAATAAAAACTACTTTCCCATCCCTCGCTTTTTTACAATTTGGACACGACTTCGATCAACTATTATCTCCGCAACAAATACCAAACGTTACCCACTTACGTTTCGGTACCAGTTTTAATCAAAATGTTACCATACCAACAAAAGTAACTCATCTAACTTTCGGCGACAAATTCAATAAGTACCTCGACAGAATTCCAGAATCGGTAACGCATTTAACAGTTGGCTACTACTTTAGATTCGATTATCACATCAAATTGCCAATGAATATTATCAGCTTAACGTATTCTGATTTATATGGCCGCCCAATCAACAACATAATGAATCCGCACGTCAAATTCCTCAAATTCGGTAAATACTTTTCGTGTCCGTTGCCGTTACATTTATTGACTCATGTGACAGAAATTTCATTGCATCGTAATTATTCATTGGATATTAACACAGAACTATACCAAATAATTTCCTTTTACAATTGATCTGAATAATTTTAGTTTAAATTTATTCAAAGCATAATTGACATTTTTTCCCCTTTAATAATATATGAATAACATTAAGTATGAATTCGTGAAAGCGAAACAGAAAGGTGGCGGATCATGGGGATCATTTTCATTTGATAATGATACAACACATGATATGTTGGCTAAATTCTGTGATGAAGATAGAATTTATTTTAATGATAGTAAAGTAAATAAATTTCTAGGAGAAATGTATGCAAAGAAAGATATCCAATTTAAAGAACAATATCCACATGAAAAGAACATTCTTTACACTGATCTTCAACTAAATACAGATTGTGCCGGTGTGGTCATATATTTGATGCTAAAATGTAAAACTATCAAAAAAGAATTTCTAAAGAGAGCATTAGTTAATATTTACAAAAATTATTTGAAAACATATATTAATAGAGAAGCAGATGGATGGTTTGATTATCATCGAGAGAGAATGAAATCGCTGATAATCGAAATTCATCTTATTAATTATTGTCTCAATCATGGTTCGTTAAAAAAAATCATTAAACATTTATCGGATAACATTAATACGGCTGATATTTTGGCAGGCGATGTTGATGCAAATCGACACAGTGCAAAAGTAATGAAATATATCAACACACATAAAAAAGATTTTGCAGATAACTTGTTCATGTCAAAAACTAAAAATTGCAATCGATTTGATGTTGATCATCCTCTTCAAAATTTACCAGATATTTTTCCGAAACCAGATCAATGTCCGCAATTAGATCCAAATATCCCTTACTTGGGAACAGTTATGCGTGGCGGCGATATGTATTTTGTGAATAGAGAAGAAAATGGCAATCGTATTTGGGTAAAATATGATCCTGATTTTAGTTTCTCATATAATTATCTCAATGATGACTTCTTGTCGTCCATTTATGGAAAACATTAAAATTTGAATAACTTTGAATCAAAATTATTCAAATCGTCGAAACATGATCTCAACATTACCAACATCGAATTTACCGTTATCAATGATAGCCAAATGATCTTCCAATTCATCAACAAAGCGCTTTAATTCTTCAACGACAACTATTTTTGATTCATTTTTGATAACACTCATTTTAGCTGCAAAGTACGTATTTTCTGTCTTAGGTTTTTTGTCAATAAAATCTTTAATAATTTCCCAATCGTTCTTTTTGACTTTAAAATCCATTATCGTCAAACAGGCTTCTCTACATACCTTGACAGACATGCAACCGTATTCATCGTGAATTTTGCCGACGATGATATTACATTGATCTTTTGTTAGATTTTGATTTTTTAATATCCTCAAAAAGATCCCATCGCGATGTTTTTTGTAACCGTAACAGATATCGATGATATTTTTAAAATCTGCACCATAATGTTCGACACTCAATAATGCGATAGTTTTATTATTCAAATGTTTTACAAAGTTCTCATCGTTCAATATTGTAGCAAGTAATCTATGCCGAAATATGTTATCTTTGATTTTGAGAACACGTTTGTTAATGCGACTTGTATCAGATAGTAATAACATCTTCAGCATTGGATAATTATATCTCGCAGCAACTCTACATCCAAATATGATACATGTTGAATTTATCAACAATATTTCCATCATATTTGTTGCGTTTGATTTGACAGCTAATCGCATGATCGTTTTATGCGTTTTACTATCCATAATGCTAAAATGTTCTTTTATTGCTTGTTGATTACCAACTGTTACGACGTCGATCGTATTATCCCATGTAATTTTTTCATCTGCTGTGCAATACATCTGTGTTCGATGATGACGTTATATTGCGTAATGGACTTGTTTTTTTCATTTTTTTCGGTATTATAGTTATATGAGCGCTGTGAAGTACGAATTTGCTAAAGTAAAACAGAAAGGAGGAGGCGCATGGGGAACGTTTTCGTTTGATAATGATATGACTCACGATATTCTATTTGATTTTCGAAAAGATAAAGTTCTCGTTAATAACACTAAAGCAAATAAATTATTGGCAAAAATGTATGGTGATGAAGATGAACAACTAAAAAAAGAACATCCTAATGAGAAGAACCTTCTTTTTTCTGATTATCAACTATACACTCACGCGGCTGGTGTAGTTATATATTTAGCGCTGCAATGTAGGACAATTAAAAAAGAATTTCTAAAAAGAGCATTAATTGAAGTCTATAAGGACTATCTAAAACTGTACATTATCAAAGAAGCATCTGGTTGGAAAGACTATCGCGAAAGAATGCGGTCGTTGAATATCGAAATTCATCTTCTTAATTATTGTTTGAATCATGGATCATTAGAGAAGATCGTGAAGCACTTATCGGAGAATATCAATACGGTAGATATTTTAGCAGGCGATATATTTATCAACAAGAACAGTGTAAAAGTTATGAAATATATCAATGCTCATAAAAAAGACTTTGCAGATCATTTGTTTTTATCAAAATCAGGAAAATTGCCAAGACTTGATCCTAACATCCCATATCTCAACACTGTCATGCAAGGTAACGATGGATATTTTATCAATCAAGAAAAGAATGGCAAACGCAAATGGATCCCGTTCAATTCATATGACAATTTATCATATAATTATCTCGACGATGACTTTTTATCGTCCATCTACGGAAAAAAATAACACTCTTATTATAAATGTACTTCAATAGCACCAATATCAAAGACGTTTTCACTGTAAATGCAATACAACATACAGATGCACGAGGAGTCTTCCAAGAACATTATAACGATGATAAATATGATGAAAAAATTTCAGGATGCAAGCAAGTTTCATATTCTAAATCTAATAAGAATGTTGTTAGAGGAATTCATTGTTCACGATATGGCAAATTAATCCAATGTATTCATGGTAAGATTATTGATACTGTATTTGATTTGAGAATATCTTCGCCAACATATTTGCAGACTTTTCAGGTTGAATTATCAGCTGATAATGCGGTGCAGTTGTTTGTGCCTGCGGGTTGCGGTCACGGATTTATCTCTTGCGATGATGATAGCATCGTCTTGTATGCGCAGGAAGGATGCTACAACAAGGATTATGAAATGAACGTGAACATATTTGATCCTCTGTTCAATGTGAAGTGGTTACAGTTGGGAGATAAAAAGAAGTACATTATGTCAGATGCCGACAAGGATGCACCGTTGTTGATAGATGCGATATTGATAAATGCGTATAAAAATCATATCAATTAGATGTATAGAATGGAATATTACGTTTTGCGAGCGATGGAAGAGGCTGAGAAGAGCGATATGAAGAGGAAGTATGGTGCAGTGTTAATTTATCGAGGAAAGATAATTTCACAAGGGCATAATTACGCGACTTGCAACGATACGTTAAGCAGGTCATGTGTTTTATGAGGCTAATAAATATTCAGTGCATGCAGAGCAGAGTTGTATTAGTAAGTGTAAGAATAAGAAGATTTTGAAGAAATGTAAGATGATTTTAGTTTGTTTGGATGGAGATGGAGGATTGAGAGAGTGTAAATCGTGTGAGATGTGTAGGAGGATCATTGATAAGTATGGAGTGAAGAGAGTTGTGAGTTATTTTAATTGAATAATTGTTGATTGTTCAATTAAAAACTGGAAAAATAAATTCGTCATGATCAACCCCATATAAACAATATCAAACTAATAACAACCAATGTCAATAAAATTAAACGTATCAGGAAGAAATTTTTTAGTGCAAAAAGAAACACTATGCAAATCTCCGCTCTTTAGCAACATGTTTGAAGATTGTGAGGAAACTGACGACGAAATTATGATATATCGATCGCCAATGCTTTTTGAACACATATATGCCTATTTATTAGATGATACATATCAATATCCAAAACAATTCAAGTCTGAATTGGATTATTATCAAATAGGCGAACCAAAAGAACCCGTTTGTACTCCATGTGATAGTTCGAATGAATGCAATTTAGGGACACAACGAACATATGCGACACCAACTATCATACGTAAAAGTTCTTGCGTATCATATAATCCTTCCCGTTGTTCATATTCATCTTTCAACTCCTGTCGCGCAGGTCGTTGCCCGCCAGACAATAATTAACGTATTCGTTTAAAAAATAAATACGTTAACAAACCAAATGGAAATCAATCTTAATATATCCGGTAGAACATTTAAAGTGCAAAAAGATGTACTATGTAGATCTCAATTATTCGCAAATATGTTTGCAGATTGTGATACTATTGATGATGAAATTAAAATTTATCGTTCGTCTAAATTATTTGAACATGTATACGCTTATTTGTTGGATAATAAGTATCCATATCCTAAAAAATACTATGCTGAGTTGGATTACTATTTGGTCAATTATGCAACGTGGAAATTATTTGATCCATTTGAGAGTATCATGACAGAATTAGTACACAACATCCCTAATTGGATAAATAACAAAAATGAAGAAATCAAAAATGATATCATCAATCAAATTACATCAAATACAGAAAAAGTTGAGTCGGATATTAAATGTTCGGTTAGTTATTGTAACATTCGATGCATGTTACCCATTTGCGAAGAACATCGTGGAGAATGTTGCTACTATGGATATATTGACCAGAACGGACCAATTGCATGTTGGAATCGCCAGAAATGTGAAAATAAAATCTCTGATACCCAAATCTATTGTCATGATCATCAAAATTGTGATTAAAAATTATCATTATCACTATTATTTATCAATAATAGTAACAATGTCAACAACTATAAACGTATCTGGCAAAATATTTAAAGTATCGCGAGACGTAATTTGCAAATCAGAAATGTTTTGTAACATCTCATCGGATTGCGTTATTGATAATGAAATTACTATTGATAGATCTTCCAAATTATTCAAGCATGTTTATGCCTATTTGTTAGATAGCAAATATCCATATCCCATAAAATTTGTAACGACAAAATGAAAGAAATTGAAGAAGAGATTGATGATGAAAAAGATGTTAGATAAACTTTTTGAATTAACTTCAAAGAGTAGGGCGACACAATTGCGTGTATTCAGAATGTATCAATAATTGTAGTCCAATGTATATATATAGTATGTTACCACAATCATTGTGGTAATTATACATACGGCAGTATTCCATTTTGCGATGAACATATTTACGAACACGAGTTAGAAGAATGGTAAATTATTATGATTTTGAACAAAATAATAAAAATTGATAAAAAAACTCTCAAGACCCATAAAACAATATAAAAACAATCAACTTACACTAAACAATGTCTGTCAAAAAAATTAATCCGTTCGAATTTGATCACATTAGCACCAAAGTCCGAGAATTCTTCAAACTTAAAGGACTTGTCGAGTGTCATGTCCAAAATGAATTATCAATCTTGGCTGCATGCGAAGATCCAACAACTATCGGACAATTTGATTATTCGGGCTACGTCTGGCCACTGCCGCAAACTGGTCAAATGCATCTTGAAGATCTTATCTTGACATATGGCGAAACAAAAGTTCCAGGATTCTTTTGCATCACAACGTCGTATCGCCAAGAAGCTAATCCAGTTCCAGGGCGACATGACTTGATCTTCCCTATGATTGAATTTGAAATCCCTGGTGATATTAACAAGTTGCAAGAATTTCAGCGAGAAATGTTAGAATATTTGGGATTTGGTGAAAAGAACAGCTTCCCAGAAGGAAATTATGCTGATTTATGCACTAAATATGGAGTTTCAGAATTGGAACACGAACATGAGATGATGATGAAGGACGATTTTGGGCCTGTATTTTTCCTCAAGAATTTCCCAGAAACAACATCTCCGTTCTGGAACATGAGTAGATATCCAGGTACAAATATCGCTAAAAAAATAGATGTCATCGTATGCGGAGTTGAGACATTTGGTTCTGCCGAACGCTCTTGTGATAAAAATGAGATGCGAAAATTGTTTCATAACATAACTGATGGCAAATATGCAGAAACTTTGTACAGTCGTTTTGGCAAAGAAAGAGTTGAAAATGAATTAGAGACATTTTTAAAGCATGATTTCTTCGTTCGCAGTGGTTGTGGCATTGGCTTTACTAGATTATGTAAAGCTATGAAGCAAATGAACTTATTATAATTATTAACTTGATATAAATAATATCCAGTTAATAATATCAATGTCGATAAAATTAAACGTATCCGGGCGGATCTTTTTAGTGCAAAAAGATATACTATGTCGTTCACAATTATTCACGAATATGTTTGCAGATTGCGATACAATTGATGATGAAATTATGATTTATCGTTCGTCTAAATTATTTGAACACGTATATGCCTATTTGTTGGATGATAAATACCCATATCCAAAAAAATATTATGGTGAGCTAGATTATTATTTAGTGAGTTATAAAATGCAATCCTTGTTCGATCCAATTACACGATTAAGATCAACAATAGAAGATGATAAAGAAGAAATTAAAAGTAGCATTGTAGACGTAGTTGATGCGATAAATGAAACAAAACATTGCGTTAAAAATATCTGTTCGGATGTTGCTGTAAGAGACAAACAAATAGACGTGGAATGTCCCGTCATGGGTTGTACCAGCAGATGTATGTTACCTGTTTGTGACGAACATCGTGGTCAATGTTGCCATCATTATGATTGGGATAATTATAGATGTCCAAATCCGATTGATGAACATGAAATTTATTGCTATTGCCACAACGATGAACTATAAAATTGATTTTTTTATCATCATTATTACTATTGGTTAACAAACAATAATAATAATGTCAATAATTCTAAACGTATCAGGAAGAATATTTAAAGTATCGCGAGAAGTAATCTGCAGGTCAGAGATGTTTTGTAATATGTTGGCAGATTGTGTTGTCGATGATGAAATTGCTATTGATAGATCTTCTAAATTATTCGAACATGTATATGCTTATTTGTTGGATAGTAAGTATCCATATCCTAAAAAATATTATTCTGAACTTGATTATTATTTGGTGCAATATGATATTGAACAATTGTATGATTCTCATAAAAATTGTGGTGAAGTACAAAAAAGGATGATGAATATAGCATTAGATAGAATTTGCGAGTTGATTTCGGGTGGCGATCGGGAATGTGCATATTCTGGTTGCGACAGTGGCTGTCTACCGGGATATTTAGTATGTAGACAACATAGACATTATTGTTGTCATACAAACAATGGAGGCTGTGATAATGATACGTATGGTAGCATTCCATACTGTGATGAGCATATTTATGAACACGGATTTGAAAATTGGTAACAATACAATCGTACTTACCAATAAAAATTGATATTATCATTTATTTATCAATAGACGATAATATTTCTAAATCAAACAATGTCCATAAGAATAAACGTATCTGGACGTATTTTTAATGTATCTAAAGAAACGATATGCAAATCTCAGCTATTCAATGGCATGTTGGCAGACTGTACCATTGATGATGAAATTGTAATTGATCGTTCTGCAAAATTATTTGAACACATGTATTCTTATTTGTTAGATAATAAATATCCTTATCCAAAAAAATATTATTCCGAACTCGATTATTATTTGGTGTCATATGATATCAACTTATTGTATGATCCGGATAGTAAATGGAAAAATGAATGCGAAAAATTAAATCATAAAATATCAAAAATGGAAATTGTAATTAATCTCACTATTGACAGTTCCATTGAAACTAAAATTAAAAATCTTCCAAAAAAATGTTCGTTTCCCATGTGTTATTCGAACAGACGGTTTCCTTATGGGGTATGTTATGCACATCACGGACTTTGTTGTCATCGATCTAATGATCCTGATTTTGATGCGCGAAATGGAAAGCATTGTTGTCAAAATAAACCATATCGATCAGGAATATATTGCGAAGGTCACATTTCCGATTATCTATTATGATACTTAAAAATAAATATCATAATAATACAATAATGTCAATAACTCTTAACGTATCTGGAAAAATATTCAAAGTATCACGCGATATATTACGTAAATCAGAATTATTCAATGGTTTGTTAACTGACTGTGAAATTGATAATGAAATTGCAATTGATAGGTCCGCAAAATTATTTAAACACGTGCACGCTTATTTGTTGGACAATGATTACCCATATCCAAGAAAATATTATTCTGAACTTGATTATTATTTAGTGCCATATGATATTGATTTGTTATATGATTCTACAAAAAAATGGAAAGAAGAATATGATGGGAGGATTAAGAAAATAGAAAATATATTAGAGGTTGTATTTTATAAAACTCCTAAAGAAGAACCGAGCGGGAAATGTCTGTTCCCGGACTGTGTAAGAGATGGTACATGGGATGGTCGATGTGGCTACCACAGAAATGATTGTTGTCATCGTTTCGAAATAGATTCACAAGACGATGACGAGAAAAATAACTGGTGCGATAATGAAACATATGGAGGCGGATTTTATTGTGAGGACCATATTTTAGATTATATAAGAAATTGATCATAAAGAATCAATAAATGTCAATAACTCTTAACGTTTCTGGAAAAATATTCAAAGTATCCCGCGACGTGTTATGCAGATCAGAATTATTCAATGGCATGTTAGCTGACTGCGAAATAGATAATGAAATAGTAATTAGTCGATCTGCAAAATTATTTGAACATATATATGCATATTTGGTAGATGATAAATATCCTTATCCGCAAAAGTATCATTCAGAACTTGATTATTATTTGATACCATATGAATTTGATTCATTGTATAATGCTAATAAAGAGATAAAGGCAGATATTTCACAGTTGATGAAAAATCAATGTAATGTAATGCAAGAAATAATGGTTTTGACTTTAACTCGAGAAACGGAACATCGGAAATGTATGCATGACAATTGTGATATGGAACCTTACGAAGGTCATTTGTTATGCTGGAGACATCACGAACAATGTTGTTATTCAGACAACTGTTACAACACTTGTGATAAAAGGATTAAAGTTAATCAAGCATATTGTGACAAACACGTTTTGCATTATTTTAAAGTTTAAGAATGATAACCAATTAATGTTAATAACTCTCAACATATCTGGAAAAATATTTAAAGTGCCATATGATATCATACGTAAAGCGCAACTCTTTGATAATATGCTAAATGATTGCGAAATTATAAATGAAGTTGTAATTGATAGATCTGCAAAGTTATTCAAACATGTATTATCTTATTTGATTGATGATAAATATCCATATCCTAGAAAATATTACTCCGAACTTGATTATTATTTAGTGCCATATGATATCGATTTGTTGTATGATCCTCATAAAAAGATGGAACTAGAAATTGCGCAATTGAAAAAGAACCAGATATTGATGATGCATGAAATCATAGAATTAGAGTTACCTGAGATGGTACAAACCTTCAAGGAATGCGCGAAATATGGATGCTACAATAACTGCGAAAATCACTATCAGTTATGTAATGATCATAAAGAGCATTGCTGCTATCGTACAGACGACGGCAAATTTTGCGATAAAAATATTCCATATTACAGAGGATATTGCGACGAACATGTGTTCAGCTATCTTGAATAAATTAGTTAAAGAATAATAATTTTTTAACTAAAAATTGAAATAAATATATCTACGGCCATATTATTGATCTAAAATAACAAAGATGTCAATAATTCTAAACGTATCGGGCAAAATATTCAGAGTATTGCGCGAGATCATATGTAAATCCGAATTATTCAAGAATTTATTGGAGGATTGTGTTATTGAAAATGAAATAATTGTAGATAGGTCATCGAAATTATTCAAACATGTGTATGCATATTTGTTGGATGATAAATATCCATATCCAAAAGAATATCATTCCGAACTCGATTATTATCTGATATCGTATGATATTAATTTGTTGTATGATCCTTATGGGCAATTATCAAATCGGCTAGAATTGCTCGAGAAGAATGTTTCGACGTTGAATGATAAAATGTTTGTTATGTTTGATGAGATTCAAGAACAAACCACGGATATCGTTCGTGAGTTGACGATTTTTACTAACAACGAATTAAATTTGATGGGATCCTGTCCTTTTAATGATTGTCATAGAGAATATTGTCATTATCGGCAAGCGTGTACGTATCATAGAGGCGAGTGTGTCATCAACGGTTGCAAAAATATTCCTGATGGAAGATTTGCATGTTGTCGAGATCATTTGTTTGACCGATAATCAATTTAAGGAATGATTATTCATTAACTTGTATATATGTCTGTAATCTTAAACGTATCTGGGCGACAATTTGAAGTATCTAAAGAGATATTATCAAAATCGCAATTATTTAATGGTCTCTTAACCGATTGCCAAATTGATAGGACGATAACGATTGATCGTTCGCCAAAATTATTTGAACATGTTCTTGCTTATTTGGTCAATGATAAATATCCATATCCCCGAAAATATTATTCAGAACTCGATTATTATCTGGTAGTTTATGATATCAAAAAATTATATGATCCTGTCGCAATAGAGATAGAAAGAATGAATCAAAATATATTGCATTTGACTGATCAACAAAATTCGATGAGTCGAGAAATTTATAGTCTTCATCGGAAGATTGCAATGTCAACTTGCGAAAAAGATGTATCGGATTGTAACAAAAATAAATGTGGAAAATCAGAGTATTCTGGTTGTAAAGGTAAACGCTCGAGATATTGCGATTAATGTGCAACAAAAATTGAATAAAAAATAACATATTACATAAATAATTCTAAATAATATCAAAATGTCACTAATCCTCAACGTATCTGGCAAAATATTTAGAGTGTCTCGTGACGTGATATCTAAATCAGAAATGTTCAAAAATATGTTGGCAGATTCTACAGTTGATGGTGAAATTATGATTGATCGGTCTGCAAAATTATTCGAACATCTTTATGCATATTTGTTAGATGATAAATATCCTTATCCGAAAAAATATTATTCAGAACTCGATTATTATTTGGTACCATATGATATTGATTTATTGTATGATCCTGCAAAAGATATCGATAAATTGAAAGAACTAATGTTTTCAATGTTTTATAAAAACCAAGAAAAAACTTCGAAAAACAGCATGTGTCCATATGAGATGTGGGACTATCGATATAGCTATTATAAAAAATGTGATAATCCGTGTTACGACGAGTATGTATGTTATATGCACATTGGTTCATGTTGCAAAGGAGGATGTAATATTACGCCCGATCCAAATCAAGCATATTGTAGAGAACATCTATTTGATTAATCATTATTTACTAAATAATGATTAACTAAGAAAACGTCATCTTGCCAAGTCTAGGTTCAACGACGCCTACTCTAAAATGTAAATGATGTTGAAACAATGGATTTAGCGGATGAAACAAATTATGACGGAAACAAATTGGATATTCATCATCTCCATCCTCATTATTCGCATCGCACAAACATTCAAAGTTGGATTTAATATTTTTATCTAAATGTTTGCATGATAGCGGTACTCCATATGGATCGCAAAAGCTTATCTTCCAGTTCGTTATTGATGCTAATTGATCTTGCTGAAAAATCTTGATTCCATTATTAGTTGTGCCAGCATAGTGTGTCCCGCTCGTGAATTCGTCAAAATAAATCGTCGCGAAACTGTCCGACAAAACGTCATTAGTTGATCGGATATTAACATCATTATATTCTGCGATGTTCAAAACGACATACAAATATTCGGTCAACGGCCTAGTTTTATCTATCTTCCAATCTTTGACAATATCAACGATACCATTCTCCCGCGTCTTTTTTTTGTTGACGCTATATATTTTCGTGAAGTTAGGCAATATGATATCTTCCAAAACAATGTATCTTACGTTAGTGAACGCTTCGTTGATGATAGGATTAGGATCTTCATATGTTGTATATTTCCCATCTACTTTTTCTCTTGAACGTGGCGCCGGACTAAATTTGACATCATATCTAAACGGATTAGGATACATTTGATAATTTCTATCTTTGCTATCTATCAAGACAGAATATTCCCTGATTTCTTCATGTAACAATATATCATAAAGATTGTTATCTATTAATCCTCCGCGATTAATAAATCCGCCGTTATTAAACATTGCTTTCGGCTGTTCGCCGTTAAATTTTGCTTGTTTATTAGGCCTGAAAACAGTATTGTAATTGCCCTGATTTAGCGGCATTGTACCTACATTCGCCGCAAATGGCATATTATTTTGATAATAAACCGGATTTTGTTGGAACATCGGTTGGTATAAATTATCAGTCGGCGACGGACTCACTTTAACATTTTGATTATTCATATATATTTACTAAACAAATAAATATGTACGATCCGATCTTATACACTGGCAAAAAAAATGAAAAATAAATCGCCATATTGTATGATTATGATATATATACATCAAATTTGGAAATCGAACTAAGACACGGATATGTCAAATTTGTACCAGAAGATGAAGAAGAAACGCCAACATATATACTTGTTTGCATCGATGTTATGAAAAAATATTTCGAAGAATTCAGGACAATCGATGAAGTTATTCCAGAACTATCAATGGAATATTATAATAACTTTATGGTGATAAATTGCTTACCAATGAAAATGTTACTAAGTTTTAAAATTTTAGTTAGATTCGTTACAATGGATGAATTTACGAGCATTGATAACATTGATGAGGAGGTTAATTTATTATTATTATTATGTAGGTTAGCTAACAAAGAACAAATTGCAAAAATATTGAATTCGTTTGAAGTTCGAAGTGAAGTTTGGGTTCGTTTGATGGATGAAAATTTTGATGCCAATAATTTTTTATGCGAAGAACAGAAGATTAAGATTTGTAAACTGTTGGGGAAAGATTATCCGGATTTAGATAAGACAAAATATTTATCTTTTTATGGAATACCATATTTTGAAAATGCCCCCGTTTACACATGTATAGATCATGAACCACATTCCCACGGAGATTTTCCGCAAATGCGAATACATGATAAAAAATCAAAGAGTTATTATCAGACATTAGCGTTCGGTGATAAAGTGTTGCTATTGAACCAACAAAAATATGAACTTTATGAAAAAACCAAGCGCAAACTTTATGACAGCGACTATTTTTTCTCTTCGGAGTCATCATCTGATGACAATAACGATGATGAAAGTACGTCCGATACAAGTAGAAGAATAATAAAATTACAGAGGGAAAAAATAAGAGGACTAAAGATCAATAATTATGTAATGGACGTAGTTGATGTCCATTTTTCTGATAAAATTACTCCTATGCAATTGGTTGAATCAACAGGCTTCAACCGGTCGCAAATATTTTTTAGAAAATACGCTGCTGACTATAAACAATTACAAATATGCACATCAAAAAATGATTATGATTTAGTAATGGATAAAGCTTATCACGCTTTTAAAGAAAGTCATATTTATAAACCTCCAACAAATACAGATTTTGAACAATTTGTGCAAGGTGAACAAAATATTACATCAGAATATGAATATAAATATGAATATAAAATTTCTTCTGATGATGATTGGTACCCATAACTATTTTTTATCAAAAATATTATCTTTGATAAAAAACGATTTATGTCATCATCATAATACTTACTACACCTAAAACGATTGCTATTTTTTATTTCGAAGATATATTTTCGTTAAAAATCAAAACTCTGATCATCACTCCATAAATAGTTGATAAAATATTCCAAATGGAATTTGTGATGGCAATATCATTATTACTTACTTTGATAAATCGATAAAGAACGTAAGGAATAGTACCATATGTGACAACACTCGCAATCAAATATAAATGATTCTAATCATTTATTGAATATTTTTTGACATAATACAACACAACAATTTAACGCGATCAATATTATGAATAAAATGATATTCATATGCAATTATATATTGATGATCGATAAAAATTGATTATTTATCATACAAATATAAAAGTTTAATGATATAAAAATAGTATCATGGACGTAACATTCAATTATCAAAAATTTAGGGAAGATAAGCTCGTGGGTAAAGTGACAAACGAAATCAAATTTTATTCTGAATCTGAATATAGCGAAGTTTATCCCATCAAAGAATATATTGATTATCTTAAAGAAAGAATCGGGGTAGGGCAGACAGGTACTAAATTTTATACAAATTATCGTTATCAAGATACGAATGCGTTCAAGACAATGGAGATGGATGAATATCAGAAGGATATGGAAATAGAAATATTCCAGCGGCCATGGAAACAACTCAAAGAGTTCCATAAAATATCAAAAATTACTGAATATGTTAATAAATTACCATATACTTCAAAGGATGCTGCAGCGATAGAAGAGAATAAGCAATATTTAATAAAAGAGTTATGCGATGGTTTGAAAGCCAAACGTTACGCAAAGAATAAAAGCAATATTGATTATGATGAGAAAGGGATGCAGATTAAATCGATCAGTTGCGTTGAGAAGAAGAAAGGTCTTTATACGATCGAATGGGATTAATTTATCATTTTTCATTGAATGATGATAAATTTTTAATGTTGTGTTATAATATATGTCAAATAATAAATGTGCGCCAAGTAGATATAATGCTAAGTATGATACGTGCTTTGGTGACCGCGAAATAATAGAAATGTCTAAAGCGTATAATAGATACATCGCCAAACAAAAATTAGCCCCTAAAAGAGTCGATAATTTTGAAAATGTAACGTTCATCGAAATAAATAACAATATCAAATCCTTATTGTCACAACTGAAAAAACGATTTGCAAATGTTTGTGGTGGCGACGAACAATGTATTTCGAAACAAGAATTTATGAATCAGCTGGTTTTAAAAGAAATGCGTGAATATATTGACGATTCTTTCCGGCCAGTTGGACCAGCTGATCCGAAAGAATGGCTAGGCACGGATGATATTAATGCAATACTCGATCAATACAAAGGATTATACCCCAATTTTATGTTTCTTGGTGCAGTGCCATTAGATTGTAACGATTTATCATTTTGTTCTCTTTATAAAATTGATTTCGAAGAGTACGTCAAAAATAATGTGGATAAACTTGGAGTTGTATTTAATTTAGATAAATATGGGGAGGAAGGATCACATTGGGTTGGGTTATATATTGATATCAAAAAAGGTGAAATATATTTTTGTGATTCTATTGGCAAAAAACCAATAGAGAACATCAATGCTGTCATCGATAGTTTTCTAAAATATTACAAAAATAAGACGGGTAAAGATGCAGTTTATAAATACAACGCGAAACGATATCAAAGAGACGGATCAGAATGCGGGGTTTACTCTTGTAATTTCATCATTCGCAAATTGGCCGGCGAAGATTTTGAATCTATCACAGAGAACTACCTCGATTTTGCAGGCATAAATTCTTGTAGAAACGTTTATTTCAGCAACCAACCCAGCAATTTTTCACCAAATCCACTATGCGAACCAAAAAATAAATAAATTATAATATAACTTATTTATCTCTAACAGCGTTCGTTATTTTCATACATATATTGAATGGTACAAGAAAGTCATAGTACTGTTTATTACCATCTGAAAAAATTAAAGTCAATTGTTTGATATTTATTCCTGCCCTAGACTTTCGCAACTGAATATTCGTTTCAACAACCTTATCAAATTCTAGCAAGATAGGATCCATTGGGGTACCCGCTAACGAAAAATAGATTTTGTCGTTGGATGCTATATTATATCTAGATTTTCCAGTGTAAAAAAGGTTATCCTTGCATGCATTAGCGTTATCTCCAAATCCTAGCAACGTAAATATACTGTCGTTGTCAATCATCAAATCAAACTTAATATTCATGTTATGTTTGATAGTGATATATCCGTCATCAACACTAAAATCCAAAAATGTAGCTTGACTTTTGATGTAGCTCAATAATGTGTCAATGTCATATTTAGACGGGGGGATTGTATTTCGCCATAGCTTATTGTTGAAGTAGATATTGAACTTGTTGTTGAATTTGGTAATGTTATTTTCGTTGTAGGGCATAAAATATTTGATCAATGTTATTTCTGTTATTTTATCATCCGTTTTTGGTTTGACAATTATGTTTTTCAAGTCAAGATAATTTTTGCGTGGGTCTATCTCCAAATCTAATATTCCATCATCAGTAGAACGTTGCATGATATTTGTATGTTTGCTGTTCTCTTTAATTGTTTTTTCAAAGTTTTGCTTGTATGAATAAACAGATTCCTTTATTTGTTTGATCTCCTCATCAATCTTACCAATCGTTTCCAAATCATTAGATTTCATATATGTATTTTTGAGAGTTATCAATTCGTTAATCCTTTTCTCGATCAACGGCAATGTCTCTTTGGTAACTTTTTTAGTTGCATCATATTTTTCCACGTCAGGCAAGGCGTCTGTTTTCGTTTCTACCTTAGTTTCTACCTTAGTTTCTGCCTTAGTTTCTGCCTTAGTTTCTGCCTTAGTTTCTGTTTTAGTTATTGTCCGGTCTTCTGCAATCGTTTCTGTCTTATCTTCTATCTTCGCGATGGGTTTTTTAGTTGAGCGTTCTCGCAGTTTATCTACTTCTTCCTTCGTTAAAATCTTATCAAAAACGATTTGCTTATTCGCTTTATCTCCTGTTAGAGTTGAAAATATTTGTAATACAGAAGGATTTAATAATATAGATAATAAATCATCGGACTTTTGTTTTTTAAGTAATTTATTCTTTTCTTCTTCTGATATGATGATCATATTTTCAGGATAGTTTATTGTTTTAGGGGCAGACGTTTTGGTTGGCGAGATTCTACGCAAATCAATGTCGGGATATCTGTTCGCCAAATATTCTACAAAGTCATCATAACATAATTTATTCAAATATTCGATTGCGATTTTGACTTCGTTATCGTTTTTAGGATAATTTTGTATGTTATTGACATAGTTACTCATGTTTTGCGTGATAATATTGATACATTTGTGTACCGCTTTGTAACTTAATCTAAAATTTTTTAAAATTAGATCCACAATATCTTGAATATTTTGCTCTGATAAAACATGTTGTTGGAGTATATTTTTTGCATCCATCGTAATATAATTAAACCATGATTTAATTATATTCGATTTTAACGGCATTAATACGAGAACTGTTGCATTGGTTGTTGATACATCGGTGACTGCTGTATTGGTTGCTGATACATAGGTGACTGCTGCATTGATTGCTGCATTGGTTGCTGCATCGGTTGCTGATACATCGGCTGTTGCATCATCGACTGCTGTAATACGGACTGTTGCGCGCCATTACGAGAACTACTATCTTTATGGCCTAGTTCAAGGTCATCTTCCTGTCTTTGTGATTGATATCTTTCAAAGTCAGATTGTAGTTGCGCAGATTTAGCACTTGGTTGGTTAATTCCGTATTGATTTTGCGCCATTGCAGTGCTTGACTGTGGCATTAGCTGACTTTGAACATCAAATTGAGTATCTGGTACTTGATCAAAATTGGAAAATGATCCACCTCCCATACTTCCTTGATCGCCAAAAATTGGAGCTCCACCGCCTAATAATGAAGCATATGGATCATCATTCATAATACCTCCATCCATAGGCATCATTCCCGTATTATTATTCATTCCTTGGTTTTGCGCAGTTTGTCTTTCTTGCCGCGATTTGCCCTGGGATCCATCCAACGAAAAATCTATCTCAGCTTGTCGTGGTCTTTCCATATCTACACGACGATCATTCATCAACGCCTGATATCTATGATCAAATTCATCTGGATTCCGTTGCGTATGTGGATTGTTGAAGGGAACGTTTTTTTGTGGAAGGGGTTCAATTATTTTTGGGGGCTCATTGGTGATAGAATAATTTTCCCAAGGAGATGCATATACGTTGCTATGGCTATCTGCGCCCATGAAACCAGTATCATTAATGCGCATATTCAATTCTTCATTATCTTCTTCATCATAATCCTTGACCGTTTTAGCATGTGGCCTACTTTGGACATGACAGTTGCGTTCCCCATAGACCTCCAAATCTCTCTTGATCTGCTCCTTTCCCACATGCTTTCTTCGATTGATGTGCAAACCTGGATTTTTAGAAACAATGTATCTGATTATATCATCAACACAAATTTTATTGAGATAATACACAAATTCCTTTAACTCTTCTTTATTTTTGGGCGAACGGGATAATTTGCGTATGTTTTGTTTCATGTTTTGCACGATCATGGCGATACATTTTGGCCGATGTTTTTCTGTTAGTTTTACATCTTCGTATATCGTATCAATTAATGATTTGATATTTTTTTCGTTCATGCATACAGAGTACAATATATTCATAGCATTATCTGTCTGTTTTTTTTCGGGCTCGTCTTGTTGTCGGGTACGTTCATTTGATGAAGATCGGTGACTTGATGAACGGCTCTGAGTTGAATTTGCAGGGATTCTCGTCTTGGGATCTGTATTCCGAGTGTTTTTTTTATCCATATATGTATAATGATACTAAACGTATTTTTTATACATTTTAATCCTATCTAAATTATAATATGGAAAAAATATCCGCGTTAATTGATTCGTTATTACATGAATACGATACAAACACGTCTACAATTCTAGGCAGAATAGATAACAAAAATATCATCATATTCATTGTCATCTTCATAGTTTGTCTATTTTTTGTGCGTTTCTTTGAAATCAGCTTGACGATCATTTTCTTCATCATTATCGCTGCAATCATATCATATTTGGTATATTCAAAAAATCAAATCAACGACATATCAACAGAAGAAGATTTAAAAATCAAATTGGAATTGATAAATCCTCGACCTAAACGAATAGATAATCATCCACCACTAGTTGATTTTTTATTCAGCATCAAAGATTTTTATTACGTCAATCCGACAGCTTTCTACAATATTGTCCAAAACGTTGATAACTTTATACAGCTGTATGACGAAATAATAAATGATCAGTTAATATATTGCGTCCAAAACTTACAAGTTGCGATAGAGTTTTCACGTAACGCCCAAAACAATTTGCAATCAATAATCTACAATCTTGATGTCGATAAAAGAATGACCAAAAAATTTCATCAGTCGTTAAAAGAATTTCATTTGATATTGCGCCAATATGTTGTTAGGATGATTTCTAAATGCAATAGTCATTTTAACCCCACTGATATTAATAATTCGACGATGTACTATCAAGAATATGGACCCCATGCCATTAATTATTATTCTATGGGCACATATGATCAATATAGCAAATATAGAAAAGCTACAACTTTCTCTTTTTATTAATTCTAAATAATCATTTAATCACTATTTAGAATTATGATAACGGCAACTGTCGCGAAGATGGGTGCAAGGAGTGCCTCGTTTGGTTTTATTCCATTCTTCGCTAGCTTTTTTAAAATCAATCTGGACAATATCTGTATTTTTTCTAACTTGTTCAAGACTCATGACCGATTTAGGATCCACTTGTGACTTGCCAGAATTAGGTTTGCTTGGTATCTTTGGTTTTCCCACCATGTCTCTCCGCAAAAACAATTTTTATCTTTCTATACTATTTTTGTGTCGATGCACGCTTTTTTCCACCATGTCTCTCCGCAAAAGTGATAAAAGCGATTTTTCTCTTTCTACACGATTTTTATGTTGATGTATGATTTCGATCCGACGTAACTGGTTATTACATGAACGAGATGGTGATTGATTTAGGTCACAATCAACAATAACTTCCTCTAAACTTACAGAACAGACTGGAATTTGCAGTAAGGTGATTCAATACCGATCTCCATGTGTGTTTATATGTAATCTATCTCGATGAAAATACCAACGATTAAACTATTCAATTTCTTTATCCTATTATAATTCAATGGATCTAATTCACTATGCAAACGTATTTTGACATCATTACACGATATATTAATAGTGCGTTTATTTTACAGAACCTTTTTCTCGCCCATAAAAATTTGTCTTACGATAAAAAATTCAATTTTTTTTTATCATAAGATCTTACAATTAATAAGTTGTCCGATTGTTTCCGGTAATTTTGTAATTTTATTATTAGACAACGATAAGTGTCGTAAATTACTAAGTTGTCCTATTGTTTCTGATAATTCTGTAATTTGATTATTACGCAACCATAATTCTTGCAAATTAACAAGTTGTCCTATTGTTCCTGGTAATTTTGTAATTTGATTATGAGATAATGATAATATTTGTAAATTACTAAGTTGTCTTATTGTTTCCGGTAGTTCTGTAATTTGATTATTAGACAACCATAATTCTTGCAAATTAACAAGTTGTCCTATTATTTCCGGTAATTTTATAATTTGATTATCACGCAACGATAAGTGTCGCAAATTACTAAGTTGTCCTATTGTTTCTGGTAATTCTGTAATCTTATTATTATGCAACCATAATTTTTGCAAATTAACAAGTTGTCCTATCATTTTTGGCAACTTAATAATATTTCTCGATTGAATATCTAACACGTTTGTAGAAAAAAAATTGAATAAATTAAGGTCTGTATATTTTTTTATAAAACCGTCTAATTCATAACAAGCCACATACATTTGTTTGAATGAGCCTTTATAAAAAAGGTTCGCTAGGATGTTCTCATAGTCTTTTATTAATCTCGCATATTGTAAATCGCATATATGATTTATAAGTCTATTAATAGTTGAACATCTCACGATATCGTTTAATGATAATTCATTGAATATTTGGTATAATATATCATTTTGGTCCATTTGCTCTTTCTTGATAGAATATTTGTCTTACAATAAAAAATTCAATTTTTTATTGTATGATCTTACAATTAATAAGTTGTCCTATTGTTTCCGGTAATTTTGTAATTTGATTATCACGCAACGATAAGCGTCGCAAATTACTAAGTTGTCCTATTGTTTCTGGTAACTCTGTAATCTTATTATTATGCAACCATAATTCTTGCAAATTGCTAAGTTGTCCTATTGTTTCTGGTAATTTTGTAATCTTATTATAATGCAACCATATTTTTTGCAAATTAACAAGTTGTCCTATTGTTTCTGGTAATTTTGTAATCTTATTATTATACAACCATATTTTTTGCAAATTAACAAGTTGTCCTATTGTTTCTGGTAATTCTGTAATTTGATTGTTAAACAACCATAATTGTTGCAAATTAACAAGTTGTCCGATTATTTCTGGTAATTCTGTAATTTGATTATTATACAACGATAATTCTTTCAAATTAACAAGTTGTCCTATTATTTCCGGTAATTTTGTAATTTGATTTTGAGCCAACGATAATTTTTTCAAATTAACAAGTTGTCCTATTGTTTCTGGTAATTTTGTAATTTGATTACGATACAATGATAATTCTTGCAAATTACTAAGTTGTCCTATCATTTTTGGCAACTTAATAATATTTCTCGATTGAATATCTAATACGTTCGTAGAAAAAAATTTGAATAAATCAAGATCAGAATATTTTTTTATAAAACCGTCTAATTCATAACAATCTACGTACGTTTGTTTGTATGAGCTTTTGTAAAAAAGATTTGCCTGGATGTTCTCGTAGTCTTTTATTAATCTCGCATATTGTAAATCACATATATGATTTATAAGTCTATTGACAGTTGAACATCGCACGATATCGTTTAATGATAATTCATTGAATATTTGGTATAATATATCACTTTGGTCCATTTGCTCTTTCTTAATAGAATATTTGTCTTACGATAAAAAATTCAATTTTTTATTGTATGATCTTACAATTAATAAGTTGTCCTATTGTTTCTGGTAATTTTGTAATTTTATTATCAGACAACGATAAGTATCGCAAATTAACAAGTTGTCCTATTGTTTCCGGTAATTCTGTAATTTTATTATTATGCAACGATAATTCTTGCAAATTAACAAGTTGTTCTATTGTTTCTGGTAATTTTATTATTTTATTGTTACCCAATGATAATTCTCGCAAATTAACAAGTTGTCCTATTGTTTCCGGTAATTTTGTAATTTGATTATTAGACAACGATAAGTATCGCAAATTATCAAGTTGTCCTATTGTTTCCGGTAATTTTGTAATTTGATTATTATACAATGATAAGTGTCGCAAATTACTAAGTTGTCCTATTGTTTTTGGTAATTTTGTAATTTGATTATTAGACAAGTATAATTCTTGCAAATTAACAAGTTGTCCTATCATTTTTGGCAACTTAATAATATTTCTCGATCGAATATCTAATACGTTCCTAGAAAAAAAATTCAATAAATTAAGATCTGAATATTTTTTTATAAAACCGTCTAATTCATAACAAGCTACATACATTTGTTTGTATGAGTTTTTGTAAAAAAGATTCGCTAAGATGTTCTCATAGTCTTTTATTAATCTCGCATATTGTAAATCACATATATGATTTATAAGTCTATTAACAGTTGAACATCTTACAATATCGTTTAATGATAATTCATTGAATATTTCGTACACTATATCACTTTGGTCCATTTTGCCCTTTCTTAATAGAATATTTGTCTTATAATAAAAAATTCAATTTTTTATTGTATGATCGTATAATTAATAAGTTGTCCTATTGTTTCTGGTAATTTTGTAATTTGATTATTAGACAAATATAATTCTTGCAAATTAACAAGTTGTCCTATTGTTTCCGGTAAATTTGTAATTTTATTATGGGACAACGATAAGTGCCGCAAATTACTAAGTTGTCCTATTGTTTCTGGTAATTCTGTAATTTTTATTATAACACAATGATAAAAATTGCAAATTACTAAGTTGTCCTATTGTTTTCGGTAATTTTGTAATTTGATTATTAAACAACTTTAAGTATCGTAAATTACTAAGTTGTCCTATTGTTTCTGGTAATTCTGTTATTTTATTGTTATCTAACCCTAATTCTTGCAAATTGCTAAGTTGTCCTATTGCTTCCGGTAATTTTGTAATTTTATTATTAGACAACGATAAGTGTCGCAAATTACTAAGTTGTCCTATTGGTTCTGGTAATTCTATAATTTGATTATTAAACAACGATAATTCTTGCAAATTACTAAGTTGTCCTATTGTTCCTGGTAACTTATTAATACTCTTATGATCAAGAATTAATTTGTTCGCAGAAAAAAAATTGAATAAATTAAGATTAGAATATTTATTAACAAACCGTTCTAATTCATAACAAACTACATACATTTGTTTGTATGAGTTTTTGTAAAAAAAATTTGCCGGGATGTTCTCATAGTCGTTTATAAATCTCCCATATTGTAAATCGCATATATGATTTATAAGTTTATTAACCGTCGAACATCTTACAATATCGTTTAATGATAATTCGTTGAATATTTCGTATACTATATCACTTTGGTCCATTTTGTTCTTTCTTAATAGAATATTTGTCTTACGATAAAAAATTCAATTTTTTATTGTATGATCTTACAATTAATGAGTTGTCCTATTATTTCTGGCAATTCTGTAATTTGATTATTGGACAACTGTAATTTTTGCAAATTACTAAGTTGTCCTACTGTTTCTGGTAATTCCGTTATTTGATTATTATCCAACCATAATTCTTGCAAATTACTAAGTTGTCCTATTTCCGGTAAATTTGTAATTTTATTATGGGACAACGATAAGTGTCGCAAATTCCTAAGTTGTCCTATTGTTTCCGGTAATTCTGTAATTTTATTATTATGCAACGATAATTCTTGCAAATTACTAAGTTGTCCTATTGTTTCTGGTAATTCTGTAATTTTATTATCAGACAACGATAAGTATCGCAAATTAACAAGTTGTCCTATTGTTTCCGGTAATTCGGTAATTTGATTCCTATACAACCATAATTTTTGCAAATTAACGAGTTGTCCTATTGTTTCTGGTAATTTTGTAATTTGGTTATCAGACAACGATAATTGTTTCAAATTAACAAGTTGTCCTATCGTTTCTGGTAATTTTGTAATTTGATTACGACACAATGATAAAATTTGCAAATTACTAAGTTGTCCTATTGTTTCTGGTAATTTTGTAATCTTATCATTATGCAACCATATTTTTTGCAAATTAACAAGTTGTCCTATCATTTTTGGCAATTTAATAATATTTCTCAATTGAATATCTAATACGTCCGCAAAAAAAAAATTGAATAAACTAAGGTCTATATATTTTTTTATAAAACCTTCTAATTCATAACAATCTACATACATTTGTTTGTATGAGCTTTTATAAAAAAGGTTCACTAGGATGTTCTCATAGTTATTTATTAATCTCGCATATTGTAAGTCGCATATATGATTTATAAGTCTATTAACAGTTGAACATCTCACAATATCGTTCAACGATAATTCATTGAATATTTGGTATACTATATCACGTTGGTCCATTTTGCCCTTTCTTAATAGAATATTTGTCTTACGATAAAAAATTCAATTTTTTATTGTATGATCTTACAATTAATAAGTTGTTCTATTGTTTCTGGTAATTCTGTTATTTGATCGTAATACAACCATAATATTTGCAAATTAACAAATGTCCTATTATTTCCGGTAATTCTATAATTTGATTATTATGCAACCACAATGTTCGCAAATTAATAATTCGACGATATACTATCAGGAATATGGTCCGTATGCGGTTAATTATTATTCTATGGGCATATATGAACAGTATAACAACGATAGAAAAGCTACGACGTTCTCTTTTTATTAATTCTGAATAAAGATATTATCATTGTTCAGAATTATCATGGTATCGGCAACAATCGCGGAGACGACAGCATGGTGTCCCACGTTGAGTAGGCTTGCCACACAAATAATGCATGTTTTGTCCGATCTTGACTTTATTTTTCCGCCATTCCTCGCTGGCTTTTTCAAAATTAATCAGAACTGATCTATTGATTTTTCTGATTCGTTCGTGTGACTTTTCAGAATTATCATGATATCGGCAATTAGCACGAAGATGAATACATGGTGTTCCTCGATTGGTGGGTCTGCCACAAATTTCTTCATCGTGCGAATTATGATATCGACAATTAATACGACGGCGGATGCACGGCGTCCCTCGGCGTGTAGGCTTACCACATAAGATATCATCTTTTTCAAGATCAATTATATCTGCTCTACTGTTTTTTCTGATTTGTTCGAGTTCCATTACTGATTGGCGGTCCACGTGTGGCTTCACGGGTCTTATTTTAATTTCTGGTTTTTTTATCATGTCTTTTCCCAAAAATGAATACATAATTTCACGTTGATGCAACAGATTATTACATGGATGAGTCGGCAATTGATTGAGATCGCATTCGATATCAAAATCCTCTAGGTTTGACAGACAAACTGGGATAGCAACAATATATGGCAAATCAATACCGATCTCCTCAACAATCTCCATACGTACGTTTATATACGATCTCTCTCAATGGGGATGCCAAACATTAAACTATTCAATTTTTTTATCCTATTATAATTCAACATGGACCTAGTTCACAATGCGGACGTATTTGATATTATCATGCAATATATTGATAGTACGCAAACTTTACAAAACCTTTTTCTCGCCCATAAAATCTTTCAGCTTTACATTTCCAAATTAGATAGCATCAAAGTTTGTGACGAATATTATTTCATCATAAATGCAATCATCTTTTCACATTGCAAAAATCTTAAAAAAATAACATATCAAAATGATGACGAGAAAGATCATAAATTATTTCAAGATATCAAAGTATTCAATTCCATACCATCGAATGTAATAATAACGAGCCTGGAATTTGTAAATATCGAGTGTGATGGATTGTTTATTTTGCATACACATCGAATTAAGAATATCACTCATCTTACGCTAAATAAATGTCATTTGGGCAAAGGCATATCTTGGTATCGCGAAATCATAAATCCATGCATAACCAATAATGTTACTTCTGTTTGTCTATGTAACATGGAATTAGAGATTATTATGTTCATTAACGCAACAATACAGTCAAAAATAACAAAACTAAAAATAGAAAATGTAATATGCGCCCGTAGACCCCAACTACATTGTATTTCTGAAATGTATAAACGCTGGGAAGCATATTCATTACCTCTTCATCCATACAAGTCCATAAAATCTTTAGAAATAACTCGCTGCAATATGGATAAAATCAATAGTGTTTTTCCAACTATACTAAACTATTTACAAAAGTGTAAATCTATCACTGATCTTATTTTTACCTACAATAATCAAAATATTAATATTGATGAAAAAATATTTCCAACGTCATTGGAACGTTTGGATTTGCGGGGTAACAACGTAGATGGTAAAAACGAGTTTATAAAAATTGAAAAATAGACATGTACGAAAGTCCATATTATTTTGGTATATATTATTCCAAATGGATGATTCAGTTGAAAGAGTCCAAAAATACATCGCATCTGCACGAGCAAATTCATCTCTCTCGCAAACCACGCTGCAAGAACTGACAGAATTACACAACAATCTCAATTCCACAAATATCGCATCCACTCGTAAAATGGTCGACAAACTACTTGCCATTAACATCCTTCGGCCGTCAGATTACGATATGATAATAGCGAACAACCAAATAAAATCGGGTTGTACGACTATCGCTATAGCATTATTCGCTACTATATCTTTATTAATTTGCATGACAATAAGCGATAAAAAAATTGATTGGATGATCATGTATATTATTTTGACTGTATGCACAATTAGTTGTTTTTTTGGCGTCTGCGATTATATTTCTGGGACGGAGATGATAAATCGTGACAAGATAAAATGCAGTGGTTAATGATATTTAATAATATTATTAACCAAAAATTATTATGTTCTGTTATTAGACGCAATTCTCAAAAGTGATAGATTTACTGGTAAGGTAGAAATATTGTGATAGTCGTGTCCCTATCGGAACTCCTGAAAACAACGTAGATTTGACAACTTGGATCACAAACTAATCAACATCTCAAACAGGTTAATCTCATTCCGAATACAAAGATTTTTTGCTGTGTTCCCTCGAATTCTCGAGAACAGCTTCAATCGAAAAAAATTGATAAATAAACTCTCTATTCATATTATATTAAAATGATTAATATAATATGAATCTTCATAAAAAGGAATCCGATAACACTAAAAATATCCCAATACTTGTTTGTAAATCTAGAGTTACAGGCAGGATCATTTCTACAGATCCAGGAGATATGTGTCGACCACAATTTTTCTTTTTCGGTAAATTAGTACCTAAATATGATTGTGGTGATGAATTAAATATTCATGAGTGCTTCATGTTATCCAAGAATGATCTTGCTAAATTTAAAAATACGACGTCGGATGAATAAAAAATTGAAAAAATAATTTATTGCTCATCATATCATATAATGAGCAACAAATGAGTAAGCAAAAGAAAGAGGACGATAAATTTTTTCAATTGCATCCCAAATCCAAATCGAAGAAACCAGAAATTGATACAAATGATGTTCAAAACCGACCTGTAGTAGTATGCACACCAACTATCACAGATAGGAGGACGTGGTATCATGAAATATCTTATGACGAATGTATGGAATATCTAAAGTATAAAACTTTGCCTAGAAATGCGTGTTCTTCTAAAACATGTATTGTTGAATGTATGTTTCTGTCCGAAAACGAAATAATTGACATTTGCAGAAACAATATTATGTGATTTTTAGTCTATCATAATAAATATTGATTTACTATAATGGATGTCAAAGATATTGTTAGTACTATTACGGCTTTTTTGCCTGATAAAGAACTTAATATTTGTTCCGGTGTCAATAGACTATTTTATGAAATATGCAAGATCAAATATGAACGATATTTATTAGCCGAATATTATGATTTGTACCAAAAATATGTTGCCGAAAAAATAGAAACTCAAAGGGATATATATTACAAATTTTACTGTGTCGATTCATTACGGAAACAATTGGCTCCTCCTAGATCGATATATTACAAATATGAAAACATACCTCTTATCAAATTCTTTTATCTAAAAAAATTATGTGCTAATCATCATGAGATATCTGTATTACCTATTTCGTTCGCCTTTCTAACCTCTTTGCAAATCTTAAATCTTGACAGCAACCAAATCGAAATACTTCCAAAATTTATTGGTGACCTACACAATCTTAGATCGTTATCGCTAGTAAATAATCATATTCAAAAAATTCCTGCTTCTATCAGCAAATTGACAAATCTGCGCGAGTTGTTATTAAAGCGTAATTGTATTAGGTATTTTCCAGAATCTATGTCAACATTGACAAAATTAGAAAAAATAACGCTATCAGATAATTACATTACTGACATTCCTTATGCCTCTTTTTTAAAAAAAACGAAAATAAATTTATGCAACAACGAATTTGTGACGATTCCGATACAATTGAGTAGTTTTTTAGATTTACAGGTGCTAAATCTACGTAAAAATAAAATAAAAAGGATTCCATCTTTCATCAAAAAAATGGTCAATTTAAGAATATTGAACTTGCGCGACAACGAGATTAATCGTATAACATATCATATTGGAGCTCTTACTAATCTTGAGAAATTGTATTTGAACGATAACCTGATCGCAAATTTACCTGAATCGATAGGTTATCTTAATAATTTAGAACTATTATTTTTGGATAATAACTACCTCACCAAATTGCCTAAATCAATGACTCAACTTATTAACTTAAAAATGATAAGTTTGCATAACAACGACATTAAAAATTTACCAAAATTGCCATTATTACGCAATGAATCTCGTTATCTTGGGATAAATATGTGACAAATTTTATTATCTCAAAATTGTATATAGATGAAAGTATTGACATATAACATATCGTGGGAATCAATGACAGGAAGAAGGACAGATTGGCCATTTTGTAATAATAATAATGATCCATCAAATTCTAGACATTATATGCATTGTGTCGAAAATATCGCAACAATGATAGATAACAATGGACCATATGATTTTATAGGACTACAAGAATCTGCAAATTATAAGTTATTGATTAAGCAATCTGCGACGTTGCAAACCATGAAATTCAAGGCACACAAATCAGGACCGGAAGATATGGTATCTTTTTGGGATCCTATCAAGCATACGTTAGTCGATAGTGTGAGCGGGCAATTTCAGTCGGGTAGACCTTGGTCCGCATTATTTTTTGAGGATAATATCTGCTTTCTAAATGTTCATGCAGGCCATTACAATTTTATTGATTTAACGCGACATTTGCTAAAAGTAGTAATGTTGCTTGAAAAACATGTTGAAAAAAGTAAAAAAGTAAAGCCTGATTTTAGAATCATTATGGCAGGGGATTTTAATAATATTATCAATAAAGACTACACAAGAATAGTTTTGTCGAGTAAGAAATTTTATCTCAATCCAACACGATTTACTACTTTCAGCAGAATGTCCCCTCGCAGAAAAATTCATTTTGATCATATAATCGACACCAAAGCTACACCTACACAAATATATCTACCAATAACTGCCAAATTAACATCTGATCATTTACCCGTCATTGCATTATTAGAAGCTTAATCTAATTCTTTAGCTGTATCTACTAAATTATTTATTATTAGATACAAAACAAATATGCCTATCAAATAGATGCCGAGATAAAATATTCGATTGCCTTTTAATAGGATTTCTGAATTAAGAGGTTGTGTGCGTAGATCTTTTGCAATTTCGAATGGCGTATTTTTGAGATTTATCAAATGATCACCCAAAGATAATTCGAGCAAATCTGGATTACTAATTTGCAACGCATTTAACTCTTCTAGCCTCTTCTTTTCGATTTCGTTGTAGTAATTCATTCGTTTTAGTTGTTCGTCACGATAAGTCTTATTGAACAGCGCAAGATTAAATTCACCGCTACTTGTAAAAAAATCTAGCGGATTGTATGTCATGTTTTCATATTTCCAAAATTGATCTGGCAAATCTCGATAAATATCAGTAACTTGTTCATCTGAATCCACTAATTTTTGTAACTCTTGTGCTTGATAAGTTGTTGTTCTAATATCACCCATTATAACATTGATTGATAAAAAAATTGATAAATAAATTCAATATATAAAAACTTGTTTATAATATAATATACTAACTAAAGATGTTATTTTACATAAAATGTCCGTCATGTAGTCGATTTATAAGCCAAAATTTAGATAAATATTTTGCAGATTTGAATAATATTCGAGATGATCCTTCTCTTTCCAAAACAGAAAAAGAAGAAAAATCATCCAAATTATTAGATAAATATGGTTTTACAATGATATGTTGTAGAATAAGAATATTGGGATTGATTCCATATCATGAAGTAATCAACACTTAATTGAATAGATTTAGTAAATTTATTCAACTAATACAATAAAAATTGATTTTTGATTCGATAGATCATCACATAAATTAGGTGATGTTCATTTCAAAGATGTCCTATCATGTTACATGCCCATCATGCAATTATGTATCAAAGGTAAGCTTAGATCTATTTGTTATCGAATTTGGTAAGGTTGCTGCGGATCCCAATCTTGCAAATTCACAAAAGCTACAAATCCTGTTCACCATGTTTGGTAGATGTGGTTATCATAACGTATGTTGTAGAAATAACATCATGGATTTATTTTGGAATAAAATTGAATAAATTTTATTAAACTTATTCAATTAATTTTTTAGTAACAAGATGATACGCTGCGAATCCGAGCAAGACACATATCACTGATAATATCCATTCTTGGTTGAATGATCTGCCTTGTAAAAATCTTGCGGCGACCAAAAACACTCCAAATTTTAACCAATCATCAACTATTGGTTGAACTCGTGGCGATAATTTGTCAGTTGGTACGAATGGATGAACTAACACTTGATAAACTGCAAAGGCTACTAAAATAATTGCAGATGAATTCAACCATTCCATACTAAATAGTTCCTCATCTCCAAATGCAACATCTAAAACATGCGATGAAACAAGTACTGTACCAAACATCAAAGTATCACTTGCTACATTTTGTAATACTGGATGTTCTAAATTTATTGGTATGTACGGTTTAATTACCATGTAGTATACAGTGAAACCAATTAGAATAAATAATAATATTTTTAACGAATTTGTATCAAACAGTTCTGCATTTTCATCATCCAAAAAGTAATATGTACCTAATCGGAATATCAATGCAACCGTACCGTATTTTAGCCATGCATCTAACGTTTCTTTAACTCTTGAATCCATATTTGATGGATTTATAACAGTTGCTATATTTTCTGGGATTCCTAAACTCATTATCTATATTCTATGTTAAGAAAATATGTCTGTTTTGCTTTAACAAACTATATCATTTTTTACGTTTTCGTTACTTGTGTAGACGAGTTTTGGTCCATCAGTTGTGCACTTGTATGAATCGATTATAATCTGTCCCTTATGCACCTTTTCATGGCAAGGACGACATAAAATTACTAAATTATACAACCCGTTCTTTGTGAGATGCGGTTTTTCGATGATCTTATTATCTTTGCAACAGTTCTTTTGAAAGTTAATGTGATGCGTTTCTAATTCTTTGTGATTTATTTGTGTTGGTTTATATGAACAAAGAGCACATTTTGTAACTATCAATTTAGCATTCCATTTAGATTGTTTTGTTGGAAAATCAAACGTTTCAATATTTAACAAACGATTCTTAATTATTTCTGCAGTGTTTATAAACTCAGGATTGTTGATCATGTATTTAGCGACCATGACACCATAAATACTTGGTCCTGTTCCCGGGGTTAATTTTCTTTCAAACACTAATCTGTTATTTTTTGTATCCATATCTACTTTCAAATGAAACAGTCGTAAATTTGTCAGAGCTTTAACCTCTTCGATTTCTTTTAGTTCATGCAAGTGGCTTGAGAAGATGAATGTAGCGTTGGATTTACTTAGTGTAATAAGAGTGCTGGAGACAAGAGAAATGGCACTGGTAATCTCTGTACCGCGGCAAACTTCATCACCGATTACAAGAGTATTCTCGCCATTATTCTGGACTCGTTTCAAGATAGAATCGATCTCTGTCATTTCTAAGACAAAACTGGATAGTCCTTTCAGCATATTATCATTGGCATTAATTCTTGCATAGATTGCCATGTAAGGTTCATATGTAAACGATTTTGCAGGGACATAGTATCCTATTTGTGCAAGAATTACTGCTAGGCCGACTGACTTCATTGTTGAGCTCTTGCCAGCGAAATTGATTGCATAAATAAGCATACCATTTTTATTATCTCTCGCACCAAGTTCAATATCATTTGGTATATACTCTGTCTCTTCACACAATCTCTCTATAATTGGATGACGTAGCTGTTGCGCGTCGATGTAACTTGGCTGTGGATTCTCTAAATCGACAATCGTTGGTCGACAATAATAGTACTTATCAGCAACTGCAGCACCAGATACTACAAAATCTAATTCTGCTATAAAATTTGTCACATCTCTTAACGTACTTTCATTTTTAACGTAATAATCCATAACCGAATCTCTAAATGTTGCTTTTAATATTTCGGTCATTCTATCATATTGCGTCTGTAATCCTCTAGTATGATCGACAATAGTAGAAATAGAAATCTTAGTAGTTGTTTTCAAATATTTATATTCGACATCAGATGCATTAATGACAATAGTTTCACCATCTACTTCTATCTTTAACTTTTTCTTGTTAATGTGACGTTTGATGATCTCACCATTAATTCGCGTGACGGTGAAGTATGATGATTTATCTTCTGCTTTTTTAATACTAACTATTTTTTTGGTAAATGCGGATGGTTTTCGCTGTGAATTAACCCAATCAGTAAAGATCGATGCAATTTTATCCACCAAAACAGCGCCGCATTTTATCTTTGATTGAATACCATCTATTTCAGCATATACTCCTGGTGCGAAAAATGATTTTTTAGCATCGATGTAATGATTATTTCCATATTTTGGGAAATCGTCTAAGATGTAATCTTTACTATATTTCTTCCGATATTTGTTAAATTTTTCAACAGTTTCATCTGAAATAAGGCTAGCAATGGTTGGTTTTGTAGATACTAATTCGGCAATCTTAACGACTGAATTGTAATACTTGTTTAATCGATAGAATTCTCCGGGCGAGATGGTTCCATTTGCCATTTTACGATGCATTCGTTCCATGTCATTAATGTTCTTCAATTCATCAGCAACTTTTTCATAAAACTTTTTTTTCAACAACTCATTAATCATCGTATATTTCTCATTGATCTTCTTCTTGTTTTTTTGCGAGTAGGGATTTGTTAAATTAGATTTCAATAGTCTCTTACCCATAGGCGTCGATGTTTTGTTCACAACATCATACAATGACTCTATTTTTTTGTTGTACGATTCCAAATTATTAGAATCAATAACATTTAATTGTCCCACCGCATCATTACCCAATATCAAATGTTCATCATAAATGTAGATATTTGGAGCACTAATATTTGTTAATAAATTAATGTTGCGTTTAGACAAAAATCGCAACATAATAATCAATGATATTATGACATAAGAATACCTTTCCAAATTTAGAATCTCAATCGGTGATTTTTTGTTACTAAGATTCATTTGTAAATTCATATGATAAATCTTAGAAAAATATGTATTTTGATAATTCACTTTGAACATCTTTTCTGATAATAATGACAACTTACTTGTATCTTTATTATCATGATAAATGCAAAATTCATATTTAGGGATAGAATCAAGTTCTAAATAGGATTTTATTGATGCTATTTTATTTTTATCGATCGTTATGGGTTGGTAGTAAACGATACATTCTGTTGGTTTGAAAATTTTGAAGATTCTGGACAATTCATCTAAACCAAATTTTTGATCGTTAGGTTTGCTGTAGAATTCATGGACACTATTTTTGCCAGTGACGTTGTCTAAAATTGTTAATCCAATCGCTAACAAAGTATCCGTGGTTTTAAGTTGCGCTTCTTCTACAATATATGCTGATATTACATAATTAGCATTGTTGTTTGCACTATCAGATATAAATGTTCCAATAGAATATATTCCTGATAATACTCTTTCTTTTTCGCCTCTAACTTCATCGAACAATACGACGATGTAGCCTTCTTGGGTTAGATATTTTAAATTCTTTGCTGCTTTGACAACGGGAAATCCTAGCATATTGGGATTCTTGATATCTGGTGGTTTATCAGTGTTTTTATCGGCCCGCGTCAATTCTGTTTTCAATATTTCTGAGATCTTTTCTAAATCAAATCCTTCAGTTGTTGTACTGTAAGCTTCATAAAAAGTCCCTTTCTGAATGAAAACGATTGTTTTATCACCATATATTTTGGTATAATTTTTTTGATGTTTCAAACAAGTGGTTACGAAAGCCATTTAATAATCTTTGATATTTAATTTTTAAGTTAACATTAACTTTTTTTAAAATTAATGTTAGCTATACCTATTTTTGAGCTTCATAGATTGTCGAGATGATTAGTTTTTTGAGCTTATGGGCTAATAAATCGACAAGTGTATCACTATTATTGAATAAATCATACCATTTGATGCGTGTAGTAGCAACATATTCCCGCAAAACTTTTTCTACAAATCTACGGCTAACGAAATATTTTTCGATGTATTTGAAGACATATTTGCTATCTTCCGATGAAATATTTGATTTTGAAACATTATCTGGATCTGATATCAATTGAACTTTTCCTTCATCGCCAGATTTTTTGACTTGGAAATATTTCAATAACTTTCTGTAAATAGGTTTCTTGTACAACCACTTTTCAGTCAAGCGAGTATAAAAATGATCAATAACTCTGGCCTGATACATGCGATCATCGTTTAATAAATCGACTTCGCTGTAAAATGGATTAGTAAATGCTGGGTTAAATAAAAGGATTGGAACATCGATCGATTTAGTGATCGGATTCCTAACAATCCAATTTAAATCATCTAAATCTGCTCTTGATTTAATTATAAACGACGACATTATCTAAACTATATTATTTAAGGAGATTTAATTTATTTTGTTTTCAATAGATTTTATCAGTTGTTGATACATAAAATTTTTGATTTTTTTGTAATGTGTCTTGATATCTTCCATCATGCCAGCATATTTGTCAAGGTACATATTAATGACAGACGTAAAAAAATCATAACTCAGAAGATTGACATTTATTATCTCTTGAATCTTCTTATCATTCTGATCTCCTCGATCTTTATCAGTTAATCGATCGATTTGCAGGACATCACTATCGACGGATAGATTGAACGCATATTTTTTAGAAATCAAATCCATATAATCATTCATCCATAGTTTGATCGCTAAGTTGTAGTAATAATTCAAGACCGATGTTGTGATGTTATCTTTGTTTGTTCCAAAATATCGCCATGCACAATTATGAATTCGCTTGATCGTTAATGGGTTGTAGATATATTCGTTATCGAGGGAGAAGATGATGACATCGTCGAATGTTTTGAAATTGTAGATTTTGGTTAAGAAAAACTCGAGATTAAAATCATACGACAAGATATTTATCATATCGTTAGACATGTTCGTACATAAATCTTTGCGGGATTCGTTATCCATAACATATAATATACGAATAATAAAAACTATAAATGACAATTGTAGAATAAAAATCTTAACAATTAATATAAATTTCCAATGAGTCAGTCGGATTTAAATGTGCATGAACAAATAAAACAATATGTTAACGAGATTGCTCAACTCAAAGATCAATTTGATCATAGTGGTAATTTGGATGAAAAGAAAAATTATCTTGACAAGATCAGAGAATTACATGGTAAAACTAAATCATTTGTATTGAAACATGAAATTGAACGCATCAATGATTTCCAAAAAGATTACAAGTTGATCAGCAAAAATAACTGTCTCATCAGCTACATGGAATTATGTATCCGTAAATGCGAGAAAAAATTACGTGCAAATGGATCTGAGGAAACTTCTGAAGAAATTTTCGTACCACAAGAAGGTTCTAAGAAATATACGTTGCGTCCAAAAGGTGATTTGTATGAACTATCATTGAATATGCCAACCGAAACTCAAGGAGCCCCTATCAAAAAAAACGGTTTGCCATTTGATTCGCCATCAAGTACGCAATTTATGAACGAATTACGTGAAGTTAACAGTGCTACAAGTGACAACGAACTAAGTGTTATTGGTGAAAAGAAAGTGACACAAGCTGGAGGATTTGAACCTATTTTTACGCAAGATGACGAAACATTGTCGGGACAAGTTAATGCAGTTCAAACAGAAGAAGGAAATAATTTAGTGGATGAATATTTGCGTAATTTGAAAGATTTGATGCGTCAAAATGAGGTTGTGCATCATGAACCAACGTTGACCGATCAGATTAATAATTTAGAGACTGATGAGGCAAATGGGTTGGTGGAGGAATATGATAAAGGATTGAAGGGAATTAAGGAGTCAATGTACGATGTTAAAAAGCCGACACTGGTTCGTTTTTTCGCTTCTTGGTGCGGTTATTCACGTGAGTCAACTCCAGCCTGGAAAGAATTCGAAAAGAGTTCTACTATTCCTGGTTTACAGATTGTAGATTTAGATGTTGGTAACGATCCAATTAAGCAAAACCTTGCAAAATCTGTCGGCGTTTCAGGCTTTCCGACTATTTTGTTGTTTAAGGATGGCAAGATTTATAAATGTAACGAACGTGCTGCAAATGGGATTGAACTGTTTTGTAAAGAGCATATGAAAAAATAATATCAACTAATCAAAATATTTGATATTATTTAATTGATCCATATCAAATTATTTAATTAGTTGATATTATTTAACTTTTTGAAAACAATTACTAATATTTTAAACGGTTCGTCATTGTTAACAAAACGTTATAAAATTTTTTTATTGATACTCTCTCGATTATCATTAAACGTGTTAGATATCAATGCAATCGTGAATATAAAAAATATCTGTGTGGTAAATAATAAAGTCAAAATATGTCAAAAATATCTCATGAGAAATCGCTCGCATCGTTTTTTGAAGAAGTATTGTTAAATGAACGATCAATCGCACTGAGTTGGTCAAATAAAAACGTTGTAGGTGTTGGAGATATTTCAAAATGGTCAAAAGAAAATTACCTATTTAATTGTAATAAATGTAAACATAGTGTCGTAAGATCCCCTTATAGTTTGATGAAAAATCAAACGTGCCCTTATTGTAACGGACGTAAACTATGTGACAACGATCTTTGCGAATCTTGTGCGAAGAAGAGTTTTCTATCTAGTTCGAAAATAAAATGTTGGTCGTCGCAAAATACAGTTTCTGCTAGAAATGTAAGCATACGATCTGGAATAAAATATATATTCAATTGCGATAAATGTTCTCATAGTTTTGAAACATCGCCCGATAACATAGCGCACGGTTGGTGGTGTCCTTTTTGTGCAAATAAAAAGTTATGTGCTGATGAATCGTGTGAGATATGTAAACTTAAGAGTTTTGCATGTCATCCAATGTCCGAACACTGGTCTAGTAAAAATTTGCTCAATCCGAGACAAATTTTGAAATATACGCATGAAAAATATATATTCAATTGTGATAAATGTGGTCACTCTCCTATAATATCAATAATTTGTGTTACATTACAAAATCATTTTTGTCCCTATTGTGCAAATCAATCTTTATGTGACGATTTAAAATGTGAAACATGTATAGAAAAAACTTTTATAATGCATGATAAATCAAAATATTGGTCGGACGAAAATGATAAACTACCGTCCCAGGTTTTTAAAAATTCTAATATTAAATATAAATTTGATTGTCCCAATTGTAATCAAATATATATAGCAGCTCCATACCATGTTTCCAACGGGAAATGGTGTAAGTGTACGATTAATAAAACTGAAACAAAATTGAAACAATTTTTGAAACAAAAGTTTACGTACGATGTTAGGACACAACCAACGTTTAGTTGGTGCAAAAATATAAAATATTTACCATTTGATTTTTTGATCGAAAAATTCAAACTTTTCATAGAGATTGATGGTCGTCAACATTTTGTTCAAGTTAAAAACTGGGGTAATCCAGTTGAAACACAAAAAAGAGATATTTATAAAATGAAACAAGCAAATTTTCATGGTTATTCTGTGATAAGAATATTCCAAGAAGATGTATGGGGTAATAAAAATAATTGGGAAATGAACTTGTTGGATTGTATAAAAAAATATGATATTCCGGTCAATATATACATTGGTAATAAATATACATATCCGTACACTAAAATTGGATCGATATACAAACAGCGAGAAGATCTCGCGGATGAATCTGTCCTATGCGCAATTGAATTTATTGATGACATAATTAACAACGAATATTATCGCACCATATTTGATAATAACAAAATCGATCATTCGCAAACGCAGCAGTTCCAAAAAATGTTATTAAAAAATCCATATTTTCTCAAAACGTTAATATCGTTCATTCGACATATGTTCAAGAAAGGAAGTTGGAAAAAATAATATCAAATAATTTGATTAATTGATATTATGATTTTTCTACCTTCTTTATTTGGTATTTAAAAACATTTAAATCGCCATCATTGATCCCCGAAATATTTGACAATTTCTTATTAATATTCTCCATTATCTTCTTTTCATAGTCAACATTGGCGACAAAAATGATCTTCTGTAACACTGGCGATGTCGTTCCCGATCGATAAGCTCTTCCCAAAGCTTGTATCAAATCACTGGCTGAATCCGGGTAGTTTATCAATACTGCACGAGGGTAACTTCCAAGGGCCGAGAAATCGTTAAGATTCACACCAGTACCACCGCTTTTAACTTGACATATAATTATTCTCTCCTCATTCGATTGAAATTTTTCAATGTGGGTCATTCTTTCGGGCCCTTGACCGCCTCTTATTACGCACTTAATATTCAATTTAGCTTGCAAAAATTCGAGAGTCTTAATATAATTTACAAAAATAATCACCGATTTACCATCATCTAACAGCAAATTGGCTTGTTCAATGAATATTGGGCTTTTGCGCATCTCAATTTCTTGACGTAATTTTTGTATCCTTGCAAGCGAATTACGGCTCGTTTTTTGTTTGCTTCTAAGTTCTTCCATATGTTGTTTTATTTCGTGAAAAAGTTGCGAAATCTTTTCCGGACTATCCGCGATAAAACTCTGGCCATAAACTTGATTCTGCGGAAATTTATCACCCAATTCTTTAATCCTAATTCGACCCGTAAATCTCTTAATCTCTTCACGTATCATCATTGAATTAGCGTTACTTTTCGCCGTTTCATATGACGTCTTCTCGGCATAATCTCGCTTACGAACACTCAAATTTGGATATCGATGTGTAAGATTTTTAACATAGTAATTGTATTTCCTTGTGTCACTTATTTTACCAAATAAATAGCTTGGAATTTTCATATCTAGAGTCTTTTCATATATCGTTGCACTAACTAATAAAATTGGTATTTTAACATCCATCAATTGTTTTACTGATATTAATAATTTTCCGTTGTCTGAGTTAACGGATTTGCAACGATGAGCCTCGTCAAAAATAACCATCGCATCATCGGGTACTGTCCATTCATATATATTTTTTTTGATTCTATCAGGATCATAACCTTCTAACTTGACAAATGGCGAATCCATTCTATTAACAAACCTTGAATCTGTGTATGATTTTCCTGTACGTATAGTCTCGTAGTTAACTATTTCATATGGTTTGAGGTCAAAATATTCGCAAACAGATAACCAATTATAAATTAACGTTTTAGGACAAACAATGATCGGACGCTTGCCTAATTCAATGCAAATAGCGATTGCGATATATGTTTTGCCAGTTCCTGTATCTGAACTATCAAGCGCTATTCCATTTTCTAATATCATTGAGATCATGTTGATGATATGCTTTTTTTGGTAAGCTAATATTTTGCTATTGGTTCTATTTGATAGCACTTTTTTGGAATATATTTTGGGCGGTTCAGGGGCATCTTCTAATTGCTTGGATTGTTTATATATATCATCCAAAAATGAACTGACCGAGGATGTCATTTGATAATGTATGGTAACATATATTAATATCGTGGTTATTTTAGATCAATTTTATTGATACGATTGTGCAACATGTCCAATAGATCATTGAGAAAAGTTCGTGCAAAGTTGCTGGGATTTGTATACAAATTCAATGGCCATTGAAGATACATGCAAATATTTATGATTGGCTAGAGATTTACATGTCAATAGATCATTAAAGTCACACGCAAAGTTGCTGCCAAAATTTGTATATAAATTCAATAGATTGTTGAAGATACATGCAAAGTCACTGCCAAAGTTTGTAATTGGCTAGAGATTTGCATGTCAATTCAATAGATCATTGAAGTCGCATGCAAAGTCACTGCCAAAGTTTGTAATTGGCTAGAGATTTGCATGTCAATTCAATAGATCATTGAAGTCGCATGCAAAGTCACTGCCAAGATTTGTAATTGGCTAGAGATTTGCATGTCAATTCAATAGATCATTGAAGTCGCATGCAAAGTTGCTGCCAAGATTTGTAATTGGCTAGAGATTTGCATGTCAATTCAATAGATCATTGAAGTCGCATGCAAAGTTGCTGCCAAGATTTGTAATTGGCTAGAGATTTGCATATCAATTCAATAGATCATTGAAGTCGCATGCAAAGTTGCTGCCAAGATTTGTAATTGGCTGGAGATTTGCATGCCAATTCGATGGATCATTGAAGACACATGCAAAGTTACTGCCAAGATTTGCGATTGGCTGGAGATTTGCGTGCTAATTCAATAGATCATTGAAGTTACGTGCAAAGTCATTGCCAAGATTGCAATTGGCTGGAGATTTGCACGCTAATTCAATAGATCATTGAAGTCATATGTAAAGTCACTGCCAAGATTGCAATTAGCAGGAGATTTGCATGTCAATTCAATAGATCATCGAAGTTACATGCAAAGTCATTGCCAAGATTGTAATTGGCTGGAGATTTGCGCGCTAATTCAATAGATCGTTGAAGTCACATGCAAAGTCACTGCCAAGATTTGTAATTCGCTGGAGATTTGCATGCTAATTCAATAGATCGTTGAAGTCACATGCAAAGTCACTGCCAAGATTTGTAATTCGCTGGAGATTTGCATGCTAATTCAATAGATCGTTGAAGTCACATGCAAAGTCACTGCCAAGATTTGTAATTCGCTGGAGATTTGCATGTCGATTCAATAGATCATTGAAGTTGCGTGCAAAGTCACTGCCAAGATTTGCATGCTAATTCAACACGCAAAGTTACTGGCAAGATTTGTTATTGGCTGGAGATTTGCATACAAATTCAATGGATCATCGAAATTACATGTAATTTTGCTGCCAAGATTTGCGCGTCAATTCGGTAGATCATTGAAGACACACGCAAAGTCACTGCCAAGAATTAGATTTGTTGAAGAGTTGATTACATAAAATGTGCGCTATTAAAATAGATCGCAATGTTTCGATAATTCTACGCATTTGGCATTTTAATGATAATATATGATTCATATATTATCATTTCTTTTTTTTATTAATCCTAACCAAATGTATTACAGTCGGCGGAATATTTTTTTTGAACCTTCTACCAACAGTCAGATGTGTAACGGACGATGGCAAATGATCTAGCGACTGATTAAATCGGTTACCAAAAATGAGATGGGTCACTGATTGCGGAATTGATCCATCGACAGGTTGATTGAATACGTCGCCAAATTTTAAGTGTGTGACCGATTTAGAAAGATAATTTTTGAGTTGTTTGTTGAAACGTGTTCCAAACTCTATATGGGTAATTGAATCTGGAAGGGCTTCCTTGATCGATTGATTAAAGTCACTGCTCAAAATTAGATGAGAAAGAGATGCTGGGAGAGATTTCTCAATTGACTTGTTAAAGCGTATTCCCAAGTTCAGATATTTCATATTCATAAGATGTGAAAATTGAATTGGCTTATCAAAGTCTCTTCCAAATATCAAATGTGTGATGGATGTAGGAAGAGATGCAAAGAGACAATGATTAAAATATTCCCCAAATATTAAATGCGTCAGGTTTAGATTAATAAAGAATATTGGTCTATTGAAACGTTTTCCAAATTTTAAATATTTAACTGATCTTAACACATTCAATTGAATAAATTGATCGAATTTTTTTCCAAATTCCAAATGAGTAACATTTTGAGGGATACTAATCACGCCCCAATTGTATTCATCGTTAAACGTTAAATGCGTAACTGTTAAAGGAATCGTCCATGATGTTTTATTTCCATCAATTACTGGATTTGTTTCGTTAACAACGGCTGCAAGCGTAATATGTTTGATTTCTACATCTTTACCTGTAGTAGTTTGGAACACCGGAATATGATCATACACCGCAACGTGAACATATTTACATTTTAGTGGTAATATTTTGGCTTCACGCTGATAATTTGCGTTTAATGCAACATACATAAAATTATCAAAGAATGGCAAGGTTTTAATTTTATCAAAGCATGCCTCGTCAGCATAAGTAAAAATATATTTTAATTGGTCCATTTTTTTCGAAATCATAGAAATAGCGATCTTCTCTTTATCGCTAAAGTCTTTGCTTATTATCAAATATATGTCAGTGCACAATGAGAGCATGGTATTGTACTGTATTAGATTATGTATGCGCTAATCTTTCTTTTTTCAATTTTATCGGCTTCTTCGACTTTCACTAGCAGTCATTTATTTTGAACGAATCGATATTGGCACATTCAAAATCTCAATAAATCTCTTAACGTCACATTGACGCGTTCAAAATCAATGCGAATCTCCCGATATCGAGTTGGGTGAACCAATATTAGCATACTCAAAGTCTTGTCAATGCAAATCTTTTGTCGTCACATTGGATGAACCAATATTGGCATGTTCGAAGTCTTGTCGATGCAAATCTTTTGTCGTCACTTTGAATGGACCAATATTGGCATATTCAATGTCTTGTCGGTGCAAATCTCTCGTCATCACTTTGAACAGATCGATATTGGCACGTTCAAAGTCTTGTCGACGCAAATCTTTTGTCGTCACTTTGAATGGACCAATATTGGCACGTTCGAAGTCTTGTCATCACTTTGAATGGATCAACATTGGCACGTTTAAAGTCTTGTCAACGCAAATCTCTTGTCATCACTTTGAATGGACCAATATTGGCACGTTCGAAGTCTTGTCAACGCAAATCTCTCGTCGTCACTTGAATGGATCAACATTGGCACGTTTAAAGTCTTGTCAACGCAAATCTCTTGTCATCACTTTGAATGGACCAACATTGGCACGTTTAAAGTCTTGTCAACGCAAATCTCTGGTCGTCACTTTGAATAGATCAATATTGGCACATTCGAAGTCTTGTCAACACAAATCTCTTGTCATCACTTTGAATGAACCAATATTGGCACGTTTAAAGTCCTGTCAACGCAAATCTCTTGTCATCGCTTTGGATGAACCAATATTGGCGCGTTCAAAGTCTTGTCAACGCAAATCTCTCGTTGCCACTTTGAATAGATCAAAATTTGCACGTTTGAAGTCTTGTTAACGCAAATCTCACGTCATCACTTTCAATAGATCAATATTGGCACATTCGAAGTCTTGTCGAATGCAAATCTCTCGACGTTACTTTAGATAGACCGAATAATAATAAAATATGAATCATATTTTATTATTTTTTTCCACATTTATCGTTGAGTTACGCTTGAAGGAATAGTATTAAATCTTTTACCAACTGTTAAATGTATAACATATGGAGGGATTGATTAAATCTGTTGTCAGAAATCAAATGTGCCACCGACGCATCGAACATCGCTATCTTATCTTTATCATTGAGATTCTTACCTATAATCAAATGTATATCTGCGCATAATGATAGCATTTTAATTATATTTTTTATCAAAATATATCATCAATGCTCATCTTTTGCACGGTGATCTTCTTGCTCTTTTCTTCAACCTTCATTATATCATTTCGAACATTATTGGTTTCAACTTCTAATTTATCTAGCAAGAGTTTGTATTGCACATATTTTTCAATTAATTCTTTCATGCAATCGCTGTCATTGTTCATCTTTGCATCAATGTCAATTAATCCTTCAAGTATCTCGTCAATATTCATCTCATTTTGTGTCTTTGTCTTCTTTGGTTTCTTAAGCATGTTGCATAATTCATTATGTTCATCTTGCAAAGTATGTAATCTTCGGTTTGCTTTTTTATATGCACTCACTTTTTCAGTTGTTTTTTCACTGTCTTTGATGATAGAAATGTAACTATCTAGTTTTGCATCATTTATTTCGCAGTTCATCTTTGTTAATATATACAGACAAATTTTAAATAGCGATGTTGAATGAAATTTGTTTGATGTTACTTTGAATAAGTTTTATCGATGAAAATTTTCGCAAATCTTGATAACACTTTAATGGACCAACACTTGCGTGTTCAAAGTCTCGCCAACGCAAATCCCCGACATTGAATGGACCAACATTTGCGCGCTCAAAGCCTCGTCAATGCAAATCTCCACATATCTATTGACATCACGTTGAATAGACCAATATTAGACGTTCAAAGTCTCGTTAATGCAAATTTCAACAAATCTCTTGACATCACTTTGAATAGACCAATATTGGTACGTTCAAAATCTTGTAAATGAAACCTTTGCAAATCTTTTGACATTACTTTAGATGGACTGACATTTGCACTCTCAAAGTCTCGTCGATGCAAATTTCAACAAATCTCTTGACATCACGTTGAATAGATCAATATTTGTACGTTCAAAGTCGCGTCAAGAGAAATCTTAACAAATCTCTTGACATTACATTGAACGGACCAATATTGGCACATTCAAAGTCTCGTCGATGCAAATTTCAACAAATCTCTTTACATCACATTGGACGGACCAATATTAGCACATTCAAAGTCTCGTCGATGCAAATTTCAACAGACTTCTCGACACCACATTAAATGGATTAATATTTGCACATTCAAAATCTCGTCAATGTAAATCTCTTGACATCACATTGAATGGACTAATATTGAAGCGTTCAAAGTCTCGTCGATGCAAATTTCTTGACATTACATTGAATGGACCAATATTTGAGTGTTGAAAGTCTCGTCAATGCAAATCTCTTGATATCACGTTGAATGGACCAATATTTGCACGTTCAAAGTCTTGTCGGTGCAAATTTCAACAGATCTGTTGACATCACATTGAATGGATCAATATTTGCACATTCAAAGTCTTGTCGATGCAAATTTCATGACATCATCACATTGAACGGATCAATATTGGCACGTTCAAAGTCTCATCGATGCAAATTTCGACATATCTCTCGACATCACATCGAATAGACCAATATTGGCAGGTTCAAAGTTTTTGTCAACGCAAATTTCGACAGATCTCTTTACATCACATTGAATGGATCAATATTGTACGTTCAAAGTCTTGTCGATGCAAATTTCAACAGATCTCTTGACATCGCATTGAATGGGTCAATATTTGCACGTTCAAAGTCTTGTCGATGCAAATTTCAACAGATCTCTTGACATCACTTTAATGGACCAATATTGGCACATTCGAAGTCTCGTCAATGCGAATCTCTTGACATCACATTGAATAGATCAATATTTGCACGTTCAATGTCTTGTCGATGCAAATTTCAACAGATCTATTGACATCATATTTAATGGACTAATATTTGCACGTTCAAAGTCTCGCCGATGCAAATCCCAACAGATCTCTTGACATCACATTGAATGGATCAATATTTGCACGTTCGAAGTCTCGTCAATGCAAATCTCTTGACATCACATTGAATGGATCAATATTTGCACGTTCAAAGTCTTGTCGATGCAAATTTCAACAGATCTATTGACATCACATTTAATGGACTAATATTGACACATTTAAAGTCTTGTCGATGCGAACCTTTTGACATCATATTGAATAGAGCAATGTTGGCATATTCAAAGTCTTGACATTACATTGAACGGACTAATATTTGGGCGTTCAAAGTCTTGCCAACGCAAATCTTTACAAATCTCTTGACATCACATTGAGCGGACAAATATTGGCACATTCAAAGTCTTGTCGATGCGAACCATTTGGCATCGCATTGAACGGACTAATATTTGTGCGTTCAAGGTCTTATCAATGCAAATTTCAATAAATCTCTTGACATTACATTGAATGGACTAATATTTGCACGTTCAAAGTCTTGTCAATGAAAATCTTCAAATTCTTGGCATCACTTTGAATGGGGTAATATTTGCATGTTTAAAGTCTTGCCAACGAAAATCTTTATAAATCTATGTACTGATATTTGCACGTTCAAAATCTCGCCGATAGAAATCTTTACAAATCTCTTGACATCACATTGAATAGACCAATATTGACACGTTCAAGTCTTGTCGATGCAAATTTCAATAAATCTCTTGACATCACATTGAATAGATCAACATTGGTATGTTCAAGTCTTGTCAACGTAAATCTCTGCGTATCTCTTGACATCATACTGAATGGATCAATATTGACATGTTTAAAGTCTTATCAATACAAATCTCTTGGCATCGCATTTGATAGACCAATATTGGCACGTTCAAGTATTATCGGTGGAAATCAATACAAATCTCTTGACACCACATTGATTTAACAAATATTAGTACATTCAAAGTTTTGTTAACGGAAATCTTGGCAAATCCCTTGACATCACTTTGAATAGATCAATCTTGGCACGTTCAAAGTCTCGCCGATAGAAATCTTTACAAATCTCTCAACATTACTTTGAATAGACTAATATTAGCGCATTCAAAGTCTCATCGATGAAAATTTTCACATCACTTTGAATAGACCAATATTGGCATGTTCAAAATCTTATCGATGAAAATCTTCACAATCTCTCGACATCACTTTTAATAGATCAATATTTGTACGTTCAAAGTCTCACCGATAGAAATCTTTACAAATCTCTTGACGTCACATTAAATAGATCAATATGGCATATTCAAAATCTTATCGATGGAAATCTTCACAGTCTCTTGACATCACTTTGAATGGATCAATATTTGCACGTTCAAAGTCTCGCCGATAGAAATCTTTACAAATCTCTTGACGTCACATTAAATAGATCAATATGGCATATTCAAAGTTTTGTCATGAAAATCTTCATAAATCTCTTGACATCGCATTGAATAGATCAATATTGGTACGTTCAAAATCTCATCAATATAAATCTTCGCAAATCTCTTGACATTACTTTGAATGAACTAATATTTGCACATTCGAAGTCCCATCAATAGAAATCTTCGCAAATCTCTTGACATCACATTAAATGGACCAATATTGGCACGTTCGAAGTCTCATCAATAGAAATCTTTACAAATCTCTTTGAATGGACAAATAATCGAATTATCAAAACCAATAGAACAGCTTATTAATTGCAGGGTTGTGCGAAAAAAATTGAATTTATTATCATATAATGGGTTCAACATTTAGCAACATTAATAACAAAATGAATGAGAGGGATATTGTGTATCAAATATTTAATCATTTGAATCGATGCAGTTTAATAAAATGTTCAACCGTTAACAAACTTTTGAAAGAAATATGTGATTTACAATATACGCGATTATTATTGAATAAATACGGAAATATTCGAACAAAATTTTTATTTAAAACATCATGTAAACAAATATATATTACTTCTTACACATTAGATCTTTTTCTTAAAAAATTTGGTAACGTTAATTTGGTTAATTTTTTTCCTATGGATGAATTAAATTTGGATTTTAGGGAAATTGTAAAATTACCTGAGTCAATCGGACAACTTATTAATTTGAAAAAATTAATATTACAGAGCAATAAAATAACTGAATTACCTGAGTCAATTGGACAACTCGTTAATTTACAAGAATTGCTACTTGTTGACAATAAAATAACTGAATTACCTGAGTCAATTGGACAACTCGTTAATTTACAAGAATTGCTACTTGTTGGCAATAAAATAACCAAATTGCCGGAATCGATTGGACAACTCATTAATTTGCAAAGATTACATATTAGTCACAACGGCATAACAGAGTTACCGGAATCGATTGGACAACTCATTAATTTGCGAAATTTACGACTTAGTTTAAACAAATTAACAAAATTACCAGAATCGATCATACAACTCGTTAATTTGCAAAATTTATGTCTTAGTCATAATAACATAACGAAATTACCAGAGTCATTTGGACAACTTATTAATTTGCAAGAATTACGGTTGGATCATAATCGAATAATTGAATTACCAGAATCAATAGGACAATTTAGCAGTTTGCAAGAGTTATGGCTTAGTTATAACGAAATACGAGAATTACCAGAATCAATCGGACAACTTACTAGTTTACTAAACTTAATATTGCATGATAATCAAATAACTAAATTACCAGGATCGATAGGACAACTTGTTAATTTGCAAGATTTATGGTTACATGATAATCAAATAATAAGATTACCAGAATCAATAGAACATATTGCTAATTGCCACATTTTGCGATAAAAAATTGAATTTATTATTACATAACAAATTCAATATTTAGCAACACTAAGATTAAAATGAATAACAAAGATATTACGTATCAAATATTTAATCATTTAGATATAAATAATATTATCCGATGTTCAATTGTTAACAAATTTTTGAAAGAAATATGTGATTTACAATATATGCAGTTTGGTAAACAATGATAAAATATGATCCATATTTTATCATTTTAAATTATAACAGATCCATCAATAAATTGAATCGTATACGACTTATGATTCTTCAGTTCTGCCAAAGTAGTTATCTCCTCCTTTGTCTTGTTAGAAATCAATTTTGGTCGAGTAATATTTTTAATCTGTTCTTCATAAATCGTCAATTGTTTGCCGCAAACATCAACGCAATTCGATAACTTTCTCTCATTCACACTCAGTATCTTTTTAATCTGATCATAATGACCTTTAATATTTTCATCAAGAGTTCGCTTAGAATCGATGATATATTCACATTTATCGTTCAAATGTGCTAATATGTTATTTCGATTATTTGCACTGGCAGTTTGATGGAACGATAAATCCTCAGAAAGCTGCGCCAATATTCGATCTGAGTATTTCGTCAGTTTGACTTTCTTAATTTCAATAAAATCAGAGTATGCATTGACATATGTATGAATTTTTTTATGAAGTGATGCGATAATTTTAGTAATTTTATCTTTTGTGTTGATATTTTCGAGAGTAATATTTTGCGCAACGGCTGTTGGAGTGATGTAGCTCTTGCAACTAGCTAAGTCAGCTAAACTAGTGTCTATTTGGTGACCAATACCAGTGACAATTGGAATTTTAGATTTGAAAATAGACATCGCCATCATTTTAGTATTAAAACATTCTAGATCATCTTTTGATCCACCTCCTCGAATCAAAACAATAATGTCACATACGTTATGAGTATTTGCTAATTGGATTGCGCGAGAAACATCTTTAGGCGCGTTGTTACCTTGCATAATCGCCGGATAAAGATAAATCTTCTTGCCACAACATCGTTCATTAAGAGTATGCATAAAATCTTTCATACCAGCTGCGTTCATTGAAGAAATGACACCAATGTTAACGTAATTGTTTTCTAAAATAGGTTTTCGATCAAAACATCCTAGTTCTTGTAGCTGCTTTTTTAACTCTTCCAGTTTTGCGTTATTATTTCCAGTTCCGATTTCATGATAGCTGTGGATGATAATTTCAATCTCACTTCTGAATAAAAATAAAGAGCAGGTAATTTTGAGTTTGTCGCCTTGCTTGAATGTGTACTGATCATTGTAGATAATGGCGCGCAAGTTGTTAGTTTCGTCTTTTACGGTGACAAAGATCATTCTGTTGAATTTTTTGATTTCAGTTATTTCGACAATCATGGTCATATTTTTGAAACATGTTTTGGAGGCAATGTATTGCTTCATGTGGGCGATGATGTCGTTTATGGTGTATGTTTTATCGTTTGATGGGCTGACTGATGATGATGTAGATTGGTTTGATTCTGAGGATGAATCGAGGAAGTTTAGAGAGTCGACGTTTATCATTATATGTATGGAGTGATTGTTTTTTAAATCGGATCGTTTTATTTAAAGATAGTTCAACAATGACAAATAGAACATGATTGCGAACGATAAGATCAATAATGATTACTATCGCAGCAGGTATGAAACTTTTAGTATTATTGTGATGATCAAAAATGGATACGTCAACGCAACAAAAATATGTAAAATATACAGTAAAGAATTTCGTCAATGGAAGGTTAATAAAACGTCACGCGAAATTTTGCAAGAATTATCCAATGTTACCGGAATATCACTCAATAAATTAACAAAAACCGTAGCAGGCGGACGAACTATTGACATACGGGGAATATATGTGCATCCCGATTTGATTACCCATATTGCATATTGGTGCAGTCCTAGGTTTGCTGTAAAAATTGGCAAATGGATTAACGAATGGCGGAAATTTTCAAACGAGAATGAAATACGATTCTATGATGCTCTATCAACAATAGAAACATCACCTAACGCGCAAAGAGAAAAAGAAATACAAACGATGTTGCACAAAAAGCTTGGTGGTAAAATCGAAGTCAAAACATCAGATGGACGAATAGATTTGCTAACGGATGAATATTTGATCGAAATCAAAAAATATGACGATTGGATGTGTGCAGTTGGGCAAGTATTGATGTATGGATGTGAATATGACGACAGAAAGAAGATAATATATTTGTTTGATGTTCCAGAGGATAATAATTTAAGCAGAGTGCAAAGAAAATGCAAAAAATATAACATCACTGTTAGAACAATTAAATGATTTATATATACAATAATACCAAAATATAACGATTGATTATCACTATATTTTGACATCATGATTTTTCAAAAAAAAATGATTTTTAAACTGTCTCACATTATGGCCTGCACAATAGAAGATTAACAAATGTCCAAAGCCAAAGTCAAAGTAGTTTACGAATCAGACGAATCCTTCTCTTCTATCGACAGTTTTGAAGAATACGATCAACATGATATACGTAACATATGCTACAAAAAAATAAACGATGAATATAGCTATGGGAAATATGGACAACATAAGGTGATTGTCATGATGAAGAACGGATATTTCAATATTGATCATCTTTGTAAAAAGTTTAATAAAAAATTTGAGGATTGGGTGGAAAGAGATACATCAAAAGAATTTATAAAATGCTTGTCGAAACTCAAAAATATTCCGAGAAAAGATTTAATACAAAAAATCAAAGGTAACAGCGAGATCAGCGGGACGTATATTCATAGTCTCCTTTTTGTTCAGGTTATGATGTGGGCATCGCCAGTCTCTGCGTGCAACGTGTCGGATATTATAGATAATAATAGATAAATAATTATGAAATTAACGTTGATGCCACAGATCTTTGATAAACATTTATGGCAACATGGAAAAAATAATAAAAAAAATGAAAAAAAAACGCTCTCACGAAGAATGGATAACGATACAACAAATAACGCAATAATGTCGAAAGGAACAATTGTTAACAAAAAAACGAAATCACCGATCGTTAAAAAAACAATCCACACTGAAAAGATCAAGAAACATGTAGTCAGCAAAAAAAGTGCACATGTATCTGAGGACGAATATGAAGAATCTATCGAAAATGATAATGCGTCTACTATCGATGATATGACATCCGATAGTAACACTACATCGATAGAAGATGAGACATCGACAGGGAATTCCGGATCATATGAAATTATTCAAAAAGGAAAGAAATCGAAAAATAGCAAAAATGATACGTCATCATGTGAAGAAGATACAATTGATTATGAGGATTCAAAAAATTCTTCATCTAACAATGAACATAAATTGATGAAGGATGATGACATACGTCATATTATTATCAAAATGATCGATAGTAAATATAGTTATGGATATTATGGTACATTTCGGGTCATATTGATGAATGATAACGGTTATATAAACGCTACAAAATTATGTGCATTGGTTGGAAAACGATTCTATGATTGGAAAGAGAATAAAGTTTCTATTGAATTAATTTCTGCATTGGCCACAGAAACGGAAATATCAGTTATTGATCTTATACGTAAAGTTGCCGGAGGTAAAAATGTTGACATTCGTGGAATATATGTTCATCCAGATCTTATTCCTCATATAGCATCATGGGCATCCCCCAATTTTGCTGTTAAAGTATCGAAGATTGTCAGAGAACATTTCGCAAAAAAAGCTATCGAAGAAAAAGATAAAGAAATCGAAGAGAAGAATAAAATTATTAGTTCCAAAAATATAACCATTCGCAAAAAAGATGATAAAATTGATGTTATGGGAAAAAAGATTGATCTTCTTCTTACATATGCCCGCAACACCACATCGCAAAACGATCTCTTACACATAGATAACATTGAACTCAAAGAACTAATTGGGGAAATATCCAAAGATAAAGTGGTCAAGTTAGAAGATCCGACCGAAAATGATGCATTTGCCATAATCCAATGCAATAATAAAGGTGATGGTGGCAAAGACTTCTACGTCATAAGAACTCTCAGAAAATCTTTGACTGGAACGATCAATAAATATAAACAGAATAATAAATTCGCTAGAGTAGTTATCCGAATTAATAATCCTCATGGTATAAATTTTTGGAAACGAATTGGTAAGAAATATGGCCAGAAGGGCGATAAACCTTTGTTAAAAATCAAAGGTAATAATTTTCGATTGATAAATGGATGCTCTGTCCATAAAATGAAAGAAATAGTCAATAAAGTGCATAACGAACGATTGAAATACGAATAAATTTAATTATCTTTTCCAAAAAAATAATTAAATTAACCAACAAATGGAACCGCATGAATCGCCGAACCATGTGCAGAATTATGATTCCCCACAATTATCGCATCGTCTCGCCTAATATTCTGCACCGTCTGCGGCACAGGCTCATACTTATTCTCAGTATTATGAAAATATTGATAGTACTTCTGTTCGTTCGACTGAAAAAACATCATAAAAAAAATTAATGTCACAAATACAATCGCTACAACATAAAACGGTATATGTGACGCGGGATAACATATTTTATCAGTGCTCATTATTCTATAATATTATAACACATTATTGATTTCGAAAGCGGAATATTTTAACTCGTCTTAATGTAAGTATAATGGAAACTCATATTGATGCTTCTGCGTTATCTGACGACGAAATAAATTCCATCGATCCTAACTTTTTCACCGAAGACGACAGTAAAAAAAATTTCATCAAAAACAACCTCATCAATACTATGTTCCCCGTCCTCCTCGATCAAGATAGAATCACTTTACTGGAAGGACTAATTCTAATTATCGACACAATCTATCGCAAATTCAACATCTATGCGCTCAAAAATAATAAAAATCTCTTCTGGAACCAATTAATCCAAAATGATCTCCTTGATCTCCGCGCCCTCGTCGGCCTAATGCTGCCCTACATTAAAGATGAAGGTGATGATCGCAACAAACACTCGCTCCATTCGCTCAAAGATCTTTACACTGAAAAAATTCCTGATACCGATAAATACAAGTTCAGTAATATGCAATACAACAGATGCATCAGATATCAAAGAGACGGTCAAATCAGAATCAAAGACCGTCCCCTTGAAACTATCTATTTTGAAAATCATCTGCAACTGTTACTATCGAGCATCAACACGATGTCCAATAAATTATACGTCAATTGGATGGATGTCCTGCCAGTTACAATAGACACATACTCGCAAAATCTGATTTACAAAATAACTAAATATAACATACAACATAAGTCCAGCAATGTAGCTGATCTAGGATTAAATTTTTCTGACTTTTACAATGTCATTTCAAATCATTTATATCACGAAATCGTAAACTACAAATGGTTGATTTATGAATTCAAAATAGTATCCGATCACGTGCCAATTATATCATATTTAGAAAGTACTGATGCGTTTGAATTTGATAACTTATGGCGGGGAGTGTTGTGGTCGCAGCTGACTGACACGGGACGGTTCAGATTTACATCTGACTGGAATAAATTATTGAAGAGTTATGAGCAATTTGATAATTATGCCATCTATTACATACATATTTTTTTCTGTAAGTACAGTGTTAGCAAAAAAAGATTGGAAAAAGAAAAAAAGTTAAGATGTGGATCAGCAGTTGTTGAAGAAGGAGAAGATGTTGAGGATGTAGAAGATAACGGATCGATCAATATTAGTGACGAAAACATCAGGAACGCAATTGACGGCATCGCAAATGTTCCAGCAGAATACATATATGCCTTTTTATTAGACCAATTGTTGGGCTTCAAACGATCATGGTTTTATTATTTCATCAAAATCAAAAAAAGTAAATATTTTCAGACAACTGACGAAAAGATCAAAATAACACCAAAAAATGTCTACAATTATGCCAAGTTAATAACTCGCAAACCGACAGAAAATGAATTAACCGGAACGTCAAAATTACTTGATTTACCTAGATTTTGGATCTCTTTAAAAAAAAATGATCAAGAAGAGGTGATGGCGAAAATGAAGAATACGCATCCGAATGAAATGTGGTTTAATGTTAGTAGGTATTTGCGAAATTTTTATGATACAGAAGATACAAATTTATTGATGCAGTACAACATTCTGATACGAAATACTGTTCATGATAATTTGATTGATATCGTCTTTGAATCGTTAATTTATCATGGATTGTTGTCTCAATTTGTTCCGAATGCGATGGTTACAGATAATGTAGCATTGGTAACGAGAATTGGAACAAATGCAGATGCTGCTAAAACGAACGAGAAGAGATCGCAGATGAAGAACACTGTCTTCAAAGATGCGGACAAGAAACGCTACAAAGATCATGCATATTATTATATCACCGGCAATAAGTATGCAGAATTACCAAATACGATTTATGATGACAAAAAAAAATCATTTATTCATTTCTTTGATGCATTAACATCTATCCAAGGTTGGCAGTTCAGATATGCGATGAATTGGGTCAGTCAGATTAATTTTTATCATCATTATGCGAATGTTAGAGTGATGTATGCGACAGGAGGAACAGGAACAGGGAAATCAACTATCATACCGCGATTAATAATGTATTCCCAGCATATGTTGGATTACAAAATAACTGGTAAGATCATTTGTACACAACCACGTATATCGCCAACAGTAAATAGTGGAGAAATGATCTCTTCCGAATCTGGAATTCCAATAATTTCGTACGATGAAAAGTACAAACAAAATATGCCAACATCTGAATATTATATCCAATACAAACATGCTGGTGGCAGCCACGTTGACGTAAACGCAATGTCGTTTCTGCGGATCGTAACTGATGGAACGCTGATGGCAGAGATGAAAAATTCACCGTTCATGACAAAAACTTTGCCAGTTACCGGATTATTTGATAAAAATAAAACCCCGATAGATTGGATGAAGACTTATACCGCAGATAATAAATATGACATCCTAATCATCGACGAAGCTCACGAACATAACGCCAACATGGATTTGATTTTAACCCTGGCAAGAGACGCATGTTACGTTAATAATAGCCTGAAATTAGTGATAATCAGCGCGACTATGGATGATGACGAGCCAATTTACCGACGTTACTATCGAACCATCAATGATAATAGGATGTTTCCCTTGAGCCAGGAAATTATCGCTAACAAATTGGATCGCGCAAACATGGATCGCCGAGTTGATATTAGTGTGCCCAGAAGTACGACGCAATTTAAGATTGATGATATTTTTCTGCCAAAAGAAGCGTCGGATAAAATTAATGATAAAAATTTTGTAGAAGCTGGGATAGCTATGACGATAAAAGTTGTTAATGAAACTACATCTGGGGATATTTTGCTATTTATGACGGGTAAGAAGGACATTGATCAGTCCGTTGCAGAAATAAACGCTAGAACGCCATCAAATGTCATTGCATTTCCATTCATCGGCAGAGATTTAAGCGAAGAGCAGCGAAATTTTATTCTCAAAATAGACAAAATGCTAAAAACATATACCCGACAGAAATCAGATGTATCAAAATCAGAAGACGAAATAACGCAACGTGTCGATCCGGGAACTTATAATCGGGCCATTATTATCGCCACAAATGTCGCCGAAGCTAGTATCACTATCGACAGTTTGAGATATGTCGTAGATACAGGATATGCTAAAGTAGATGTGTATGATCCGTTATTAGGTGTCACTAAGCTCATTACGATGCCTATTTCAAATACCAGTTCTATGCAGCGACGAGGGCGAGTTGGTCGTGTCGCAGCTGGATCTGTATATTATATGTATGATAAGGAGAAGGTTGCAAATAATAAAACCGCATACAAAATAGCAGATACAAACATCAGAGACTTGATTGTCGATCTTTTGCGAACCGAACAAATGGATCATCCCATCGTCGATCGAATCAACGACATCAACAGAATTCGTAACATTCGTAACATTGAAATTCCTGCTGAATTGGGTAATCCAGGAGTTTACGGAGATATAATTACGAAGCTTTACATGTATGGCGAATCAACGTTGAATGACACTGGCATTTACAAATATTATGGCCTGGGCAATTCAGACGTTACTATCGATCAAATTTTGACAGACGAGTATTTATTGACCAATCATGACGATTATCATTTTGATTACATATTTGAATCTAAATGTCATACTGGATATGATGATAGCATATTAGAAGATAGATATTTGGACTTCTACATCATCCATCCTGACGAAAATATTATCACACGAAATATGTACACTGGAAAATATATCTTTTTAAAACAGAACCAGGGCATCACTGAAGATTATTATTACTATTTTTACGTAAGAAATGACGTTAACAGAACAGATACAGGGTTGGAACATAAGACGATTAATTGGAAAGATGTAATTTTACCAAAGTATGAATTGATGATCCGTGATGCAAAATTACTGGCTAAAATTGTGGAAATTGCGTACGACCAAACTCAACATCCATCGTTGGCACTCGAAAAATTTGATAGTGATTATGAGAGACGACGATCTTTGAGTGAATATTATGCTAGACTTAATGAAATTTTACGAGAAACGAAAAAGACAATCTTATTAACAACAAAAATAGGTAAAAAAACAGGGGAATTACAACGGGTTTTGGATATGGGCATTACTAATAATCCACAGAATATTTTATGGTACATGTATTCGTTACCTTATGATGTCCAAAATGATGTTGTTGGAATGATGTCATTATTGTCATCTACGGATGATATCAAAAAATGGGCTGTGACAAAAAATATCAGGGATGTAGAAAGATTTATCCGCAGAGGTATAACAATCAGAAATAGTAAATCATTTCCGAGTGATCTTAATTTTATTTGGAAGATTTGGTTACAGATTAAAAAAATATTTAATGATAATCAGTTGTACCAATATGTCACTATTGATAAAGACATGGAAAGTAGATTTAGAATATCTGTCAAAAATTATTTACAAGGAAACAAAATGAATATTGATGAATATAAGGTGTTAAATACAATGTATCGGTCAGGAAAATTGAATGTGGTGGATGAATTCTATCATTACGTATCGAATTTAAAAATCGATTTTGAGGAACGATTGAAAACGACCAATATTGCAATGTATGTTAAAATTGTTGCTGATATGTTTAAAATTAATGAGCAAATTATTCAAAAATTTGTAGTCGTTTATCTGGAGAGCATGCTGCAAATTAATAAGAAACAATGGTGCTACCAGTACGATATCGAACATAATGTAGAAAATAGTGATGTTAGCAAGGAAGATGTAGTTGAATGGGTTAAGACTTTAATTTTACCTCGAGTTATTAGTGATGGATCGGATACATATTTGATCATGTTAGAATCTTATTTGCGCGCTTATGCTAATAATTTGATATGTGCAGAATCGAAGGGGAAATATATATCGTTGAGCAACGGCGCCAAGATAATTACCAAATTTTGGTCAAAGAAAATACTCATCCGCCAAACGTTTCAATTAGATCCATCTGAATTTTTTGTTTATCATTCAAATAATGCATCAGGGGACATAATTACAGTGTTCTATTTGACACCAGTTATTATCGATTGGGTATTTAAATTGAATCCAATTTATTATTACTACTTTCTGTTTGATGACGGATTGAATAAATATTTCAAAGAGGATGAATCGCTCGAAATATTGAAAAAGAGATTAGCGGAAAAATATGATGTTAATTATTTGATGAACTATGTAAAATTATTGGGTGATCCGAATTTATTATTTGCGATTATGATACACATCAATACAACGCATATAAAAAAGAATTTTCTCAATTGATATGTATATAATAATGTTACCGGATATATGGGGAAGATGTGCGTGGAATTTTATTCATTTAGTGACACTAGATTATCCTATGAATCCAACGGATGAAGACAAACAATATTATCGCAATTTTTTCACCTCATTATTACATGTGTTACCTTGTGAGAAATGTCGACATAATTTGTACAAGAATCTCAAAAAATTACCCCTATCTGAATCAGTCATGTCGACGCGTCTAAATTTAGTCAAGTGGGGTATAGATTTGCATAATATGGTCAATGTCCACACGAATAAGCCGATATTATCATATTCAGAAGCTATTACCGCTATTAACAAATTAGCCAAGCCAGAAGAACCAAAATCTAACATTCCCCTCTATGTATTTTGCGTCATTGTTGCATTGATAGGACTGTTTTTTCTGTACAAGTTCTTAAAAAAAATTGATTTTTAAATTGTATTAAATATGATCCCAATGATATAATTAACAAAGATGCAGACAACATCAAACATAGCTAAAAAGATAGATACATTACTGGCTGCAGATTTTTCTGAATCTATAAATGTAGAAGGGATTGTAGTCAATATTGACGCTAAAAATAACGTTTTTGCGATTCGAGATGAAAATAAGACTGTCTTTCTATGCCGCGCCAAAACGGATGTTAGTCATCTTGCGATAAATGATAATTTGATCCTGATTTGTTTCGTTAAATTTGGTAACGGATATGGAATACATCTTCTTGTTGAATATTTTTATACAGTGACAGAAGCCGAAAAGATGCAAAGTAAAAAAAAGGCATATGAAATGTATAAAAAGAATATTCTGAGTGATAAAGACAAATACAAGACAAAATTGGCCAAAATAAATAACATGAGGTATCCAAAATATGTTAAAAATATTGGTTTGATTGTTTTGGATAGTCATAAACAGATGATGAACAAGTTTATGACCGAATTTAAATCAAAATGCAGGGGAAATTTATTCGTTTACAACATGAAAAAAAGCAATTTATCAAAAGATTTATCACTTGCGATGGAGTATATGAAAAAATATCATAATATCGACGTCGTTTGCGTAGTTATGGATCATATGAATCTGAGTGAAGTTCTAGAAATGTCATCATTTGAAAACATCAGATACGTATTTGGCAGAAAAGATTATCCATATTTAATTTCTGTATCTGACGCAAACAAAAATGATAGAATTATTGATATTTTGGCGAATAAACATTTCAAAACGACGAATGAATGCATCGATCACATCAGAATTAATCAAAACACATCAATTGAAAAAATTATGCATTCGTTTGAAACAGAAAAGGAGAACGCCACTGGGATTATTCAAGGTTATTATGATAAAATTGCAGATTTTGAACAAAAATACAACCAACAGTTATTTTCATTAGGAATAAATTTACAGACTTCTACGAACAAATTGGCGTTCAATAAATTAAAATCCTTGCTGTTGGAAAAGATCAATGAAAAGGTTAGCGAATTGACCGATATCAAAAAAATGATAACGATGAACTTGTTACGTGATCCACAGATGGATGAATATTTTGATAATGTGTTACGCGGAGGGGCAGATACGATGCCAAGTTCTGAAAATAAAAATCTGTTAGATATTTTTAGTTATCCGGCTACAGAAAATGTTACTTCCATCACCCCTGCGGATGAATTGTTCTTCAATAGCTTTTCTCCAAGCAAACATTGTGGATTGTTAGATACAGCAGAGGATAGTCCAGATTCGATATTGGAACTTTGTCCTGCAAAAGAAACTGTACCTGCGCATACGGGCAATGTACCGCAGAAGATTGATATATTCAACAGCATAATCAATGAGGAGACCAATAAAATTTTGAACATTTCACAACCCATCGTACGTACTCAAACAGATCAAAATAAAGTTACTGCGTACAAACCTGAACTCCGGATGAGCGAAGGCACCAATCTTCGACCCTTACATTCCGAACTTCGAATTATTGATAAGTCCCACATGCCGTTGCAGAATGAACAAGTTGTGATACGTAAAACGTTTTCAGAAGGGGAATTCTAAAAAAAATGAAAAAAAAAGTGTCTTACGAAAACATAATGATTATATACAATACAACCATTATGGAAACTGAATTACGACATTTATTGGACGAAATATCAATTAATTATGCGGATACACTTAACGAACATATGACCCAAAAGACTAAAATCAAAAACTACAAGGAAGGAATCGATAAAATTAGTGAAGCTAAGCAAATGTTAAAAAAAATGAAAGAAGAGATCATAAATATAGAATCACACGATCAAACATATGGTCAAGCAGAACGGACAAAGGATTTCATTGAATTGTTACAACTGCCAGGATTTAGATTTAATGAAGTCGTTGGAGCAATGAATATGTTAAAGATCATAGCAAATCAGCTATCAATGCCCGCCAAAATCGAAGAGTGCAACATCGAAAATAATGTCATGATCGAATCCGTCGATAATCAAGTTGATGCATATGATCAATAATTAATCAATTATTGATCATTAACAATATAATCTGCTAATATTTCTCTTTCTTCATTTGTCAGTTTTTTATTCAGGTAATCATTTACATTTCTATCAATCTTGCTCAGATAAAAATCCCGCAACTTTGTGATTTTATCCGAATAGTTACGGATGACGTTTCTGAAAAGATAATTATTCAATCTTATATTGGTAATCAATCTTTTGACTATTTTTGATGGTGAAACGGTAATATTTTTCATGCGCTGATCAATATACCATACACACCATAATGCGCAAAAGCCGTTAGGATCACCTATATTTGTGTTAATACTCACTTCAAGGTTTTCGAATGTTTGAAATCCTATTTTGGGCAAATAGTTTTCTGGCCGAATATATTTGATTTTGAATTTTTTTTTGAATATGTCAGATAATAAATTGTTAAAGTAGATATGAATTCGTTTGTCTAGCAAGTTGGGATTGTAATTAAATTCAAACGGAAATCCAGATCCGTGTGGTTCGAATCTTTCTAGTATCATATTTTTGATGTCATATATTAAGCAATTTACGTGATTTGCATTTGATAATATTATTCCAATAGGTATGATGATGTATTCATATCTACCATCTGAAATGAGACTTGATATATATTGGTGAAAATTAGTGGGGTAGAATATTTTTTGATAGATCCACATTATTTCTAGATGCAAGATATGTTGACTTGAATCTTCATAGTAATTATGATATGATATGTAATTATGTAAATCTTTGAAGAAAAGTGATGCGACATTTGGATATTTTTTAGTTAGATAACGAAAACCAGATATTAGATCTAATTGTGATCCTGTAAATGTATTGTAATGTATTTTCTCGCCAATATCGATAGTTATCATTCTTCTATTCATTTTATTGGGAATTGATATGTTATTTTTGATGATATCTTCGCGGATTTTTTCGTAACAATACAAATCTTGAACTTTTTGAATCGCGCACTCATTTTGCCATTCTTCCGCTAATCCACCATGATACTTTCGCAAATAATGGGAATAACTGTCTATGATTATGTTCAAAAATAATTCCCGTTGTATTAGTGGAATCATATCAAAAACGTTGTTATTTTCTTGGTTGACAATAAAAATATTAATTTTCTTAGTACGCAAAATGGTTTCAAATTTATGAATAATTTTTTTCTCAGCCATAATATGCATAATCGTATATCCATTGTTATCTTGATAATTAAGATTAGACAGTGGCAATAATTTTAGTATATATTTATCATAATGTTCGCCGTAATTGTACATTATAATATGCATAATAGTCAAACCCTCAATATTTATAATATCGGGATCTATATTTTCAACGGTCAAGTCACGCGAATTTATGATATCATAATCATTTATGTTTTCGGTAAAAATATTGTTCTTAGATTTCTGTTTGATTTCATATCGTTCGAAAAAGAAGTCAACAATTTCGAGGTTTTCGAATATTAATGCATAATGCAATACCGTATTACCTAACATATCTTGATGATGCATATTTATTCCGTATTCAGCGTTCAATTTGACTAGGTCTAAATTGTTCTCGATGACGTTATAGAAAACGGGAGCATAGCCAATGTCGTTGTATAGATAAGTATTAGCTCCTTTTTCCAATAACAATTTTACGATGTCATTTAGTTGGTAGTTACAAGCTAAATTGAGAGGGGTATCACCAATATTAGTGCGATCATTAATGCGCGTAAAATATTCCATAATCATTTTACACATCACGATATTTTTTTTCATAATAGCACGATGGAGAGCGTTCTCGCCTGTAGAACTTGTATTTGTAACATCAACATTATGTTTTAATAATATTTTGAGCGCTTCATGATTATTAGCAGAAATAGCATATTGTAAAGCATTGTTACCGTACACGTCTTTCATATTGATAGCAGATAGGCCGATAGATTTATTATCATATTCTATTAACATCTCGAGGACTTTATGGAAACCCAATTTGATCGGAATATATAGCAAACTGTATCCGTTAATATCATACAAATCTATTCTTGCTCCCCATTCCAAAATTTTTTGAATGACGTTAGTTTTATTAAATAAAATGGCAAAAAAGATTAAATAATTTCCAGCGACATCTCGTGTGTTAATATCAAACGAATCATGGTCGATAGTCGATAAGTATTCTATGAATTCATCATATTTATGTTCTTTGATCAACGAAAATAGTGTATCCGAATATTTGATATTTATTTCGTATGTATCGAATGAATTTTGCATTATAATTAAATGATATTAAATATATCATTTGATTATAAAATTTATAATAAATATTCATCATGCCACACTAAATAATTAATGATGAACATATATATTTTCGTTAAAATACACTTTTTGCCAACGTGGTAAGGTCGAATATTTTTGATGGCGTCATCAAAAGTGAACCATTTTACGTCTCCTATTTCATATTCATCAAAATTAGATAATTTAGACTGGTTTGGATCAAACATATCAATCGCCAGATAATAAATATGCTTGTAGTTAACGTTGTTAGTTCCGACAAGATATTCTTCAATAGGTTCTATTCTGTTTAGAATATGATAATCAGAACTATGATATCCTGTTTCTTCTTCAAATTCGCGGCACGCACATGATAAATTTTCTTCTGTTCTCTTACCGCGTCGCCCTTTAGGAAACCCCCATTCAACAGTCTTCCATTTTGGCTTAATATTTTTGATGTAAAAATTTAGTCCCCAAGGTATCGTACCATTTTTTTCATTTTCGGGATCTGACAACATATCAAATTTGTTTTTAGCTTCCAGATACTCTAACGAATATTTACCATTGTAAGTGTTATGAAGCAAATTTTCTTTGGTTTCATTGTTTTTGTTTAGAAAAAAGAATAGTAAATCATCATATGAGTTATTTTGTATCATCGAAATTTCATTCGCAGACATTTGTTCAAAAAGTTTGATAATAGTATTAGAATCCGTAACTTGATATTTTCCCCTTACAAATTCAATAAATCCAATTGAAAAGCGTCTACTTACCATCAAAAATAAAACTTTGTTTTTGTAATAACAGAACTTTTGGATTTGAGATTCTACATTGTATTTGATAGATTCGTTATCAAGTTTGTAATTGTTGGTACCCTCATTGACACGAATACAATCAGTTATGTTGCATTTGACATATGAATATTTTCTTGATGTCAATATGTATTTTACGTTTTTTTTGGTACTAAAGTTACTTTTGAACAAATTATTTTTGTCATCATAACAATCGAGAATTTTAACATTCACGATTCCAAAACTAGTTATGGGATCGCGACATAATTTAAATTCATGATCATGTTTACCACAATTTATGCATATTTTTTTTTTATTATATTTAGTTTCATATTCCATATATGTCTAACTTAATAGTTAATCATATTTATATTTTTAAATATCAAATTTAAATAAAAACAGGTGATTCGTTAGCATTTGATTCTATTTCAGATATCAAACGCTGATCTTCGTTATACCTTTTAATTTCATCTCGGTTTGCAATATCGACCAGTTTACAAATGGCTGTGATGTTGGTGTCATTTTTATTACTGTCCGTGTTTATGACAGAAACTTTAATATAATCTCCTTTGGTAATCTTCTTTTTGGTTTCATCGTGCGTAATACTACCTGATGGAGAAACTGTAAACTTATTTGTATCTATATTTATTTCTTGAATAACAATGATGACGGGTCCATTCTGAGCAACTACAATCCCTTTGATCATGTTCGAAATCACGCATATTATCTCTAAATGTGCAACTGGTAAACATAATAAACATTCATATTTGACATCGTATTTAACATCTCCAGTGAGACCAGATTTGTCAACGATTCCGTAATCATAATCTATCAATCTATGAACTTTAATAACAATCCCATTTTCGATGACTTTGCTTTTGACTTTTTGTACCAAATTTCCTAATAAATGATCATCCATTTCTGAGTCTTGTTGAAACGGCAACAAAGTTACAGTGGTATTTAGATGAGTCTGATAATACAAATTTATTTGAGACATGATGTTATTTATATTAACTATATTTTTATATTAAATATAAATATTTATTCAATTTTTTTATTCGACACGTATAACCCATTTTCCATGTTCTTTTTTAGCGCCATTGTCAGTCATAATATCTACAAATTTATCATAAGCATTACTAAATGTTAGAACATAAGAAACGTATTTAATTCCTGGAATTTTATGAGCTATCACTGGGGTCGTCGTTTTAATCTCCGCATCAACAATCATTTTTGTTCTATTTTGAATATCGTTGAGAATATGTTTCATTCTATCTTCCAAATTCAGCGGAAAAGGGATTGTCGGATGATTTGCTGGGATAATTAGATATGTTAATTTATTTTTTTGTTTACTCGTACTATATTTTTCCATGTTAAACAACTTGTCATTGATCATGTCACATATTTCTGACCTTTTCTTGAAATCACCTATATCTATGTCTAAATTTTTAGCGATATCTTCCAACATTTGTTTATGTTTGGATGTTCCACATACAGATCCTTTGTAGGATGGCACACCTACTTCTCGTTTTTTGACTAACACCTTGGGTCTTTTCTTTCTGATCTTGAATTCATCTTTTTCTTTTCCAAATGAAATGTTTTTTTCTGAAACTTGATCAATAATACCAACGTATTCAAATTCCTCCCTATTTTCATAATATTCATGTGCAGACTCAAAATCATAACGCAATTGTGGATTCATGATCTTCTTAGCATCCGATTTGTTATTTTTAGCATATGCTAAACTGTACTTATTGATATCATATATTCCAGTAATGTAATTTTTGATGTTTATTTTATTGGGAATAATTGGATCATATTTGCGGCGATAATACATCGTCACATCTTCTTCTTCGTTAAACTGATTAAAAATATAGTACTTACCTCGATAAATTAAATATCCAGGTCGATTCAGCTTATCAATGACAGTGTCAACGAAATTATTATGATCATTCGTCGTGATAGGGATCAGATCGTTCAATGCCTGGTAAACGTAAAAATTGTCAAATAATTCTTGTTTATCTTGAGTGTATGATTTTTTAACGTACTTTAGTATGGTATCCAAATCATAAACGTAATCTAATTTGTATAGTTCTTTGATTTTGTTTTTGGCATAATCTATTTCATCTCGGGCTAAGGTAATATCATAAGTCGAATAATCTAGATCCTGTTTTTCTACTTTTTTGTAAACATTACTTTCTGGGTCATAATATCTTGAGTTTAATAATTTATCGCCACATTTGTAATTGCATGACATATATCCGCAGATCGCGGGACAAGGATTATCAGTTCCACCACAATTTTTGTATTTCTCCAGTTCCTCAATAAAAATATTGTTATTTCTGTTTAGGGGACAATCGATAGCTTCTTCTTGTAAAATTCTTTCTGTTTCTTTGACTATTTTGTATTTCTGTTCTGCTTTTTTGTACAAATCTTCCTCTGAAGATAGTCCCGATTTTAAAGAAACCACATATTTGTATATTTCTACTTTAGGATACGGATTATCTTCAGTCATCATGTTATAATGTACACACCATCGTATTCCTCGCCCAATTGCCTGGTCAACCTTTTGCAAATTGTAATGCACATCCAAAATATGTACCTCTTTAACATTATGTAACGTAAAACCTTCGTTCATTACTTTGGATCCCAAAATTATCTTAATAAACTTACCATCTTTATTTTCAATCTTATTAAAAACATTATCAATCATATCAATTTGTTCTTCTTGGATATTTTCGAACGTCTCATCTGTTTTTCCGGTGATAGAGATAAATGTTGCTGGAAAAAAAGTATGTTGAGGAATCCCATGCGACGTATGTTCTGCATGATTTCCATGTAAGAAATCGCAATAATAACATCTTGTGTCTTTTTGGATGTTATAATTTCCAGTTGATTCACTGTACTCTAAATATCCGTTACGCAAAAGAACTTCTCGAAACAAATCTACACCAACTTTTACCAAATTGGAATAAATGAATATCAATCCGTTTCCTTTCTTTCCAAACACAACATCATTTATGTTTCGTAATGCAGTGTAGAATTTAATCGAAAAATGTTTCAAATACTTTTCGTAAAAAAAATCTCCACCCAATATCTTATTATCAACCAGATACATTAAAGTTGTAGAATTATCAATGTTGTATTCCGCTAATATTGTTGTCGCTACTTTTTTATTGATAGCAACTGCATTGTTTTTCAGCTGATTTTTGATTTCGTTCATTCCGCTCGGACCATAATATCCTATCATATCGCCACTGTTTTTCCCCTTTATAAAACCAGGGAAAGCAAAATTGGCAACAGATTCAGATTTTTTATTCAAACTATCCCCTTCTGCATCGGCGACAGAATTGTACGCGTTCAGTTGAAAATCTAACATCTGACATCGAATAACCTTTGTAAAACTCAAACCTGGTGGTATCTCACCGACATCTACTCTTTCTGCGAACGTTAATGGATCAGCTCCTCGTAAAAAAGAAACATAACCTCTGGAATATTTTCGTAATAATTCTCGTCCATCAGGTTTGAATTCTATTTGATGGACACTTTTGCCTAAAAAAATTTCATCTCGACCTATCTGATAATTTTGGGGTCTGATAAAATTTAACAGTTCAATAATATCATCTGCCTTATTTTTCATCGGGGTTGCTGTCATTAAAATTATTTTCAAATTAACAGAAGACTTAATAATTTTACGGATGGCGTCACCATATTCATTACCCGTTATTCCGTGCGCTTCGTCGATTATCAACAAAGTGTTACTAAGATTATGAATTCTATCAATAGATTGGTCCCGTGCATATTCTCCTGTCTCAGTTTTGACGTATGTTTTTTTAAATTTCCCAGCACTAACTTCTTTTCGTTCAATAATTTTTTCCCCAGATACTTTGTTATAAAAAGATCGGAACGGAATAATGCGATAGTATTGACTGATAGCGTTATGTGCATTCTTTTTGATCTTTTCTTGTTCGTTTTCATTAATGTACAGAGTACCGTCATAATAATTTTTGAGATAGGTTTCTCCTGTAAATTTGATGATTTCATTGAGCCATTTTGTTTTATGTAATGGACCTGGAATAAGAACGTAGATTTGTGTGTTGTAGCGTTCAACTTGAGGTTTAAATTTCTCGGCGATTGCGATTCCCGCGCCAGATTTTCCAACTCCTGTCCCATGATAGATCAAAACTCCTCGATAAGGAGTATCTGGGTTTATAAAATTAGACAATAAGATTTGTTGTTCAGAATATTTCACTTCTCGAGGAGCGCAAATGTTATCCCTATATTTTTTTATCTCCGCATACGTATCCATTTTTTTCCGCGTACCAGCTACATGAATGTTAAAGTCACGTTTCAAATACATGTCAAGTTGAAAATTAGGATCCTCAGGGGATGGATAAGTTCGATCTTCTAACATTTTGGTATCCAAATCTTCCGATTCACTATTATTATTTGAATTTGCTCCACCTATTTGTATATCATCCGCCATATGAATTATATTATTTATATGATATATTTATTTTATTGGTATTAAGATAAATATATAGATACAATTTGGTTGTGCGCTTTCAAAATTTTGTCAGCGTAAAACTCTTGACGTCACTTTTAATGGATCAATATTGGCGTGTTAAAAGTCTGTCGATGTAAACTCTCGACATTGGCATGTTTAGAATCTTATTGTATGGATCAATATTGGCACGTTCAAAGTCTTATTAATACAAATCTCGTTGCGTCGCTTTGAATAGATCAATATTGGCATATTCAAAGTCTTATCAATACAAATCTTCACAAATCTCTTGACATCACTTTGAATGAACCAATATTGGCACGTTCAAAGTCTCGTCAATGCAAATCTCTTGACATCACTTTGAATGAACCAATATTGGCACGTTCAAAGTCTCGTCAATGCAAATCTCTTGACATCATTTTGAATAGATCAATATTGGCACGTTCAAAGTCTTATCAATGTAAATCTCATTACGTCACTTTGAATGGATCAATATTGGTACGTTCAAAGTCTCGTCAATGTAAATCTCATTACATCACTTTGAATAGATCAATATTGGCACGTTCGAGTCTCATCAATGTAAATCTTCACGGGCTTCATTACATCACTTTGAACGGATCAATATTGGCACGTTCAAAGTCTTATCAATGTAAATCTCATTACATCACTTTGAATGAACCAATATTGGCACGTTCAAAGTCTTATCAATGTAAATCTCTTGACATCACTTTGAACGAACCAATATTGGCACGTTCAAAGTCTTATCAATGTAAATCTATTGACATCACTTTGAATGAACCAATATTGGCACGTTCGAGTCTCGTCAATCTCTTGATGTCACTTTGAATAGATCAATATTAGCACGTTCAAAGTTTCATCGATGCAAATCTCTTGATGTCACTTTGAATAGATCAATATTGGGACGTTCAAAGTCTCGTCGTCGCAAATATCATCACTTTGAATAGATCACCGTTGGTATGTTCAAAATCTCGTCAATATAAATTTCATTACATCACTTTGAATGGACCGATATTGTTCGCGTTCAAAGTCTTGTTAGCGCAAATCTCGTGACATCACTTGAATAGACCAATATTAATGTGTTCAAAGTTCTATCAGTACAAATCTATTACATCACTCGAATGAATCAATATTGATACGTTTAAAGTCTCGTCGTTGCAAGTCTCTAGACATCAATTTGAATAGATTAATATTGGCGCGCTCAAAATCTCATCAATGCAATTTCTTGACATCACTTTGAATAGAGCAATATTTGTACGTTCAACGTCTCACTGATGCAATTCTGTACTAATTCATTAAGCATTGTATCTAAAATTGATATGTAGTCCACTTACCACATATAACTACTCTGATTAAAACTATATTTTATCTATCAAATTAGTCATATTACATGATATTAATATATAATCTTATAGTATGTATAAGTGGAAACATGAAAAAGATATCAAAATTCACACGTGATGATAGAAAACATATTGTTAAAATTATTGAAAACTTACCAAACGAAGATTACGTATCTATATTTGACATTTTGATAAAAGACCCTGCAGAGGATATCATTTGCATATCCGATTCAAATAATACATCAGATGGCCCTAAAAAAATTTATTTCAACTTATCTGTTGTTAGCGACGAAACGTTACATCAAGTAAGTTTCTATTTAAACAACAGAGCCAAAAAAAGAAGTGCTGTTTATGATGTGGATAATAGTGTGAATGTTATCCCTAATGTTCAAAATTCTAAATCAGACAGGACATATAAACTGAGTAATTATGAACAAAACATTATCAAACAGAGTGATTTAAAGAAAATATCAAATAACCAATATGAAGAAATAAGTTTACACAAAAAACAGAGACCAGCGAGTAAGAAAAAGGTTATCAGTCCGACCGCAAAAAATTGACTTTCAATAATATAAACATAAAGGGAGTATACATATATTATTAATCCTATGCAGAAAATTAATTTACATACCATATTTAGTCATTTGGTTAATGATCCTAATTTTTTGTTGATAATAGAACAACCAGAAAACATTGTCCTACCACAAAAAAAGAAACCAAAAATTAACAATAAAGAACCGGTTAATAAAATCGTCAATATTATGTCTGATATGATTTCGGATTATATAACATTGCCACCAGGAGATACGCAAAAATATATATTATTTCCTTCTGAATTTAAATCAATATTGCACCCAGAATATGTCAGATGTGGCATCAAAACATTTTCTGAAAAAAGTTCAATGAATGTGAACGTTTCGTTCCTTAACAGTTTAAATATTCTGTTGCGACCAGAATTATTTAAATCGAAAATGGAAGACCAAATAAAAAATTACAATTTGTTTGAAGGATTTATGTTGACAAAGATCAACGGAAATTGTAGGATAGATAAAATCAAAAATACAAAAAAAATTCGCGCAATTAATGCAGAACTATCTAAAAATTTGATTGGAGGAAAAATAATAATAGAACTGATTCAATTCATCGTCAACATATTTGAGATCAACTTGTTAATATTTGATTTTGTCAAAAATGAGATCCTTTTTTTTTGGTCATGTGGCCACAAATATCCTGATGTAAATCTTTTTAATGATTTACACTGTATGGCCAACATTCGCGGCGCATATGAACCCTTGATGCCCATTAACAACAAAATCCCAATTGAACATATTCAAAAAATGTATATCCAAATATTAACAAATGATAACGATTATATGCAGAATGCTTTTCCTATAAAACTCGCTTCACATACATTGATCCAATTAGAAAAATGGGACATTTCTCCAAATAAATATGTTAAAATCATCGAAAATTATTTCAGCAATTCTTTTACAGAAAAGATCGATTACAACGTATAATATAAATATAAAATATATGTATATTATATTCACATATGGACAAGGACATCATTGCTCTCCTGAGTAAAGCAGAAAGTGTAGTAAACGCAACAACGTTAGTGACACTTTATCTTCGACCAGATCATAGCAATTTGTGACTAGCACGTGACAAAATACTTGCTGAGATCAAAATTGCACCAAACATCAAAAATAAAAAGGTTTCCAAACAAGTCATAGAATCCTTACAACTAATAAAACATCAATTGAATTTGATGGAAACCATACCTAAAAACGGTATTGTGTTTTGTGCAGGCAACGTTACCCAGCAAGAGTCCTATCTTTAGCACAAATTGCCATATCTTCGAACCTCCCAATCCGGTGAATAAATTTTACTACAAATGTGACCGACATTTCCATCTTGATGATCTATTAGAATTATACAACATCTATGACACATACGCAATAGTTTTAATTTCTGGCAAACGAACTGACATGTACGTACATAGCAGCAATAATACCCAACTAATCAAATCATTACAATTTGAACTGCCAAGCCAGCACAAAACTGGCGGGTCATCTGCTGCTAGAATGGGTAGAATACGAGATGAAAAAATAAATTTATCTATTCGAAAGACTGCAGAAACAATGATATCGCTATATGTCAAAGACAACGTTTTTCAACATATCGGTCTAATCTTAGCAGGTCCAGCTTCAATCAAAGAAAAAATTCAATCCGAGAAGATATTTGTACAACATTTTAATAAATATCTCTTACGAACAATCACCATTGCAGAAATAGAAGACAATTCAATTTATTATGTTGTCGCTTCTATTATGGATATTTCATCTGGATTATGTATGTCTGGTGATGTTGTTGCTAAATTTGAAACAATGATATCTGATCCTGAAATTATTGATCTCATAGTTTTTGGCACATCAGATGTATTAGATGAATATAACGCTGGAAATTTGGCAGAATTGTTCATCGATAAGGACATGCTAGATATTATTACAATTAATCCTAAAACGATCGTGCAGGTTATTCAGAATAGCGAGTTTATTAATAAATACGGCTCATTGGTGGGCATAAAATATTTTGCAGTTGACGAGTAAAATTTATTTAATTATGACATAGTTAAATAAAAATTGATTTTTTTAATCTTAGGTTTCTTGTTTATATTTCTTCGATATCAACAGAAACATGGGGAACGCTTTACAAAATTCGCGCCGAGCATTATTGCCAGAAAATATTGATTCGTTAGAGACCAAACTCAAAGTTGAATCGAAAATGTTACATTTCAAAGATAAGAACAACTTTTCTCAATCAGAAAATGTTCCAACAATGGGAAAAAATATGCCTATCGTAATTGGTATTGTTCAAAATTTGTTGGCGATAAATCAAATGAACGATTTGAAAATTCTAGAAATAATGGCAGGGAATTGTAGTGCGTCAACGATGTTAGAGGAAAAAATTAGAGATAACGTAAAGTCGTGGGTTCGGACAGATATCGGTGATTATTCTAGACAATCAGAGCAGATGGATGCTGTTGATGCTGTGGCGCAATATGGTGACCAATCAAATTTGTTATTAATGATCTGTCCTCCACCTGGATCTATTGATACTGAAAATTTTGTTGGATCGTGTTATGGAGATTATTTTGCGTGCAAGAAATTTATTGCAACAAAGAAAGGCGAGAACAAATATATCATTTTTGTCGGCGAATTAGGCGCGAGTGATGGATCAGATGGCATGTATTTGTATATGCTCACACATACTAGACTAAAACTATTAGGACGCAAAATGATTCAGAAAGGATTAGATAATTTCGGTGGTCCTTTAGAAAAAGAAGTATTTCTTTTTTTGATCAACTAGTTAAGCTAATTAATAAAAAATTGAAATAAATATAGATAGGAAAGGGTATCAGATTAATTTATTAACAAACATGTTATTGCCGCCAGATAATGATTCACTGAACAAAAACAGACGATTGGCTCTCCCGCCAAATATTGATGCGATGGAAGGATTAATCAGGGACCAATGGAAAAAAGTATACAAAACAGATATATTAAATGCATGTCAAGAGAAGCCACATCCAACTTTACATCGTGAGTGTTTGAAAGTTGCCGGAATATTATTATGCCGTTATTTAACCGATAGAAATGTCTTTGGACTTAGGATTCTTGAAATTATGGCAGGAAATTGTGAAGCGTCCAAGGTTATTCAAGGAGAAATAAAAGCTAAGTATGAATCATGGAAATATACTGACATTGGTGATTATGCGAAAGGATGTGAACAAATGGATGCAATTTGTGCCGTCGAAAAGTATGGAAAGGAATACAATACTTTATTGATGATCTCGCCGCCACCAGGATCAATTGATTATTTACATGTACATTCATCTTACGGTGACTATTTTGCATGTAAAAAATTTATTGAAATGGAAACAGGTGAACAAAGATATATCATTATAATCGGTGAACTTGGCGGAAGCGATGCGTCACAGGGGATGTATTTATATATGATGAAACATCCTTCATTAATTCTTGAATTCCGTTGTACCTTTTTGATCGCTAAAGATCATCAAGGTGGACCGGTTGAAAAGGAAGTCTTCGTTTTTTCAATTTGGAAATGATTTAATCTTTATCAAAAATTAAATCATATGCATCTAACAGAAACTTTGAAATATTTCATGCGTAACCCTGCACCTTGTCCAAACAATTTTACGTCGTGATTTGGATCTGGATTCCCGATAGATGGGGCAATATATGGATACGCCCACGTAACTGCCTGATCGATAATAGGTCTATTATCGTCATTGTATTTACCTGGCAATATTTCTCCATAATTATTTGTAACATCTAATTGAACCAATCCAGATGCAGATTGATTTCCAGAATCAGGATATGTTGTTACGATGGGAATTTCATTTTCGACAAGTTGTCGCGCATAATTATTAGGTAATTGCATATCGAGAAGAGAAAACAGTCCAAATCCGAAATAGCTACTACTCATACTGGTTGCTTCGGCGACTCCTTTATGGTCTAACATTCTCAGCGGATCGTTTTGTCGAACACCAAATCGCGGCACCGTAAATACTAATTCATCGTTGATATAATATTTTGCGGATGTTTTTTGAAGACCTATACCAACTTTTACAAAATCATTGGCCGCGTTTCCTCCTCTACCGCCAGCTGGGAATGCTGCGGAATAGGCAGCATAAAAATTTGTATTTGATTGGCCAAACGGTAATCTTTCAACAAAACAATATATCTTATCCCTTGATAAAAATATATCGGTGACCAAAAATGTTTCTGGATCGATTGTATTTATCGCACCACTACATAATCGAATGTCTTCGTATATGTTTCTGATCCTGGGTAAAAATCCGCTCGGTATGTTATTTATCGGGATGTATTGATCAACTGCTATTTCGGTTTCGTAAAGAGTTTCATAATCATCACTTAGTATGAAAGGATTTTTGTAATATCTTAAATTTTTGACGTGCTCGTTACCTGTCGGAATTGTAGAAACAAATTGAGGTGCGTTGACAAATAATCCGTTTGAATCTATGGTTGTTGTTCCATCGAGTGGAAATGGGATAAAATTAGGAAGAGCATTCGTGAAATTAGCATCAAGTGTTGCAATTGTTATTTTTGCAAAATCGAAATATACAATAACTTTGTCATCTTTAGGTTCGCATTCCAAACGAACTTGTTCTCTATGTTGGATTTGTTTTTTGCAAGAACTGTTACAAATTTTCTTTTGTGAACAATTTTGTGTTCTACTTGAGTCGGACGTTTGAGTTTTTTTGTGTATCATCTATAAATATGCTATATTATTATTGTTCGTGTGGCAGAATGACCCTATATATAATTTTACAGTTGATAATTATTGACTGTAAAATTTGACGCGTTGTTCCACAGTTTCTTCTACATTGTACGCATAATTTGAATTTGCAATCTCTTGCCGGTAACATTGAACGGACAAATATTTGCGCATTCAAATCTCCAGGCAATCTCTTGTCATCGACATTGAATCGACAAATATTTGTGCGTTCAAATCTCCAGGCAATGCAATCTCTTGCCAGCAACATTGAATCGACAAATATTTGTGCGTTCAAATCTCTTGATAATACAATTCTTGCCAGCAATGTTGGATGGATAAATATTCAAACTTTCAAATCTCCAGGCAATACAATTCTTGCCAGCAACATTGAACGGACAAATATTGGTATATTCAAATCTCTTGGCAACACAATTCTTGCCAGCAATGTTGGATGGATAAATATTCGAACTTTCAAATCTCCTGGCAACACAATCTCTTGCCAGCAACATTGAACGGACAAATATTGGGACATTCAAATCTCCAGGCAATGCAATTCTTTGGCAACAACATTCGAATCTCGCGGCAATGCAATTCCTTGCCAGTAACATCAAACGGATAAATATTATGATGTTCAAATCTCCAAGCGATGCAATTCTTTGGCAACAATATCGAATAGACAAATATTGGGACTTACAAATCTCTTGGCAATACCTTGCTGGCAACATTGAATGGACAAATATTGGGACGTTCAAATTTCACTGTAATATAATCCCTCGCCAGTAACATTGAGTGGACAAATATTGCGACATTCAAATCTCCAGGCAATGGAATTCTTTGCCAGTAACATTGAATGGACAAATATTGGGACGTTCAAATCTCCAGACAATACAATTCTTTGCCAGTAACATTGAATTAACGAATATTGTGATCTTCAAACTTATTGTAACATTGAACGAACAAATATTACGATCTTCAATTCCCCAACAATACAATTCCTCATCTAAACAAAAAAATGAAAAATATATGATTTATCGAACATAACGTACTATATTCGATAAAACATGCATAACGTAATTATTAGTTTTCCAAATGATGCGCGCAAACAGGCTGTAGCTAAATCACTATTCAATGCATATCCAAATTCGATTGTGAACGCACATGCAGAAGTCTTTCCTGAATCAAACGAAATTGAATTAGAAATGTCATATGCTGATTTTTGCATCATACTCAATATGATTAAAGGCAAAGTTAAGCAATGGGAAATTCCCAAAGATATATATCAGATAGCTTACAAGTATGGATTAGTGAACGATGATTTGCATAGTTTCAAAAACATTTTAAATAATAAACGTAACGATACGTTGACCCGAATTGATACATTTTTGAAATCGCCTGATACTATGTTCATTCCTGATATTATTTCTGACTATTTAGAATACAAAGAAATTTTTGCGCGACAAAAAAATATTATTCCAGTCCAAGTGGTATTTGACAAGGTGATAAACATTTATGGTGGTGTTCCAATTTACGCAGGAAACATAAGATGGGATAAATCACTTAGTACGCTCGAAGAACATAATATCACGTTAAATGGTGACATTAACATAAATGCTATCCGAGCAACAATGTTACTTCAAAAATATGGAGATGAAGAATCTTTTTTTTTCAATGATGTTAACAAAAAATTTTTTAGTCGGTCCGAAATCGAATATTTGGAAAGTTGTCTTGATACGCTGTGTGACATTGTTTCGGATGATCAAGGAGATAATTTTGTTCGAGCTTCGAATATTACGTATCCCGAGAATTTGTTCCGGTTAACAATGGACCAAAAAACATGTGATAAAATTATTCGCATCGTTAAACAAAACAAATCATATCATAAAAAAGTTAAAAGTCACTCACATATATCTAGAGCTGTAGCAATTCCCGAAGATGAACTACAGGATATTGTGTAGATTTTTTGGCTATTGTGGATTCATAAATTTAGATATTAACGAATAAATATATTTACTCATTGATGAAAAATTTAAATTATTTTTTTCAGTGACATCCTTCTTTATTTTCATATATCATCAAAATGCAAAACACAATCTCCGATTAACAGAATTTTGGTGCTCAACGAACTCCACGATCTTATCGTCACCATAGAAGAAGATTGATTTATCATCACTACCCCCACTCGTAATTGCAAACCATTGTATTGGATAAATTGCCTCAATAATGATTGTTGGAACTATGTTTCTCGGGACACAAAGATTGATCTAAGATATTTTGGCCCAATCGATGACCAACGCGCGTCCAACTCCAAAAATTGGATGGGCAATCATTTTGGTAGTAATTTTGAAATGAGTGTAGTTTGTTGCGGTTATTAATTTTTTATAAAAAATTGATAATCGTTTTCATTTAAAATGATCCAAAATATACTAATCACAAATGTACGTCCCTCAAAAAATCAGTGATGAAATGAAATTAGTCATGGACGTTGAAAACAAATTCTTCGTTTACATTGACAAAGGTTTCTATCCCAACGAAGAAAGTGATCGTATCTTCCAAGAATTAGAAAAACAAGTTGAATACAATGTTGGCAGTTTTTTTTCAATTTATGGCAAAAAAATACCTATCCCCAGAAAACAGACTGCATATGGTGATCCAGGCACTAGTTACTCCTTTACAAATCAAGTTACTAAAGCAAAACCATGGATTCCTATTCTGCAAAAAATTAGAAAAGATATCGAATATTTTACAGGCAAAACCTTTAATTTTTGTCTCGTTAATCGCTATGAAGATGGTAACCAATACATAGGTTACCACAAAGATAGTGAATTAGATTTAGTAGAAGAACCAAGTATCGTTTCTTTGTCATTTGGTGCTACTAGAAAATTTTATTTCAAATCTGACAATAAAGACGTCAAAGTAGTGAAATTAGAGCTAAATCATGGATGTTTATGTTGGATAATCGATCCAACGAACAAAACTTGGAAACATTCTGTGCCCAAAGAAAAAAAGGTCAAATCTCCGCGAATAAACATAACGTTTCGTCATATTGCCATATAAATATTTAACAATAAGATAGATACAATAAAGATGGTTTGTTCTATTGTAATAATGATCATGTTATATTTTTTTTGGAGCTACACTCAAAAATATTTATCGTCCGAACGACCCGCCACTCAAGGGATAATTGACAAAATGCATGATTCTGATTTGGTTTGCAAACTCAATGTATATTTATCAAATCATCCCACGTTTGCAAAATTAAACATAATTTTAACGACGTTGTTATTAGATATCAACATCGTCTATGTCATATTATCGAGCATCATAAACGATGATAGCAGACCCATATTTTTAATAGTATTTGGCATCATATCGCGGCAACTTTGCCAATTCGTTAATAAATTACCTACTCCTCAAAATATGATTTGGTTCGATCCTCATTTCCCAACGTTTTTCATGATGTATAACACAGTTAATGATTTTTTCTTTTCAGGCCATACATTAATATCAATCATCACCGGCGTAACGATATATTATCAAACTACAAATATATTAGTTGCCCTATACGCAATTTTGTTTATAATTTATGAGATATCATTTGTTGCTATATCAAAATCTCACTATTTTATGGATATTTATGCAGGAGCAAGTACCTATTTTATGCTTAACTACATTTTCGATAATTATTTTAATTTTTAACAACAATAACGTATTTTTGTTAAATTCTTTTCCTTGCATATAATTACGACAATGCGAACAAGATCACACCGATACTCAAGAGAAGATGGTGAATATACAAATAGCACACACTATGACCCTCAAAATAACAGTCTGGACATTGGTTTCCAACGACTCAAAATCTTCAACTGCAAAATATATCCCGATATGTCATCCATAAAATTCTTATTCGTTCATCAAAATAATATCACAAACTTACCCGATGCATCTTTACTGCCAAATTTGACGGAACTAAATTGTTCCAATAACAACCTTAAAAATATACCATTTTATCGAAAATTAATCACTTTAAATATCTCGTTCAACAAAGTGACCGAATTAAATCACTACCACAACAGTGACCTCAAATATCTGGATTGTTCCTTTAATCCAAATATTGCTTTGAACATTTATCTTCCCTATTGCAAACATCTTTACATAAATGACACAAAATTAACAAACATAAAATTATCGAGATTCAGAAAGTTGAAATTTTTAGATTGCAGTAACAACAACCTACATGATATTGACCCCAGTAATTCTTTGTTAGAATTAAATATCCAAAACAACGAAATGACAGAATTACCCTTATTTCCAATATTAAATGTTTTAATGATTGATGACAATTTTTTAACTAGTTTAGTGACCTATCCGTATCTAAAGATATTAAATGCATCACGTAATAAACTGATTCATATTGATTCGCAGCCACAACTGACGAAGATTACGGCGTCACACAATTTGGTTTCTAAAATTGGATTGATGCCAAAGCTAGAGATAATTGAGTTGGATAATAATAACATAACAAATTTTGAGATATTTGGTGTTTCGAAGCATGTGTGTCTTCAATTTAATCCGATTACCAACCTAGGTGTACATGAGCAAGCGTTCCAAAATATCGAAGAATTGCAAGTAGATTACAAAATGTATGAAAAAATTTATGCAAAATGTTACGACAGTATTAAATCGATTAATATTTTTGCATGCGAAAACAAAATTGACGAAAAGATCAAAAAATTAGAAGGTGTTTTTAGTGCGAGGATGTTGAAATTTATTAAGAAAATGTTTCTGAAAACTGAGTTTCAGAATAGAGGTAATATGTTCGGACAAATAACGGTGCGAATATGTGATGAATATTTTAAAAATGATGACGAAACGACAATGCGCGAAAAATGTATAATGACGTTAAAAAACATATCAAAATTATATCATAAAATAATTGTTGTATCACTAATTTTTAATTACTAAAAAAAATGAAACGGTAACTGTATTCATATAATTCGATTGATAACATATAAATAAAATATAGTAGTAATAGTATATTGTTAAAATGATAAACGAAAAGATATATTCCGAAATTCTTAATACTATTTTGACCGATGAAAATAAAGGGCAGATAAATGAAATGATTGATGTGCACAAGAAAGATGCGTCACAGGAATTAGAAGTCTCCTTTCGCGGCATCAATTATGCTGATTACATCAAGATCGTCGAAAAGTATGTTAATGATACTGACCAAAAAAACATATCTGAATCTGAATCGTTAGATATATCGATCATGTTGTCCAATAAAAATACTTATCGTGTCAGTCTAAAAAATAAAACGTTGATTACTGACTTCATAAATAAATATTCAAAAGCATCGAATGATAAAATACAAGAATATTTGCTCAGTTTGAAACAATCTAAAGACGTCGAAATGATGTACAAAAATCGTGGTGCTGCTATACGTTTATATGTGGAAGATTTTGACATCGTTTTCAAATCGACCGCAGAAACACCAATCAGTGCGGAGAATCCAGCGCCTATTCTCGGTAAAGGGGATGAAACTACAGCAGTTCTGACAGGTACTGAAAAGATGTTATTCAGATACAAACAACGAGTAAGTTTTAAACTGAATTCTAAATTTCGATTAGATGCGACAGAAGTGCAAGAGTCAAAAAATATTTGGAACCTTGCGGAAGCGCCACAAACATACGAATTAGAATTAGAAGCCATTGGTGAAAAAATAACAATAGATGATTTAACCAAAAATGTTATTGATGTATTGCGCACGATCCAAAATACGCCCGCGCCAATTGGAAAAAAAGAAGCTGAATATGTCATCAATGCATACAAGTATATCCATAACATCAAACGAGACATCTCAACATTGCTCGTTCGTAACGTAATATCAGTAGAAACGCAACATGTCGTTAATTTCATACCCCACAGTTATGCCGTTACTGATAAAGTTGATGGAGAAAGAGGTAATTTGATCTTCTTACCACGTGGAATATATTTCATCTCAACAGTCCTTGTTGTCAAAAAAACAGCATACGTAACTGATAATCCAGCATATTTGAACATGATTTTGGACGGAGAAATGATCACTGACGTTAGTACGGACAAACAATGTTTTTTGTTGTTTGATTTAATATATGCCAACAATATTAGCTATCTAGATGATACAAAATATGGATTGTTACATCGTTTAGATAGAATAAAAGATATTGTTCAAAACTGTTTTGGTACTTTAATTCCATTCCCAGATTACATGGATAAACATAAGGATACAGATTTGGCCGCAATCGTAAAATTTTATTCAAATGAACTTAAAAAGTATTGGGATGAGTTTCGTAAACGTTTGGAGAAATCAGAAGAATTATTCATTACCAGAAAATTATATTTCGTTCCTTACGGTATCGATCCATGTGAAATTTTCATGTATGCGTCAATGATCTGGAAATTATATGTCTACAATGAGCTGCCTCCGTATAAGTTAGATGGTATGATCTATACACCGCAAAATACACCATATATGATTGATGCAGATTCCAAAAATTTTGACGCAAAACCCTTCGAATATAAATGGAAACCGCCAAATTTAAATTCGATCGACTTTTTTATCCGATTCGAAAAAAATGAAACGACGCAATCAGATGCGATATATTTTGACGAATCCGATAATACTAAAGTGGTTAATCAATACAAGGTATGTAAGTTGTTCGTTCATACGCAAAATAAAGGACAAGAAATTCCTACACCGTTTAAAATTGGTGGCGTTGAACAACGAGCGAACATTTACATTAACGACGGTGACACTCGGGATATTGAGGGCAAAATTATTGAAGATAACACTGTCGTTGAATTTGTTTTTGATACTACACAGAAAAATGTAAACAATGCATACAAATGGATTCCATTACGAACTAGATACGACAAAACTGAGTCAGTGATAAAATATGGTACAAAATATGGTAATCATTATCTGATCGCTAATCGCATTTGGAAAACCATCGTCAATCCCATCACTGAAGAAAACATTGCGACATTGGGTAATCCGAATACGTACAAGTTAGAAATGGATCGACTTTCTCAAATGGTACAAACTATACCAGCAGCAACTGCACCAGCAAAGGAAGCGTATTATTCAAATGATTCGCTCAAAGATGCTGGTATGAATGCGTTTCATAATTGGATCAAGTCTAACATGATAATAACATATGCACAAAACAAACCCAACATGTTAGATATTGGCATAGGACGTGGTGGAGATATTCTGAAGTTCATCGGCGCAAATATTGGCGAAGTTGTTGGGCTAGATAGCGATGTTCAAGGATTATTTAATGGCGACAATTCTGCATCTAGCCGTTACAAGAAAGAAAAAGCTAAACGCAAGAATGTTCCTGTTATGTATTTTATAAACGCAAATGCTAAAGGATTATTTAACGTTAAATCTCAACTAAATATCATTCCAAACATGTCAAATGAGAATAAACGGTTAATTGACACACATTTATCAGGAAACAAAAAATATAGTGTTATCAACTGTCAGTTTAGTATGCATTATTATTTATCAGATGCTATCGCTTGGTCGAACTTTTGCAAAAATTTATCAGATCATTTGGAAGATGATGGGTATTTATTATTGACTTGTTTTGATGGAAAATTGATAAGAGACAAACTGAAAGATAAAAAAAGTATCAACATTTCATACACTGGCGACAATGGTGTCAAAACTACCTTTCTGGAGATCGTAAAATTGTATACCGATGATGATCCAGTCGGCGTTGGTTTGGGGATCGATGTATATAACTCCACTATTTCTAATTCTGGAACTTTTAATACCGAATATTTGGTGGATCCACAATTTTTAGAAGATTCGTTACGCACAAATAGCGGGTTAAAATTGGTCGAGACTGATTCATTCTATAATATATACAATTTGTACAAAAAATATTTCACGTTACCATCATCAACAGAATATTTAGCAGGAGATGCGGTTGGTCGCCATGACGTAATTAAGAAATATTACATGTCGATGGATCCTGATAATCGTCATTTGTTCACCGCGGAAGAAGTTGATTATAACTTGGCTGGATTCAAAATGTCATCCTTGAACAGATATTACGTTTTTAAAAAAGAAAATGGTTTTGTTTCTCCATCACGTGTCGTTAGTATGAACTTTAAATTAGATCTTGGCAAGATGATGATACCTTACTTCTATTCAAATGGGGTATATATCGATCCTGGATGTAAAAATGATAACATTAATAGCATTTTCAAAGAATTATGTGCGAAATCACAAGGAGTGCGGCCAAATGTTTACGTCATCAGGCATAATATCAATGAACATATGATTGATGACGAGCCTTTTAGTTACAATAGTTTCGAATTTGCAAGAATTAAAGAAGGAGTTGATCCTAAAGTTTTGATCATATACAAATCTCCCGATAAAAAATTCTTTCCGCTATTTTATCAACCATACAATCCTGGGATGGAGACTATTATGGCCAACAAATATTTTTTCGATAACAGCAAAATTGTGAAAGATTTAGATTTTTTGATCGAACTAAGTAACAAAATTAATCCTGAAAAATAATATAATCTGTTGCAATAAATTTTATTTCAACAGATTGTTAAAATTATATTGTCTATTAGTAATATAACATAATGAAATTGAATATCTATCGACTTTATATTTCGCATAAAGATTCCCCAAAGTTTGACATCCCCGAAGTCAACGTCAAAAACATTTCGTTGAGCAACGATCCAAGTCCAAAATTAATAAAATATGGATTCAATAAAACGACGGACAATTTTAATGTTATTGATCTGATGAAAGATGACCATTACAAAATTGGTCTGAATTTTGATTTTGATCGAACTGACGCAGAAAGTATCAACGTCGTCGGCAAGAAAACATTCAATATCACTGGAATCGATCATAATTTTTGTATGTTTTGGGAAATCTTGAACCTATTCGGAATGTTGGCGATCGACCAAACAATTTTGACCAACATCAAGAACACGATGACAAATATAACGTCTGTTTACAATAAAATGACGAAAGCCAAAGTAAATACTAAAATCTATGAAACTATGCCCCCAAAGGAGAAAGCATCACTCATTGTCAATAAATATTCAGATGTTGATTTAGAAGAAGATGCCGTCGTTCATCTCATCATTAATGACTTACAACGATCAATCCCTTTGGCTGCCCCAGGATCATCGATGATCTTCCAAATTTTCAGCTGTCAAACGGCAATCATGACAGAATTAATTTTTTTTATGATGTCTTTATTCAACGAAGCATATATTATCAAGCCACTAACTAGTTCTGATTTATCAAATGAGAAATTTTTAGTGCTAGGGGATATGAAAAAAAAAGTTTCTATGTTTGATATACCTAAAAAATATTCATCAAGTACATACATGTCATCATTAAATATTGATTTGCCGGTCGAATATGTGACAATCATACAATGCATAAATTCAGAATTGATTCCTCAAAAATTTCTGATGTACAACAACATTCAAGCATATATCCGGAGTAAGATGTATGAAGGGGCACAATATCAAGAATTATATAGGTGTCAAAATAAAAACATAGCGAGTTGGATAGAAATGTTCACTGATTTTAGTAAATTTGAAGATTTATTAAAATCAACGTTAGATAAGTCGGATAAGAAATGTATTCTTAGTCGCCGAATAGAAAATGTTTTTGATTAAATCATAGAGTATTGTTTTCTTTCATCTGTTTTAGTCCTACATCTGACTCTAATTTTGCCTCTGTCGTCATATGTTGTTTAGCCAATCGGTCTGCCAAAGTTGCCTCTGTTAAAAATCCCTTGCTTATTCTATCTTTGTAATACAATGCAGATACTAAAACTCGCAAATCATCACCCTTAATAATTTTAACAAATATGCCGGTATATCTCTCAAAAAAATCGTTAAATTCACGACCAAGTTGGTCATACATATGAATGAAATCTAAGTCGCGAACTGATGGATCCTTCATTCTTGTTCTAATTTCTTTCATTGTCATTATAATACTGACCATTTCTGGTTCAGTTATCACTGGAATTTGTTCTTCTACGGACATTATCAATAATTTATTGTTAATATTATTATATCAACAATAATTACGCAGATTTCTTTTTTTTCTTATGTTCATGACTGGATTCGGAATCTGATAAAAATGCATAGTCAGATGTTTCTGAATCTATCATTTCGTGCACTTTTTTTTTATTAGGTCTTGTGACGTTCATTTTATCGTAATATGTTGCCAATCTTCTGATCATCGATTCAACTCTTATGTTATCAAAGTTATGTTTGACGCACATAAAATTAAATAATTCGTCACGTTGAAATGTCCTTAGTCTGATATTATGATTGGTGACTACAAAGTTCTCATTATTATCCAAATCATCTAATGCGGTTTTGAAATAATTTGTAGCTTCGAACATACATTCAATATTGTCCTTATCTAACACTATTTTTTTATTTTTCTTAGCCTCACTTTTCAAATATTCAACTGCACCTTTTAAATTTTTTTTGCAACGTATCAAATCGTATGACTTTTTAGGTCCAACTGTTTTAATTCTCGTACAATAATCGCAGCCCATTAAGACACTCATATCTACAAATTGATCCATACTCAAATTCATTTTTGATAATGTAGTTCGAAGACTTATAACTGATACTTTCGTTCCTTTTTCTGACATTGCACTAAACATGTTTTTGAAGACATATGGTGCACCAAACACCACGATATCAATATCTTCTGTACAAACTCCCTTGATGATTCTGTTACCACGTTTATCTTTCCGTGTAGCTAACCATGCCAAAACTGGATCAGCTTCTTCTGGGGCAAGGATATATGGAATTCCCATAAGATCGAACATAGTCTGTAATTCTTCGTAATCATTTTGTGTTGGACAAAAAGACTGCTTAAAACATGTAATGTAATCATTTTCGTCTGTGACTGACGATAATTTCTCTGACGCAACCATCTTATCATCAGTTCTTTTTTGAATCGTTTTATCTTTTAGGTGCGACGGCTGGCCATCAAAAACAAATATAGGTGTCATGTCATTTTCTAAAAATTTAAGAATCTTGTAAAAGATGCCATTCAGATGACTTGTCAGTTCTCCAGCAGCATTTGTCATATCCTGACCAGACGCTCGCATACCAATTCCCATCCTATGAACTAATATACTCGTATCAATACCAACTGTCATGCCGCTAAAATGCGAAAATTCATACTCTTTAATTCCTTCATCATTTGTTGAATCCTTAATCAATTTTGGTAATCCTGGCACGCCCATTACTAATGAATAATAACATTATTAATATTCATTTTAAATGCGATTAATTATCATTTTTTTTTGTTGTATGCATACTGACTATAAATGGATTCCATACGTCTTCTAATTCTTTGCGTTTCAAATCATACGTTTCCTTACTTTCATTTTGATTATCTTCTACATAATTAATCAGTATTGTGCATAATGAATCTATTTTTGCTTTAGTTGCAGGGTCTATTATTTGAGCTATGTTTGGTTCGTTTAAAGCCTGTTTGATGTTGCGAACATAATATTCTAAACAGTTTCGAGCATCAATAGACATCTTCTTTTTATTATCTGCGTCTTCAAATAATTTAGCTTCTTCAATCATTTTATTTATTTCTTCGTCTGTAAATTTGCCGCGATTGTTAGTAATTGTAATGTTTTTAGTCTTGTTAGTGGTTTTTTCACATGCGGTAACATTTAAAATACAGTTTGCATCAATATCGAACGTTACTTCAATTTGTGGATGACCCCGAGGAGCAGGCGGGATACCTTCCAACGCAAAAGTACCCAACTTGTTATTATCTTTTGTTAATTTTCGTTCCCCTTCATATATTTGGATATTAACTCCCGGCTGATTATCTGAATGGGTAGAAAATATCTTTGATTTTTTGCAAGGGACAGTTGTGTTGCGATCTATTAAATTTGTCATCAGACCCCCAACTGTTTCTAGTCCCAACGATAACGGTATAACATCTATTAACATAATTGATCCTAAATCTCCTTCAACTGACCCAGACAATATCGCTGCTTGAACAGCTGCACCATATGCAACCGCTTCATCTGGATTGACAGATTCATTCAACTTCTTGCCGCCAAAAAAATCAGTCAATAACTGCTTGATCTTAGGAATTCTAGTTGTACCACCAACCAAGACTATCTCTGCAACTTCAGATTTATCAAGATGGGCATCTGTTAGAACATTATTGACCGGTTTAAGAGTTTCTAAAAATATATTCATACATAACTCTTCAAATTTAGGTCTACCAATGTTGACAATATAATCGATACCATCAAATAAGGAATCTATTTCTATTACGGCTTGCATGACGGAAGACAGGGTTCGCTTAGCTTTTTCACATGCAACTTTTAGTTTTTGTACAGACTTTGGCGACTCACTTATATCCTGGCCATGTTTTTTCTTGAAATCATCAATACAATATTTAACAAGAGTATTATCGATATCTTCTCCGCCGAGTGCCGAGTTTCCTGACGTTGCCAAAACACTGAATACACCATCATACAATGACAGTAACGAAACATCATGAGTTCCGCCGCCACAATCAAAAACCAATATGTTAATTTTCTTCCCAGAGATCTTATCCAATCCATATGCTAAAGCGGCAGCGGTTGGTTCATTAATTATTCGCAGCACATTTAGACCTGCAATCTTGCCAGCATCTTTTGTTGCTTGCCGTTGCGCATCATTAAAATATGCTGGCACGGTGATAACTGCATCAACAACATCAAAACCTAAAAATGTACCCGCAATTTGTTTCATTTTGCTTAATACCATAGACGAAATTTGTTCGGGAGAGTATTGCTTTAATGTGTTCATGTATGAAACTTCAAAATATGGTTTTCCATTAACGTTTTTGACAGCGAATGGGCAGTGTTTAATGTTATGTTGGACACTTTCGTCAGTCATTTCCCGGCCGATGAATCTTTTTGCATCAAAAATAGTATTTTTTGCATTGCTCACCATCTGACTTTTGGCCGCATCACCAACAAGATGTTCGGTCTGGGTAAATGCCACGAACGATGGAGTTATTCGATTTCCCAATTCGTTTACAATGATTTCAATCTTATTATTGAGCCAGACAGCTACCACACTAAAAGTTGTTCCTAAATCAATTCCTATTGCTATTTTTTTTGACATATTATATTAACGTTCCAAGTTATAATTTCTTATATTAACGAATAATGAATCGTTTAGAAAACGATTCATTATTCATAATAAATATTCCACTCGTTAGTCATATCTTCTAACATATTCGGATCTTTACATATTAAAAACGTTTTAGTTTCGCAATATCTTTTGCACAATAATCCTGAGATATCTTCTTCGTTTAAGATAAAAGAAGTATTTATGTTTTTGGTATCATAAAAATAAATGTTAGCAAACGGACTATTAGTTCCTGAAAATCCTATCTTGTTTGTTATTACCTCCAACGAATTAGATCCATGTTCCACAACGAATTTATTCATGATTTCATTTATCTTTGTTTGCGGCAAATCTTGCGTTGATGTAATTTCTGCGACGATCTCGTACAATTTTCTTGTTAAAATTCTGCGATAAATTTTGTACGCCTCCTTTATTTTAAGAACATCATCTGGATCAAAACGACTCTCTTTGCATGTCAAATGATAAATGTAATTTTCAACGTAATTAAAGATGCTTTGGTCCGTTAAAGTGCAAAATCGTTCCATATTTTTGATAGAATCAGATATCTTGAAAACTGGATCTATGATTCTATAAATATCGCACATCATCATTTCAATTATTTTAACAGTTTTATGACTGTAAATTTGCTTGTGCATCATATATCGAATATAAAACATATCAAATACGTCAGATGAACAATGTTTTGGATAGGATATGTTTTCATTTTTATCAATGATCAATTCGTCAATTAATCTCCGCGGATCAAATCCTTTTTTGAGTCCCAAATTGTATGTATCTCGGGCCAAATAATCAAACTTATCTACATCGATACCATTTAAATAATTAGAGACGATCTGATACAATGCCCCTTTATGTTGTTCTTTAGGATGAATTATTGACTTTATGAAATTAATTTGTTGATCTGTAATGATATCTGGCAATTCTCGTTTACAAATCATATCAATAATCACACATGAACGCTCTTCATGACACGAATTTGGGTGATTATAATCTTTCAAAAAAATATTATCAAATATATGACTGTAAGGACCGTGACCAATATCGTGACACAATCCAGCGATCTTTACTAACTCTATTATGTGATGAGATAACTCAAATTCCCCACTTAATTCGGTGATGTTATATTTTTTTCCTGGATATTTTGCGGACAACTTCTCGAGCACCACCCCAGTCAGATGATATACTCCCAATGAATGTTCAAATCGAGTATGTACTGCAGATGAAAATACATAATTACAACACCCTAATTGCCTGATATTACGCATTCTTTGGAATTCACTTGTGTCAATTATTTTTAGAGCAATATTACTTACACGAATAAATCCATGTATGTTACAACCGAATAATTTTGATGCACCTGATAACATCTTTATAATTTTTGATGATATTATTGATATTAGAATGTTTTATTTTCAATTTTTTGACAAAAAAAATTGAATCAGTTATCATTTATTTAAATAATATATGACATTTATTAATAAACATGGAATCGTCAATACCGTGGATTGAAAAATATCGGCCAACGGAATTAGAAAACGTTATTATGGACGATCAGACCAAAATGTTGATAGATGTCTTGATTAAAAAAAAGAAGAATGTGCATTTGATAATTACGGGATTTCCAGGTGTGGGTAAAACATCGACTGTAAAGTGTATCGCCAAGAAAGCTTTGGGGGCAAATATTCATGAAGGATTTTTAGAACTAAATGATGCCGATACTCGCGCTAAGAATTCGTCGACGCTTGTTCCGACATTCTGCAAAAGATCTGTAAATTTCGATGAACCTAAAATCGTATTATTAGACGAAGCAGATACCACAAATAAGAGATGGCAGAACGAATTATGCGAATTCATAAAGCTTTACGGAAAAAATACACGATTTATATTTACGTGCAATAACTCTGCTAAAATAATAGAAGATATCCAAAGTATATGCAGAATCATACGATTCAAGAAATTATCGGATGATCAAATCAAGAACAGACTGATTCAGATTTGTTTAAAAGAAAAAGTTGCATATTCAGAGTCGGGATTAGAAATGATATGTTATATTTCTGCTGGCGATATGAGAAAGGCGATTAATAATTTGCAAATGGCAGCATTTTCGGCCGAATCAATAGATAAACAATCAGTATTAGATGTTTGTAGGATGCCAGATCCAAATGACATCAATGAAATTATTGATTTTTGTATTAAGAAAGATTTGGATAGTGCGAATAAGTCATTGAATAGATTGATGATTGAAGGTTTCCATTATTTAGACATCATAATTGGTTTTGATTACATATTGACGGGTTCCAAAATTAAAGACGAGATCAAATTACAACTAATCCATATTGTCAATCAAACTACAATTGTCGTTAGTACAGGAGTGCGTTCTAAATTACAAATGCTGGCGATGTTGTGCAGAATAGTAGATATTTTTTTAACAAATTAAATTTGATCAAATTTAATTTATTAATTTTCTTCTTCCGATAAGAATTCGAGATTATCGATATCAATATTATCGATATGTTGTTTCTGTTCTTCATGAAATTGAGCAACTTCTGTCTTATCTGGTAACGTCGTCATACACATAGTAATGAAGTCCATATCATCAAACATTTTATAATTTTTACGTTCATAGTCTGCTACAAAAAAATGTTGGACTTGATATTGTTGTTTTGAATAGTATGCGTTCCTTTTCTTTGATTGTGCTACGAAAATAGAATTATCTTCATCTTCAATATCGATGACTATTGGATGCGTTTCATAAACTTCTTTTCGCAAAATTCTTCCGATTGATTGTTTAGTAGCACTTTTTGGCGTTGATAAAATAACAACATTCAAGTTGGCAATATCTAATCCTTCCTCTGCCATCGCAAAAGTACCTAGAATGATCTGTTTCGTTGATGAAATTTCCAGCTCTGTATCTGACATACTGCCGATATATTTACCAACTGAACCAGTAATGTTTTCATCTTCTGTCAATAACTTGTAAAATAAGTTAACATGTTTGATTCGCCCTGTCAAAAACAAAACGTTCTTCCCCTCGTCAAATAATTCTTTGAGCATATTTAATATCAAAACATTGCGTTTTTTAATCATTACTAAGTTGGTTATCATTGTAGATCGATCTGGTTCCTGTGTGTATTTGTTAGTAACTACTTTTGTTCTTTTTTCGTTAGACGACCTAAAATGAATTTTTTTAACAACTACCATATCATTTGGTTTTTGCGGTTCTTCATGTAGAATCGGTCCCATATACCAATTTATTATCTTATACAGTCCATCCATTCTTGATTTTTCTGCAGAAATTCCCAACATATATTTCCCAGTCATCTTCCGAAACACGTTAGAAAAATTTTTAGCTGCCATATGATGAACTTCATCAATAATAATTAGACCAAAATCTTTGAACATATGATGATCATAATCTATTTTAGCCAAACTATGTACCATTGCGATGACAAATGGATGATCCGTATCCATCGTTTGTCGCTGAATAGTGCCGATTTGTTTGATATTGGTGGTTTCTTTGATACGGTCACTTGCTTGCCGTTTTAGAAATTCTTTGTGTACGATGAAGAGCGTTTTTAATTTGTAACGGCATGCAATATAGATTGCCAAGTTAGTTTTACCGATACCACATGCTGCAACTAACAGCCCGCCACGATGAGTTTCGAATCCCTTAATGATATTTTCAGCAATGATCTCCTGTCGTGGTCTTAGCTTGCCTAAATATTGCATATCAAATGTTGGAAATTTGTAAGTCTCTAACTTGTTAACTTCCGGTTGGCCGAGATGTTCAAGACCATAATATTTGGGAATACTAAAACATTTTTTGTTCTCTAAAAACACTGCAAAGCTATTATCTTTCGCGAATTTTCCAAAATTACCAGGTTTATAAGGCTTGACTGTCAAATTCTCGCGCATTTTAATGATTTCATCTTCGGTCATTTTTTCTTTATTAATTATATATCCAAAACGATTAATTTGAGTTGACATGATCTACCTTAATATAGAATATATATGTTTATAATATGGTACTTTTTTTCAATTTTACTAAAAAAATTGAAAAAAAAACAATTAGGAGTACAGTGTGAATATATTGATTCAATACACTAAAATGGCTGAAGTAGATCAAAAAACTGTTGACCAATTGACTCAAATGTATGAAAAGTTGAGCGAGGCAGGAATATTGGAGCAATTTATTGAAACGGCTCGTTTAAACGAATCAAAGAAGATGGAAGAAAAAAAGGTTGATGAAAAAAAGGTTGATGAAAAAAAGGTTGATGAAAAGATAACATCAATTCGTAAGATTGAACATTGGTATTCGGACCAAGATAAGACCGTTAAAACTCCTAGATTGATATCTGCAGAAGATTTTAAACATTTTTATGAAGCACTTGATAAGGATACGATAGTGTTTGAAGTGTTAGAAATGTGTGATACAAAATCTGACAGTACTACGTATAAATTAAACGAAAAAACGGTTATCGCACCCGCAAAGTTTTTTTCAAGTTTAAAAGATCAAACCAAAATTGATACAAGTTCGGATACAGGCATTCGTAGAATCAAGGTAGAAAAAGGAGTAGAGAGTTTGTTTGGAGGATCAACCAAAAACGTTATTGTAAACTATAATAATTGCCAAATGATCAAAAAAATGTCTGGTGATTTTAAATCGCTGGGAGATATATGTTTAGTTAAGAATTCGGATTTTGAATCTTTTCCGATGATTGATATGATCACGGGTTTAGAAAAGGATATCAAAGAAAAATTTTGCGTTTTTGATTATTGGTTAAATTGTAATAGCTTTGAAAAAGTATTGGTTGTAGCAAGCGATGTTCCCAAAATGAAAATATGTGACGCAGATAAAATATATGACAAAGATACAGAATTTGTATTGGCTCACGCTATTACGATTGACGAAAATTTTATAGGTGTTGAAAAACATACTATAGTAAGTAATAAAAATTTGGGTCAGGCTAACGGTACTTTTCAAAAAGTTAAAAGAATCTATTCATCAAGCGCGACTGATGCAAATACAATTTTAGTTGGCAATGCCAGTTTTTCACGTTTGCATCAGGAATGGTCGTTAGCGGGCAAAAAAATGTCGCACGTTATAACATTATATAATTCTGTGTATGGTGGAGCTCATTTTTCATGCATCGTAGACAAAGAAATATTTGACAAGCTAAACGTTATGTGTCCAAAAAATAACAAGCTCAACGAAAACGAATTTAATTTGATTACTCATTATTCCCCGACTGGTATACAAAAAATGTTAATTACTAAATCACAATTAGATGAAATTAATAAAGGGTCATCCGGTATTTATCAAAACGCATGTGTTATAACATTTTTTAACATTACAGATAACAATATAACTGAAGAAATTGCAGTGACACATGTATCTTGGAGAGCACAATCGGTATCTATGTTCAAACTTGATGACGAATCAAAATTGATACAAGGATATATACAACCAAAACATTACGCAAAAATCAAAGAAGAAAAATTTACATTCGAGTCGAAACCGACATCTATCAGTACAGTTTTCTTCCAAGGAAAATTTGTTGAATGTTTGGTAACCGAAGAACAACTTGCACGAGTTGATTAAATTATAACGATATTATGAAATATTATTGTTATGATTTTGTGAAAATTTTATGATACTAACACGAATTCATATAAAAAAAATTGAAAAAAAAATGATTAGGATAGCTATTCATAATATATAGAAACCAAATCACCGGATGGCGCAAGTACAACAAGGAGAAAAAACCGTCGAAGAAATGGCCCGAATGTTTAACAAGTTGAACGAATCTGGCATGTTAGAGAAATTATTAGAGGAAGCTCGCAAGAAAAAAGGGGAGGTTAACGAAGACTCCAAAGAGGTCGTCAACGAGGAACCAAAATCTGAGAAAATAGATGGAGTTTTAAAAATCGAACAATGGAGTCAAAGTGGTGATAATATTGTTAAGGTCATGCAATTGACATCTTCGGAAGATTTTGCTAAAATATATAATGCGAAAGACAAAGACCTTTTTGCGTTTGATATTCTTGAAGCGGGGAAACCGTGTGGTATTATTATCGAAAAACGAATTATTTCGAGTCAAAAAATTCATAAAAATTTGCCGGAAATTACGAAGATTGATTTATCTCAACCGAACGGCATTCGTGTTATCAAGGTCGAAAAAGGATTGGATATGGAGCTCAAGAAAATATGTTTGGTTGCAAAAGTAAATGAAGATCTTTGTCAAACTATGAAATTTGTAACGTCAATCGATAAAGTTCCTGTTCAAACATGCTTAGTGCGCAATTCAGATTTAGAAACTTTTTCGACTATTGATTTTATCCACAATTTGAAAAAAGATTCCAAAGATAAATTTTACGTTATTGATTCTTGGGTTATGGGTGATATTAACGAAAAAGTGATCATTTCATCAACGGATATCCGCAATATCCGTGTTTCTCCAGCAGATAGGAGTAATGATAAAGCGAAAGATATAACAATAACACATGCGATGATGATTGATGATAATGGTCTTGCTGTGGAAAAACATGTTCTAGCATATAATTCAGCTTTAGATCCGAAACAAACGAGTTATTGTAAAGCAATTAGGGTAGGCACAGCCCTTACAGATAGTAGTTATCCAATATTGATCAACAGAACGGGTTCATGTCGTTTAAGGAGCCCAGGATGTCAACACAATAAAAAAGGATTGCTATCTACATTTATCTTGCAAGACCAATCTGAATATTCTGCTGCTCATCATCAATGTGTTATTGATGAATCTGTTTTTGATGCGTTAACATTCATAACTCCAAAAAACAAAGAACCACATAAAACAGAATATAATAAGATTTATCATTATCATACTAATAATAAAATTGAGCAAATATTAATCATCACAGCGTCACAATTTGAAGAGATTAATAATAATACCAATACAAAATATAAGGGTGCATGCATTATGACATATTTTAACGTCACAAATAGTAACATTTCTGAAGAGATTACCTTAACACACACAAATTGGATGAGCGAAATCCCAAAACTTGTACCGATATTCAAGTTCGATATCCAAGAAAAATCTAAATGGTTAAAAGGTTATATACTAAATAACGCTTTCGGTAATTTAAAGAAAGGTGACTTTACGTTCGAATCAAAACCTGCTGTCTTCATGGCCGTTTTACTCGAAGGAAAATACGTTGATTGTTTAATAACCAAAGAACAACTCGAAAAAATCACTTCTGCCTAAATTATAATGATAATATATAATATATCATCATTATAATGTCAAATATAAACTATCTAATTATCTTCATCGTCATATCCGCCATTTTGCTTTTCGTCGTCAAAAATAATAAAGAAAAATTTACTGCATTAGTAGATCTAAATCCATTGACAACTTACGATGATTATGGAACTTTTAATTTTCTCTTTCACATGGATGATTTTCCCTATTACAATCCAACTTATGAAAATTTAGGATGTAGTGTTCGAACTTATCCCAATACTCCAAAATATATCGCTGAAAATGCCAAAGAAGCTGGCCAATTTAGACAATCAGTCATTCCTCGTGATACGTTCATCGATTTTGAGGGTGATAAAGTGCGCAGAGAATTAGTGCCCGAAAATTATTCTAAAAATATGGATTACGGTAGCGCTAGATTTATGACCAATCATATGTACATTAACAAAAAAAATCCGCGACTTAGTATGTTTGCCCCAGTACCGTCAAACGAATACATCGGAAAATAAATTTCTTAATTATACTATAATGAGTAAAAAGAAAACGTTCACAGTTAAACTAGAAAATGATCCATATGAGAAAATAGATTTCCTCAAAGATTGCCCCAACTATCAATTCACGCCAACTATCTTACCAAAACAAGATAGAATAATCGTTATGGGAGACATTCATGGTGATTATAACCTTGCTGTTCAATCCTTCAAGTTGGCAAATTTGATAGACGATAATTTCAGATGGATAGCTAAACCAAAAGATACAGTTGTAGTACAAGTGGGTGATCAAGTGGATAGTTGCCGGCCAATACCTTACAAGTATGAATGCACAGAGCCACACGATGATGATACAGGACGAGATATGGATGTCATGAACTTTTTTGATAGAATGCATAATGAAGCAGTCAAACATGGAGGGGCAGTGTATAGTTTGATAGGTAATCACGAGCTGATGAATGCCCAAGGAATTTTTAGTTATGTTTCGCATGAGAATTTATTTAATTTTGATTACGATCACATGGAAAAAGATAAGACAACGAAATATAAGGGTGTAGAAGGGCGGAAGTATGCTTTCACACCAGGAGGACCAATTGCAAAACATATTGCGTGCACCCGTAACTCAATTTTGATTATTGGATCGAATATGTTTGCACATGCAGGTGTGTTGCCCGAAATTGTTAATAAGTTACATCTTATTGATACAGATGATGTGACAAAATTGAAGTATTTGAATTCTATTGTGCGCAAATGGTTGATGCAAAAGTTGACAGACAAGAATGATATTGATAATTTAAATAGGATATTTTATGATTCGAATAATTTGTTTTGGACGAGAAAGTTGGGCGAGATTGGCGAGAACGCAAAGTTAGATGCAGATGAATGTGCAATGACTGTGAGTAAGACGTTGGATGTTTTTAGAGTGGGGCAAATTATTGTAGGTCATAGTCCGCAGTTTATTTATAAAGGCAGGGATGGAATCAACGGAACTTGCATGGATAGGACAGGGAGAAATAGATTGTATCGAGTAGATAATGGATTGTCAAGTGCTTTTAACGTTTTTGGAAAACACAATCCGGTGCAAGTGTTAGAGATATTGAATGACAATGAATTTAATATTTTGACGAGTAAGAGTGTGCAGATTGGCGAACCAGTTGATATTGGTATTAGTGCGGGTAATATGGGGCCGGTTGCGAAGATTTTTGCGCCGGGTAGAGTTAGAAAATGATTTAAACACCTACAAGTATGTATCATATAAGTTATCAGAAATTAGGTGATGATTAATTTTATCATGATTAATGAAAGTTATAGTTACGGTAAATGTAACAAATTTACTATTGTGATCATGAACATAAACGGATTTATTAACGTCTCAAAATTATGCAATGATATAGGCAAACGTTATTCAAATTGGACTAGGAACTCGACCGTTATAGAACTAATTGACGCTCTTGCAGAATCACTGAACATCACCGCTGACGAACTAATGGTGTCAGCAAAAAATGAAAAAAATAACCTAAGAGGAACATATGTTCATCCTCAATTAATGATACACGTTGCTTATTGGTGCAGTCCAATATTTGCCGTAAAAGTTGGTCAACGGATTGATGAATGGAAAAAATATTCGCCCGAAAACGAACACAAATTTTACAAAGCATTGTCCAATATAGAACCATGCAAGAACGCTAGCAAAGAAAAAGAAGTACAAAAAAAGTTGCACGCTAAATATGGCGGCGAAATTGAAGCGAAGACTCCAGCAGGCCGGATAGATTTGTTAACGGATGATTATTTGATAGAAATTAAGAAATATGATGATTGGAAATGTGCTCTTGGACAATTGTTATCCTATTCCTATGATCATAATGATAAAAAATTGATCATGTATTTGTTCGATGTACCAATTAATAATAAGATCGGTATGATCAAAGAGAGATGCAAAAAATATAATGTTTACGTTAGAATATATGATAAAGTTACTGATTAAAAAATAATATTGGTATTATTTTTTAATTATTTTGTTGATATGTATATAGTTTTCAAAAAAATTGAAAAAAAACTCTCTTAAAATATGCAAAGATACTATCTCTTTCAAACAATCTAATGTCCAAAAAAAATCAGTCACAAACAGATCTCAATGAATCTATCGAACGCTTGAATAAAGGATACGATAAAATTAGAAAGCAACAGAAAGATATGGCGAAAAACATCGAAATCCTTACAGAGCGTATGAATACAGTCATTGATAATACTAATTTTATTATGGATAAACTTGACGAAGATGAATCAGAAGAATACTTCGAAATGAAATACAAGGAATCCAAATACAATATGGAAATTATAACAAAAAACCTTGATATTGCAGATGCAAATCTCAAATCTATAGCTGACGAGCTTGATAGACGTAACAACAAGTCAAAACGCAAGTCCGTTCGATAACTAATAAATAATACTATTATTTATTAGCTGCCTTCATTTTTTTATTATTCTTAAACGTATCAACATATGATTTAGGATTCTTCATCGCCAATTCTTTAGCAATTCTCTCAATCTCACTCAAACTTGCGCCAGATTTTGCTTGTTCAGTCGCTTCTTCCCAGACTAATTTACCGACATCCATAGGTTTGACTGCCTTGAATGTGCCAGATTTTAAAACTAAATCTCCAACATCGCGTATCTTTGTGAATTTTTCAACGAATATTTGTGGTTTCTCTGCACTTTTAGTTGCGATCACCATGATTTTATCAATATTAGATGAGTTACCTCCTAATTTAGAGATGGCATCGTCCCAAATGAGTTTAGCGACTCCAACCAAATTAACTCCTGGGAACGGACCGGAGTTACGAATGGTACCTGATAATTCGATCATTTTCATCATAGCTGGTGGCAATTCTTTCTTTCCACCGACCATCTTAGTTCCGATACGTTGCAATAACATCTGTTTTCTGAATTCATACCCCTGTTGGTTATTATTATACGATGTAGGTTCAAATTCTAAATCCCCCATATTATTAATTTCAACTCCAGATCCGAAATCTTCGGATCCTCCTCTGTGTCCCCTTTTTCGGAGGTCGTATTCGTCTGGAAAATTTAAATCATACTCGTCTTTATCAACATCTTCGTCATCTTCATCATCACCTCCCCATTGATGATGTTTTTTTCTGAGTTGCGCATTAACGAGTTCATCGTTTTCTTCTTCAAAAAAAGTTCGATCATCGCCACCATGCATAGCCTTCCTGCCAGTTGCTCGAGCATTATTAAAAATTTCTTTGAAATCATTCATATATGAACTATGAGAATGACTTCTATCTGAACTTAATTCAACAAATTCTAATTCGCCCATTTCGCTTGATTGTGCCGATTGATTATTAGGAAATTCCATTCTATAATATACAATATATTTATATTTTTATTTATTTTAAATTGTTGGTTGATTTAAGACTATGCGGCGAGGTTTTATCTTCATCTAATGATGGATTAAGAATATTGCTAAATATTCAAGGTTCGAGTGCGTTCATATATTTTTTCCACCTAAATTATATTCAACGACAGAATATATTCGATGAGCAAACGGATATTAAAATAACTTCAGTTATTATAACAATATGAAAAAATATCCAAAAAAAAATATGATAGATAGCGACGCTCAGTTATACAGTACAGATTCAGAAACATCCAGTTCTGATAAATTTGATCTCATTACAAATCTAGTTGAACCTACAAAGCGCGTAACGCAAGAATCTAAAGTCACAAACCAACGAAAACGTAAAAACGATACGTCTGAAGAAGAAACGTCTGATTCGTGTAAAACAAAATCCCATGACAGATCAAGTGAGAAACCGACTGAAACAAGAATCGAATTCGTTAAAAACATTCTAAAAGGAAGTAAACTAAAACCAATGATTGATTTCGATAATGTAGACTCATCGACTAACATCAAACTAAATAAACAGATTATGAATATCAAAGAATTGTTTACGTCTATGGACATTCGTTTGCGATATCTTAAAAGTGGCACGACAGGACATACTTTTAAAGGAGTTTCAAAAGGTGATAAGAGTATTGAATTTGCGGTAAAAGTATGTGCATATCCCAAGGATGAATATGGTGCAATTAATAATCTTTCGAGGCCAGAAAACACAGAATTACGGATGTTAAAATTGTTGAGTCAGTTTGTGATCAAGCGTTGTACACCACATTTTGTTTTACCAATTGGTATGTTCAACACCAACATTACTAATTTTATTAAAATTCCGCCAGGGATCATCGATCTAAAAGATCCTAAAAACAAAATGTACAAAAAATTTGTGGCAAGATATCACAACGATGATTATGAAGATTTTGTTTCTGTTTTGATAAGTGAATGGGCAAATGGTGGGGATCTATTGGACTATATCCGAAAAAATTACGCAAAGTTAACGCTAAAGGATTGGGTAGTGTTTATTTTTCAAATATTATTCACATTGAGTCTGATTCACAAAAAATATCCAGCGTTTAGGCATAATGATATGAAAGCTAATAACATATTGGTACAGCTGACGAACATTACAAGTAGTATGCCATATTATTGTTACAACATGGATGGAGTTAAGTTTATCATGCCAAACATAAACATGCAAATTAAGATATGGGATTTTGATTTTGCGTGTATTGATGGTATCATTGAAAACAATAAGGTAAATGCGAGCTGGACGCGAAAGATGAATATTACGAAGAAGGAAAACAAATACTATGATATGCATTATTTTTTTAACACCTTAATCAGTGCGCGATTCTTCCCACAATTTTATGAAGGAGGGGTTCCACCTGAGATAGTTGAGTTTGTCCACAGAATAATACCAGAAAAATACAGAACTGCGGGAAAGTACGTCAACGAGAAGGGCAGAATCCAAGTAGATTTTGAATATACAACACCTTACAAAGTTATTATGACAGATCCATTATTCAATAAATACAGATACACTGGCGGCACAGCAACTCCACGAGGACCCTATTCACAAACACCTGTAGCAGATTCTGGAAAAAAGAAATGATTTGGCAAATATTAATATATATTGTTAATATATATTAATAAATGGCTAAAACTCCGGATATAAAAAAATTCCATCTGCGTTTATATGATGTAGATGAACTAATTTATGATATTAACGATTATGTTAGCAGTGAAAATAACAAGAAAAAATATGAAACCAAATTTATGGATATCAATAATTTGTATTTCGATCGCTTCAAAATGCCTAATTATGATTTAGATGTCATCTTCAAACCCCAACAGATCACTCACCTGCCCGAAGATAATTACCCATCTGGACTTATCAATCAAGGAAAACCGATAGACGTCATTGGATTTGTGCGTATCAATAAAAATCTTAAAACAAACGTTCGTCTCATTGAATATTTCGATCGTCAAGATACTGTCAACATCCATAATCCAATCAATGTCAACAACGTCATCAAAACCCTATTAAGCGAACTAGTGCTAAACGATAAAACCAGACATATCTTACTACCAATCATTAATGTTGATGCGGCGGGAAGTGATTTAGCAAAATATCCAGAAATTAAACCGCACATCGATCAAGATAAAATTTATTCTGTCGAGATAACTGAACGATTTTTTAAAATGTTTACTCTTGATGCGTTCTTGAAAGAAAATGAATTGGATGATTACGTTCTTGTTAATACATTATTTGGCATTATTGAGCCATTGTATGAAATCAATACTTACTATCCCAAGTTTAAACATAACTACTTGTTACCAGAAACAATTGATTGTTATGTCAGAACAAGCCAAAATAATAGAAATAATAAATTGATACAAACGGTTATTCCGAATATCAAATTGTCGAACTTTTATTTGTCAGAAATTGAAGATGTTATTCGCAATGAATATCTTGCCAATAGTGGCCTTCCTGAAATGGGACCTAATTTTGCATATAATGACATATATACGGCACTTAATGATATTTGGAAAAAATACAGTGATTCTATCTTGAAAACAACTTTTATGACCAATCTATTTGAACAGTTGCTGCCAGAAAAAATTAGATCGAAGGATATTTATTTAACTAAAAAGATGTGGGATTTATTGACTGAAAATGAAAAAGATTCGTTGAACATCAAAAATGTGTATGGAATTATATCAAAACAAAGATCGCAAATGAAAGATGAACGAAATTTGTTGTTGAAAGATAAATTGAAAAACGATTCAGAAAACATGACAAATTCTAGAATTGTAACTGAAGATGATGAAGAACCAGAGTCAGATATCAATGTTAATGATTTGTCACCTGATGATATGTTCGATGAAGCAGATGAGACTGCGCAAATGGATGAACTAGAATTATCAGGTTTGACACCTACGGAAACGATGTCAGAATTAGAATTATCTGGTCTGACAACGACTGAACAAGATTTAGATTCAGAAGATAAAAAAATGCTGCCCGAAGATTCCCCCGAAGAACAGGATTTAGATTCTGAAGGTGCGGATGAGTCTGATGACCTTTCATCCACTCCGTCGCGAGAAGTGGAAGAGTCGGGCATAAAAACATCAAGAAATAAAAATAAAAAATCTTATAATAATGATATAAAGAATATGAGTAACATGAAAAAAAGATCGAAAGTAGATAATGTCATAGATGGTCAAGTAAAATTAAAAAAATACCGTGGAACACGTCTCATAGATCCGCATATTGGTGCAAACCATCAGAAAAAAAACTTACGCAAACATCATAATTATCAAAATTATGAAAACGGTTACATGCAAGATAATTATGAATATCCTGATCAAATGGAATCTGGACCTAAGATAAATTCTCTCGGTAATTTTTTCGGTGTAAATCCAGGTTCTTTAGCGCAAAACAACGGCCAATTTGGTCAAAAGTTCGGCAACCAATCTTATCCCGTTGGACAAATTCCGCAAAATAAAACCAGTCAAGTTCCCGCACCAATAAATAACGAGAATGATATTATCAATAGATATATGGCAGCAAATGCAGGTAATATGCCATATAGTCAACCTAATATGCGTTTCGGCGATGCAAGTGCTCGGCCACAAATGGATATGCAATTTGGTGATATGAGCAATGGAACGCGAATGCCACCTGATGCGAATCAAATGGCATCACAACAATTAGCAGCGCAACAAATGGCAGCACAACAAGCGATGATGCAACAAGCTATGGCATCACAACAAATGGGACCAGAACAACAACAGCAACAAGCCATGATGGAGATGATGCGCCAGAATCAAACTGGCGGCTATCACCCAAACCCCAATTTTTTTTTTCAGCACTAAACGATAAAAAACAAACAGGAGGTAATGGTAATGAAAAACCGTTAGTTGTACCGCAAATAGTCAGACCACGTCAAGTTAAGAATTCCCCCTTCATATCAAACTCGGCTAAAGATGTTTTTCAACGAAACAAAGAAGGAGTACCCCAAAAAGTAGAACAACTACCAAATTCCCCACAAATGTTACCCGGTCAAACTCTCGAACTAAAAGTCTTCAACCCTAAACCAGAGATCTCTCAAATCCCAGCTGTACCTGCCCTACCTTATCCGATGATGATTCCAGTGAACGCAAATCCAACTCTACAACATTTGGCGTTACCAACTTCTGCATTTTCATATGGTCCAACAATGCAATATCCAATGCAAAAGGTTTTTAATATCAACGTTCCCGGTCCAGTTGGCGGTCACGTTCAGATGAGAAACGTTTTCGAAGGTATTTTGCCAGAGAAAGATCATCGATATACATTTAATACTATTGGCGAACGTAAAAACATGTCAGATTTCGTGCGCCAAACGCTAGTCAGAATGGGAGATGGCGAGGATATTGGATTGGATTCAGAAGGTCAGCGTAGTTTGATGAATTATATTAAATTTATGGAATTAAATCCAAATTATTACAGTACTGTCAATAAAAATCCATATGATGGATTACCGTATGGACTATTAATTTACAGAGCATGTTTTCCCATCAGATTGGATAAAATTTCACAGGTAATACAATGTGCTAAAAAATCAATTGGTCTGAATATCCGTCTTTACGCATTATCCTATGCTGAATATTATTCTTATAAATTTAGACAGATGAATTATGTCAAATATGATGTCTGGCGAGAATTAATATTTTATGAGTATTTGCGTGAAAAGATCATCAAGAAGTATGTCAGTCCAAATTTCCCATTATTGTACACGTTCTTTACGTCTGCAAATCAGAAGATTGACTTTTTTAAACTCAAGAAATCATTTTTGACTCAGAAAGATTTATTGACTCTGGAATACAAAAAGTTCATGGAATACTATGACATAAGAAATGCCATGATCAGTTCCAAGACAGGACAATCGATCAATCCAGATGCGCTCGCTGAAGTGATGACCGGTAAGATGCGACAAAAAGATTATCTACCTGATGAAGTAGATCCACTATTACAAAAATATAGTGGTACGACGCTGATCATTATTACTGAAGCTCCGGTTAATAATATTTATCAGTGGGCATCTATGAAGCTTGAACAAGAAGGTATTGCGTCAAAGGTTATTGAAAATGGGTATCATAATGAGAACGTGTGGGTTAACGTCATATTTCAGATCATGTCCGCATTAGCAGTCTTGCAGAAACATGGAATAAGTGTTGCAAATATGACGCTGGAAGACAATGTTTACATTAAAGATTTATATTCAGAGGGTACTACAATTGGGTATTGGATATATATCATCGACGGTATTTTGTATTATGTACCAAATTATGGATATTTAGTGATGATTGATTCTAATTTTAAAGATATTATTCCCACAATGCGCGCCCAAGAACGATCTGGTCGAGAATACAAGATCAATTCTTCTAAAGAAATATTTGACAGACCAGTGAAAGAAGCCGATATTTTTGAGTTGAACTATCAAAATTACCGCAATATCATTAACACGAATGCATTTACTAAAGAACATACAAAGAATGGTGTTATGCGACCTCCAGAAGAAGTAATTACGTTCATTCAAGACATCATGAGTGATCCAGAAAAGGATATCGCTAAGGTAATTAGTAACAAATTTGGTCGATTAATGAATAATAGAGTTGGTACATTTCTTAAGAAGGATGAAGCGACAAATCTTCGCGCAGTTACTGGATCATTTGCACAAGGAGAATTAGCCGTTCAAACTATTGATAATAACACGTACAAATGGGTTATTGTGAAATCAGATGTCGATTCACATGGAAATGTGCAGATTATGGATAGAGATGATCCTAGCAAGAACGTCTTCTATGAAAAAACAATATCTAAAAGTAATCTCCAACAATATTCATTATCTGAAAAAGACAAAATAGAACAGAATATTATCGAACCGAACGTGATCTTTAACCAAGCAAATTTGCTCGAAACGTACATTATAAATTAAAATATTTGATTTATAATATATGCAAAAAAAACAGCAGACAAGTTTTGAAATAATGAAAACACCATTTTTGATGTTTCAATCTCATTACACAGACTATTACAATATGTCGAAGGATTGCGTCAAGGGGATACAAGAAGAGACCATTCTAAGTAAGATTTTCTTCTCACCGCAAAATGTTGATCTTCTTCAAAAACAAATAATCGGAACTGTTTTTAAGCGAACAAACGGTGCATATTTGATTGAAAAGCAAAATGAAGAAGATTTACAGGTTGTTATGCGATCCATGTTCCTTCAACATGCAAGACATGTAGCAGATCACATCAAAGAACAAATACAAGAGCTTAACAATCTGGTGACGGACGATGTTGTACCTAATATAATATCGGAAGTGAATCAATACATTGGCTATTTGGACAGAACTTTTTTACCTCGACAGATTATGGATCATCCTGAATGTGTGTCCAGTGCTGGTATGAGGACGTTACCTAGCGTGACGAGGACATTTGATCCTACTTATTGATTTTGATTATTAAAATTTTTGATGATCAAATTCTTATGATGTTAACTCGCGACAGGATGTTTTCATTTATTTTTTGATCGTAGCGTTTGTGCAAAGTTATTTCTTGAACAGATGCCGGTATATCATTTATTGATTTGTCAAAACAAAAACCAAAGGTTATATGAGTAACAGACGATGGGATGCAGTCTTTTATCGGTTGTCGAAAATTATAACCAAAATTTAGATGAGTAACAGATGGAGATATACAATCTCTGATCGGTTGATTAAAATTATAACCAAAATTTAGATGAGTAACAGATAGGGTTATACAATCTCTGATCGGTTGATTAAAATATTTGCCAAATTTTAGATTAGTAAGTAATGGCAATATATGACAATTCATACGTACACCATTTTCGGAACCAATTTTTAGATGAGTAACTGATAGTGGGAATGTAGTATCTATTTCTTGATCAAAGCGCGATCCAACTGTTAAATGAATTACTGATATAGGTATGTTATCTTTTATTGGTTGATCAAAACAATTACCAAATTTAAGATGGGTAACTGATGGAGGTATGCTATTTTTTATGGATTTATCAAACCGATTTCCGAAAGTCAAATGAGTGACTGTCGCAGGTATACAACCTTCGATTGGTTGGTCAAAACTGTTTCCGAAAGTTAAATGAGTGACTCCTGGTGGTATGGTATTTTTTATTGGTTTGTTAAAACAAGTGTCAAATGTTAAATGAGTGACTGATACTGGTACACAACCTTCAATGGATTGATTAAACCAACTCCCGAAAGTCAAATGAGTAACTGACGGAGGTATGGATTCAGTACTAATTTCTTGCGTAAACGAATCCCCGAATGTTAAATGAGTAACAAACTGAGATATTTTTGTTTTATGCGAAATCAAATGAACATATTTTACGTTTTTTGGATATTTAACTTTAGGATGAGTTGTGTCATATATTTCAACGTTCTCAAAATTATCAAAATACGACAAGCCTCTAATTTTTCCTATAAATATGCGTTCCCGGAATATTGATTTATATCTTATGACATCCGTAGATTTGGATATCATCGATAGATAAATCTTGTCGCGATCTGACAACTCTTCACTTATTTTTATTATGATATCATCGTACAGGATCGTCAACATTTTTGTAATTGATTTATATATAACACCAATGTTAACGTTTCATATGTCAATTTTTTAGAATTATTGAATAAAATTCTTGGCAGCAATGTTGCACGTAATTTTCAATGATGGATGCAAATCTCCAGCCAATTGATAATTCATGGAAGTAACATTGCACGTAACTTTCAATGATCCATTGAATGACGAATACAAATCACTGACCAATAATAATTCTTGGCAGCAACATTACACGTAACTTTCAATGATCTATTGAATGACGAATGCACATCTCTGGACAATGATAATTCTTGGCAGTAACATTGCACGCAATTTTCGATAGATCATTGAAAGACGAATACAAATCTCCGACCAATAGCAATATTGCGCATAACTTTCAATAGGTCATTGAAAGACGAATGCAAATCTCCAGCCAATAGCAACAATGTTCATCGTTCAACAAATAATTGAACGGAAATCTTCAGCTAATATTGATTATTGGCGGCAATATTGCATGTAACCTTAAATGGATCGTTGAATGATGAATGCAAAATATCAAATCGTGGTAGCAAGATTATGTATGTAACTTTCAATAGATCATTGAATAACAAATGCAAATCTTTGACCAATAGCAATTCTTGGCAGCAACGTTGCATGTAACTTTCAATAGATCGTTGAATGATGAACGCAAATCTCCTGACAACAGCAATTCTTGGCAGCAACATTGCATGTAACTTTAAATAGATCATTGCAAATCTCCAGCTAATATTAATTCTTAGCAGCAACATTTCACGTAACTTTCAATAGATCGTTGAATGATGTATGCAAATCTTCGGCCGACAGAAACATTGCATGTAACTTTCAATAAATCATTGAATGATGTATGCAAGTCTCCAGCCAATATTAGTTATTGGCCGTAACATTGCATGTAACTTTCGATAGATTATGCCACGCAAATTTTCTGCAAATACAATTTTTTACGGTAACATTGCGTTCCTCGTCAATGATCTATTGAATATGTCACGCAAATCTTCTGTGGCGATATTGCGTTCCTCTTTAACGATCTATTGAATATGACACACAAATCTTTTGCAAACACAAATCTTTGCAGCAACATTGCGTTCCTCTTCAATTATCTATTGAATATGACACGGAAATCTTTTGCAAACACAAATCTTTGCAGCAACATTGCGTTCCTCTTCAATTATCTATTGAATATGACACGGAAATCTTTTGCAAACACAAATCTTTGCAGCAACATTGCGTTCCTCTTCAATTATCTATTGAATATGACACGGAAATCTTTTGCAAACACAAATCTTTGCAGCAACATTGCGTTCCTCTTCAATATGCACGCAAATCTTCTGTGGGGTACAAATCTTCGCAGCAACATTGCGTTCCTCTTCAATGATCTATTGAATGTGTACGCAAATCTTCGGCAAATACAAATCTTCGCAGCAACATTGCGTTCCTCTTCAATGATCTATTAAATATGACACGCAAATCTTGTGCAAACACAAATCTTTGCAGTAACATTTCTCTAATTATCTATCCACCATACAAATCTTCGCAACAACATTGCGTTCCTATTCAATGATCTATTGAATATGACACGCAAATCTTCACAGCAACATTGCGTTCCTCTTCAACGATCTATTGAATATAACACGCAAATCTTTCGCAAACACAAATCTTTGCAGCAAAATTGCGTTCCTCTTCAATGATCTAATGAATATGCGCGCAAATCTTTTGCAAACACAAATCGTTGGCACAAAATTGCGTTCCTCGTCAATGTGCACACAAATCTTTTGCAAACACAAATCTTTGCAGCAAAATTGCATTCCTCTTCAATGTGCGCGCAAATCTTCAGCAGGGACAAATCTTTGCAGCAAAATTGCGTTCCTCTTCAATGATCTATTGAATATGACACACAAATCTTTTGCAAACACAAATCGTTGGCGCAAAATTGCGTTCCTCGTCAATGTGCACACAAATCTTTTGCAAACACAAATCTTTGCAGCAAAATTGCGTTCCTCTTCAATGTGCACGCAAATCTTCAGCGGACACAAATCTTTGCGGCAACATTGCGTTCCTCTTCAATGATCTATTGAATATGCGCGCGAATCTTCAGCGGGGACAAATCTTCGTAGCAACATTGCGTTCCTCTTCAATGATCTATTGAATGTGCACGCAAATCTTCAGCAAATACAAATCTTCGCAGCAACATTGCGTTCCTCTTCAATGATCTATTAAATATGACACGCAAATCTTCTGCAAACCCAAATCGTTGCAGTAACTTTGCATATCTCTCTAATGATCTATCCACCATACAAATCTTCACAGCAACATTGCGTTCCTCTCCAATAATCTATTGAATATGACATACAAACCTTCTGTAAATACAAATCTTTACAGCAAATACTATTTTTTGTAATAACTCTGTGTTCTTCTTCAATGATCTATCAAAGATGATGCACAAACACAAATCTTTGCCAATCTTTTACACAATAAAAAACTGAATTTTTTATCGTATAAATCAAATACAATACCAATATATTCATACTCTTGATGGAACACAAAGACATCATTTATCAAACATTATCGCATTTGAAATTCAACAACATAATAACATGTTCATTAACGAATAAACTCTTTAAAGAAGTATGTGATTTACAATATGAGCGATTATTGGATGAAGATTATGGGAAAACTTTTTTGATGAAAGGATCACATAAAGAATCATATATTATGTGTCACGAGTTGACTATTTTTATACAGCAAATCGGCTTTCTGGGTAATTTGTTCAACTTATTTTCTCTCAAAAAAATAGTAAACAACCATGCGATAAAAAAAATACCAAAATCGATCTGTTATCTTACCAATTTATCATACTTAGAACTAGAAGAAGGCGAAATAGATAAATTATCAAAATCATTATGTCAGCTTACAAATTTAAAAAAATTGAGTCTAATTTTTAATAAGATTACCAAAATATCAAAATCGATATGTAAACTTACCAATTTGCACTATTTATATTTAGGTGATAATGAGATTACAAAAATACCGGAATCAATATCCCAACTCGTTAATTTGCGGAAATTATGCTTGAACGATAACAAAATACCAAAAATACCAAAATCAATTTCGTATCTCACTAATTTGAAATATCTTGGATTGGTTTCTAACAAAATATCAAAGATACCCACATCGTTATTTTATCTTACCAATTTGCGAACGTTACGATTGGACAAGAATCAAATTTCAGAAATACCGGAATCGATTAGCCAGTTAGTTAATCTACAAGAACTGGCTTTGTTGGATAATCCGAACATAAAAATACCAGAATCATCAATCGAATCGTTACCTAAATTACGATTTTTTTTTTAGTATCACTCACAAGATAAACTGATGCAGTTGTAAAAAAGTTATAAAATCATTATGATAATTTTATAGCTTACATTAAATTCAAATTGATAAATTCAAGACATGAGTAGTTTCCTCCAGCCTCACATGGTTTAGCATAAATGTAGATGGTTCCTCTTGTTGCTGCAATGGTATCGAATGATTCATCTTCGTTTCCACTGAGACTTGGACCAGGGAAGGTTGCGTCTATCAAGGTCATTGGTGGATTTTGAACATATTGAGCTGGACCATCCGCGGTAGTTCTGTATTCAATTGGAATTGACGCACCAAATGGATCGTATCTGATAGCTGGCTTGTTGTATGCACCGTTTGATGGCAAGACTTTGACCAAACCAATTGATCCAATAATTATTGGTGAACTGTCTAAAGTTGGTTTTGGACATGGGTTGATACTGGTTTGTTGAACTGCGACAACAGATCTCAATTCATAAACGTCTGCTTCAGTGCTGATTTTGATTGTTGGCTGAACAGTAACTGGATAATCGTTGAGTTTTTCCAAGTTTGACATAGTTAATGGCAAATGAGAGAATGCGATTGGGTTAGTGTATGATCGCATTGTAACTCGTTGGATTCTACGGTTGACATAGAATATCAAAACTTCTCTACTGTGAATAATAGATTGTTCTTTTGGAACAATTGTTTTGTTTTCGTTTAACCATACATGTTGGTTGATTGCTGCGTTAATGTTTACAGGTTCGGCGGTAACAGATGCATCAGGTGCTCTATATGGTAATTGTAAAGTGATCATTGGAATTTTAGTAACAGTGATAACTGGTTGGTTAACAAATGGTAAACTTCCCATTGGTGATCCTGCTACTCCAAATCCAGCACCAACACCAAATCCTGAAGCACCCATACCCAAATTCATGCCAGATCCCCATGGAGTTCCTAAAAATGCTTCAACTGCGAGAATTGGACGTGTACTAATCAATGTAGGTCTCAATGAAAAGACAGACATCAATCTTCGTAAAATAGCACCTTCATCTTGACTATAAATCAAATCAGCATTATCGTACAAATTGTTTCGGCATTGGTGTAAATCGGTTAAAAAACGTTGATTAGAGTCACCGTGATAATACAATCCATTTCTAAGATTTGTAACAATGTCCCAAATATCGATTTGTACTTGGTATCGTTTTTTGACGTCAAGAATTGGGCTCGATTCTTCACAGACGACGTCATTTGGATCGGTAACCATATCATTGAACAACATAGCATCAGCTTCAACGAGAATTGGTTTACCTTCATATCGTGATTTAACAATACCGCCCATGTTGGAGTGTAAAATTTGACTTTCGAATAATCCAATCTTTGGTATGAACATTGCTACTAACAATGGATGAACGTGGTTGGATGCAACATTTTTAGTTCTATCAAATTTACCAGTTGTTGCTTGGAGAGCAGAGTCTTCGTATAAAATGCTGCTCATGTAATTAGAACGATAAGAAGACAATGAACGTTCATACATTGAAAGAATTTCTGCCAATGTTCCTCCTTCTGAATCTTTGATTTTTAATTGATCATCTTGGGAGATATGGTATTTATAACCCAACATTTTATTGATTCGTGATCTATTTTGAATGTTTAATTGATTGTTGTCAACTTCGTACATTCTTCGACCATCAAATCGTTTTTCTAATTCGGATCTGAAAAATTCATATTCAATGTCAGTCCATTTGTTTTCAGTTTTGTACTTTAACATTTTGTTCAAAATCTCATGTAAAGGTCTGTTACCAGATTGGTACTTTCTTGCGACTTTTTCAGCAACTTTAGCAGCAATTCGTCTAATTCGTTGAGTTCGTTTAGCATCAGCTTTCATAATTTCGTCAACAACTGCCTCTGGATATTTTTGGGCAAGTTCCATAATATGATGTCGTGACAAAGTTCGGTTGTTACGAAGTTTGTCCAATTCTCGTCGAACGATCTCTGAATTATCTGTCTTATTATCTGAATCTGGATTTACTCGTTTGCGGTCTTCTGCCATTTATAGTATAATACTTTATATACATATTTTTTTTAAAACTAAAACTATATATTTTATAGTTTTCGTCTAAATTGAGCCAGACGTTTCATCAAAATTTATATCCATTTTTTTTAATGACTATACTTTCGGTCATGAGAATTTTAAAGCACCATCAAAAAAAATGACAAACAAAATATCCAATATAACAATTGTCTCATATTAAATATTATAAATGAATACAGACTGGCTTGATAAATACCGACCTCAAAAATCATCAGATGTCCTAGGCGACAAATTTTACGCCAAACACATCAATACTTTTTTAGGCCAATTTTCCGACGCAAATCTTGCCAAACTCGCTGCAACAAAAACTGTTACTAAAGGGCCAAAAGGTAAGAAAGCTACAAAAAATGTATCTGGGTCAAAAACAGCTCCCGCTAAGAAAGCCCCTGTCACAAAAGCGAACAATAAAACCAAATCCTTACTGATGAATCCTAATCTCTTCATTATCGGCAAAAATGGAATCGGTAAGTCGTTAATCGTTGATATTCTTTTGCAAGAAAATTCGTTTGAAAAAATAACGGTCAATCTTGCCAATGTCATTCCCGCAAAAAAGACTAAAAAAACTCAAAAAAATGAACCAATCAAAACACAAAAGGCACCAACAGGATCATCTCGTAGTGTCGATGTCGTTTATGCATCCATTGCAGGTAATAGAAACGCAATGATAAAAAACGGGGAAAATACATCAATAAACTACGCTAAAAGTAAATCTGCATTGGTCTTTGATGACATCTCGACGATTTCGAATTCAAAAGAGAAGGAAGCTGTAAAAGCGCTCATCAAAATGAATAACAAACTTAGAAAGTTTCCGATAATCATTATTTCCAATACCAAACATAACAAATTGGTTAACGAAATCCATAAAATGGTTTCATACAATATTTTAAAAGAAGGAAAAATTGAAAAAACTTCAAACGAAATTAAAATGCGGCCACCAGATTATCAAGAAATCGAAAAATTTGTTAAACACATATGCAAAGAAGAGAAACTTAAATTGATTGATAACAAAGATGAGGATCAAAATATTTATGAAGAAATAATATTTAATTCCCAATTTGACATTAGAAAACTGATTTACAGTCTTGAAGAGCTAAAATTACTTTATGAAGATGATGAACCAGCCGGTATCAATCATGATAAGTTTAGAAAATATCAAGAGTCCGCGAAAATGAAGGATATTGATCCTAACATTTATGAAGCAACCGAATTATTACTCAATCAATACACCGGAATATCTGATTCTATCACGTTGTATAGCGAAGAAAGAGCAACTATCCCATTGATGATCCACGAAAATTATCCATTAAATATCAAACTCAACTATCCGATGTTATCTGCACTCAAACAAATGGAAATGATATGCGAAATTAGTAAAAACATATCTGAATCTGATAAGATCGATGGAATAATTTATTCTCACCAGTGCTGGAATCTACAATCTATCCACGGATTTTATGGATGTGTCATGCCATCGTATCACATCAACAAAACTCCTAATAAATTATCCATCAAAGAGAAAGATAGATATGTTTATGCGCAAGATTATACGAAGACATCTACCCGAAAGATCAATAACAAAGTAATCAGAAAATCTCGCGAAAACATCTTTTTGAAAAAAATGATGACAAACGATTTTTTACATATCACTAATATCCTCAAGAAGTTACTATTAAACGGTGAATATGATAAGATTATGGAGATCATTTTGGCCCACAACATTACATGCAAAGAAATGGAATCAATAATTAATATCGATAGAATAACCAAACCTAAATTTATATTAGGTACAGTTGCTCGTAATGTCATTAAGGATAAATTGAAAGATGCTATGCCAACGAAATACGTCATCAAACATGGCGACAAAATTAAGGTCGTTAAGTAATTAATCAATTATTGCATTAATAATTGATTAATCATCAGAAGAAGATAAATCCGAAAGATATTTTTTTTTGAAACATTCGTTGATCTCATCATCAGTTGATGATTCGTATGATACGTTAGTATTGATGACATTATCGGTTATGTTATCATTAATATATCGTATAGATTGCAATGTTTTCTTGGTGTTAATTTCTATTTGCTGTTTATATTTATTATATGGTACTAATCCACGACAAGTAAGATGATGACCTTCCTTACACGCGACGTATTTTGATGCATTATATGTTGCTCCTTCCAAAATTTTGTTTATTATGAATTCATTAATTGGTATCACAAACGTATCGTTATTACAAAGACCAGACATGAGATCATTCCTACATACTTTCAGTTCTGCTAAATTCGTCCCATGTTTGCAATTATATCCACCAGTGCATTTATTATCCTTACACTTCTTACACAAATAAGTAACAAACATCAATTGATTATAAATATATTCCGTTTCATACGCAATTGACGGAAATATATTCATCAAATGTTCATCTAATACTATTTTATAGAGTGATTTTCGCACGTGATCTATCATTTGCTCCTCTAACGAATGCGCATAAATACATCTCTCGTCATACAAACAATCTTCATCATTTATCATCGAAAAACAAATCAATCTTTTTTTATTCAAAGATGCCATAGAATGTTTTACGGAATACGTACCGATATGTTTATTCTCATTACTTGTATCTAATATTTCTAAGTCTACATCACTAGAAGATGATGAAGATATATTATCACGATTACTTTTCATTAATATCCGAATTATTAAATATTGGGTTTTCTGACCGAAAATATTATACGCATCGTTTAGATAGAACGAATATATAATAATATACGTAATATTATAATGGATACCGATTTTACATATATCGAAGAATGCAACAATAATACAATGTTATCATCGTCACATTTCATTGACATAATCAAAAAATTACAATCATTGCTTCCTATTCATACCTCCCCTAACAAATCCAACAAACTTTGTGATACATGTAACGATTCAGAATATTATTCGCTATCGCATATTAAATGGAATAGTAATATGATACATATGTTAACCGCTCATCATTCCTACCCATCCGAATATTTTGTCAAAGTGATGTCAAATATTTGTATCATCAACGACAGAATCGTTAATCCACCATTGGAAATACCGGAAGACATGATATATGATCTAAATTATGTCACACTGCATCATAATCAGTTACTCATCATCGATGCGTTGTTGCATAATGGAGGACAGAGAATCTATGAATATGATGATAAAAATATTTACTCTGAACATTCTGGAATTATTACTATTAAAAATAATGTAGTCGAATCAATAATTGTCTCTACAAAGACGGACCGAGTAGATGTTAATGATACTAGCATATTTCTGCCACATAATGAAAAAACTTGTTATGAGTATGAATATATGTTTCATACTCATCCCAATACAAATGTAGATGGCGAAAGAAGAAAGACAGGAATTTTGTATGAGTTCCCAAGTAGTAATGATATATTTTATTTTGTTCAATGTCATAATGACGGGAAATCGCAAGGTTCAATTATAGTCACCCCAGAAGGCACATATGTCATTCGGCCCGTTAAATACGCTGATAAAATAACTCTAAATGGAGTCACTTCCGCAGAATTGAATTCATTCATAATCCAACTAGAGAAGGAAGCTTTCGCAAAAAATAAAAATATCATACAGAAACTGAAGAACGAAGATCAGTTTCATAAATATGTTAGTTATAACTTTGATTATATTGATAAATACAACAACTTTATCAATAGATACAACGTCATGATTGAATATTATCCGCGCGAAAAAAAAAATAATCATTGGTTTTTGCGACAGATCAACATTGTGCACCTGAACGAAAAAAATTGAATTTTAAATTAATAAATAAGTTTAAGGGGAATATGATACCAAAATATGCAATCGATGTACCATGATTTTTTTATTGATCCCATATTAGCTTGGAGCATTGATAATGATGCTATCTGTGATTTTGAACCTAATATGCTCGATTTTACGATTAAGAAAAATAATGTTACTGTTTTTGTCGTTTATGTTCCCGATGAATCGTCAGTATTGATGACTGATAATAGGACAAACTTGCAATTCATGGTGGATAAGATGGATAAGCAATTATCGCCACATGCGTTGTGTTTATTTTTTGGCAATAATTAATCGTTCAAAAAAATTAAAATATTACTTATAGTTATGAAAGCAAATGTTTGGAGACATGTCACAGACAGATTTACTCATAAAAGTTGCGATAATTGGTCTTTTATTCTACTACTATTTAACACATAATTACAGTATCATATATTTGATAATCATACTTTTGGTATTCGTATTCTAAAATATTATTGTATTAAATATAATAATATTTTTTTTGTAATTTAAATATATACCAAATGGAACATACACACCCGATTATGAATAAAATTCAAAATATTAGTGTAGAATACATAAAACCATTAGTAATACCTGATGCGAATGCGATTAAGATCGAACATGATGAAGAAGAAGAATTTATCGATGATAAAACGGTCTTTAAAAAAGTAATTGATACGTTTGTGATTGAACATATGTTAGGTAGACCAGAATCCAAAATGAAATTCCTTGATCTGATAGCTTGCGGATATAACAACGTGTTCGAACGATACAAAGCGAGACATAACTTGAACGACCAACAATTGATATTTATTTACAAAGGAGGTAACATCTTGCGCATTCATAAAAAAAGAGCGGTTGAATATTTACCTGCTAAGATTCAAATGATGATCAATGAGAAATATGATCCCGATTTCCAAAAGTCAGATGACGATTTTACCATTTATATTGATCCAGCATGTCCAGATTTTGATCATATCATTGATGATGTCAAATCATTATCATTTTCAGTGCTAGAAATCATCAGGGACGAATTGGCTGCCAATAGAAAAGAGTACTTTGATTTTTATAACTATGACAATGCTAAAAAAAATGAAGTGCTGATAGAGCTTGGTGAAAAGATAGCGAATGTTTTTGATGATCTTAAAAATAATGAAGTTGATTCACAGTTCATGGGATATCACTTTATGGAATTAAAATTTGACGAACCATCATATATTCTGACAAATAAATCTAGCAAGGTTAATATCGATGGGACGTGGACACAGTTGATCGATACGAACGATTTCCGCACTAAATTGGCTATTGATAATGATACTTCTGCATTCAGACACGATTTTGGAATGAAAAAAAGTCCAGATGGTAAATATCATATGTTAACACCGTTAGATTTAGCAGGATCTAACAAGAGTCCTATTTTTTTGTCAGATAACGAAACGTTGACGTTTACAAAAGTCGGCGGGACAATAACTTCATTTATTTTACAAAGGGCTAAATTAAACGTCAAAATGTTCATCCAAAAGGATAGTCATCATAATTTTACGAACATCGCTGGGGAATTAATTGATGTTAGTATTCCTGAAAAAAATGATAATGGATTGTCTGGCTTCTACAAAAAAATAAAAGAAACAGATATCAGTCATTATGTGGAAAACTATACATTTGAGTATAATGGTAGACGATTTAATTTGAATTGTTATACTATTGACTACTTGATCGATGACTTGGGAAGAATGTTGTTTACTGATTCAGAATTGCCATGGAAAGATTCTAAATACGCAAAACGTATCCGACGATTATTTTTGCTTTATTTGATAAAATTACTTACGTCTAATCATACATTTGATGAAATTGCTGGATTTTTCTTACAAACCCATGGAATATTTGGACAAGATTCGTACGCATTTATCCAGCCATTCGTTAGTAAATTTGGTTTTATGAAACAGTTCTTTGAAAATTTCTTTGATCTAAAACAAAAAATTGATAAAATTAGTGATCCCGTTGAAAAAGCGGAACAAATGATCAAATATGAAGAATATGTAAATACTGTTACAGATAACTTTAATTTTTTACAATCAGTTTTTAAGGATCAAATCAATATATCGAGGACCAAACCACTCGAAGATTCTGTAATAGGCGCAATAGTTAATCGTTCGATTGATAATAAAATGCCGATTACGATAGAACAATTAGGAGGAAACGATTTATACTACTATAAAAAATATCTCAAATATAAAGGAAAATATTTACGCGAGATAAATAAATCATATTATTAATTAATTTCTAATCGAAGTATATAAATATGTCAGATACAAATAATAGAACATACATAATCATAGGAGTTGTTGTAGTATTTTTATTAATTTGGTTTTATTACAATCGTAAAGTAGAAAATTTTGATGGGACAAATGAATTAGATTGGTCTACGGAATTAGATAGATTTTATGACGGGGCAAGTACTCGAGGTGTTGAAGACTATTTAGTTGATAACATGGTCTGTAGCAAGAAATGTTGCGGTGATCAATGGCCAACGCCGTTCGATGGTCTAGATGCTGAGGAGATCCAACAATCAATTCTTAAGCCAGGGTTTCCAGGTCCATTTGTTAGAACAAATATGACATGTGCGAACGGTATCGATGGAGTAGGATGTCCATGTATCCCTGCAAGAGCATATGAATTCCTTGCTAATAGAGGAGATGGTGCGCATAATATTAGAGATATCGAACCCACATTATTTATCAGAAATGATGTCGGATTCGCCGCACCTAATGACGTAAACGGCCCGCTCTATTCTGGTGTCAACTGGGGCAAGTTAATGATGAAACAAACAGATAAGCAAACAGATCAGCAAGAAATGTCACCTCTTGAACAAGTGCAACAAAAATTATCGATGTTTAGTGATACAGTCAAACTAACAGATATTGATAGAACTATTCCATTAGGAAATATAAGTTCAGTAAGATCATCTGCGCCAATGAATGGATCATTTCGTTAATTGATTTATTTTCTAACAACGTTAAAAAATAAATTTAAGCTATTACTACATTGTAATTGATCATTTTTCCCATGCGTCATAAAATTGGTATCCTATCGTTTTGTCACAAGGAATTTTAAAGACAGGTTTGCGATCCTCTGAATTTGATTGTTCAAAAAAAGTCAAATTTTTAAAAATCAATTTTTTTGAGATATTTTTCATATGCAAGTTTACAGCTAATTCCAACTATTGATAGGACCATTGCATGTATCTTAAATGGTTTATTGAATTCGTAGGCAAGTCTCTAGCCAATCATAAATCGTGCCAACAACATTGTACATATTCTGCAAGTTATCTATCTTGACAATAATTGATTAATTAAATTTTAATTAATCAATACCAATTTGCTAAATTTATTTTTTGAATGCTTTCATATCTCTGCTGCATATTATTACCTCCCACTTGCTTTGGCGCCGCATTCGATAAGTCAATCTCATCATCCACAGGATACAAATAAAAATGCCAAAATGCCCAAATCAACATTGCGATTGCAAGAGGATACTTCCAATTAAATTTTTCATCCAACGTTACTTTCTTCTTTCCATCTTCCATTACGGACTCTAACTTAACCTGTTGTCCTATTCCGAACAAATAAACAATTGCGCATAGAACGATGAATGATATTACAAATATCACGTACGAATTTTTAAAAATATCAATATCCATTATTATATACTATTGCGATAAAAATTTTCGCAAAACATTATTTATCTGTATTTTCTATTCTTATTGTTTCCACTCATTTCTGATCCATATTCTTCGATATAATCCGCATTATCAGGATCAACGCGTTCAGAAAATTCTGCCGTTCTTGAATAACCAGAAGTCATCGATGTTCTTGAGATAGATGATTTATTCGGTTCGGATGGATCAAAATTGATATTAATTATTCTTTTGTCAGACTTATTTAATCCTTTGTTTTCATATGCTGTGGATTCTGATTCTACTTTCTTAATTTGCAGCTTCCCTCCTTCTTGTTTTTGAACAGACTTTTCTGGTGGGGCCAAACTTGTGATCAGTTTATCAATATTCATAATGTCTTGAATTTTTTGTTTCTCTGATTTAATGTGCTCTGATTTAATTATTTTCATCACTTCTTGTTGGATTTTAGGATCAATTTCAGACGGTGGTTTAATTGGTGCATCGATTGGGGGTATAACCGCGGGCATGTATGGTGCGGCTGGTACACCCATTAGTTCAACATTTGGAGCCTCTGCGATAATATTAATCGTGTTCGCGAGATATTCTTTAAGGATGACGGAAATCGGCAACATTTTTCGTATTGCCCGTTGGATCGCATATTGCACGTTTTGCTGGATCAAGACTTGGTTCCGTTTAATTTCAAACTGATTGACACCATGACGAAGAAATAAATATGGATTATTATGTGCATCTTTGGCACATTCGATGTAACATTTGTGAATTAATTGCGACGTTGTAATAGAATTGTAATAAGATTGGCCAATTACGTTGCTGATAGTGTTTGAATATGTTAATAAAATGATGTTTGTTTTGATAACTGCTTTTACAAGATCATCCAGATATGCGGCAGTTCCACTATCTTGTTTGATGCGATAAGCTTCTTTGTCGATTTGACCTTGGTCCCAGTGTTTAATATGCTGTAATAATTTTTGAAATATCATCAATAATTTTTCATTGGCTACCTTTCCTTCAATGGCTACATCTTCTGCTTCTCCGTACATGGAATTCAATCCTTCGCACAAAAAAGGAGCTAATGCATCGATTAAATGTTCAGTATATTCTTCTTTGATTTCTAAAAATAAAGAAACATTCATTATTGTTATATAAGTTAGCGGCGATTTGAAATTTTTGAATTAGGACGTGTTGATTTAGAATAAATATCTTGGGAGAGATTATATTAATGAACAAGGTAAATAAGCTATTAATTTTTGATTTTGATTCGACATTGTCAAAAGATAATTTATTTTTTATTTATGGTAGTGATGTTAGAAATCTTGATACTTTTTATAAAAATGATGAGAATAGACGAATATTTCAGCTGAAACATTTTAATCAGTTTGATAAGATGCGTGCTCTTTTTAGTATATTAGTTAAGAAATATAATTTTAGAATTTGTGTTGCATCATTTGGTTACAAACATATGATTGATAAATTCATTGAATTGTCATTTGGCTATGATCTGATTCGCAAGGATGATATTGTTGGAACGAACGGGATATCGGTTAATCCAAATGATAAATCAAAATCGTCTGTTGATCCTCGATATGCAGTATCTTTTCCATTTTGTCATAATGAGAGTGGTATTTGTAAGAATCATATTATAGTTCATTTTATGAAGAAGTATGGGACAAAGGATGTGATCTTTTTTGATGATGATAGGAAGAATATTGTGCAAGCTGAATATGTTTGTGATTCGGTTTGGGTTAGTCCGCAAGGGTCGTTGAATGTTGGGAAGGTTATAGATTCGGTGAATGGGACGTTGTTGAGGCATACGGTGTAGATGGATATGGATAGTGAATTGCAACTTTAGACAATGATGCTAGTAAATTCTAATATTACGATGAAACAGTTGACTTATTTTGAAACGAACTATCATCAGACAGACATTATGTTTGCTTTGATAGTGCAACGAACTGTAAGTTGCGTAATATGCTGGGCGGTGAAGATGCGAGAATAATGGATCAAATTTGGTGTAGATGATTTAGCGAATCATGTTATGAAGATATGTTTATCATTTGGTGAGTTACTGGGAACGAACAGAGAGATTAAGATGATGCATGCAGTAGTTGGAGATCACGTGGGTTTGTTTGGAGAGGACAATTGAACACACGGGATTAGAGTGAAGTGACAATGATGTTTGTTAATCATATTTTGATTAAAATATGATTAATATTCGTGGAGTAAAAAATGAATGACGATTTTAAAATCAAACTGTCATGTATTAATTATTCAAGTTTTAATATTTCAGAATATGATAAATAGTTTGAATCGTTTGAATCTCCGCGACCCGATCGATAATTACAAAAATCATCACACCATATTACTCGCATAGAGAAATCATTTGGATTTATATCATTTTTTCGACTGGAAGGCAATATTAGATATTTAACAGTATTCGGAATACCGTCGGCAATAAAATATTTATTCATCTTGTCTGCTAAATATAAATGTGTAACGGATGAAGGGATATTACCTTTGATTTCTTGGTTAAATTTATATCCAAATGATAAGTGTTTTACAAATGGAGGTATGCTGTTATAAATAGGTTGATTAAAAACGGACGCAAAAAATAAGCGTGTTACTGATGAAGGGATCGCATTTTTTATCGGCTGATTGAAATAAGTTCCCATGGTTAAGTGTGTCACACTTGATGGTATATTATTTTTAATTGGTTTATCAAAATTGGATCCAAATGTTAAATGCGTAACAGAGTCCGGAATGCTATTTTTAATAGAACGATTAAACCAAGTGCCAAATGTAAGATGCGTCAAAGACGATGACATATTTTTTTGGATACGCATATTAAATTTATCACCGAAAACTAAATGTGTTATAGAAGGGGACAAGTCAAATATATTTTTGATCTCTTCATAAAAATCATCCTGGTCCCTTGCATTTTCGTCATCTTCTATCGTAAGATGATACACATTGTTGGGTATTTTGCAATCTTTTGGATACAGTTCTGCTCCAAAATACTCTCCTAATGTTATGTGTGTTACAGATTTTGGAATATTGCCCGTCAATGGATGATCAAATAATGATCCAAATTTTAAATGGGTAACTGATGGAGGAATACTATCTCTGATTGGTTGATCGAATCTATCTCCGAATGTTAGATATAATATAGATCCAGGAAGACTATTTTTAATCGGTTGATTAAATTTACATCCGAATTTTAAGTGTGTGATCGATGACGGGAGATTATTTTTAATCGCTTGGTTAAAATCGTATCCAAATTTAAGATAGAGAACTGAATGTGGAATAGTATCTCTGATGGGTTGATCATATTTATCTCCAAAAGTTAAATGTGTAACCGATGTCGGAATTTTATTCTTTAATGATTTATTAAATTCATCGGAAAACGACAAATGAGTTACCATACAAGGTATTGATGTGGATTTTGAATGATAATGTATATTTTTGATGTTTTTATAGTATGGTAACGTAATGAGATCATCCATTTTGATATCGTTCACGAAATATACGTCTTGAATTTTTCCGTCCATTTGCATAGGTATTTTTTGGAGATGAATTTGATCATTATATGCAAAACGTATCTTTAGAGTGTTCATTATTTGGTACGTTGATAGTAATCTGATCATATCTTTGTCTGATAAATAAATTTTGATTATCGCTAGAACATCAACTGGTAATTGTTGGATAACAATTTTTTCGGTATATGGTTCAATTACTTGTTTTGCATTTTTCAAAATATCTTCGAGTTGAATCATGTTTAATGTTGATTAATGTGTAACAATTAATTTATTATTGCCATAAAAATATCAATTTTTTAATCATTTTTATGATTAAGAACATATGATTAACATTGTGTATGTTGCCTATATGTCTGAAAAGATAAAGGATTAACTGTCTTTACTATATATCTTTTGCGTATTATGTCACCCAAAAATCTTTCTTGTCCGAACCCATATCTCGTTAACATGGTTATTGCGGAAATGTGAGAGGAGTCATTATGTTATTGCACTTAATAGAATATGGTGATTTAGCGGATAATTTTATGTCGACGTTGGCAAGTTATTTGGAAAAGATGATAAACGAGGATTGATATAAAAATGTGAATGATATGGCGTGATTATATATTTTTGTTAAAGAATATATAATCATATTTTATGGTATGCGACTGTAGATACACACACATATTGATTTTGGGATTTCTGCTTTGATCGATGCGTCAAGATTCTCATTGTAACTCAAATGTGTGACAGATAGAGGAATGCTATCTTTTAAATGTTGATTAAAATCATGACCAAATGATAGATGGGTAACAAATGGAGGAATATTATTTCGGATAGGTTTGTTAAAATCGTGACCAAATTTCAAATGAGTAACAAATCGAGGAATATTATTTTTGATAGATTTATTAAAATTATGACCAAATTTCAATCGAATAACCGACATTGGAATATTATTTTCGATTGGTTGATTAAAATCGTGACCAAACGTTAGATGAGTTACCGTTGGGGGTATCGAATTATTTATCGATTGATTAAAATCGTGACCAAACGTTAGATGAGTTACTGTTGGGGGTATTGAATTATTTATCGGTTGATTAAAATCGTGACCAAATGTTAAATGGGTAACAAAACGTGGAATATTATGCATTACCGAACGATTAAATTTGTAACCAAATTTTAAATGGGTAACTGAACGAGGAAGATTATTTTTAATTGATTGATTAAAATTACGACCAAATGTTAATTGTGTAACTGATGATGGAACACCATAATCTATTATTTGGTTAAAATTGCGTCCGAATGTCAATTGCAATACAGAATCGGGGATTTTGCGATTTATAGGTAAATTAAAATCGTCACCAAAAGTTAAATGAGTGACAGAATTTGGTATGTTATTGTTGATAGATTGATTAAAATCGTAACCGAAAGTTAAATGAGTAACATATTTTGGCAAATCATTATCTATAGGTTGATTAAAATGAAATCCAAACGTTAAATGCGTGACAGACTGCGGAATACTATCTTTTATTGTTTGATTAAAACGATCACCAAAAGTTAAGTACGTAACGGAATGCGGTATATTTCCTTTTATCGTTTTATCAAACGCACCGCCCAAAATTAGATGAGTAACTGATGGTGGAATATTATTTTTGACAGATCTGTTGAATTGACCATCAAAAATCAGATGAGTAACTGATGATGGAATATTATTTTTGATAGATCGATTGAATTGGCCACGAAATGCTAAATACGTCACTGATAATGGAATTGCATTTTTAATAGATTGCTTAAAGCAATAACTAAAAGATAAATGTGTAACTGATGATGGAATATTGTTTTTAATTGATCGATTAAAACATGTGCCAAATTTTAAATATGTGACTGATGACGGGATATTATTTTTGATTGACCTATTAAAACATTCACTCAACGTTAAATGAGTAACTGTTGGTGGAATAAAATTTTTTATTGACCCATTAAATAGCCAATCAAAATCTAAATGAGTCACGAATGGCGGGGGTTTATTTTTGATAGATTCTGCGGTAAAATGGATATATTTTGCATTTTTTGGGCAATGATCATTTGATTTCGAAATCCGAACAGATTCAAAATTATTAAAATATGGTAATTGAAATATTTTTTTGATATGTATTTCTTTGCAATATTTAAATTTACATTTTAATATATCCATAGTCGCTGATGTCATTGTTAGATATATTTTTTCTTTGTCGTTCAAAAATTTGCTAATCTCCAGCCATGCATGTTCGTTGGCTATCATTTTAAACATGTTGACTGATATACTATTAATTTAAGTGTTTATTGTATCAATTTTTTTTATAACTATTTTACTATTGTTATGGGTTAGATATTATGTATACAAGAATTTTTGTGTAAGTATACAGTACTGGCGATCATATATTTTTAACAATTAAAGTCAGTTTTTTCTGTCCAATTGAACAAGAGGATTTTTTAGTAACTAGTAATGAATATTTAAGATGATATATGTGGTTACAGCGATGAGTGGAAGAATATTGAAATTGACGTAAAGTGTATGTTAATCATATTTTGATTAAGATATGATTAATATTTTGATTTTTTGACTGTTAAGTTTACCCATTTTGGAAATTTATAATCTTTTTTTTGTTTACTTTGAGGAATAGTTACTTCTAAATCTTCGACAGTATGAGGAATTTCATTTAACATCCATTGGTGGGGTTTTGTCAGCCTTAAATCGACAACTGTGGCTGGTATGTTTTTGAGTGATTTGTCAAAAGGAGGGATAGAATATATGTATAAACTTGTTAATTTGAGTGTACGCATACTATCTATTGATCGGTTGAAGGAACCGCACAAAGTTATATGTTCTAATGTTGCTGGCAAATCTGAGAACGGTTTGTTAAAATCGTGGCAAATGTCCAAAACCTCGACACTGGCAGGTATGCAATTTTTTATTTCTTGATTAAATTCTTTTCCAAATTCCAAATATTTTACGGTCAACGGAATATTATTTTTTATAGGATGATTAAATTTACTTCCAAAAGTTAAACTCTTTACTCCATATGGTATACAATTATCTATCGGTTGATCAAAACCGCCATCAAAATATAATCGTTTTACGCTCGACGGTATGTTACCCTCAATTGATTGATTAAATTTGTACCCAAAATGTAACCCCGTTACCCCAAATGGAATACTCGTTTTAATTGTTTGATTAAATTCGCATCCAAAAAAAATCGTTAACATGCTTGGCGGAATATTTCCCTTGATTATTCTATTAAAATCATCTCCAAATTTCAAATGTTTAACTCCATGTGGAATATTGTTTTTGATTGATCTGTTAAAATTATCACCAAAAGTTAAATTTGTCACGGATGACGGTATTTTATTTTTGATAGATTTATTAAAACGTTTTCCAAATGTCAAATGGGTAATATTTTTTGGTAACTTATCCAAATTTTCGTTAAAAGTTTTAGAAAATTCTAAATGGGTAACTATTTCTGGTATCCTGTTCGAGTTTGAAAAATATTTTATGCATTTTAAATTTTTGATATATGGCAAATTAAATATTTTGTCGATAGATTTACCATTACGTAGTCGATAGTTCATACCGTATTTTGCAGGAGGTAAGATATGGATAGGATCATTAAAAATAAATACAAATTTTAGTTGATTCATCTTTGTAGAAATCGACGCAAACATGGTTTTTTCTTTGTCAGACAAAAATTCTCCAATTTTTAAAACGATATCTTGGGGTAAATTTTGTACCGTATTCATCATTTGATTTCTCTATTGTATTTTTGTTTTATATCGATTATTCGCAAATGCAATTAATATATCAATTTTTTTATCATATATTTTTAACAATTAAAGACGGGCTTTTCACTGAACGAAAATACCGTCTTTAATTCGATAGTTTTGGTAGATCTAGAAAACGAACCTTCGTTTAGGCAGACTTTAAAGAAGAATGCGATATATATTAATTTTTGTTGTTATGTTCGACGGAATATTCTTGATAAAATTATCAAAATTTGTTCCAAAATGTAATTCTTTCAATTTTAATGGGATGTTCTCTCGAACAGGCTAATTAAAACGAGCTCCGAAATCTAAACATATCATAGTAGATGGAATACTTTTGTGAATCGATTGGTTAAAATTTGCGCCAAAATATAAATGTATTGTCTTTGTCTAAAAACGATCTATCGCAGTTTGATACACCAATATGTTAGATTCGAATTCGAACTCACATAATCGTACAGTTGTGTTAGTTAACGCAGTGTCAAACATTCAAAAAAAATGACACAAAAAAAAGAACAGAACGATATTGTTATCAATTATATTTTGTCGATAAACATTCGTTTGGGTATAAATGTTTGATAATAAAATTAGTAAATCAATATCATTAAAGTTTCATATTTGTATCGTTAACTGATATACAAATATTTAATGGTCATATATTTTTAATAATTAAGAATATATGATTGATATTATTCATCAGTATCCCATCCATGCGCAAGAAAAGATAGATAATTAAAACTATCTCCTCCATCTCTCTTTCTACGTGTTATATTCGCTGAAAAATCTTTTTGTCTGATACCATCATCTTCTTCGATATATTCATCGTTGCTAACAAGATCAGGTTCATTAAAATCGAGTTTGCAAAACGTGTAGAGAGTTATATCAGTGACGTTTTTGGGAACATTATTTTTCAGTAAAGATCGATCAAAATGACACCCTAATGTTAAATGTGTAACAGATCTAGGAATACAATATTTGATCGAATTGGAGAATCTGTCACCAAAAGTTAGATGCGTTATCGAATTCGGAAGAGAATTTTTAGTAAGGTATGTCAACTTTCCATCGATAGTCAAATGTGTAACGCTATTAGGGATGTTATCTTTGAGAGGTTGATCAAAGTGATAACCGAATTCCAAATGAGTTACAGAACAGGGAATTGCATTATGGATAGGTTGGTTAAAATATACGCCAAATGTGAGATGTGTAACAGATTGGGGAATCCTATTTTGAATTTTTCGGTCAAATCCTCTATCAAATGTTAAATGTGTGACCGTCGAGGGAATCGAATTATATACCAAACGGTTAAAATTACATCCTAGAGTAAGATGAGTGAGTGTTTGTGGAAAATACCCTTTGATTGGTTTATTAAATGAATCGTTAAATACAATTGATTCTACATGTGGAGGTATGGCATTTTTGATAGGATGATTAAATTCCTCACCAAATCTAATGTGCTTTAACGATTGCGGAAGATGACCTTTGATAGGATGATTAAATTCCTCACCAAATATAACGTGTTTTAATGATTGCGGAAGATGACCTTTAATTGGTTGATCAAAAGAGTCACCAAAAGAAACATATTCTACATGCGACGGTAAAACGTTTTTGATTGAACGATTAAAGCTGTTTCCTAATACGAGATGTTTGATCGATTGTGGTAGAATATCCGTGATTGGTTGATTAAACGAGTATCCAAATGATAAATGTTCTACTCTATTAAAAATTTTATTATCGATTAGTTGGTTAAAGCCTTCTCCAAAAGTAATATGGGTTACATGATTTGGAATCATCTTTGTAATTGTTTCGTCAAAATAATTGTCAAATATGATACGAGTTACACCATTAGGAATTTTATTCAAATCGCTTTCGATTTCGACTTCATAATTAACATATGCAAATTTTGTGCGATACGTTAAGCGTTTGAATCGAGATATATCATTTTTCTTGATTGTTATAGGTTCGCTAAATGTAAATTGATTGTTCAGTGCAATAAATTTCTTGCATGTTTGCGCAAAAGAAGTTTTGTCTTCGTCTGTTAAAAAGTTACTTATTGCAATTAAGGCGTCTGAGTGTAAGATAGAGATTTTGCAGGCCATTACGTGTATGAATATATGTGAATTATTTATCTTTATATAATTTTTGAGAGGAATGGGTGGTTTGACAATAGCCAAATAATTCGGCCGATGATCATCATTATCTGTTGCAACATTATCGTCTATGATTAAGTCTCGACAGCATTTTATTATTCCCAATGTTTCGCTATTTTAACAGTTAGGTTTACCCATTTTGGAAATTTATGGTCTTTCTTTTTTTTGTTCCAAGGAATAATAACATATAAATATTTAATAGTAAACGGAATCTTGTTTAACATCTATTATTTAACGTCCTCTCCCAACATTAAATAAATAACAATTGGTGGTATATTTTTGAGGTACTGATCGAATTATCGTGCGTAACTAAAATCTTAATGTATAATGTTCAATGCGCACATATTATCGATCGATTAAAAATCCAAAGGTTTTTATACGTTTAAGAGTTTTTGATATGTCCGCAAACGATTAATTAAATCTTTTTTGAACCGAAATAGCCGTCACTGAATCAAGTACACATTTTTCGACATTTTGATCGAAATTTTCTCAAAAATTCATTTTAGTTGCACCTGATGGAATCTTATTTTGAATCTGTTTATTAAATTGATTTCCAAAAATGCAAATGCTTAAATACGACCTGATTGACTCTATTTTTGTTTAAAAACTAATAACGAATATGCCGTGTTTGTTGTGCGATAAGCATTTAACATACGGCACATGTTTTATTTTTAGCGCAGAAAAAACAAAATCCGCATCATTTTGGATACCTTTGCAATTATTTGGTATTATACTTGATTATTTTATTTACCGTATGGTAGATGACAAATATCGTCGATGATCAGCGTCCTAAACCACCCATTCATAGAAAAAATTGATTTAAAAACATCTTACTTTATGTGGAATATAGAATAATTACAAAATGAGTTCCAATCAAAAGATTTGTGAATGTGGAAATAAATTTTCTGCTAGTAGGCGGAATGCAAAATGTGAAAGTTGTCGCGAATATACCAAATGTTCGATGTGTGAACGTGATATTCCAAAAAATCAAAATAGAAAAACATGTGTTAAGTGTTCCACCAACAAAAAAAAGGGTGATCTACCGATTCAAAAAACTTGCCCAGCAATCATAGGAGGCAAGGTTGATGGCAAAATTTGTGGAAAAAAAGGTAACAAAAAATATGGTAATGAATACTGTGGGAAACACAAACAAGATTATCGTCAGAGTCAAGACATTAAAGCCGGAAGAATAGGTAAATATTGTAAATCTCGTACTAGTTGTCCAGGAGAGGATGGATACAAAGCGTATTTGGAGTTGAGCGACAAATACGAACATTGTGAAGGATGCAGAAAATTACGTCAAGATTACGAAAATGGCACGACTACAGAATGTATCAAATATAATGCTAATACTAAAAATGATGATCGAAAATGTTATGAATGTCCAAAAGGAACGATTCATTGCGTTAGCGGAATGGGTGTAGATGTTCACGGAAATGTTTCAAATTTGTGCAAACGTCATTTTGAACAGAGGCAGAATTTTGAAAAAGACAGGGAAAGAGATTTATCGAAAAGACACGATCAACAACAAGAATACGAGAAGAGACCTGAGGTTATAGAGCGAAGAGGACAGTATCGAATCGATAATCCAGAAAAAGCGGCAATTGGTAGTATAAAACATCGATCTAAAAAATACATCGAAGACTATGAAGGACAAAAAGCTAAAAATACAGCCACGCATACAGCGTGGGTTGATAAAAATAGAGATAAAGTGTACGAATATCAACTTCAACGACGACGTACAGTCGAAGGATCCTATGAAATGTACGTTGAACGAGCGTCAAGGTCGGGGTATGATTTTGATGTTGATGAAATATCATTTGAAAAAATTGTGCGACAACCTTGCCATTATTGTGGCTGCCTAGAAGAAAATAGATTGTCTGGTATTGACCGAATCAATAATAGCATTGGGTATGTTAAAAAAAATATTGTTCCTTGTTGTACTATGTGTAACATGATGAAAAACACATTAAACAAGGAAACATTTATATTATTGTGCACACGTATATCGTCCTGCAACAATAATGAAAGTACAAAGTTGTATACTGATATATTGATCGATTCCAAAAATATTACTTATCTTGGATATATATCATCCGCAGAAAGGAGAAAAAAAATTTTTGAGTTGTCTGTACACCAATTTGTTTATTTTATATCAAGAAAGTGCTATATGTGTGGTAGAAAATCAAACGAAAACCATTGTAACGGTATCGATCGAATAAATAATGATATTGGATACGAGTTTGATAATTGCGAAACATGTTGCGCTATATGTAATTTTATCAAAGGAGCGTTTAATATCAATGATGTAGTTGAAAAATGTAACATAATTGCGACACGATTTAGCGCACACTTGGATGAATTGTACAATAATTGGACCCCAAGTAAACATCATGAAAAGAACTTAAATAAAATTAAATTAACTGCTGTTGATAAACAAGAGCGAGAAAAAGCCATAAAACAAAAAATATATGAAAAAACAATGGCCACAAAAGATCCTGAATCTGTCGCAAAGAGAATTGCGGAATTAAATAAACGAGCTCTAGAGAAAAAGAACGATCGAATAAGAGAGACCACAAAGAAAAATAATAAATCAACCGATCCTGAAAGCGAGGAATCTAACGTCGATAATAAAATAAGTGAAAACGAGAGTGAAGAATCTAACGTCGACGATGAAATGAATGAAAACGAGAGCGTCGAAGAATCCGTCGACGAAGATGATTATGAGTACGAAAACGATGAAACAGACGATTAGATCATATTATGACTTTTATTGATTAATAAAAGTCATAATTGTACATAATGATATGATTTTACCATCATGAAATCATATTATTATATATAATTCACTGGATAAAAAATTTAACATCAGTGTCATTAAATTACTAACAAAATATCAACATGTGCGAGGTTGCAATCTATTCTGCACAAAATCCTAATTTCTTAAAGACTCATTTATGGTTCACGAAAAAACTCCGATTTTTCAATGAAACCCATCCTAGTTCGGTGTTTTTGCATAAAAAAATAATAGTTCAGTGAGTTCTCTAAAACTCCAATAGCTTTTAGTGAAAAATCAAAGTTTCCTTGGAACATCGGAGTTTTAATTTCGTTAAACTGAAAAAACGCCTTTGATAGAACAACGAGAATTCAATAAAGGGATACAATTATCAATAAACATAAAATTAGAACTAAGTTCAATAAATTTTTGTTTATATTCTAAACTGACAACTTCGGTTTCATGATTCATATTAACGATAATTCAGAAAATTTGTTGAAAAATAATAAATTTTTAAAATTGTTCCCTATCTATTTTGGTTACCTTCGTTCATAATTTTTATTAATAAATTAAAATTATGATGAATATCATAATATTCCACCCATTCCTGACTCAATTTGAGTATGCTAACCCACCCATTCCTGACATTATGCGTAATACATTGTAATTAACCGCAAAGATCAAAACCTTGTTATCACTATCCAAAAACACATCCGCATATTTATTGTTTCCAAATTCAAAGAACCACAAGTTCAAAAGCGCAGTGTCAATTCTTGAAAAATTACAAGTTCCAGATGGTTGATGCTCTTCTGGATTCAATGCAAATGAAAAGACATTGATTCCATCTTTTGGTGTATCAGTGTGGTACAAGTATGGTTCTACAGTGTCATACCAGAATCCAGATCTCTTTGATTGACGATCTTGTCCATTCAATTGCAATTGAACTTCTGTTACTGGATTGATACTTCCATCAATCAATAAACCGTAGTTATCATGTAACCAAACAATAACATCAAAGCATCTAATGTATGCACTTCGGTTATCGAAGTCAAATTTATCCATTGGAATTGACAAATCAGTAATAGTCAAGTCGTTTCTGGTAATGCTTTCAACTTCTGGATAAGTCAAGTTATCACTGTCAAAATCTGTAAAGATTCTGATGACTCCTTCAACTTTATCTCTTAGATCAACATCTCTGACTCTCTTAAGAAGTGGAACAATTGGTGCTAATCGACCAATCAAGTTATGTCCGCTTGCAAATTCAGCTGCAGTGGCTGAATCGTTGAATGTGTACAATGGTTCTTCACATGGAGCAGCTGGGTTAATTCCGATGTATTCGATTCCGTTGTTTCCATTGTATGCTAAGTCGTTACAATCGACTGCGACGGTATTGAAGTAACCGAATTCATCCAAATCATATTGCGCGAGTAACAACAATTTAGCTGCTTTTTCACGTGCGCATTCCCAATCATATGGATCATAGATCATGAATCGTCCACCTTGGTAGTTACCCAATTTGGTGACCCAGATCAATTCTTTACATGGATGATTGAAGTTTAATTTGTATTTTGCTGAGTTACTGTTGTTGATTGATTCTTCTCCAGTGAATTGAAGTTGTTCAATCAAATATTCGTGGGAAACTTGCGCAAATCGTCTACGTTCTTCAGTATCAAGAAAGACGTAGTTGACATATAATGAAGCATCATCTAATTCGAATGTTTCAGCTCCAGCTCGGAAAGCTTCACTTGCAATGTAGCATTGGTCAGCTGGTCTGAATCGAACGTAGATTTTAACTTGATGGTATTGGAGAGCAATCAATGGAAGAGCCAATCCATTGTTTCTACAGAAGTAGAATTGAAGTGGAACGTACATTGTGTAGTTAGGTTTGAGTAAAGTGTTGTCTGGAATATCCCAACTGAGGGTGCTGATTTCAGTTAATTCTGGAACATCACCGATCATTTTAGCATATCCGTATTCTTGTCCAACTGGATGAGATAATTCATACCAGATGTTCAACCATTCACCATATTGTTTATCGATTTGAGCACCACCAATTTCGAGTTCAGTTTCATCGATAATGGCGTGTCCTAATCGTCTGACCCAAGCAAATTCAACATGGCCGAATCGACAGAAGTCACCAGTAAATCTAACTTCAGGAAGAATAACTTTCAAAAATGTTTGAGTAATCAAATCTCCATTTCTGGAAATCTCACATGTGCTTTTTCGTGAAAAGTTTGTAGCTCCGTTAAAGAATTGTTCGATCGATTCTACAGCGAAATTAGTATGACGTCTGTATACAATCTTGAAGAAAGTGATTTGAGGATTACCGGTCAAATAAACATCTTGAGCACCGTATGCAACTAATTGGAGAAGTGCGCCTGGCATTTTGATTTATAATACTTATTAGTGAGAAAAAAAATTATAATTTTATTGCAGTTCGAAAAAACTATATTATATTCAATTAACTTGTCGATTATGTTCAAACAAAAAAATTGACATATTGCACTATTAGATAGATTAATTCTAATACAATTATTAGCAAATGACAGAACCATCCTATAAAACCCTCGATGAATTACTTGGAATTTTAAACAGACTTCAAGCAAAAGAACACTTCGACATACCCCAAAACGTCATCGATACAATTCGATTCGAAATTGACAAGCAACAGCTCGATCCAACAGCACACAACGTGAGGAAGATTTTGCGTGATCAAAATCTACGTAAGCACTACGAACACATACCATACATATTGGGACCTATTCTTAATTTTTCTCAGTTTGGTGGATACAATTATGAGGATTCCCTTCTTACAAATAAAGATGCAATCGATAAAGGATTGTTTCGAGCGGAGAGTTTGCGCAAGTTCAATACCAAGGAGAATTCTCATTCGTGATCAAATATCGCAAATCATCTAAATATAATCAATATAAAGTTGGTCTACTATGTATTTATTATAGAACGTATAAATAATGGTAAAAAACAAAACTACAAAAGCCGCGCCTCCTAACAAGAAAAGGACGCTTGATCAAATGCATACGGAACATATTACTAAATTCGCCCAAACGCAAAATCTTCTACCCACCAAAAAAGCTAAATTAGCTAAATTAAAAAGCGAATTAAGAACGTTATCGCAAACGGATCCAGAAAAGTGTGACAGTAATTGTATGCGCAGAAAATCACAACTGATTGATATGATCGCTAATCTTAATTCTGAAATTTCATCGATTGAATCATGCTCGGATACTTTAAAATACATTGTAAATACATTGCCAATATTGGTAGATTACTATGATAACGAAAATTTGGTAGAAGATGACATGGAAGAATTTGTTGATGTTTTTAATGAATCTAATCAAAAAAATATATTGAATTATTTTATGAAAGAAACCAAAAAAACGCCTGTTATAGATTCGCCCAAAACAATCACCTCAATAAGTAAAGCGCAATTATACAACGAATATCTCAATGTAACAGACAAATCACACAAAAGAAGACAGAAAAAAAATTCTAACGTGTGTTCTGAATGCGGCGGCAATATATTAATTAGCGATGGAAATTTAGTATGCGAAAAATGTGGAATGTATGAACCTTACTACACACAACATAGCAAACCTAATTACAAAGAGCCTTTGCAAGATACCAATACTTACGCTTATAAACGCATCAACCATCTGACTGAAATTTTAAGTCAACTACAAGCAAAGGAATCAACAGATATCCCCCCACGAGTGTTCGAATGTATGTACGGCGAAATCAAAAAAAGAAAGATCGACAAAAATGATTTGGATATTTTCAAGCTGAGACGGATCCTTAAGAACTTAAATCTTCGAAAGTACTATGAGCATGTGCCACATATTCTTCAAATCATTAATGGTCAAGAACCTCCTAATTTTAGCCGTGTAGACGAAGCTAAAATCAAAAAAATGTTCAAAGATATCCAAAAACCATTCGCACTTTTTTGTCCCACAAACAGAACAAACTTTCTAAACTACTCATACATTCTACATAAATTTTGCGAATTACTTGACTTGGATGAATATATCAGTTATTTCCCTCTTTTAAAAAATAATACCAAACTCCGGCAACATGACAAGATATGGAAGAACATATGCGAACACATGCGTTGGAAATTTTATAGATCATTGTAAAAAATCGGTAGATAAATTTATAAATTTATCTACCAATTACTGTTAACGCGAATATTGTAACGGCTGTTGTTGATAACCGTATTGTTGCTGATAAGGATTTTGATATGGATTTGAATATGGATTCATTTGATACGGATTTTGTTGATAAGGATTTACTTGTTGATAGCCGTATTGTTGCTGATATGGATTTGAATATGGATTCATTTGCTGCGGATTTTGTTGATAAGGATTTACTTGTTGCGTAGGCGAAGTTAACGATTGGCCACAAGATGTTCCAACAAATTCATAGTTCAATCCAGATTCAATGAGTTGATTGATATAATTATCATATTGCGTTTTATTGATAGAATCTGTACAGATCGCATATATGGTCTTGCCTTCAAATTGGGCGGATGCAAAAATCTTCCAAAAAGCAGTTTTTCCAAGAGTCGTCCAAGCATTCACCAAAACATTTTTTATTACATCTTCTTCAGGAGTTGCCAATTTAAATTTTTTGTTATGATCTATTTCTGGAACCTTAATCATATTATTCCAAGCATTTGCGTCTATTCCAACGCTAGATGCCCGTTCGTGTCCCCCAGAATCCTCTGGATTTATTTTTTTAGCAGCCGTATTTGCATTATCGTTTTTATCAATTTTGTTGTCATCATTAACAGATACATCGCGGACCATAAACCGAGCAACATTCATAAATTTATCCTTGTTATACACTATAATATAATTTATTGGATCGAATTCTGTATTTTTGAGAGTAATACCAATGACCTGGCCGATGATAGAATCAGATGGTCCTCGTTTTGCTACATATAACGTGTGATTATCGATAACGTTATTGTTCTTATCGTACAAATTACCTTTTCGTGTCACAAAATTACTATCTTGATGACCAACATTCAAAAAGTTATAAACTGATACGATTTCAATTGCACCAATTACTTGAATCAATTCCATATTTGCGCTTGTCACTAAATAATCAATTATGTTAGTAAATCCGATCCATGGATCAATGCCCCTATCTGAGTATTTTTCCTTGAAATAACTTGATTTAGAATATTTGTAGTTTCTAAACAAATCGAGAATCTTTTGTAGTCCGATATACAACATGAATTTTTTACCATCTTTATTTAACGCTAATTGCCCTCTATCACCACTACTGATCACACCAACAAATGCAGATAATCTCTGTGCCGAAAGATCTCTCTGTGTTTGTTGTGTCCATTCTGTATCTGGTTGTTCATCTATTTTTTTATTATTAATTTCATTCCAAATTGTTCCGCTTGTTGAATAAGCGGCATCATAGTTCACAACTTTTCTACAAAGATCTTGATATTTCGAAGTCATAAAATGATGATCTACAACGTGCGTCACTTTTTTATCGTTGATAGTTAGGATATCATTATTACATGACTTATTTGGAATTTGATCTGGATCTGGCAATGATAAATCAAAGAGACCTATTCGATGATCTTCCTCATTACCAATCTTGTTTATCTTTTTGACGATATTCAGTCCCGGCGCAATAAAAGAAAATTTTTTCACATCAGGTACACAATTTTTACGCAATAGATAAGCAGTGAATAAACCATCTAAACAATCTCCATGTATAAAAATATTTGTCAATTTATTGATTTGTCTACAAACTTCTCTGCAATCTCCGCCAACTTGTTTGATTTTTGCGAATAAATATTTGCTCTTATATTTAATATATTTTTCCTTATAGTTTTCCATTGTAATATTATAAATCAAGATTTTATTATCAATCACAAACATAATAATATATTTGTGATTTTTAGAATTAAAAAGCAATGACGCTTCTGGCGAGTGGAACTCCTGCGGCTCCAACACCGAACAAACTCTGACCAATACCAAAACCTGCACCAAATCGAGCACCCAAAGAAATAGTTGGCGAAAATGTGTCCAAAATAGCAAAGACAAATGCTGCAGTGATACCAAGCATTAAAATCTCCTTGAAATCCAACTTGCCACGTGTAAATGCATATGCGACAAACGCAACAGTAACTCCTTCGATCAAATATTTAACTCCCCGTTTCATGATATCTTTCCAATCAAAATCAAATGGGTTGGAATCGTACAAAAATTGTTGGATATCTCCCATTGGTTGTTGCATCATTGGCTGTTGCATCATTGGTTGTTGCATCATTTGCTGTTGCATCATTGATTGTGGCATAACTTGTTGGTCGTTCGCGGTGAACATATTATCTCGACGTTCTGATCCTAACGCTTTAGATGGAGCGTAATCACTGGTATTAGCATAATAATCTGTCATGATATTTATATATATTGAAAAGAAAAAAATCGGTAATTAAATTATATCTGAACTGATTGTTCGTTCGGCTAAAAGAATTAACTTATTATTTTTAATTTGTAATTGTTTTATCTGTGTTTCATATTGTTTCTCGTTGCTTTCACAAGTATTGTTCAGTTCTACTAATTTATCTAACTTGTTTTTCAATATTGTCATTACCTTTTTTATCGACATATTACTCTCCGACGAAAATGTTTAAATTTGCTTTTCTAACCACATCCAGTTTCTTTTGATAATTAGTATTATATCTTTTTTTGTCAGTGTCGTCCATTATAATATCAATTGATATTAAAACTATTTGCGCGTTATTATAGCGATTTAAAAAATGAATACGACTTATATACAAAGGATGACGGATACTAAAAAGTTTACGATTTTGAATAAGATAGAAAATGATGCACCATTTGGCAATATTAATTTTTGTACCATCAGTTTTTTGACAGCAAACAAGGTTGAAAAAACGAAACATTTAGATATATTTGGTTTCAAAGTGCACGATGGTTACAATACGTATGAATTATGTGATCAAGATGCGGTTAAGATTAAAAATAAGAACAAAAACCACGACGTATATTTGGCCGAAATGGGTAAGATTTATGCATGGGATGATGCGACAAAATCTGATTCGTTGCAATATGGAGATCCTAAACTTAATAATTTAGAGAAAACAAGACGTGAGAATGTCGATAAGATTAAGATGATGGCAGAACAGAATAGAAATAATTATACGCCTGCTCCAACTAAGGCTAAAAACAGACAAGAAGCTACGTTACAGAGATTACAAAAACAGTTATACAGTAAAGGAAAAATCACGACGTATGAATGGGAAGCTGTTAATCAACGTAACAAACCTGTCAATCAAATTAAGGCAGAAGCTGCTGCGAGAGAGATTATGGAGAAAGAAATGGTTAAAGTAAATGAAGTTGATTATCTTGATGAAAATGAACCTACCGGTCTAAAATATGGTTGTGTGACCGTTTATTCGCCTGAAAAAATAAAGGGCCTGAGCGAAATGTGCATTAAGATAAGAGGTCTGTTTCAAACAATTGATGAAGCTCGAAAGAGGGCTATGAAGTTAGGGAAATTGTACAAAGAAGATCAAATTCATCTATTTGAAGTCGGAAAATGGTGTGCATTTGCGTTACAATCAGATATTGATGCGAATGTTCAGTTGTCGAGATTGAATTATGCTATGAAATGTTACCTGGATAATTTGTCAATCGAAGCTGAAGAATTCGAGAAACGAAAGGAAGCGCTAATTACTAAAAATGAGAAAGAGACCGCAGCTAATCAAGCTAAAACTATGGACGAAAAGAAAAAGAAGGTACCGGACGTTCGACCAGCAGAAAAAAAATTCACTTCTACCGGAAACGCAGAAGACGATGCAAATATTCAATCACTTATGGATTATTTAGACGATCCCGAACTCGACGAGATCATGACAACCAAACAAACACCGAAAAATACAAACGATCGTGTTGAAATAAACATTTAATTATGAATTACAAATTTATAATTAAATTTTTTCGATTCTTACCTCTACATCATTCTTCTTCTTACCACCAAACAATCTGGAATTATCGTGTAATTGTTCAGCAACACGTTTACGCAAAAATGCGGGATCATAGTATTTTTTATGAATACCAACAAAACCTTTCGATCCAAATGTAAAAGATCTATCCTTCGCTTTGAACCAAAATACTTTTTCTTGAATGGTATCAGTTGGTTTTCGATTATCAATCACCATCGACGAAAAATCCTTTGTGCATTCAGTAAAGATCTTTTCAAAATACGGTAAACTAGGGAACATACTCGCATAATTTTCATACAACTTCTTTTTGTTAATATGTGAGTCTTCTTTTAATAAAAAAACATAATCAAAATTTAAACGCAAATCGGGTGTTATACCCAGCGGCGTTTGCATCGTCAAAACATATGTCAACCTAAAATGTCTTCCATTCATTAATATTTCCGTAATATTTTGATCTTTGGCCCAAGTTTTCTTCTGACTCAAACAATCATCCATAATTAATATCCCAGACGGATCTACTTTTATACCCTTCTTCTTTTTTTCTTTAGATTTATCGATCATTATTTGCTGCCGAGCTAATATTTTGCTTAAAACTTCGGGTTTGATTTCGTAATGAATGTAAATATCTGGAAAGAAAAATTTGTAAAACGAATTCATTTTATCGGTCGGCGCGATAACGGCTCCTCCAGGTATATGACGATAATGATACACAATGTCTCTCGTTATCCAACTTTTACCAGTACCGCGTTTGGCAATCATTACAATGGCCGGATCTATCACCATGTCTTCTAAATTAAATCTTAATATTTGGAACGTATTATAATTCATGCCTAAATGTATAGGAGATTTTATTCCAATGGCTTAGCGCGTTATTTTTATAACATATTAGTATATAATGAATTCGACTAATACAAAAATAATTATTGGTATTGTGTCGCTAATAATACTTTTGATTATTTGTTTTGCGTCATATCGATTAATGAAGACTGACGTGAAGATGAATATTGTTCCCGATACTGCGTTTGTGTCGAATGGAGAATCATTGCAGTTCACGGCAAACGTTACGGGTACAACCAACACTGCTGTAGATTGGTTAGTCAATGATCCGTCTCTGGGCGAAATAAACAGATCTGGTCTTTTCATTGCGAAAGGTGGGGAAGGGACTATTATCGTGTCTGCTAGAAGCAGAGAGGATACAAATGTTATTTCGACTGCCACTGTTACTTTAGAAACAAATGATGAATCAGCGCCTCAAGTCCCAGTTGCAACGCCAAACAAGCCTCGAACCCCGTCAAAACCGAAGCCTCCGCCAAAAGTTAATAATCCAACACCAGCTCCTAAAAAACCTGTTAATCAACCTGACCAACCTAAAATCGCAGTGAACGATGATAGTCCAATAATGCCCCCGCCTGTGCAAACTACATCTAATCAAAATACAAATCCGTCTCCAAGATTACCAACATCTTGCATCGGAGGGGATATCAAACGGTGTGAAAAATTAGGTCCTACGACATCACGTGATGAATACTCGGCATTTGAAATGTTTTGCGGGAACGGGGAATACATTGAGACACTATCTGTTTCAAACGGTGCAGGATTGCATGGTATTGGCGGCAAATGTATGGGACCAGGATCAGAATCAAAATTTTTTGGTGGTACTCATGGCAGTATGGATAAGACGGTTGGCTGGCGAAATGGAAAGCCACCAGCGGGTGGTTATCAAAAAATTCGTGCATGGAGTGGCGGCGAATGGGATTCTGTCGGTAAAATAACGGTCTATGATAAAGCGGGCGGAGAGATGTCATTTGCATCAAGAATGGATAAACCGGAGAGATTGTTTGATTGTGGCCAAGATGGCGTCATTACAGGTATTTATGGTACCACTAATACAAATACGAATATGATCAATACGTTAGGGATTCAATGCGGATATATATCTGACGCACCTCCAGTTACCAAAGAAGTACCTAAACCACCAACAAAAGAAACTGGCCCTAATTGCGTCGGTAAGGATATCAAACGATGTGAAAAATTAGCTGCAACTAAATCTCGTGATACATACACTCCATTTGATTTTATTTGTGCAAATGGAGAATATATTGAAACGATATCCGCTGCTTCCACTGCAGGCTTGCATGGTATCGGCGGTCAATGTACGGGATCGAAGGATATGAAATTTTTCGGTGGCTCGCATGGTCATCATGATAGGACAGTGGGGTGGCGAGATAATAAGCCGCCACCAGGAGGATATCAAAAAATTCGTGCGTGGGCGGGCAGTGAATGGGATTCAGTTGGGAAAATAATTATCTCAGATAAGAATGGCGGCGAAATGTCATTTGCGACGAGGATGGATCAACCTGAGAAGATTTTTGATTGTGGATATGATGGTGTTATAACTGGACTACATGGCAGTACTAATAAGGAAACAAATATGGTAAGTACGTTAGGTGTATATTGTGGTTACAAAAAGTGATTTTAAAATTTATTTGATAAAATGATTTTTAATCTTGGGGTTGTGTTTCTTAAAAAGTTAGAATGTGCAATGTTTGATCATTCAATGTTACTAGCAAGATTTGTATTGCCTAGAGATTTGAATGTGACAATATTTGATCATTCAATGTTATTGGCAAGAATTGTATTGTCCGGAGATTTGATCATTCAATGTTACTGGCAAAAATTGTATCGCCCAGAAATTTGAACTTGCAAATATTGGATCATTCAATTTTACTGGCAAGATTTGTATTGTCCAGAGATCTGATCATTCAATGTTACTGGCAAAAATTGTATCGCCAGAAATTTGAACGTGCAAATATTGGATCATTTAATATTACTGGCAAGATTTGTATCGTCCAGAGATTTGAACGTGCAAATATTGGATCATTTAACGTTACTGGCAAGAATTGTATGGCCTGGAGATTTGAACATGCAAATATTGGATCATTCAACGTTGCTGGCAAGAATTGTATTGCCTGGAGGTTTGAATGTGACAAGAATCGTATGGCCCGGAAATTTGAATGTGGCAATATTTGATCATTCAATATTACTGGCAAGAATTGTGTGACATCGAGATTTGAATGTGGCAATATTTGATCATTCAATGTTACTGATGAGTACTGTATGGCCTGGAGATTTGAATGTGGCAACATTTGATCATTCAATGTTACTGGCAAGAATTGTATCATTAAGAGATTTGATCATTCGATGTTACTGGCAAGATTTGTATCGCCTGGAGATTTGAACGTGCAAATATTTGATCATTCAATGTTACTGGCAAGATTTGTATCGCCTGGAGATTTGAATGTGCAAATATTTGATCATTCAATGTCCCTGGCAAGAGATTGATCATTCAATGTTCCTGATAAGATTTGTATTGCTGAGAGATTTAAATGTGCAAATATTAGATCATTCAATGTCCCTAGCAAGAATTGTCAAGAGATTGATCATTCAATGTTCCTGGTAAAATTTGTCAAGAGAGATTTGATGTTGCTGATAAGAATTGTATCGTCTGAAGATTTGAACGCGCAAATATTGTATCATCCGATGTTGCTGACAAGATTTGTATTGCGAAGAGATTCGAATGTGCCAATATTTGATCATTCGATGTTATTAGCAAGATTTGTCAAGAGATTGATTATCCAATGTTACTGACAAGATTTGGACGCGTAAATATTGGATTATCCAATGTTGCTGACAAGATTTGGATGGCCTGAAGATTTGGACGCGTAAATATTGGATCATTCAACGTTGCCGGCAAGAATTGCATTGCCGAAAGATTTGAATATGACAATATTTGATCGTTCAATGTTACTGGCGACGATTGTATTGCTGAGAAATTTGAATGTGACAATATTTAACTATTCAATATTACTGGCAAGAATTGTATGGTCTTGAGATTTTATCGTTCAATGTTGCTGGGAAGAATCGTATTGCCCAGAGATTTGAATGTGACAATATTTAACCATTTAATGTTACTGGCAAGAATTGTATGTGACAATATTTGATCATTCAATGTTGCAGCAAGAATTGTATTATCGAAAGATTTAAAAGCACAAGAATTGTGTCGTCCAGAGATTTGAACGTAATAATATTAGATCATCCAATGTTGCTGGTAAGAATTTGTGTTGCCAAGAGATTTGTGTGCGCTAATATTTGATCATTCAACGTTGTTAGCAAGATTTGTATTGCCAAGAGATTTGAACGTGCAAACATTGGATCATTCAATGTTACTGGTAAGAATTGCATTGCCAAGAGATTTGAAAGTAGCAATGTTGTATCATTCAATATTACTGGCAAGATTTGTATTGTCAGGAGATTTAAATGTGGCAATATTGAATCATTCAATGTTACTGGCAAAAATTGATTTGTCAAGAGATTTGATCATTCGATGTTGCTGGCAAAAATTGTATCGCCCAGAAATTTGAACTTGCAAATATTGGATCATTCAATGTCGCTGGTAAGAATTGTATGGCCTGGAGATTTGAACATGCAAATATTGGATCATTCAACGTTGCTGGCAAGAATTATATCGCTCAGAAATTTGAATACGCAAATATTTGATTATTCAATGTTACTGACAAAAACTGTATGGTCTGGAGATTTGAATGTGGGAATATTTGATCATCCAATGTCGCTGACAAGATTCGTATTGCCTGGAGATTTGAACGTGCAAACATTTGATCATTCAATGTCGCTGGCAAGAATTGTATGGCCTGGAGATTTGAATGTGGGAATATTGGATCATTCAATGTTACCGGCAAGATTTGTATCGCCAAGAGATTTGAACGTGCAAATATTAGATCGTTCAATGTTACTGGCAAGAATTATATGGCCTGGAGATTTGAATGTGGGAATATTGGATCATTTAATGTTACTGGTAAGATTTGTCAAGAGATTTGATTATTCAACATTGCTGGCAAGAATTGTATTGCTGAGAGATTTGAATATGCAAATATTGGATCATCCAATGTCCCTGGCAAGAATTGTCAAGAGATTGATCATTTAACATTCCTGGCAAGATTCGTCAAGAGAGATTTTAACGCGCAAATATTAGATCATTCAATGTTCCTGGTAAGATTTGTATTGCTGAAAGATTTGAATATGCAAATATTTGATCATTCAATGTCACTGGTAAGATTTGTATTGTCGAAATATTTGAATATGCAAATATTTGATCATTCGATGTTACTGGAAAGAAATGTATTGCCGAGAGATTTGAATGTGGCAATATTTGATCATTCGATGTTACTGGCAAGAATTTGTATTGCCATAATGCGTCAAATAGTTAATGTCACCAATAGAATATTTGAAAATATGTGATCGTTCAATCAACAATATAAATAATGTGATACAAACGTATGATACTATGCATTCACATACAGAGCCGTTTCAACTGATAGTGGACGATAATTACTTTAGCAACTTATCATCCAAGATTCACGAAAATTGTTGTTTCTACGCAAATTTACGAAATTATGTTCAAAAAAATGTCGGATCATCGTTAGATCAACAAGTAGATAATCTTTACAAGATGATAGCAAACAAAATTGATATTGTCGATTCTGATTTTGATGAAATATTTATCCAAGTATTTGAAGAAGATATGTCCGAAAATGAAGATGCTGTTTCAACTAAAATTTTATTATTATTATATGACAGATTAGGACTATTAGAACAAAAATTCCCTGCTGATCGTGCTTATTTGGAGAATGAAACAATTCATGAATTTTTATGTTTTATTACGAACAATTGTGATGATTTATACGATTATCCTATTGACAAACAAATCATAATCGTTAAAAATAATAAATTTTTGGAAGATTTTGTTCTCCAAAATAGATTTTTTACTATGTTTTACGCAACACTTTAATCATATGATTACATTTAGATGTAATCATATAATTAAATTTCATTCTTCCTTTTATAAATGCCTGGGGGAATAATTCAGTTAGCCGTATATGGAACACAAGATATTTTTTTAACGGGGACTCCACAGATAACATTTTTTAAAACTGTTTACCGAAGATATACCAATTTTGCAGTCGAATCATTACAACAGTTTTTTGTAGGTGATCCTAACTTTGGTTTTGACATAACGTGCGTCGTTGATAAATTAGGAGATCTAATGCACAAAGTTTATCTAGAAATAATAATCCCTGAAGTTAATTTATCAAAGAATCCATCACAATATGTCATCGATCAAAATATTGCACAACAAGAATTCATCGCAGTCCAAGATTATTACGATTTGGTTGTAGATTATAATTCTGTTGACACAGATGTTATTCGAAAATTGTCGCTGATGCTGCGTACAAATAATTTGCCGATGTCGGAAATTGAAAAGATAATGAATGATCCTTTGTTCATAGATAAGTTAAGGATCAAACGTGAGAATTTACGACAATACATTTTGACTAGTGACACTTTTAACCGCATTCCCGTCTTGCGAGATCTCAAGTTACCATTGTATTACCAGATTAATAGATTTGATATGCAAATTCTATTCAATTCCGTCATATGCAACATCGATAAATATGGTGGCAATATGAGTCCAGAGTTGCGTGATGTTGCAAAACGTCGGGCATTGATTCGAATTATTACAAAATCAATATATCCAGAATTGCAAGAATTTTATTTAGTTGCATACAATCTATTTATTGAGAAAGAACAGGTTTATCGGAGCTTTTTGAATGGTACATATGTAGAGAGATATAAGTTTGCATGGGTTGAAGAATTAGGTCATGCTATTATCGAAACATTGGATCTCAAAATAGGAAATCAAATTATTGATCGTCATACTGGAGATTGGATGATTTTGTACAATAACGTATCAATAAACGAATATCAAAAAAGAAATTATGAAAAAATGATAGGTCAGGTTCCCAAATTAATTGTGTTCGATTCAGAAATCAAACCGGAATACAAATTAGTAATTCCTTTACAATTTTATTTTTGCAAATATAGCGGGATGTCTATTCCGTTAGTTGCGTTACGATACCATGATGTTTTGATAAATTTGCGGATGAAAGATCTCTCGCAATTATGTTATGTTGAAGATGATCCAGGATTACTTGATATTCCTAATATTCAAGCGTTGTATGGTATCAACATTATAGATGCAAAATTGTATGTGGATTATGTATTTTTAGACTCAGATGAAAGACGTAGATTTGCACAATCTACACATGAATATTTAATCGAAACAATACAATATAATGAGTTTCCAGACGTTTTAGGGAAACAGTATAGTGCTCATTTAACATTTTCACAACCGTGCAAGTATGTGATTTGGTTCTGTCAACCAAATCAATATCGAGGAAATCCTACTGGACGAAATAAATGTCAATGGAATAACTTTGGTGTTAATCCTGATAAAACAGGGTACACATTGATGGCAGCTTTCTTAAGATTAAATACATACGAACGAACTGACACAGGACAAAGCATCATCTTTTTTAATTTCGTTCAACCGTACATGTATTTTCGTCATTCTCCCCCTGACGGTGAATATGTTTATTCATTTGGTACGATTCCTTTGGAGCATCAACCATCATCAACATGTAACATGAGTAGGATAGATGATTTTGGTATCATAATGGAATTCACACCTGAATTTTTACAAGTGGTTGCAGAAAACACTGTTAATTCAGTTGGTATATATATCGCAGCGTACGTGGTGTCGTATAATATTATACGAATAATGAGCGGAATGGCTGGCCTTGCTTTCCAAGTATCTACTTAATTTTGTTGATTTTGTCATATCGATAAAATCAACAAAAAAACTTATGGTGCATTATGCTCTAAAATTAAATTAATGTGATTTGTGATCACAATAGGAAAGAATGCAAGAAATTCATCAAAATCGCTTATTTGAAATAGTTTTAGCGCATCTTCTGGCCATTCGTACCAATAACTCAATAATTTATCCGAAAATCGCCATATTATTTCTCCATTAACGTCACCTCCTCTTCTTGTTGGATAAACTAGCAAATAATCTGTTGGATGTATAGATATGCAAAAATAAGGATACTCAACATTATTTATTTTATCGTCGATACTTACATTGCTCGGATCAAAACCATTTTGTATCAACGTTTCTTTAGTGGTCAAATCATCAACAATGATTTTAAAATTACATTTGGCAAACGTTTGGGCCAGTATACAATATTCCGTGTATATCTGGTTTGCATTTTTAACCAAGTATGGCACTATCTTTTTGTTAAGTTGAGTTTGATTATCACTTTCGGGCAGATCCATAGTATTACTCGATATTAACACAGTGTCATTATCTTAGCTGTATCTCTTAATTTTCTTCTAGATCTTATTTTGCAGAAATATGTCATCATTTCGTTTTTTATCTTTGAATATCACAACATTCGATTTTTTTACAAACATTTATCTTTTGTTAAAAATTATTATTGATGTTGCCATCAGTAATAATCCTTCCCATGATTTTTTCTTTTTTTCATATATTCTATCTATTTTTGCATATCTCTTTAGCCATGAAAAACTATTTTCTACTATTGTTCTCTTTCGATATATTTTTATTTCTCCCTTTTTTAATGACGATTTTACTCCTTTCCTTTTTCTTTTTGGAATTATTGGATCATATTTTATTTCTTTCACGTTCGATCTTATTTTTTCGCTATCATAACCCTTATCTGCTAGAAAATATCTCTTCTTTTTTGATTTTGTTGTCCTATTTATTTTTTTACTTTTCTTTAATCTATCAAATGCCTTGTCGAATAACTTACAATCATGCACGTTCCCTTCAGATACGTCCATTATTATTGGTACTCCTTTCGTGTCCACTACCGCTGTTATTTTTCTTCCTCTTTTATTTTTGTAATTAATGTTCCTTCTCGTTCCATCTATTCCATTTTTGTTTTCTATAAAAGTACTACCTATTGATAGTATTTTTAGTTTTTCTTCCTTCCCTTTTTTCAAATATTCATCCAGATTTTTTTTGTATAGCTCTTCATATACTCCTATTTTACAATGATAGTTATGTTTATTATTCAAAATTCTCCCATCTATTTTTCCATTATATTTCCTCCATGATATGTTATTATTTAACACTTGTATTATTCCACAAATGTAATCTTTTATTGTGTACTTTTGGTTCCTTATGTATTTTTTATTCTTGTCTGATTCTGCTTTTATTATTATCTCTTCATTTAGGTCAACTAAATTCATATTCCCTTTCTTTTCCAATATTTTACCATATATCTTACTAAATCGTGCGTCCATTTTTACTTATAAATGAAATAAATAATTATTATTATAGCAAATCAGAAATGGACGGTGATACAAACATTGTCGTTTGCAAAAACAAATTATCAAATATCATCAAATTTTTTCCTGATAAATCTATTATCAGAACTGAATATCAGAAATATCATCGAGATGAAATTCTAGAAGTTATCAATGATGTTGTCATTAGAACCAACAAAATTGTTTTCCATACTTATAATTTTCTCAAGCTGTACATTTTACATCTTCACGATCAAGATCTTAAATTTCCTATCATCGATAGGGATTTCGTTTATATGATTATGACTGTTTTAACAACAAGGGAAGAAAAAAGGGGGGCAAAACCATCCAAAGATAAATTAGCTATGTTATCAGATTTGACCACTTTTTATAATAAATTTTATGCTCCTTTACTTACTGAAGATGACATCGTTAGTGATGATAAATTATCTTACATTTTAAAAAATTATGAATGCGTTGATATTGTCAAAAATATTGATGTTAATATCAGAGAGCATTTTACTGATCATGTTCGTAAATATGTTAATCTCTTTTATAAAATCAAAGAAAAGAAAGAATTGATTATGAACAACAAAACACTTTCAACAGCTGAAAAGAAAGAACTTATTCGAAAAAAAAATGAACTTTACAATAACATCAAATATGATATTTTATCAACAGACGTTAATTGTAAAAGTGATGCTAAATATTTGAAAACTATTAATCGAATAAGAGATGCAATATTGCCTTATGGTGATTTTGCAAAAGATAATATTATTTATGATATTAAAAAGAGTCCTCAGAATTATTTAAAATCAATGATCGTCTTGAACGGAATGATTCAAGATTTGAATGAGAAAAGAGAAACAGATTATAAAATATTTCAAGTATTACCTTTACGTACATCGATAGTTCCTCGTTATATCACTTTAGATACAGCTTCATTGGTTTCCCTTTTTATTGGAAAAACAGAATATTTTAAGAACATCACAGATAAATCTTATGAAATTTGGAGATGTGTTTTTGATCTCGATAAAAGATGTTTTATAAGAAAAAACCATAAGTTTATCCATATGATCAAGACAGATGGGGTTGCTTGTTCAATTTTATTAGAAAAACTAACAAAAGCTGAAAAAGAAGCTCCTCGAATGTTCCATACAGCTGTTTATTTAGACAACACAGTTCGAACGAGATATTTTCGAGAAGAAGATAAAATAAAAATGCAAAAAGAGGCTGAATTGGATGACGATGATGATGTTGTAAAGAAAAAAATTAAAAGGAAAGTTCACAACAAAGAAAAGAAAGATAATTCTAAGTTCGACTATGAGTATATCGAAGATGTAAAATTAACAGATGAACAAAAGAAAATGAATTTTGCATTTATTGATCCAGGACATAATGATCTGATAAAATGTTTATCGGGAAAATATGATGGAGAAGAAATGAAAGAAGATGGAACATTCAGATATACTCGAAAGCAACGTAACAGAGAGTCAAAGAAAATTCGTAATAGAAAAATAATGGACAAACTTAAGACGAAAAAAATAGCAAAGAAAGAAGCGGAGTTGTCAAATTATAATTCGAAAACTTGTGATTTCAAAAAATTCAAAGCTTACTTGAAAGAGAAAATAAAATTGAATAGAGAATTGATGGATCATTATTCCCAAGAAATCTACAGAAAATTAAAATTTAACGTTTACACAAATACACGAAAAAGTGAAAGTAAAATGATAAAAGCTTTCGAAGAGAAGATGGGAAAGCCAGAAGAGACGATAATTGTATTCGGAGATTATGATAAAGTGAATACAATGAAGGGATCAGAACCACATATTTCGAAAAGACTAAAGAAGGTATTTGTGAATAACAATTATAAATTATTCTTGATAAACGAACATAATACATCGAAATTATGTAATAGATGTAGTTGCGTAACAGAAAACGTAAAAATAGAATCAAAAGAAATCTGGAAGTTATTACGGTGTACATCCGAGAAATGTTTAACTTACCATGATAGAGACATGAACGCAACACGAAACATGAAAAAAATAGTAGAATTGCTAATAAAAGGAAAAAAGAGACCAGAAAAATATAGCAGCAATTTGAAATCTTCCGCAGGGTTAATAAAAGCCCGGTAAATTCAAAATCTTTATGCGTCTTTCAATCAGTACAAGGAATTGAAAATGACAGTGCATAAATATGTGTTATTATTGGGATGGTGATCCAGTCATAAAATTGCCAGATACATTAACGCATCTAAATATATTTTTTGGTATCAGACGTTTGACAATTTCTGCTCATGGAAAAATACCAACTATTGCAAACCTACCCGAATCAATAGAATATTTGCGATTTGATGAAGAAACGTACCAATCCAATTTGTTAAATTTAATCCCGTTTTCTGTCAAAAAATTGGAATTACGCCCACGTGATTATAATGATATCGACAAAAGCAGACCAGGACTAAAAATTAAAAAGTTAAAATGATTAATTAATAAATTTATCATTTTACAATCTCGACAAATCATATATAATGCCGGATGACACTGCGTTTTTCGGCGAACCTAAACCAGTCACATTATCATACCCTACTTTCGTCCCAAACCGTCCAGCTGTACCAGAAATAACATCAAAAAAATCTAACGAATATTTACCACTCGTTTTTGTTCCGTAAACATATGTTAACACAGAATTGGTTGTCAAATTTATTTTTCTCCCGTTTTTTCTGATTTGATTTGCGATGGCGATAATTCCAGCGTAACATGGTGCGCTCAAACTGGTACCTCCAACTTGAAACCATTCGCCACTGTCATACACTGGCACCCCTGTATTTGGATCAGCTACAAAACAAACATCAGGTACTTGACGCTTGGTTCCCGTCAAACCGTAGTTACGTTGACATGTTTGTATGCCTTCAAAGAGACTGATGCCACCACCACTACCATTCCAACCAGTTTCACTTGTTCGATTACCATTGACATCGACATTCAAACTTGTTCCTCCGACAGCCACAACATTATTTGAGCAAGATGGCCAACAAACAACTCCGCCTGTATCACCTGACGACGCTAAATAGACAACATTTTCGCCTTTATTGTTCTTTGACTTAAATCTCTGGTTATACATTGTCTGCGAGCTAAATTCGTTAGCACCCCAACTCATCGAAACAACTGTAGCTCCATTATTGACTGCGTAATCGACTGCTACCATCATATCCGTAAATGATGCTGAATATGCTTGAACCATCAAGATAGTCGCGCCAGGAGCAATCGCGTGAGCCCATTGCACATCGAGAGAGATTTCTAATTCCCAGCCAGAGTTAACTGATGGCATTCTTCCACTTGAACTTGTCATTATTTTTGAAACAACAGTTGTAGAAGGAATACTAAATTGGGCACAGAATTTATTCAAATTTGCTTGAATAGTTGTAATAGGATATGCATATGCATCAACAATTGCAATTATTTGTCCTGCACCATTCGATGAAACTGCATTTAAACCATATGCAGCTCTGACTTTTGATGGTGTTAAATTTGCAGTTGGCGTTGGAGATCTAGTTTTTTGGACATCGGCTACTTTATGATAAGCTTTCATTTCGATTGGTAACATTTTGATAATACATAATATTATTAAAATGCAACTGGAGGAATTTGTAATCAACTATTCTCGCGGATTATTTTGAATGACATAGTAAGAATCCAAATAATTATCTACTTTCAAAACGATAACTTCGCCGCTAGCGAATCGTTTTGCTATATTGTTACGTGTTCTGGGCAATTCGATGTCTTCGATAACTTCATTTCGATATGACAACGAACATTCATTCCATTTCACTAAAATAACTGTCATTCTGCATGTAACTGGCACCAATTTATCAAAAATATGTTTCTCTTGACTCAATATTGAACATTCTATTTCATCGATGATGCTCTCACCATAAATATGGTACTCAGTTTTGCCATCTAGCTCTCTCCGGACTGCATTTGTAACACGACAAATCATTTCGTCAATAATAACAACGTCGTCTTTTTTAATGACCCTCGCAGGAACTTTAATGGTTTTCATAAATTTGATATACAACAATACTTTTATTTAGTGTGCATTTAAAATTCAATTTTTAATAGCTTTAATCAATTTGAAATTGATGATCATTTGTTTCAAAGATGGTTGCATATCTGGATGGCATTTGAACCGATCTTTTTCATATTTTTTTATCAATAATTTTGGGTTGCATTGGTATCTAATAAGAAGATGCTCTAACCAAAAAAAAACGTCAGTAGAATTATAAAAACATGCCAATTCGAGAGCTTCATACTCGTTCGCGACGATCATATTTTTGATAACATGTTCATAGACGTGACGAGTGCTCGTTAATAATCTAACCATTTTCAGATGATTAAGTTTACATTGCTCAATAAATATTTCGAATATCGTATATTGCGTAAATTTTGATACAGATAACATAAATTCGGCGATATTACAGTGATTATGCATGCAACATAATTGTAACAAATAGTGATTTCCCGAATACAGTGAATAGATAAAATATTTTTTTAGTATTTCGAGCTTGCCGAGTCTGTACAAATTATGTAAGATTTGGCACACATGATCATCTTTAACATCATTTATTATGAATTCTACCACATCAAATCGTTGATTCGTAAAAGCATCTGTAAATATTTGTGTAGGTGTCCATCCATAATATCTATCGTTAAAAATGAATATGTCATTGTTATCAATAGTTTTTTTATTATCCATATTGAAGATAGATGAACTACACAGACATGAAAAATGAAATATATTTAGCGGACTTTTGCAATAGATATGAACATATAACTGCATAATATATTTTTTTATGTCATATATGATATCAATTTGATTATGGAGTAATAGCATAGCATTAAACATGTTAATCGGGTAAATATGATTTTTTTCCATAGTGTGTTATTCTTAATATAAAAAACATATTATAAGTAGTTATCAATATGCCAGAAGTTTGCGAAGTTGCGTTAACTGCCGAAATATTACATGCTAAAATGAAGGGAAAGACAATAACCGGATTTGATTTTTTTGCGGGGCGTTATGGACCTGATAGAGCAAAACCGAAAGGATATGATGAGTTTGTAAAATTTTTGCCATTAAAGGTTCAGAAAATAGATTCTAAAGGTAAATTTTTATGGTTTGATTTGGTGAATAATGAGAAGGAACATTGGTATGTATGGAATACATTTGGTATGACTGGCAAATGGAGCTTTAGTGTTCAAAAATTTGGGAAATGCCGCATCACAACAACATCTGACGAGTTAACGTTGTATTATTCCGACATGCGTAATTTTGGCACATTTAAATTTTCAAATGATAAAGCTGAATTGGATAAAAAAATCTTGACACTAAGCCCAGATTTTTTGAAAGACGATGATTTTGATTTAAGTTCCATACGCAAATACAAACAATCAGTATTGTCTATTTTAACTGATCAAAAAAAAGTAGGGAGCGGAATAGGTAATTATCTTATTGCAGAAATACTTTACTATGCAAAAATTTCGCCCCATAGGAAATGTAACACTTTGACGGACGATGAAATTAAGGAGCTAACATATTACATAAAATTTATGATCAAATTATGTTATTTTAATGGAGGTAGCGAATATATGGGTCATTTAGAAAAAGAAGCAGCAAAAGTAGGTCGTCTGGATTATCATCCAGACATTCAAATTAAAGGGGATGCAGATAAATTTCTTTTTACAGTTTATCGCCAAAAGAAAGATCCGTTGGGTAATAAAGTCAAGGCGGAAAAAATAGGAAGAGGCGGAAAAGAGCGCACTATTTATTGGGTTCCGGATGTGCAAAAATAATATTATTAAAAAACATTTTTTGTGTTTTAATAGTATAAATGTCTACTTTGGAAATAATTATTGTTATAGTAGTAATTTTGTTGATATACAATTATTATTTCAATCCGTCACACACTATCGTTGAAAATTTAGCACGAACGAGTTATTCGGATCAACGAAATATGCGCGGGATGGGATACGCTGCAGAATTGAGTGTCCCCGGTACGAATAGGACTGCTACTAAAAACGTTCCCAATCGACCTACTACAAATCAAAATCTTGCGAACCGACCTACTACAAATCAAAATCTTGCAAACCGATCTGCTACAAATCAAAATCTTGCGAATCGATCTACCACAAATCAAAATTTAGCGAACAGATCTGCTACAAATCAAAATTTAGCGAACAGATCTGCTACAAATCAAAATCTTGCTAACCGATCTGCTACAAATCAAAATTTAGCGAACCGACCTGCAACAAATCAAAATCTTGCGAACCGACCTGCTACAAATCCAAATTTAGCGAATCGACCTGCCGCAAATCCAACGAATCAGGGACAAACTAGACGATATGATTTTTCAATGGAACCGTCGGTTGCGGACATACCTTCTCCGACGAGGAATGTAAAAGTTAACGACACACCTAACGCAATTATGACGACAAATAATGATTGGGTTACTGAACATAATAGAATTAGGGGGGATGTCGGTCAAAAACCGGTGAAATGGAATCAAACTCTTGCGAATGCGGCAACAGATTATGCAAATAAATGCGTTTTTCAACATGCGAATCAGAGGGCGCAGGGAGAGAATTTGGCGATGGGGAGTCCATCATCGAGATATGATGATAAAACAATGGTGAGACTATGGGAATCTGAAAAGAAAGATTATAGACATCCGCAACCTCCACGTATAACTAGTCCTGGGGAAACTGGACATTACACTCAAATGGTTAATAAAAATGTGTCAGAAATAGGTTGCGGATGTGCAAATTGCGGCAAATCAAGGATGTGTGTTTGTCGATACGATAGAATACAATACGGCAGTCAGCCACCATATTAAAAATGATAATATTTTGTTATTAATATTATCATTTTTATCAATAAGATTCAGGATTAACATTTGGACGTTCAAAGTCTCGCTAGCGTAAATTTCGACAGATTTCTTGACAGTACATTGAATGGACCAATATTTGTACGTTCAAAGTGTCGTCGATGCAAATTTCTACAGATTTCTTGTCGTCATTTTGAATGGACCAATATTTATACGTTCAAAGTGTCGTCGATGCAAAATTTGAAATATTTCTTGACAGCATATTTGAATGGACCAATGTTTCAAGCAATTTTGGACGTTAAAAATATCATTGTTACAAATCTCATTGATATTACTTTGAATAGAGAAATGCCAGCTCTAACAATCCCTTTACATCATTTTTAATGGACCAATGTTATGCATTCAATTTCTGACCAATTAATTATAATATATTTATTCCACCTTGTATGCTAATAAAACTTTTAGATAAAGAAGCAACAGTTTCCTTGAGAGAATCAACATCTGCACGAAGAGAATCTATCAATTTTTTGTTCTCTTGAATTTCTTTCAGCAACATTGGTACCAACACATGATATTGTACAGTTTCTGGTTGTTCATCTTTAATGATAACGATTTCTGGAATGACTTCTAAAACTTCCTCTGCAATCAAACCATATTGTGGAACAGGAACTCCTTGAGCATCTAATAATTTGTTTTCTTTGTACTCAAAAGTTACAGGACGTAAACTATGGATTCTGCTATTATTTGTGATATCGCTTATATTTTCTTTGTATCTGAGTGATGATGAAACGGTTCCTAATTGACCATTGTTATCTATTAAGACAGCGATTGCAGCACCAGCGGTTGTGACGCCAGATATTCCAGCGATAAAACAAGTTGTTTGTCCTGTTCCAATCCTTGTTCTGTTAGAAATAGCTGCGGTATTTGCGTGCCCGATTGATATGTTGTTGCTCCCTGTTACACTGCTTCCTGCATTATCTCCTAATGCAATATTGTTCGAACCGGTTGTCAATGAATTCAATGCGGCTGATCCGATAGCAGTGTTATTCTGTCCTGACGTTAGAATCGACAAAGCCAGCGCCCCATATGCTGAATTTGATGTACCCGTAAGAGTAAAATTTCCTGCATCTGCTCCGCCAAAAATGTTAAATGCTCCCCGTCTAAAAAGTAAAGTATTTCCACCTTGATTGATCGATGCGGTGGTAGAATTACTGAGGGTTATACTAGCCCCAGCAGTTATGTTGTTACTAAATGTTTTTGCACCAACAAATGTTTGAGTACCTGTTGTTACCACTCCTCCAAACGAATCTGACGCTGGTTCAAGATTTAATACATTCCCGGTTAGTGTCATACCATTTGCATTTCCAGTTACGCCTGTTCCAATCGCTGCCAATGTTAATATCGTTCCAGTTGATCCAGCTGGACCCGTCGGCCCAGTTATTCCGATACCTTGCGATCCAGTTGAACCAGTACTGCCAGTTGTACCAGTGGCTCCTGTTGCACCCGTATTCCCTGTTACACCAGTTGGTCCTGTTGCCCCTGTTTCACCTGTAGTGCCAGTTGCACCAGTATTACCCGTTGCACCAGTATTACCCGTTGCACCAGTACTACCAGTAACTCCCGTTACACCAGTATTACCCGTTGCACCAGTACTACCAGTAACTCCTGTTACACCTGTATTTCCGGTAGCTCCTGTTGCGCCAGTAGCTCCTATTGTACCTGCAGATCCTGTTGCACCAGTATTTCCTGCAGATCCTGTTGCACCAGTATTTCCTGTTGCCCCTATTGTACCAGCAGCTCCTGTTGCACCAGTATTTCCTGTAGCTCCTGTTGCACCAGTATTTCCTGTTGCCCCTATTGTACCAGCAGCTCCTGTAGCCCCTGTAACTCCGTCATTTCCAGCAGCTCCCGTTGCACCATCATTACCAGTTGATCCGGTAGGTCCTGTTGCACCATCGTTACCAGTTGATCCGGTTGCGCCATCGTTACCGGTTGATCCGGTTGCGCCATCATTACCAGTTGATCCGGTAGCTCCTGTTGCGCCATCATTACCAGTTGATCCGGTTGCACCATCATTACCAGTAGCTCCGGTCACTCCAGTATCACCCGTATTTCCAGATGATCCTGTAACACCAGTTGCACCTGTAACACCAGTTGCACCTGTAACACCAGTTGCACCTGTAACACCAGTTGCACCTGTAACACCAGTTGCACCTGTAAGACCAAATAATCCAGTGTTACCAAAATAAAGCGCACCATTTGTATTAGTCCATATCGTATTTGTGTTTCCTGGATTTGATGGTTGTGGCACTAATTGTAACCCATCCACCATTATTAGTCCGTCAATTACGGCATCGTTACCGACACTCAAATGTTCAGTGTTTACTGTAAACGCAGTAATCGCTCCACCAACACATACATTTCCGCAAATACGAGCCTCGTCACACACCTTTAACGTATTAACTGTCAAATGACATGAACATTCTTTTCTACATCTTTTTGAACAACAATTTGATGACTTCATTATACTATAATAAAAGATATCATTAATTATTGTGGGTATATGATGGTCAAACGCAAATAATATGATAAGTAAATTACTTATCATATTATGAAATTGGAATATTAATTTGTATTACATTTGGCTTGGTGTTAAATGAGTTAAAATAACCGACATAGTTAGTTACATATTTATGTTGTGTTACATTGTTTGATGTGATAACATACACATTATTAACTTTTGATAGTTTTCGAATCTTACTCATTACCATTTTGTCACGTAAATCAAAAAATTTAGGAGCATCACTGGGTTTGTCATAAAAATTATGTACTACGTTTTCTATCGCTGAAAATTCTGACAAAATAACGGTGTATCTATTCATATTCCGAAAAAAATTTACTAATTCGGACGAATAATTTGAGATTGTTTCTTTTACGATCACCATTTCACTGACAGTAATATGTTCTCTGCAAATAGGACACTCATTATTATTAGTCAAAGAACGAACCATGCATTCCATACATATGTGATGATCGCATATCAAATTGACCTTAATAATATCTGTTCCAACCGATTTTGTCCCTGATGTAAACGGTTCATAACAGATCGGACACGTAGTTTTATCCGCATTATCAACAAAATAATGTTTATCACTTAGATATCTTGTATAGTTTGTTAAATCTTTTTGGAAATCTTCAATCGAATTTTCTATAAATTCTTGATCTAATGATACATGAGAACAGTCAGAAAATGATGTAACAATTTCCTTTAGCATATTTTGCACCCGCTTTAATCTTTTCAACGATTTATCGATCTTGCTGGTTATGAATCTTTTCAAGTTTGTTCCATCAGTTATTGATAATGATAGTGTCATCATTGCATTAAAAAAATTATTATCTATGATACTTAATCTTTTTTGCGTAACAAATGAATATTTATTGTTGCGATCGTTTGTCAAATGATTTTTCCATTTGTCATAGTACACGTTCAATTCATTGACTATATTTTTTTCGATATGATTTGGATATATTGTGTCATATCGATCAATATCCATTGAGTCATAGTTTATCCTTGCGTACATTGAATTAAAACTGGTGAATATGAATCGGTTGATTTCAATACGATATGTTTTGTCCAACGTTGGTGATTTAGATGTGTTTTTATGATCTAACCAAAGTTGAAGTAGACTACTTATTTCAATACATCCAAAATTATTATTTTTGGTAAAAAAGTAAGTATACAATGGCAATGCGTTGATTATCCAAATAATTTCGCAATTTATTTTTTTAATAAGATTTTTTATACATCCTAAAAATTGTTGATGACATTCATGGATAATTAATCTTTTCCACTTATTCGCCATTATTTTTTGCATATTATTCCTCTCAATACGTATCAGTTCGTCATAAGTCATGACATGTGCGTTCGTTTTAGTCCAGATTTTTGACATTGACTTGGGCAAGATCACAAAATCATTGTTACTAATATCCGCAAAATTATCCCGAACTATTTTGACTGGTGAATTTGTTTCAATGATACCACCTTTTTTTTTGAACGATAATTTGCTAATTACATTTGCTGAAACTATACTGTTGTTGTTTTCTTTAAAATTGATAACATACTTGTCATTAATTTGGTACATGTACCATGGAATTAGAGACAAATGTTTTTTCTCTACAGAATTGATAAATTTTTTACAATCATATATATCAATTTTGAAACACTTCTTTTCAATAATTTGTTTAGCTTGTAACTGCGCAAAATAAAATCTCAGTTTACGAAACATCCATGAATTATGTCTTTCTGCCAAAACTGTGTCGATATTTAGACAAAAATATAAATAATATGTCTTGCCAGCGACATTTTTTTGGATACATTTTTTATCGGGACAATATATTGATCTATAATGATACGAATCAAACGTCAAATTAAAATGAAAAAATGGTCGATTTCCAGTGCAGTGTCGTTTATGAATAGGCGTATCATTTATATATATTGTTCCGCTTCCGTCGTCATATTCAATATCATCATTTAATGCGACTGTGTATATTCTGTACAAAAATTTGGTGATCATCTTCTTTGTCAAAAGAAGTGCACATGTGTTTATATCTACAACACGAGCAAGTTTAATCCTCGAATATAAATTCTTAACTATTATCAACATGAATGTCATAAACGAAAAGCGTATCAAACCAACATTAGTTGACCCATATGTGCGTCAAAAGATAATCAAAACAATTAAGCCTTCAAAAGTTAACTATTGGGGACCAACTAAAAATGCTGCACAATATTTTTATGAAGACTATATCCGTCCAAATCTATTTTCAGTCATTTTAATCGGAATTTTTGTCATGATACTTATATACCGTTATACATTAACACAGAAGGATAAATTATTACGCGAACTTAATAACGAGGAAAAGATCAAAAATCCTGATTTAGATATGGCTATGCTTTTATATAGATATCAAAAAGAGATGTCGTTAGAACCTGAAAATAAAACAAAGGTATCATATCCAATATATCCATATGTCAATAACGTCCGATAATTTTAATGTTCTCAACAATATATAGTAAGTAATGTTCCAAATCGATATTTTTTACATATTTGTCGGATTATGTGTTGGTTTTTTTATAGTCTACGTGACATCCCCGCCGCCCAAAATTGTAATCAAATATCCAACACTAGAAAATATCAAAGATACTACATATATTGACGAAAAAGGACAATGTTACAAATATTATTCTAAAGAAATCAAGTGTAATTTATCGGACAGTAGCTAATTTTAAGCGTTCTAATGATACTGGGTCATTTTCCAGCACCAATTTGAACTTGTTACAATCAATTTGCCTTGTCCTGCAAATTTGTCCGCTAGTTGTGTCCTTGCAGGCTGGAGTTCGCGGTATGTTTATACATCGAATATAATTGAATATATTTTCGTCAGCAATCTTAACATCCCAAAGATACTTTTGATTTTTTTTAATATCCGAGGCCATGTCAAGACTATCCTTGGCCTTAGCTTTTTCGTCGTTAACCTTTTTCTCTAACGCAACGATCGTATCACCTTGTCTTACAATATATATCACAAACCCAATCACTATTGCACAAATCACCAAAATCCACAACCCAAAATTACTCTCACTCATTATTAATTTATAATATTAATATAGATTAATAATGCAACCTGTCATGGATACTAAAATTTTTTCGATATTTATTTCATTATTATGGGGATTCGGAATAGCATTGTTATTCAAGAAAGCGTGTGATAACGGCAGATGCATCGTCGTCAAAATCCCCAACAATTTTGCTGATACGATCGTTCAAAATGATAAATGTTACCAACTAAATAGATATTTATCAGAGTGTACTTACTAAAAAATATAATAGCGTTTATAAATAAAAATCGAGTATTATAATAACAATGATATCAAAAAAAATATTGAATGTTTTGGCATTATTATCAATAATTGCGATCATCATATATTTTTATTACAATGGCAATGACGACAAAAAAGAAGAACCTAAAATAGAGGATAAACAAATAAATAGACGAAAACGTAGGCGTGTTATTTCCAAAAAAAATAAAAAGAAGGTGCGATTCAATGATAATGTAAAATATCATTATTATGACACGAGTGATCCAATAGGTGACAAAATAGATATTGATCTTATCTTAAGCCAAAAAAAAGTAGTTCCAGTTTTAAAAGAAGCGAAGATAGATATCATTGAAGAAGAACCTCTGAACATCGTTAAGCCTATAAATTTAGAGGAAGAAAATGCGGATGATACTTGGGATACCAGCTTTGGTCAACCATTGATTACAAAAAAAGAAAGTCGATGTCATTTTGATAAGATGCAAAAAAGTAATCGCAAATATGAAAAATCAATGAGTGAGTTTACAGAATATCAAGTCGATAGAAGTTCTATAGTGGAACCTGAATTTAAAATAGATCCGTTTAAACCTAGCACAAAATCAGGAAATCTTAAAAATCAAAAAATTAAGGACATATACGACATGCAAGTGGCAGCTCCCAAAGCAGCTCCTAAAAGGATCAAAAAAGTGACATCAGATTTGATCACATACGAAAACGATTCTGAAAATAATGGTGGCCTAATACAAGGTACAAATTTACATGGCTTCGACAGCCATAGTAGCATTTTTGGTGATGCTGCGTTTGGTAATGAATTTTAAAAAAATTGATTATCAAAATTACATAAAGAATAATTTACTACTAACATAGTAACAATGATGTACACAAGACAACGAACAATAATTAAAAATAAAGATCTAAATACGTCATCAGTTAAACAAATGATCGTAAAATACACATATGATTTGGTGAACGATAGTGCGAGTACCAAACCTATCAACATCACCAAAATGAGTGATATTACAAACATACGTGACAAAGATTATATTGCTTGTCCGAAATATTTTGGAGAAAGATCTTGGATGATATTTGTCAAATTAAATGGATGTTATTATGCGGTAACATTTTTAAAACAACATAGGCGTAATAATATCAACAGTATCGTATTAATGTCCGTCGAAATTCCTGTAAATGAAGAGATGTACAATGGAACGATAATGGAGGGTATATATAGTGTTACAGGGGGGATAATAACGTTCATTATTGATGAAATATATTATTTAGCCGGTAAGTTACAATTATTGAAACCAAAAGATGATAGACTGAAAGATTTAGCGAATTATGCTTGTACAAAATTTGGCGGTAACCCAAACTATAATGTGCGCTTTTGTCATCATTACCAAATAGATAAAAAAAGTTTAGAATCATTCTATGACAAAATTAAATCAGATAATACAATACAAGAGATCATGTTTTATCCTAAAAAATATGGGGATAATGTTTACAGTTATATGATAACAGGTGAAGATTTGGTTGATCAAGTGGTTAGGATATCTATTTTTACGATGAAAAAAACTAAACAACCGGATGCATATGATTTGATCGACATAACAACAGGGAACAAAGTAGACATCGCGATAATCCCTGATATTCAAACAAGCCAAAAATGCAAAAAATGGTTTAGTACCAATAAAACGACCACGTTGATTGTCAAATGTAAATATCTTTTTGATAAAAAGAAATGGTTACCGATTGAAATCTGTGATGAATAATTTTTAAGTAATGATTATTAATTAAAAATTAAAAGTAATACGCTAATATTGTCAGTTGATCCACACGCAAATGCATAATCTGCTAATTTTCTTCCAATATTTTGGTTAGATTGATCATTATGTGGCGGATATTTGTTCCGGATATCATATGTATATGTAAAACTATTAGTCATATGATCCCTAACGAAATTAACTGCCGTATCACTTGACATAACATCCCATAATCCATCACATGCCATAATAATAAATTCATCATTTTCTGTCAACGGATAATTAAATATTTCAGGGATATGTGTTACATACGGTACGTTATCTAAATCACCGAACGCTCTCGAAACAGATAGATCACCTATTCTCCACGCTTTTTCTTCAAAATGAATTGGTTCATTTGTATCATGGGCTCTGTTGACGTCTTTGATTCTTCTTTTCTCATCTGGCCAGTCAGGTTTATGATCTTTCGATAATGGGATCGCCAAACCTTTACGTGATAACACCGCTCGACAATCTCCAATGTTGATAACCTGAATATATTTTTTACCTTTTAGCATATGTCTGATTATAACTAAAGCAGTCGAACCACAACCATCTGCAATTTGTTTAGGATGCGTTTTCAATAATTGTTGTATGGTATTATATATTTGAAATATTTCCGTATTTCGCAACGGGTAAATATTTGTTCTTTTCAAAAATTGTTCTCTCAACTGCGGAACAACAAATTTTGACACTTCATCGCCACCATGACCATCACATATTATAAATAAATCTATCGCAGCAGACTTGTTATCAATCGGACTCCCGTTAGGTGCCAAATTTCGTTCAATATATTCCACGTCTTCATTACTCTCTCGTCGACCGAGGATTGACGATTTATGGACAGTTACGTCCGAAACGGGTTTATTCATTTGCATGTTATTATATCCATATACAGATCATTTATTATAATCCTTTTTAAATTCAATTTTTCTCAAAAAAAAAATTGATTAAAAAATTCCTATTTAAATAGGAGGTTATTATTGCAATTATAACCAAAATGGATGATAAAGTTTGTTGTTCGATTTGCAAAACAGATATGATGTTGATGGATCAGCTTTCATGTTCCCATACTATTTGTTTCGTTTGTGCAGCTCAAACGTTCGTTCCACCTAACAATAGCGGATCATGTCCCGCTTGCGGCCTCATCCTAGCTACAGATATTAAAACGATGTATGATGAATTCATCAAAGTCCCGTTGAATAAATTACGGTTAGAGCATGGATTCATGGTTAATGATATACTATGGACGTACGGTGGTTATAATGGAAATCAATGGTTGTATACTCGAAAACAATGTGTCGACATTGAAGAACAATATCAAAAATATGCAGATTGTAGTAGTTCAACTGAATCTGATTTGGTATCATCGTCTGATGATTCGTTTGGTTTAGATGACACTTCCACAATGACGTTGCAATTAAATGTTGGCAATAATACGGTTGAATATGTTTTAAATTTTGAAAATATGAGTCAATATCCAAAAGCGGATGCTTCCAAAACAAGAAGTCTGACCAGAATTCCATTAATGTCATATGACGATATTACTAATAATAAGATAGTTGGCGTTAGTGGCAAGAAATTTTAATAATTCATTATCAATAAATTATTAATTTTTACGATATTTGCGTCGGTTACGTTTAGATTTGCGAGGTCTGTATTCAATTTCCTCTGATTCACTATCTTCCTCATCATAATCATCACATCTGCATGGTTTACAACGTTTTTCTTCGCCATACATCATTTGTCGATCATATTTATCAAATCCTGTTGGAACGCCGTTATCTTTAGAACCATATTTCTCATTTCTTACTTGGTCTTCTACAGATTCGTATTTAATATATGTGTCATATACTTGACCAGTACTTTTCAAAAAATCAACTGGTTTGTAACCACGTGCTGCTAAATTACGTTTAGTTGTTTCGTCAGCTAATTTATCAAATTTTCCACCAACGCGTTTATATTTCAATTCATCAGAGTCAGCCCATGGTTTATCGGTCAATTCTGGTGCCAGCATTGAAAAATCAACGTTGCGCATTCCTTCAACTTTGCACGAATCTGATTTTTGAGTGTACAAATATGTTACTACAACTAACGCAATAAGAACCGCCAAACAGAAATATTTATTTGTTAAAAAACTGTCCATCAAGATTTATATATTAATAGTTAGATTATAAAATAAATTTGTTTCATAATGTTTTGCCTTATCGATACTAATCTAGGGCGCGACGGACCTGGTAGTGCGCGGGAAAGAAAAGTGTCTCATTTTTTTAGTTGTATTGTCAGAAAGCGATATTTCCGGAAACTTCTCGTTGATCTTATTAGAAGAATTTGTCAATCCAATATTGATCATAAATTTTTTGAATTCATCATAAGAAATGTATCCATCCCCGTTTTCATCAACAATTTTACATATTTTTTTAATTTTGGCAGTGTATTCGGTGATCTCATCAGTTGTCATGTGGCGGTTGACGTTGTATAATAACGAAATAAGTTCACAACACGTTATTTTGCCATCACCATTTTTATCTAAACTATCAAAGATTTCTCGAATTCCTATTCGAGTGATGACATATTCGTGGCAAATAGGTATAATATATGAGAGATATCCGTAAATATCAAGATAGTTTTTAGTTTTGCCAGATAAAGTCCCACCAGAAACCTCACGATTTATTGATTGTAATATTTGATCGCATTCGTATTTACTCCATTGATCATTCAATTCACTATTGATAAATTCCTTTAAAGCTTCTGGGGTTATATCCTCTCCTTTGTTTATGGAATCAAATGATTCAATGTATTCTTCCATGTCATCATCAGATAGTTTATACTTGCGTTTCAAATAATTGTACCATTTTTTTTCTGAATGGTCAACGCGTTTTGACATCATCTTATAATTCTAGCGACTAAAATTATATTACGATTAGCTCCCTATCATTATTTTCTTCTGGATCATATTGATTGATTATATCATATGGAAAATCAATTGAAATGACTCGATTAACTAATGAATGAATCGCATATACATTCATATTTATTAATTCTTGCGCGAAATTTAATATTATCATCGACAAATCATTAATATATGATTGATTGTAATTTTGCATTATTTTAGTATTATTTACTCCGATACCGATATTCAATGGAGCTAGGCGCACATAATCATCGAAACATTTTGCAAATTCATCAACAAATGATGACATTTTAATTTTAATTTCATCAAACAATATATCTAAAATTTTAATCATCATTTTGAGTTGTTCACTGTCGTCTCTGCACGAAATATATAGGTCGGCGATATAAGCAGGAGATATGAATTTATATTTTCGGCATGATATAATCTCTTTAAAATGTGTGTCGATTGGGAATTCAGAAAGTAACATTTTGAGATTAGAATTCGATGAAAAATTTTTTTTAACAAGGTCAACATATTTGGCGAATACAACAGAAAAAATCTTGTCATTTTTTCTAAAATATTTATCGTTGTAATACAGAACATCTATATTATCAGTCAGGACTTCTGTCACGTTCCAATTATTCATTTTGAAAAAATCAATTGGAACGTAAATGTTATTATAAAATTCTTTAAAATATTTGCGCAAGAGCAAACATATTTCTTTATTAGCTTTGATATCATAGATAACTATTTCAGCAACATCACACACTTCTTCCATGATATTATATTATTCGAAACATTATATATTTATATCATGTTTCAAATATTTATTACTTTAGCAAACTCCGATCTAGTCATTGTTTTAACACCTAATTGTTTGGCAGCAATGACCTTTGCTTCTTGTGCTTTGTCATCAGCATATACAAATAGTGTAGTAGTTTTGCTGGCTTTGCTCCCCATACGTCCTCCTTGAGCTTCAATGTATTCTTTCCATTTTGGTTCACGGAAAAAACTGAATATAATAATTTGATCTTTGAATTTGCCGGCAATATTCGTAACATTTTTATATGGTTTGATAGTGATAAGTTTTGTTACTTTTTTGTAAAGCGCTTGGAACTCTGGCAAAGAATTAATGAAGGAAGTTGCAGTTGTATCATCAAATCCATTGATATTTACTATCAAACTTATCCATTTATTTTCATTGATCGGTTCATATTTTTGAATAATATCTGGATAAACATTTAATATCTTCTTGATCTTTCTTTCGCCAAATCCTCTACCAAAACAATTACTTGCAACCATTAATTTCAAAATATCTAAATTTTTCAAACTATTCTGCAAATTATTGATCAATTTTTCCGCCAACTTATCTTGAAATCCGTCGAGTTCTAATAAATCTTTCTTTGTTAATGTTATTATCTTAGGAATGGTGTCAAAACCTGCTTCAACAATACGGGCAACAGTTTTTTCAGACATATTCTCTACACCTATATCCGTCACAAATTTAGTCATACGCGTAATAATGACAGTAATATCCTGATCTGCGTTCGTCAAAATGATATTCACTCCTGTCTCATCCCATTCGTACTCTAAATCTTTCGGTAATGCAGATTTTTTGGCAGGTTTGATAACTCCCATGATATATGGAATAGTATCGCCACTACGAGTCATATTTATAATCGCATCTGGTCCTATCAAATTATCATCAATAAATCTTGCGTTAAATCCGGTTGTATATTCTAAATTTGCTTGTGACAAACGGATCTGCTCAAAATGTATTCTTGGAATTATGTGACCATCTTTTGCAGGTTTCCATATTACCTCGATAACTTTTGTAGATGCAGTTTCTGTAGTCCCCTTATATGCGATAGCATAACTTGGATTTCCAGATGTATTTCTAGTATAAGGTTCGTCCACCGCAATAATGATACCATCTATTTCGTACAGTGATGCATCTTTTTGTTTTTTTAAAATCTCAGATAACTTTTTAAGGTCTAATTTTTTTTTATGAGTGGTATATGGTGCTACCATAAATCCATACTCTAAAAGAGATTGCATCTGATCCGACGGTGACATATCTTCTGGTTTTATAATTTCGTACGCAATAAAATCTACATCTCTGGCATGTTTTTTGTTAACAGAACCTTCTTTAGAATTAACAATTCCTGCAACCATGTTTCGTGCATTAGACATTTCGTGTGCGTATTTTTTAAAATTCTTAATAGTCATGATCAATTCTCCTCGCAAGACTAATTTATCATCCGTATCAGGAATTTCAACATTAATAAGATCTAACAAGTGAGATATGTTCTGACCAGTTTCTCCGTCACCTCGAGTGTACAATTGAGTTTTTCCTGATTGCGTGACCATCAAACAAGATATTCCATCCATCTTGTCGCTAATCAAACAAGGGCCCGGATTGCTGCTGATCCATGTATCTAATGCCTTTTCAGTTTTGATCTTGTTCATGCTACCCATCCAATATGGTAATTTTACTTTCTTTCCTTTGATTGCCGCCCCAACTTTGGTCAGTGCAGAAGATTTAGGACTTAATGATGCCAATTTATCGACAAGCAAATCATATACTTCGTCAGAAACGAGAGATTTACTTGTATTATAATAACTGTCTGCACTCAATTTAATCACTTCCTCTAATTGTTTGACAGTCAAGCTTGGCAAAACCATATATATGGCGCTTTGAGATTTGTTAATTTTTTTGATGATATCCATGGTTCTAATTTGGATAATAGTTCATTTATTTATAACAATAATATTAATCAATTTTTTTATCTGAATCCGTCCCAAACGTAATAGATTCTGAATTATTTTTTTCAGTTTCAGTAACGGAACTTGCCGAAAATATACTATGATTATCACTTTCTGATACTGATAATCCGTTAATGGTATTCCCTCCTTTAATACTATCACTTGTCGTCGCACTTTTTTCATCAGTGAATGTTATCTTCTTCCCTTTTTCTGTGTTATCCAATACAACGATTTCCTCTTTGGCATATTTTGTTTTATAAATCAAATAAGCAAAATCAATAACTAATAAAGATAACGCATGATATTTATATTTTTCATACAACTTGTCGGGAATAAATTCGGTAGCGATAAATAATGCGAAAACATATATTACGCATCCGATCATAAATTGCGTAAAAAATTTGGGATAATATTTTCCTATTGTTAGATTTATAATTAGAAACAACATCTATATTTGTTTTATTAGAAATAAAATAGGTAAAATGTTCCTGATGGTAAATATTTATTTTGTCGTTTTGGTAAATGATTCTTATTATTTAAATGAGAATCATCTAGAGATTCTAAAAGATACAAGGATTTCCAGAATAATATACAGCGGAGCAATAATCTACTGGAGTTTCACAAATTGTTGGCAACACAAAATATGCATCCCTGTTAGATGATCTGTCAATAGTTCCCAAATCGTAAGATAAAACAGCATTTACGTGTTGACATGTAGCTGCAAGATATTTGTTTGTTGCGATAAATCGTTTTATATCTTTCGTTGGAAATCTATTTGCGATAAAATTAAATGGTATCCTTTGCGCAAATGAAATCTGAGTAATAACATCCATCATATTTTTCATTGATGCTGATAAATCATGACCGCAGCCTCCAACATCTTGTGTTAATCCATCACATGTTGCTTTAATTGTTGTCGATTTTGGTTGTGACAAAGCAGTTGCATATCCCGGTTGCATTTTCATATATCCAAAATCAGGGACATATGTACATGTTTCCCCCATGCCTGATTGGCCAAAAAAGTACGCATCGTGTGCAAACAATATATTAATTCCTCCTCCTGATTGGGTCCAATCAAATACCATTCTGTTATTTTGAGGATCAATAACTAGAGTTGTTTCTGTTTGCGGAAAAGCAGGTAATCCTCCAATTTGAATATCAAAAGTTCCATTGATAATATAACCTGTTGACGACATATGATAATTGAATGGTGTCCATAATGGTAACGGAGCCGCTGATATTTCGTTTGAAATAAATAATAATATTAAGAACGCAACTAAGAAGGCCATTTAATTCGTAATACTTTATATATTAAAAATATTATCCCTGGCAGTTTTTTTTTCATTTTTTTTTGTGCCAATAAATACCATCATAAACGTAAAGCTAAATTCTTACGTCATTATAATGAGTATTTGCACGTGGGTTTGTTATTTAATTTATTCGTTGGATACAAATCAAACATACATAGGATCTTCTAATAATTTTTTGAAGAGATTGACCAATCATAACAGAGGAAAAGGGGCTAAACGAACAAAAGGACAAACTTGGATTCCGTATATCGTGATAACGGGTTTTCATCACAAAAATGCATGTCTTTCATTTGAATCAGGATGGAAACGTTTGACATACAATCGATCCAATACAAGGTTGGAAATGATAAATATTATGGCGAATACGGATTTGACATATACAACATTGCCGAAATGGAACAGAATATTAGATTTGCTTTATTTTTTGCATAACGTAACTCTTCTTGATACTAAATTCAAAATTAACTATGATATACAACATATAGTAAATCAACCGGAGGGTTTGAAAATAATTATCTTTGCAGAAGATGTTATGTCCGAAATACCATGGCCATATTTTATCTCTATAAAAAATCACAAATTGTCAAAAATAATTTAATTTATCACTTTATATAAGATAAATATGGAAGGTAATTGGACACAATTGTTAATTGAAGCCGTAATCATGGGTATCATTATCGTCGTTTTAGGATACATCGTTTCGTTTATCACCAAACCTTGGTTTGGCACTGCACTCCCAGAAGTCTGTAAACATTGGAATGATGATTACATGATGGAGATTAATTTATTCTTGATTGGATTCATTGGTCACTTAGGATTCGAATTAGCTGGCATGAATACATGGTATTGTAAACACGGTCACGCATGCTCTCAATAAATTGTTTAAATTTTAATAAAGAATTAAACAATTTTAAGTTGAATGATATATCGCAAACTGACCTGTTCTTCATGATAAACTATGAATTCATCATATTGGAGACTGCAATGTTTATTAGTTTTTGTTAATTTACCACGTGGTATTTGAGTATTATCGTCATATACATCGTATTCAGCGAAAGTAGAGGTACCTAACCCCCATGTTGAATTGTATGGTTTTGGCAAATTAGCGGCGGTCAATCTAGAATCAGCTGATTCTTTCTTTATCATCTTTCCCAACGCAACTTCTGAGACAAACAGACAAGCAGTATTATCGGATGATCCATAATCGCAATAGTTAATACTTTTACTACATGAATTAGCAAAATATAAGCCCATACCAAACATTTTTCCGGTGATACAAACATTGATACCCAATTTGGAAGGATCAACAACCAAACCGTTTTTTAGAATGCCAATCATATTAGACACTCTCGTTCCGTGAAACAGCAACGTCTTATTTTTGATTTTGGCGCTATATTTTTCGTACGCATTCCTTTCTTTTTCACGATTTATTTCGAATATGTTCGTGATTTCGAATTTAAAATGATGAGTAGGCGCCTTTGAATTATGTAAATAGTCAGACAAATCATGGTACATCGCATCTGTTTTATCCAAAGGAATAAATTCTGTTTCTAAATCTTCATACAGATTCACTAAATTTTTCATAACATTATTTTGTTTCATCTTGACAACTGATGCTGATCCGTAAACCATTTGCGATAATTCATTCAACAGATTTATATTCTTACCGATTAAATCTTTGCTGTCTATTATCGGCGGCATTTTCCGTCCGGTTGCCATTGGAATCAATGTGTAAAAATCTGAACTCAGAGTTGATAACGTGTCTCTATCTTTCAGGTTATTATTTATTTTATTCAATATATCATAGGCAGCATCAATTTGTTTTTGACTGATTTTACCCAAAGGCATTTTATCGGTATCAATTTCTAACTGCGCGAGCGTATTTTTCATATAAACTTGATTACTTATCAGTTGCAAAAAACTCATAACTCGCGCATCCATATCAATTTCAGATTCAGATTTTGATTCAGATTCAGATTCTATGGATTCTTGTTTAGCGCATTCAGTAATCGTCAAAAAATATTTATGCGGCATTTTGACAAAATTATCTTTGTTGTACCAATTATTACCCGTTTTGGATTTAAATTGTTTGGCAAAAAACTGTATTGCACCTGTTTCATTAAATTCTTTATAACTTGTGGTCCCTTTTTCTCCAATTCGCCCATAACGAATATATACAACGTGCTTACCTTGAAATTTGATAATTTGCATGATGTAATATTTATTCATATTTTGGCCTATGACTGTCTGATTAAGAGTGCAACTAAATATATCCTCCTTTACTTGTAATATTTCGCCCCCAACATATTTGCATTGTGGATCTATCAAATGTCCTCCTGTTGAAATAGTTGATTTGTTCATGGGTAATAATTGGTTCAATAATGATTATTTTATATGTTTTTATCATATCAATTTTTTTGGTATGATAAAATTAATTATATTGACTGAATGGGACTAATTCTACAATCAATTTATCTAAATTTTTAGGTGGACTAATATGGTGTTTTATAGGAGCTCGTTTTGGGACCTCATTTTTTATTCGTGTTGGTGGTTTGCGAGATTTGTTTGTGGGCTTTTGCTTTTTAGAAAGTAACGGTAATGGTATTTTGCGATTTGTTTTAGAACCAGAAGCAATAGGCCTATTCTTAGGCATCAGTGCTTCAATGGCTTTCTTAGTGGCACTGGTAGCTAATCTATCAGCTTCATTGTTACCAATGGCATTATAATCATCCAAATCAGAATGTCCATCAACGTGTTCCATAAAAATAGAATATTTATTGTAGTATCTATATATCTCTTCGATAAATTCCCTGTTGAGAACAGGTTCCCCTTTTTTTGTTAACCAACCATTATTGACCCAATTGTCTGCCCAATTAGTAACACAGTCAATACTATATTTAGAATCTGTTTTAACATAGACGTTATATTTTGACAATCCCAGACGTGAATTAATATAACGGAGCGCAGAATATATTGCATACAATTCAGTTCGTTGGTTTGTGCATTTGCCTTTATTGAAAATTTTGCTTACATCTGGTAGTTCTTGGTCTGGGAAATGAATTCCTATACCACCAATCGCACCTACTTTGCCGTTTCTTGAACAAGATCCATCTGTGAATACTACTAAATTTTCTTTCATATTTATTAGTATAAAAGATTATATCTTCTAATGCATACAAATTAATTATTTATATCAATGATTAATTTGTTGACTGTTGATTTCTTCTAGCACGGAATTGTGGATTGGTAAAACTACCGTCGTTTTGTGGTCTAGGTTGAGCAGGATTTTTTAATATTTTAGGTGGGTTGTTGCTGCTGTATTGGGGCTTTTTGTTACGGTTTGAATTTGCTATCGACACATGGAAGCGATTTTCCATCGTCATATCATTAATAATATCACCGATAACAGCGTTTGTCTTTTGATGTACAGCTTTTGTAACAAGGGATGTCATGAAAATGATTGCAAATTGTTTATTTTCTGGATAGGTAATATGATCAATTACCCCATAATTGCTAAAAAGTTTTGTAATGTCATCCAATGCTGGCCTAGGTTGCATGTCATTAAATCCATATTTAGCAAAAAACACCGCTTCATACTTACGCTTGTATTCGACAGGTGCATCTTGGAAGACTTGCGATTCTTCTTGTACTGGTGCAGCTGTATTTTGTCTAGGGGGCGAATTTTCAGAGCGTGGGTGATAAGAATTATTACCTGCAACTGTGCTTGCATATGTTACGTAATTTTTTTTATTGTTCATCATCCTTGATCCCGGAGATTGGTTATTTGACATATGTAATGTTTAGATTACGTGTCAAATCTTTAAATCAATTTGTTAAAAAAAAATTAATTTTTGATAATTCATCTTTGAAAGTTATATCTTTGTTCGTTTTAAGGTTTACTGTGTCGAGTGGAGTTTCCAAAATAAGGGGAATACGATGTTTGAACGCATATTTCGCAATTGCCACAAGACCAGCGATCGGAATTTTACCATATCCAATATCTGCGTGCCTATCCACATGCGATCCCAATTCTGTTTTGCTATCGTTATAGTGAAAACATGCTATCTTATTTGGTCCCATTATTTTTTCGAACATTTTAAAAAACGTTCCCGCTTTACTTTTGTCAGATATGTCATATCCTGCAGCCCAAATATGACATGTATCAATGCAAAATTTAATTCTTTTTCTTTCATCATCTTCTAATGACCAATAAATGGATGACAATATATTCAAATTAGTCCCAATTTCGTTACCTTGGCCTGCCCCTGTTTCTAAAATAATCGTCGATTTCGCATCGGTCTGTGCCAACGCGATTTTCAATCCTGTAACGTAATTTTTGGCTGCTGCTTCATCATTAATATCATTAACTTTCATATTTTTTCCCATGTGAATGATTACGCCAATACATCTTTTACCAATGATACTACTCGCGTCTAGATCTTTGACGAGTAATATGATAGACGATTTGAATTTTAAACTATTAATTGGATGGCAGAGATTAATAGTGTAGTTACCGTGAATAACTAATTTAAGTTTGTTAAGAGCCAGTTGGTGAGAAAATTCAAGCAATTGTTTTTCAGATTTTGCTTTTGTTCGAGTTTGTTGCGGATTAGCGAGAAAAATTTGCATAATATTACACCCCATATGATGAGCATCCTCCGGTGCGGAAACAAAATTCCAAGATGCATCGATATGTCTTCCTATACGAAATTTACGCATTATAATATTATTGTTTATAAAAATAAAAAAATAATATTGCCAAGTAATATATTTGATGAAGACAATATATAAATTTAAGGTAATGCGCGGTGGAGCTGACGGGGAAATATCTGTGTTTAGCGACAACGCGCAACGATTGCCCGGAGATGCCACGATAAAAATCAAACCGAATAGTCATTACAACATCGATTATATTATGCATCATTATGATTTGTATGCACTAGAGTTGGCAAAGAATAAGGACATCTGGAAAAACGTTGACTTTCGCGAATTTATCAAAAAGAACATTAATTTAGTGAGTGAAATAGATAATGCTCGTTCGTTGCTTCCGACCAATCCGTATACATATATGGGAACTTATTTTGACGGTGCTAACGATATAGATTACAATGATGCTGCATTTGGGACGGGTTCTGTCCCAATAAGAGATGCATTAACAGCGATCATTGACGCAAAATTAAATACATACAATAACACTTTTCCTTCTCCAGGCCTAGATTTTTATTCCAAAACGTTCCGAAAAGACACTGCATCCTTGCCACCCACAGATATTCCACCATCACTTGCTGCGGCGATTGATTCAATCGAAGGATCATTGCAATCAGTGTTATCTAAATTAAAAGACAGATTTGCACAAATAACTGACGTCACTGAAAAAATAAATGCTGAAACAGTCAAAGCGTTCAAAGCGGTTTCTGCAGTTGTTCTTGAAGGAGATTATACCCAAAAATATGAACAATTAGGGGGTATTATTGCAAATCTTGCTGAACCATTGACACATATCAAACAAGGAATGCTTACGGAAGTCAATATCATCAACAATATGGAAGATGTAACGCAGTATTATGAAAATATGGATTTTTCATTGGCCGTGCCAGAGATTGATGGGGCGTTAAAAGTTCCGGCTGATATGACAGATATGGTATCAAACAAAGAATATTTGAAAAAAATGAAAACCAAAACAAGCGCTAGTTCAGTTGGTCCTATGCCTGATATTTCACTTTTGTCTTCAATGTTAAATTTGAGACCTAAATCGAGTACAGGTTTAGCAAGTAAAAAAAATCCAACATCTTATGGTGATCCTATAATGGATACGTATACGTATTTAAAAGACGTAGAAGAATTATCGCCATCAAGTGAAGCGCAAATTTTATTACAGACCACTATTTATAAATCAGATGATGGTAAGATGCATAGTGAGTATTTGGATGATTTAAAATTGGAAAATATACGAAAAGAATTAGAAAAGAAGGTTAATAGTTATAGTAGGCTAATAACGGGGCTGGATAATGCTGGTTCACCACCTTTACCTTTACCAAATACAGGAGTTGATGTTAGAAATCTAGAGCAGATTTCGGTTGTTCTACCTCCTAGAAATATTCCAATCACTGATCCTAACGGTCACGAACGATTAAAAGTCTACAAGCAATTATATAAAGTGCAAAAAATGAGGGGAGGATCCAACAAAAAATATGGCTTTGAACATCGCAAGCACATCGTTCATGCATCACAAACTGGTGGCGCGGTAGTCAGATTTGAATCTTTAGACGAAAGCTCTAACAAACGACTGGCGGATATTCGCAAATACAGGGATGAAATAGATAAGCGAACGATAGAGAAAAAAGAGCGAGACAGTTTCTTTGACAGAGAAAGGAAGCTAAGCGTTGACGTATTGTATCAAGAAAATGATTTTTTGCGCGAAATGCAATATGAGTTCATCCTTTCAAAAATCAAAACAATTGGTATCGTCGATGAAAAATTTGTCAAAATGAACGAATTACAGCAACAAGTTGATAAATATCAAATGAATTTGACAACATATCTCGAACGATTAAACAGTCGCGTGATCAAAAGTCAAGACACTGACGTGTTACAGAATTTATTAGCTACGGGACGGCTTGTTTCTGCAGATGTTGAAAACTTTTTTGATAAAAGTGGTTTGTCTGGCGTGCGACCAAAAGATTATTCGACAACTGATATCGGCATCAATACATTAACATTTATCAACACAATGTCGACTCTCTATGATAAATTGGGCGGAGATATTAATAAAGTAGGGGAAGTAATGAATGATGCATCTAATGAAGGAGTCACAGTTTCTCAAAGATCTACAGATTTGACCAGAACAAATGATGATCTTGAAATATTGAAGGATGATTTGGCAGACCTTAACATTAATATAAATGCTGCTAGCGCAAAAATTCGCGACAGCATTGATTATATCGATGTTGTCAAAAAAGGGGCGCAAAAAGTGATCGAGCGGAATTTAAATTATGTCGATGCGTTTGTCAGCAACATATTTTATGATTTAGACGGATTTACGAAATATTCTGCTACTCTCAAAAAAATCCAAAAAATTATCGGCGATAGTAAATTTACATGGGATGGATTGTCATTAGCGCTGAATTCATTCCAAAATGAAACTGATGAGATTGCAAAGTCTGGCAAAAATAAGGAATATGACGATTTTTTCGTTGGTAAACCAGAATATTCGAAAGATATCGATTTAGTCCCCGTCGTTAAGGATTTTAGCGATTATGCAAAAAATGTTAAAATCTATGGTGACAATATCCTCACAAATTTTAACGGCAAACAGCAACTGACTGTGCTACTTAATAACGCGGTTGATCTTAATGCAACGTTGGAAGGTTTAGAAGTGTTGTATAATGTTATGGTTGAAAATCCAGCAGTCAATTATAATGTTACTGTAAATATGCCAAGTAGTGTATCAAATATCATGACGAGAATTTCTGATTTTTTAGGTGATATGAATCCGACAATCACACATTTTGACAATAGTGGAATGAAAAATTTTGATAAAATCCAAACATATTTAAAATTGGATCCAGCCTTTGGAGGATCACCTGCTACGCGACTGCAAAATTATATCAAAAAAATACTACCCATCATGGGTAATTTATCTCTCTTTCCAAATATTTACAACAAAATAAACATTCCTGCTAATTTGAAAGAATTTATTGATGAATTTGCTATTCCAGAATATGAAATGATCGAGAAATATGTAAACGGAATAAACAGTCGTTATGTTGACAAATATAAAACACCAGACAATTTGGTAATAATCAATAATATGTTGAACGTTGTCCGCAGTACGATAGCCAAAATGATTCATGTGTTTAATACGAATTCTAACAAGGGAAAATGGGGACCACAAGCGTTGGCACTACAAACTGAAAAAACATTTATTGATGATAATCTGGAGACAACCATCAATTGGGGAGTGCATTTGACTGGAAATAGGGAAGCAGCTCTTGATCGAATAAAAAAAATTATCAACAATCTGGGTATCTACAAAGGAAACACTGATTTGGCTATTAATGGGCTCGAAAAAACCATCGATGCGTACACAACAAAAATTAAAAAAACATACAATTTCCCATCTGATGACTATCTACTAAATCATTTTACAGATCAAGGTAAAGTTCTCAGCGTCAGTTTGATAGAGACTTTCTATGAATATCTTTCTTCAGCATACGCTAAATTACTTGGTAATAGTTTACTAGACAAAGATTTGAGTCTCCAATATTCCAAAATCAAGAGTCTTTCAGAAAATGTTTTGAAAAACACAAAAAGTAGAGAAATAAAACTGCTTACGACTGTCGAAAACATCCCAGATATTGATGCTGACCTTAAAACGCTTCACGATGCTTATATTGATTATAAGAAGGATCCCGCGCATCTTAAGAAGCGGGGAGAAATCAATGCGCAAACAGAGAAAAATAAAATAGATAACAATACAATTGTCGCGTCAAGAAAGTTCAGAGGAGTATTTTCTAATTACAAAACTCTCGCCGTTCCTTGTTTACAATTATTGATAGATAAGGGGACGGCTAAGGCGGTTGCGGCCCTCGATTCCGAATTGAAATTCGAGCCGGGAAAAATTCGTATGATATATACATTCGAGCCGGATACAGTAACGTATAAAACAAATCCATTTGTTGGCGTGAAAATAAAAAAAGACGAATTTCTAGATATTTCAGGCGGGACGTCAACCGACTTGACTTTTGTTCTACCAAGATCGAACGATTACCCAGCAGGTAGTCCTAATATTACTTTCGCGGTCCCGTTTCAAAAAATAAAACTAATTATACCGGTTGGCACAATTTCAGAATCAAATCTACAAAACTTTATTACTACAATAAATACGATCGAAACTTGCATAACATTAATTCCTATGATCCTAAACGCTAAAAAAAGTTTGGACGGATATCGCTTTAAAGCAAAAGCGGGGACAGCAGAACCTGAAGATCCTGTTGCGACTGGCGGTAATGGAGCTGCAAGGGACGGCGTTTACAACGATAATATTGCTATCATCAAAGACGCTGCAAATTCACTTAATGATGTTAACTTTACTATCATGAACACACCCGACGTTTTTTATCTTCGAGGAATAAAAATAGATAGAATTAATATTTTTGAGGAGGTCATCAAATCTGTTAATTATGATTGGTCAGTTTCGGACACCCCTAGTGTCAAAGGATTTCGACTCAAGTTAGATAATGCATGTGTATTTCTCGCGAATTTAACCGTTTTTTACCACGCGTTTGTGATAAATTTATGTGAGAAGTGCGTTGGGATTGGATTTGTTTTGAGAAATCCAGATGATTTGATCAGAAAAACAATCAAAGATAACATAAAATTTGACATCCCAACCTATGACAAGTTGTTAAATTTAGCTGACTACAAAGATGATTTCAACGGTTTGGGAGGATCGATTCGATATATCCGCGGAGAAATGATTAAAGTGGGAAATATTATTAACAAAGAACTAGTCGCTAAACCACTTGACAACAATTTGTTAAAGGATGATAAAGTTTATCGTTATTTTTTTAGCAACAAAAAAAATCCTTCCGCCGAATATTTCAGAGTTATAATGGTGACAGATGATAAAACTACACTGGAGAATATGATAGATCTCGATAAAGTATTTGGTGCCATTGTTGAATACGTCTATGCAACAAAACCAGTATTTGATCAAATTTCTATGACAAAAGTTCATAATTTTGCTGTTGGCCAACCGTATTCTATAACTTCAGGTACGCGCGTTGATGATAATTTGATATTCTCAAATGTTTGGAATAAAATGCTCGAGAAAGATGGACCTCTTGAAAAATTTGTTAAATTATTAAGCGACGCCGATTTTAATATTTTGAAACAACAAATAAAGGATGATTTTGATAAAATAGTCAGTGGATCTTTAATAGATGGAACTAATATCAAGGGTAGTCCGAATCCCGGAAATCCCGACGTTATCATTCCTGACACGCTTAACGTTGACGGCGCAAAAATAAATGCAGATTTGTTCGACGCCAGTGAAAACATACAAAAGAGCGTATATTCTGCTTCGTTAAATCCACTTACTTCCGCTGATACACTTGGGAAATACGTTCGATCGATTATGTCATTCATTTATGCAGATACCAACTCCATCGCTGTTACCAAAGGATTTAACAAAATCAAATACGATCTTGATTATTTTAACAAACTTGCGCTTCCCTTAAAAATTCCTTATAACAAATTCAAACACAAAGAACTAAGGGACCAAATCAAAGCTCTTCAAGGAATAATTAACACTAATATCTTTTTAGAGGGAGCTAATTTAGAAGCATCATCAACAATAGAAGTTGCTCCTGGAGATCTGCTCCTTCCCAAATCAAGTTTTTTTATCTTTAAAAATCCAAACATTACGAACGAAGAGAAAAAACAATTGGATCATGCCGAAACAACTCTCGAAGCATTAACTTCTTTGTTAAAAGTAAGTGAGGACGATAATAAAAGTTTGAGTAAATTTTTAAGACAAGAAAGCGAAATCGTTAAGGATATTATCAGCACAAATGTAAATGCGCAAGAAATTGTCAAAACTGAGCGCGATAACATTGAAAACAAAATTTTGGAGTTCACTTACGTATCTTCAATTATTACCCAAGTCATGTTCAATAAATACTATGCGCAGACACCTTTTATGGAATTAGGTAAGTTGAACAAATATTTGTATAAGATTATCGAACATTATACATCGTCCCAGAAAAAGATAAAAGATAGATTGATGAACATGATGGATATGAATCAAGAATACACTATCAGAAAAAAACAAGTCGATAGTTACTTGCTTTTTCTTGGGGTTGCTGGCAAGAAGATCAAAGGTTCTACTAGTGATTCTAAATTTTATCTACGAATGGGATTTGGATTAATAGATTATTATTGGGACGTTATCCATAACATATTAGATTGTATGAATAACAAAAAGAAGATGGTATATGACGATTTTTCTGAAATAGAAAAGTATTTTTATTTGTATCATTGGATTACTATTCAGCAATGCTACAAACTGTTTGGATGGATTAGAGATGTTTACATGCCATTAAAAGCTAAGGAAGAAATTGATTCGGGTGTAAAAGTGCCAGCGAAGGAGAGGTACATTATGAAAAAGATAGAACTTGAAAGTTTGGCTGGTCCTGTCGGCCAAATTTTTTCGAAGTTCCAGGCAATACGCGAAAATTTAGATCAATATCAATCTGTTGTGATGCAAAAAGTATCGATTCATTTACGTATTAATGATTTCCCAACAGGTGTTGATAAATTTACGAGCAAACGTAACTATGCCGTCAATGACCCGGAATATATCGCCAATAAACCGAATCGCGTATTCACTAACGACGGACGTTATTTACAAGTTCATATGGACAAGGTTGAAGATCCGTCAGAATATCCAGTTGGAATTGATGAAGCATCACAAAAGAAATTTTTTGATCGTGTCCATGATCGGATGACAAAGAAAGATGGAGATGGAAAAATGGGAATCAAATTTAAGAGAATATATGACAGCGAAAAATTTCCGGATGCGTCTGTCATCAGTAACTATATGTCACTTGCATCGAATATTATGCAAGGAAATGGTACTATGTTAATGACATATGGTTACAGTGGTACGGGGAAATCGTTTACGATGTTCGGTAAAAGTACTGGCGGCGATAATATTCAAGGAATATTGCAATCGACATTACAATCTTTTTCGAACAAAATTTATTTTCGAACATATGAAATTTATGGATTAGGAACACGTTTTAATTCATATTGGAATCCGCAAAACTGTGCCACCGGAGACTGTCCAACTATTTCCTGCGACATTGGCGATTATGTTTATCAAATGGTAATACATCATAAACTAAAATTAGCAGGAAAAGAGATCGAAGATGAAGGATCTGTACCGATTTTGAACCAGCATGATATGTTAGCGTATATTATGGAAATGGTCAAGCCCGAAAAAACAGTTCATCCAATGCAAACAGATATGCGACGAGGATATATCGACGCTCCTGATGTTGCTCCTGATCCCGTCAAATTGAATAATAACAGAAACGCCGAATTTACAAATCTATTGAATCCCGGTGATCAAAAATTTAAAGATTCTGTCTTTCTGCAAATATCCAAAGATCAATTCGAAAAATTTGATCAAATCGTGAAAAAAATAGATGCGCAGCGGAAGAAAGGAGTGACAAATAAATATATGGATGAACAAACGTTTCATCAAATAAAATCAACACTCAATAATCCTGAATCGTCGAGATCTATTTTAGTATATGAATTTCAAATCGAGGTCAAGATCGGCGATAAGTTTGTGTTTGTCCCGTTTATTATTTATGATTTACCTGGGAAGGAAGAACTCGTTAAAACGTACATAGGTGATGATAAAATTGATAAAGCAAAATATGATGAACGGACCAAAGAGCCGAAAGACGAAGGGGTTACTCCAGCTGTATTTATAGATTTTCCAGAAGATACTAAAATTGGTACCGGAATTGATGCCAAATTGATCAAAGATAAAAAAATTACGTTAGCGATGAATCCATATTTAATTCCAGCATACGTTAGTAACACAATCCTTGATAAAATAATCGCCAGTTTATCAGCACTGGATAAGAAACTTGATCCTGATTGGTTAGCGCATTTTTTTACAAAGAAAGTTTTAGACAACAATGAATTCGTAAACACTCATCTTGTTAAAGTAAGTCGTGCTTTTGCTACTAATAATATGGATATTGCAACGATGTTCAAGGCTACAAAAGTAATAAATTTCGAGACCTATTTTGATCAAAATAATCTCGATCCGGCCATATTGGATATAACTGACCGAGCAAGTCTCATTTTCAATATCGGATTGGTTGAATATATGTCAGAAAATGACGCAACTGTAAGACAAAAAGTTCTCAAACGCTACTTTTTGATGTTGCTCATATGGAAATTGATGCAATACAAAGCCATTGATATTATCGTTCTCATAATTGAAGCAGCTGCTGATGAACCAGATTCATGGAAAAAAGAAAACATTCATGCTTTTTTCGAAGCCTTATACATAAATGAAAACGTTGTTGGGTTAATTCAATATTTAATTTCGCAAGTCATGAACAAACCTGATGCGCCGTTCAAACAGCAAGTACCTGGATCGATCATAAAAGCCGGTTGTAACAGTTCATGTTTAGAAATTTCAAAATATTTATTGATTAATACCATATTCAGACAACTATTGTTTCAAAAAAATACAGGTGGTAAGTTTACGTATTCTTATCTTACCGGTCTTTCGGTAGATCAAAAATTATTAGATTTGGGGGATAAAAGTAATTACCAAAAGGATAAGATAAGTAAATTTATTGATGATTATTCCGTATCTCCCGTCTTTATGAAACCGGACGGTAAATATGATGTTTATACGACTGCTGGCCCTGGAAATGGTAAAGAAGTGGATCCTTTGTTAGAATTTTATCGGTCATATATCTATCTTGACAGTTTAGCATATGATGGAAACAAAATATTTAGAGATGGTAACAAAACCGTAGGATGTGACCCATCGAGAATAAAAAACGCTGGGGGGATAACGGATAAAATAGAATGGATAGTTGATCCTAACGAAGGTATCGATAAACCAAAACTGTCTCTTGAAGGTAATAGACCACTTTTACAAGACTTTCTAGAACCATACAAAGAAAAAATAAGATATTACTATCTTTTCTATTTGGTCACCAATAATGATCCAACAAAAAAAGGAAAAGAACAAATCAATTTACTCAATAATAGTTACGATTTTATCAATATTCTCAATTCTGCGGATACAGACGCTTGTTCAAATTAATAATTAACCATTATCGTAAATGTTTAATTATTAAAAATATAATGTAACCAAATAATATAATGAAAACAAAATATGCATTCATTGTAAAACAAGTAGGGGGGGCAAATGGATTGACTCGTATTTTTACAGAGTCACAAAAAAATTTTAAAGACGAAGTTTTTGATCCAGTTACATATCCTACAGAAGACATATATCCCGACAGTCACTACAATACCGATTATATTTTGAATCAATTTGCATCATTTGTTCAAAAGATGTCAGAAAATGCATCCATATGGGATAATCGAAATTTTGTAACTTTTGTAGATAGGCTAGAGAAACTCAAGAGCAAAGTCGAAAACGCCCGAACTATGGATCCGATTCCCAATCCGTACGAATATGTTGGTGTCGATCCCAGTGACGAATTATATCAACATGGGATGGACAACAAACACGGCGGAATTTATGAAAATAGAAAATATTTGGCTAGACCAACAAATCTTCAGTTTTATGAATACTGGAAGATCGGGAGTAATGTCCCGCATTCCGTGCGAATAATCAACAACTGGCCAATAATTTTTCCTGTCTGGTCAAATGGACAATTCAATAGTCCGCCTGCTTTTATCCTGCCACCACGAGGACCTGCAGATAAAGTATCATATGGAGCCCGCCAAACATTCGAAATCGATTTACCTCCTTCTACCAAATATTACGATTTTTATTTTCAACCGTTCAAAAATGACAGCTCGGGATCAAATGTTCCCGAAAAGTTAGCGGAAGAAATAGATCAACTCAACAATTTATATTTTATTATCATACGAAGCTTAGTTGCTCAAGATCGTAACGAAGAAATTATTGACACGAACACGAAGATAACAAAATCATTTGTAAAGGTAAATTCCGAAATAGCAATGAGCCAATATACTGATAAATATAACGCTCTTGAAGCTATTGTCGTAAACATATTCGAAGCGATTAAACATAGTAAGCAAAGTGTCATGACAAAAATTAATATTTTGGATAGCGTACCTGATATTGCAAAGTATTATGCAAATTTACGATTCAGCAATTCAGATATTGCAGATGCTGTCAAAACTCCGACTGACATGATTGATTTTATTTCGCAGACAGATTTCGATAAAAAGATCAAGAAAAAAGTTGCAGAAATCTCTAAACCATCATTAGACATAATTAATTCAGCATTACATTTGAAAAAATATGTTCCGCGCGTTACGAGTACTCGTGGATCTTTTGGCGAAAACATTGCAGAATTATATAATTATATTGGTAAGGCAAAGACTCTTCCGGCGACAGATTTCGTCAATAATATGTTTGTTACCAAGATTCAGACTGATAACGTTGGAAAAATAATTGCAAAATTTTGGAATAACGATGACATGTCAGAAAGAGGCCGAGATATTATGATTAAAACTAGAGATCATGCGAGACTCATAAGCGGAGATCCTGATTTTAATAGAGGCCTATTATCCGGAAAAGCCAGGATGCAAAATTACAGAAATAAATATCCATACAAGAACAATCTGATCGGTGGTTCTAATAAATATGGATTTGCGAAAAAAAAGAGTCTTGCATATGTGTCACAGACTGGCGGTTTTTATATATCCTATGACGATATATTTAATGACTCCAAACAGCGAAGGACAAAGGTTGAACAAGGAGCTGCAAGGATAAGCGGGCTCGCAGAACAAATAAACAAACCTAAAATAGAGACAAATTTGGATGTTCTGTATCAAAATAACGATTTTTTAGCTAATGCGCTAAATAATCACGTTTTTCATAGGATGTTTGTCGCCGAAAACGCGAACGTGCAATCTTCATTGGGCGATAAACTGATAAATCTTATTGACGAATTTCAAAATGATCTATCGAAATTATTTGGCGTCATGAACGATCGAGTTAAAACTGTCGCCAATAACAAAGTACTGCATGATTTGTTCGCAAGTGGTTCTGTTAAATTAAATGATTTTATAGATTTTTTTAAAGAAAGTGGTATCACAAGTGTAACTCCAGTCCGATATCCATATGATTACGGAATGGATAATATGTATCTTATTAATTTGATTACGGATATGAAAAATCAATCGGTTGATATGGATGTCATTGCATCTATCATGAAAAAGTTATCTACAAAGGGCATATCTGACATTGACAGAAGCAAAAAAATCACTGAACTTTCCGATGATTTGCATGTATTGAATGACAAATTGCAAGATTTACGAAACAACATGATATCTGTCAAAGGCTCCCTCAATCATAACGTTAGTGATCTGCAGCAAAACAAATCGTACACGAATAAGGTAATCGTAAAAAATTTCGATTCTCTTACCTCAAATATTGATTTTATACTTGGTGATATAAATGATTTCGAATCTATCTCAGATTTATTGATTGAATTTCAAAAACTTGATGCATCAACAACAAATTCGTGGGAGAAGAACAAACAATTGCTACGTGTTTTGAATGATAAAATTAAAGCAGCTACACCTGTTAAAGATAAATTGGATGCATATGTAGCTCTACCACCCGATCCTAAGATTTACAAAGAAACAGATTTAGGCAGTTACGTTCTTAAATACAATAATTTGATCGATAACGTTATTATGTATCAAAATAATTTAGGAATAAACTATGAAACTGACAAATCGATCCTGAAAATGGATAAGGAGTTGGCAGACTTGGGGGCATCAGTTGAAAAATTAAAGATCTTGTCGTTGATCATTTTTGGTGACAAAATTAATTGGGGTGGAGTGTTAATAAAATCAGATGTTGGTCATGCAATAGATACTGCAAACACGGTGCAGATAATTGATAATATCCGGGAAATGGTTAAAAATCTTACTGTGGATAATGATTTATCATTTGACAAGCTACCCATAAGATTTGATATGACAAGGGGAAAAAAATTGACAAAGAAAGAGATGTTTTATGATATTTTGACAGTAATGGGTAATCTTTTTTTGTTCCCAGAACTACTAGAGGAAATAGATATTCCACATGACATGCGACTTATTATTGATACATATGCGTATCCGACAGATATATGGCCAATTTTTATGAATAATATTTTACATTTGGTAGATAATGATAAGTTGATCGATAAGAATGTTGAACAGCGTTTTAATAAATTATTTAACATTTTTAAAGGTGTTATAAATGAACATGATGGTGTGACAAATGAACATGATAAGCGCGTTAGTGAACTAAATGCTTTTCCTGAATATGTTAGTTGGGATGATCCAATTATAGAAAATATGTATGACAAATTATTCTATTATGCTTCGATGGGGCCAGAAAGTAAAATTACTGATACTGTTCTTAATAATATCGATCTGACTAGTCTCCAAAAAATGCGTAATTTGCAGACACAATCGGATATTAGCGATTATATTGTGGGTCAGCGTAACATAATTATCATTAGTTTACTTTCATTGTTATCCAGTTCGTTATCGTCAGTCTATACTAAATTGATGATCGCTAGTGTAGGTAAGGCGGATAATGTTGCAATTAAAGAATTATCAAATAAAATAGCAAAAGATCATGTCAGACTGGAGAGATTAGAAATAATGAATAAATACTCAAAAAGAGTTTTTAGATCTAATTACATGCGAGAATACATAATAAACATTGATACATATTTGAATAGTCCCTTACATTCAATACCAATTCCGACTCCAGCTAATCTTATTGATATATCTAATTTAGACAACAATATGATCACAATGACAATGGACATCAAAAATAAATTCGGAGTTTTCAAAAAACAAACGTTGTCATATTTAAATCTAATCATGAGCGAAAATGATACGGGACTGCCACCATGTATTGCAGATAACGCTGATTTTACGATAATTTTTAAGACCAATATGTTACACAATTTATATTCATTAAGGTGGGAAAAACTGGGAGGAGGAATTAAAACGGTTGCAAAAGGCGTGAATGATATCGTAAAATCAAGAAGGATAGATTTTGCGTCTGTTCCAAATCACATCAAGAAAAAAATATACAATGAAAAAATAGAAATTTATCCAGTTGGCAACAAAATAACTGACGATATCGTTCAACAGTACGTTTCATATGTTAACACCATTGATCTTGCCCTAACAATTCTTCCATTAATTTTGCAAGCTAAAACAATAATAGAAAAATATGATTACACAACGCTCGGCGCTGTTAGATGGGCTAAAAATGCACAATTATTAAAAGAAGTTTTGATGTTGTTGTCAGATATCGACAGAACTATTCGATTTGAGAAAGATGTCTTGTTGATAAGAGAGATTCTAGCTCCAGAATTTGATTTTTATGATAAAACATCAGCAATACTAAATTTCCCATTTAGCAAAGCAAATATCTTAGATGCATTCGAGGATTTGACAAATATGATATCTATGTACCATTCTTACATTATCAATTTGATAAAAATATTGGGGTTGCGGGAAGGAGTAATACGTATTCGAGAAATCACATCGAAATGCGTTGATCCTAATAACATCGACAAACGTAATAAGTTATTAAACTTGTCTGATTTCGTTAACCCTATCAATAATTTAGAAAAATATGTTACAAACATACTAAATGATAATCAAAACATTGTAACAACGGCACAACGAACATATGACGATCATAAATTGGATGACGCGACTTTGCTTGATTTGGAAAATGATTATTTTTACAGCAATGGGAATAAAAAGACAGCCAAAGATTTTCGATATTTTGTTTTAACGAAAAATAAGGAGATCTTGGATAAATTTATTGAACTGGACAAAACTTATGACCAATTATTTGATTATCATGTTAAAACCAAAGATTTTTTAAGTCCCATTTTGCTAAAACAAATTATTGATAAATCGGTTGCGGGATATGGAGTAGTATTAGATAAAAGCGACAACGATTTGCGAAGGTTATTTACAGGGATGGTTGATGATATGACTGGACCGGGGGGGATATTTTTTTTGTCGCCAGGAATTCTTCAGCCAGCAGATTTACGGTCCGCATTGACGAGTGACCTGGAAAAAATTATTATTGGTAAGAAGTTTCCGGTTATTGGCGGTGTTTCAATTTATTCTCCAGCGTATCCCCCTTCTTCAACGTATATTGTCATAGATAATAATGGAGTGATAGATAAGGTAAAGATAATAAATGCGATTGATATTAGTTCTGGATCTCCATTTTTTTGGGAAGAATCTATCAAAGGAATTGCGTTTGCCCTCAATTATAATTTTACAGATTCAATAGCTTATTACAAACAATTAGCTAGAGCAATTTTGTCATATATGTATGCCTCTATAAATCGTAACAAAGAATTCGAACGTGCGTATGTCCCTTTTTATTCCAAAATAAAAACGCTAACTGACGGCTTGCCGCATCAAAAATTTCTCGAAGAATTTCGCCCATTAGTCGACAGGATAACCAACGAAAATACATACATTCAAAATACTGCCGTTCTCATTCCAATAATTACAATTCCTATGCCTGGTACAATAATTCCTGATACACAAATTGATATTTACAAATACAACGATGCTGAATTATCGACTAATCCATCGATTTCGTCACATCTTAAATTAGCAGAATCAGCTTTCAAAAATTTAGTGGACATCGTTGACACTAAAAAAATGAATGATTTATTAAAAAACGAAAAGATTGTAGGGAATTTGATAATATCAAACAAAAGTACGTTACAGATGATATTAAATAAACAGGATAACATTATGGAAGAAAACAGTGCAAAATTCGAAGAAGTCGTTAATGTTATTCGACAAGTAATGTTTAATTCGTATTACAAAGCTACAGATTTTGTTCCATTAAGTACATTAACGATGTTTCTTGGCAAAATGACCGAATATTATACACGATCTCGAAAGAATTTGGATAATAATTTGAAAAATATGATAGATATGCATGAAGAGTTTGCGTCTTTTAAAAAACAAGAAACGAATTATTTATTGTTTTTAGCTGGTTTGGATCAAAAAATTAATAGTTCAGAATATGATCCTAAGATATATTTGCGCATTGGATTTGGCTTGATCGGTTATTACAACGATATTATCAACGGAATTATTGCGTGTGTAGAAAAGAAATCTGTGGATGAAATGACAGAAATAGAAAAGTATTTATTTGATTATCATTGGATACCCTTAATGCGCTGCCGTACGCTATTTAATTGGTTGATAAATACGTACGCGCAAGAGGAAATGACATCGGAAGTTGCAAAATTAGGCAGAGGGGAGACAATTGATCATATATTTATGTCCAAAAAAATAGAATTGAATAGCGTTTCGGGTGCGATTAAACAGATTTTTACAGAATTTAATGCTATTCGACAATACATTGATCAATATCATGCAACTTTGATTCCTACTCTTTCGATTCATATGCGAATAAACGATTACGAAACAAAAAGTGGGGGCGCAATTACTAATTATAGCCCATTTGATCCGGCATATGTGGCAAATCGTGATAATCGCGTGTTTAGTGGTCATGGTAATCGATTGCATGTTAATTTTGACAAAGTTAAAGATGATCAATATCCTGGCGGGATAAATTCTGTTGATGCAGAGATGCAATTTAATTTTGTCAACAATGAAATGAAACATAGCGATAACGTACCAAAAGAAAACTATGGTGTTCTATTCAATAAGATATATGATAGTGAAAATTTCCCAGATCCGGCTATTATTTCAAATTATATGTCTTTGGCGACGAAGATATTGCAAGGGGAAGGGACTATGTTAATGACTTATGGATACAGTGGGGCAGGTAAAACCTTTCCATTATTTGGCAACAGTGAACGTAACGAACAAGGGATATTGCAAGCTACATTACAATCTTTCCATAAGAGAATATATTTTCGTGCATATGAAATTTATGGATTGGGAACTAGATTTAATTCTTATTGGAACAGACAACATTGCTCGAACAATGCTGGTTGTCCGTTTATTACATGCGAGATAGGGGAATACATTTACCATATGATCATACATCATCATCTTGAGAAAAATAATGATGATATTGTTCTCAAAAATTCTATTCAAATAGAAAATCAGCATGATATGTTAGCGTACATAATGGAAATGGTCGATCCCACAAAAAATACGTTCAAGTTTCAAACTGGGATGACGGCTAAGAACGCAGGTCCAAATCTCTTCAGTGCTGTGGATCATACAGGACAAGTGACCATACCTTTATTCGTTGAGATTGGCGAGAAACAAATCAATAATTTTGATAAAATGGTCCAAAAAATAAATGAGTCGAGGATCAATGGCATTACAAATCAATATCTGGATAGACAAACTTTTCATCAAATAAAAGCTACCAGCAATAATCCAGAATCATCTCGATCTGTCATGGTATATGAATTTCAAATTGAAGTAAACATGGGTGATAAAAATATTTTTGTTCCATTTATCATTTATGACATGCCAGGGAAAGAAGATTTAGTAAAGACATATGTTACACCTAACAGAGACGATATAAGCATCAAGACAGCAATAAATGATCATCCCAACAAAAACATTAAGCATGCTATTTTCAAGGATTTAGCCGATGATGATAATTATAATGCTGATTTTGGTGATCTGATTAAGGATCATAAGATCTCATTAATTATGAATCCATATTTGATTCCAACATATTGTAGTTCTGTCCAGATATTTAACATAGTTAAATATCTAAAAAGTTTAGATACGGTCATTTCGAATGGTTGGCGTAGTACATTTTTTGCACAATTATTTAAACTTGATGCGATTTTTTATGGCGTACAAATTGATTCATCTGATAAAGTATTGCGGACTAACGCTGATGTAACTATTGGAAGTACACCGACACAATCAACGTTGTCTACGTTTGAAATTTTTAATTCGATAATTATTACTTTTACAGATTTTTTTGACGAAAGCAAGATAAATTTTCAAGGCAGTTTTCCCAATAAAGGAGCAATGACTTCTGCAGACCCTCTTTTTAACAAAAACATAAAGGAAAATTTGGGAATATTAGAATCTCAGCCAGGGGCTACCTTAACGGCAAGCACAGTCGCGATCAAAAGATATTTACTGACATTACTCATATGGGAGTTGATGCAGTATAGAGCATTGGATATTATTGCGCGAATAATAGAATTGTCTGTTGACGGTAATTCTGATAATGGATGGGAAACTGAGAATATTCATGCGGCATTTGAAGGATTTTACATAAACGAGACTGTAAATGGATTGATTAATTTTTTGACAATTAAAGTTCTCAATAGACCAAGTCCTTATGAAAGTCAGGTTGATGGATCATTAATCGCGCCAACCAGTTTTATGCGAGAAATTTCGAGTACAATACCTATACAAAATTATTATTGTTATATCCGGAATTTATATGATGCAGATAAAACTTCAAAATTTACACTCAAAGATGATCCGATTAAATTGGTCGCTAATCCAAATTTAACAAAAAAAATAGAGAATAATGCGAAAAGAATAGAAATAGAAAATTTTGTTGCAAAATATCATTCATTAGTTGGTATGCAAAATGATAGTTCAATTGATATATTTGATAAAACAGTTACAAAATTATTGAGCGCATTTCGATCAGCTATTTACTATGATAGTTTTTTGTATGATAGCAACAAAATTTTTAGAAATAATCAAGGTGGTGTTGTTGTATGTACGGGATCGATAGGAGAGATTATTGATGTTGATAGCAAACTAAAATACATCGATCCTACGATTTATGATTCAGGGGCAACGCCATCGACCGTTCAGGGAAACGAGGATCCTGCGACACCTGCGATACTCGATGAAACAAATAGGCCACTAATACAAGACTTTTTGGAACCCTACAAACAAAAAGTAACATGTTGGCATTTATTTTACGTTATCACGAACAATGATCCTGAAAAGAAAGGAACCGCACAAATTGAGATGCTCGAGAACAGCATGAAATTTATTAACATTTTGAATTCATTATCAACTAGCACATGTACTATCTAGCGATTTGGTTTTTTGTATTGCGAATCTCTATCGATAAACCTTCGATAGCTTTGATGATATTTATCTGATGTTCTAAAATTCTGCCCATTTCTTTGCTAACATCAAGAATATGGGTCTCTAAAGCTGTTATTCTATTTTCTAAATTGTTGATGCGTAAGTTTTCAGATTCTTTATGTGACGATGAAAAGCCTTCATCGTGGATGGATGGGAGAATGCTTGTCTCTGTTGCCATTGGAGATGAGACGGATTTGATTTCGGATGCAAATATATTATCTGTAGCTAGAGATTCAGATTGGTCGCTTAATTTTGGCGGAGAACGAGGGATACTTTTGGCGTACAATTTGTGTTTTAGAGGATCTGATGTGGATTCTAATTCTGTAGCAAAAGAGACATCATGTTGTGCCGGAGATGTTATAATTTCACCGAACTTATCTTTGGTACCAGAATATGTTTTATTGAAGGATAATTGTGTCTTATCTTTTTTAGAATGTTTTCTGCTCATTTATATGTTATTCGATGATAATTTTAAAATGTTAGGAACTTAATTATTTTTATGAAAAATGATTAAGTGATAAAATGTTGTAATATTCAAAGTTTACCGGTACAAATCTCTTGGCATTACATTGAATGGACCAATATTTGTACGTTCAAATTCTGTCTGCATAAATCTCTTGGCATTACATTGAATAGACCAATATTTGTATGTTCAAATTCTTGTCAATACAAATCTTCATAAATCTCGTGGCGTTGCATCGAACGGACAAATATTTGCACATTCAAAGTCTTGTCAATGTAAATCTACCGACATCGTATTGAATAGACAAATATTTGCACATTCAAAGTCTTGTTAATACAAATCTCTTGATATCACATTGAACGGATTATCATGTCAACGCAAATCTTTATGAATCTCTTGACGTCGCATTGAATAGATCAATATTTTGCACATTCGACGTATTGTCAACGGAAATCTTCATAAATCCCTTGACATCTCATTGAATGGATTAATATTTTGCATATTCAAAGTCTTGTCGATGCAAATCTTCACAAATCCTTGACATCACATTGAACGGATCAATATTGGGCATTCAAGTCTCGTCGATACAAATCTCTTGTCATCATCTTGAGTAAATAAATAATCGAGCACGTAATATTCTGTTGACGCTGATCCATTGTAATTACAATCTTTGGCAACTTTGCACGCGTCTTCGGTAGATCATTGAATCCATATGCAAATCTCCAGCCAATTACAATCCTTGGCGGCAACTTTGCATATAATTTCAACGATCAATTGAATTGTCATGCAATTCTCCAGCTAATTATGATCCTTGGCAGCAATGTTGCATGTGACTTTAATAGATCATTGAATCTACCTGCAAATCTCTAGCCAATTACAATCCTTGGCATCAATGTTGCATGTAACTTTAATAGATCATTGAATCTACCTGCAAATCTCCAGCCAAATACAATTCTTGGCAGCAACTTTGCATCTAACTTCAATAAATCATTGAATCCATATGCAAATCTCCAGCCAATTATAATCCTTGGTAGCAATATTGCGTATAACTTCAATGATCAATTAAATTGTCATGCAAATCTCCAGCCAATCACAATTCTTGGCGGCAACTTTGCATGTAACTTCAATAGATCATTGAGTTCGTATACAAATCTCCAGCTAATCATAATCCTTGGCAGCAATATTGCATGTAACTTTAATAGATCATTGAATCCATATGCAAATCTCCAGCCAATTACACTCATTGAATTCGCATGCAAATCTCCCACCAAATACAATTCTTGGCAGCAACTTTGCATATAACTTCAATGATCATCGAATTGCCATGCAAATCTCTAGCCAATTACAATCCTTGGCAGCAATGTTGCATGTAACTTTAATAGATCATTGAATTCGCATGCAAATCTCTAGCCAATTACAATCCTTGGCAGCAATGTTACATGTAACTTTAATAGATCATTGAATCTACCTGCAAATCTCCCACCAAATACAATTCTTGGCAGCAACTTTGCATATAACTTCAATGATCATTGAATTGCCATGCAAATCTCTAGCCAATTATAATCCTTGGCAGCAATGTTGCATGTAACTTTATTAGATCATTGAATCTACCTGCAAATCTCCCGCCAATTACAATCCTTGGCAGCAATATTGCATATAACTTCAATGATCATGCAAATCTCTAGCCAATTACAATCCTTGGCAGCAATATTGCGTGCAACTTCAATAGATCATTGAATCTACCTGCAAATCTACCGCCAAATATAATTCTTGGCAGCAACTTTGCATCTAACTTCAATGATCATTGAATTGTCATGCAAATCTCTAGCCAATTACAATCCTTGGCAGCAATGTTGCATGTAACTTTGATAGATCATTGAGATCTACCTGCAAATCTCCCGCCAAATACAATTCTTGGCAGCAACTTTGCATCTAACTTAAATGATCATTGAATTGTCATGCAAATCTCCCGCCAAATACAATTCTTGGCAGCAATATTGCGTGCAACTTCAATAGATCATTGAATTCGCATGCAAATCTCTAGCCAATTACAATCCTTGACAGCAATATTGCGTATAACTTCAATGATCAATTAAATTTTCATGCAAATCTCCAGCCAATTATAATCCTTGGCAGCAATATTGAACGCAACTTCAATAGATCATTGAATCCGTATGCAAATCTCTAGTCAATTACAATTATTGGCAGCAACATTGCATATAACTTCAGTGGATCATTGAATCGGCATGCAATTCTCCAGCCAATTATAATCATTGGTAGCAATATTGCATGCGATTTCAATAGATCATTGAATCTCCAGCCAAATACAATCCTTGACAGTAACTTCAACAGACGATCGAATCTACATACAAATCTCCGATCCTTAACAACAATATTCAGACAAAGTATCATCATTAAAATGGGATATGGTACGGTACAAATATAAAATTGACTTTAATATTACAATATATAATTTAACCTATTCTAACTAATAATAAATATGGAATATGCCAATTTATTTATCAATCAAGAAACGTTCGATGTTGAAAATATACGATATATTAAACCAATTTCGTTTCCCGAAGGTTCTCGAGATATGGGTATTTACTATGCAACCCCATCTAAAAAAGGAGGAAAGGAGAGAAAACAAAAAATAATAGTTGAAACTCCTAAAATGTATGTTCCGTGCGCGTATAAGGAGTTTATTCATGATTCTGGTAAAAAATATTACAAGATGTGTTTGTCTTTCAGTACTTTGACAAATTTATACAATGAAGAAGAAATCCAAAAGTTCTATGACTTTGCAAAAAAAATAGATCAGAATAACATAGATATCGTTGATAATTATAAAAAAAAATGGAAACTGTCACCCAATTTGGTTTATCGACCAACTGTTAAAAATATAACTGAAAATTTTCCGGATGTTATGGATTTAAATTTACCCCACAACGAGACGGACGGATTTTTGTTTCACGTTTACAACGAAAAGGCAGAAAAATCAAGTTTAGATATAGTTACAAAACAATGTATCGTATCCTGTATTCTTGAACTCACTGATTTGACGTTCACAAAAAAGGCGTATCGTGCGAATTGGAAAGTTTTGCAGATCAGAAAATCTAAAAATTATTCACCTATCCAAGAATATTTCATGTCAGGATGTTTCATATGTGATAAAGATGATCCAGATGATGTAGCTTATGACAATATGATGATCGAATACAAGAAAAAGATGGATAAAAAAAATCAGCGACTTGCGATTACAGCAGCATTAACATCACCTGATCCGATGACAAATATGATGCCAATGATGCAAATGATGCAACAAATGATGGCGGGACAACCGCAAGCAATGCCAACTGCCATGCAACGTGGCGGACCACCGCCACCACCGCCGCCACCAATGAGTAAAAGCAAACCTGCCGCCCCATTACCACCGCCACCAAAAAAAACTAATCCAACTGGTACCATCTTCAGTCCACCATCTGAAACTGAATTACTAAATGCCAAAAAAATCTTGCGCTCCGTTCCACCTATTGAAAAAAAAGAATTTAAGTCAATATACAGCGAAAGTAAAGCAGAAGCTATCGATTCTGATGATAAACATAAATCTGAAGATAACAAAAAAGTTGAAGATAAAGTCAAGTCAGATGGGAAACCGGTTAAAAAAGTTGAAGATAAAGTCAAACCAAACAAAAAAGCTGAAGATAAATCCGAATCAGACGAAGAACCGAGTAAAAAAGACAAAATCAAGTCAAACGAAAAAACAAACAAAAAAGCTGAAGATAAATCCGAATCAAATGAAGAACCGAGTAAAAAAGGCAAAGTCAAGTCAGATGAAGAACCGAGTAAAAAAGGCAAAGTCAAGTCAGATCAAAAACAAAACAAAAAAGTTGAAGATGAAACGTCGAATAAAAAAACGAACAAATCGAAAGCGGATGAAAAGTCGAATAAAAGGACAGATAAAACCAAATTAAAATAATTCATAAATATTTGATCAAATATTTATAAATCGGTATATTTGTTACAACCAGCAGCATGACGTAACGTGTAAATTAATTTTTTCTTCCAATCGTTCCCAGTTGCCTTTTCGGACATAAGATAAACATCACCATGATGTAATTCTAATCTTAAATTTTTCCCGACAGCTTGACTATTATGATACCATTGGTAATGCAACGATAACGTTTCGCCTAAACGAACACCTATTACTATCACTCTTTCGCTATCACCATGATATCCAATCCCACATTTATTGACATCATAATAATAATTTCCTTCTGCTTGCAATTCAGCAGCTTTATCGGGTATATATTTTTTAAAATTATTTCGCAAATACTTAGTCAATGGAACATCATCAAATGCAACGATCCTCCCCTTACCATCTTCATAATCTGGTTCCTGAGCAACATCGCTAAAACATAGATTGTGTCTTGCATGTTTGTTGACAACTCTGCCATACATGAAAGCCTTTTTATCGTGATCAAGTTCATCTTGTTCTGTAAACAAGTCATCTCTGTCACCTTTGTTGCCCAAAATACAATCTACACCGTTTCTGATTATTAATATATATGCATTATCTGCATCAACATCTGCTGGCAAAAGTTTATTCAGCTTCACTAAAGTAGACTTATAACCAGCTACTTCAAAGTTATGTTTCGTAGCCTTCAAATCTTGCAATGTAAAACCATGATTGGCGATATCACCTATCATTTGCATTCCTTTATGATTTTCTGCTCTATCACAAAAGGTTAACGTAAAAGTTTTATTGGAATATGACATATGATAATTTTAATACTAAAATTGTTTTTTAAATAGAATTTTAAAAAACAATTTTTTTTAAATGTCGGCAGCCATCGACATAGGCTCTAATGGAGAGATATTGTTACCCATAATATCTGCAAGATCAGACATATTAGCCCATTCTAGTCCTTTGCGCGTTACTTTAATAATTTGCATCGCAAATCTTCCTTTGATATATATCAGCGTAAGATATCCTAGTTTAGTCAAGTTTTCGCCTAATTCTTTCCACCAATTAACTGACCGATGTTTCCCTGCGCCATAATGATCACTCTTGGTCATTATCTTAGTAATATTTTTATTTTGAGATCCGCGCAATATATTGATGTACATACTCAAACCAAAATTCTTAGTTGTATTTGTGATAGATTCTATGAGATCAATTAACATCTTTGCTTCTTTTTGCACATTCTGAGTTGTCTTAGTAATTTCTACTTTCTTGCACGTTCCGCAACAATTATCACAAAAATTGCATTTATCTGGCGTCTTTTCATCAAAATATTCTAACAATAATTTTCGTCGACATTGGGATGTTGACGTATATCGTTTCATGCAATCTAATAATCTCAATTGTTGACGTTGATATTCAGGATCTTGATTATTACCGTTAATAATGAAATTTTTTTGGATCACGAAATCTTTGGTACTATAAAATGTATAACAGTGTGCTTCTTTACCATCTCTACCTGCTCTACCAATTTCTTGATAATACCCTTCTATATTTTTCGGCGAACCGTAATGAATAACAGCCCTAACATCTGATTTATTGATACCCATTCCAAATGCAATGGTAGCTACGACGCAATTTATTTTGCCATTGATAAATTTTTTATGTGTTTTATATCTTTCATCAGCCCCTAATCCGGCATGATACATTCCACATTTAATTCCATTAGTAGTTAATACATCTGTGATTCGCATAGTATCCTTCTTAGTAACACAATAAATAATGATAGCTTCATTGAGATGTTTTTGAATAATCGGTAATATGTCTTGTGATATTTTGGTCTTAGGTTGTATTTCCAAGAACAAATTCGGTCGATCAAATGAAGTTGATATGATTCGCTCCACATTCATGTTCAAGACCTTACAAATATCTTTACCTACAACAGATGTTGCTGTAGCAGTTACAGCCAATATCGGTGTATTTGGTAAACATGCCTTTAAAAAAGTAAGTTCTCGATATGACTTTCTAAAATCAAAACCATATGAACTGATACAGTGTGCTTCGTCGATAGCTATCAACGAAATACCTTTAACATCAGATAATTTTTGAATAAAATCATGCATCTTGGTGATAGCTTCGGGAGTAATATATACAAACTGATACTTACCTTGTAAAATATCAGCCCGCATTTGATTCCGATCTGGAACGGATGAATTGTAGCAACACGATGTAATACCCATTTTTTCTAAAATCATTTGTTGATCATCCATCAAAGATATCAAGGGTGATATAATGATGGCAGGAAGTTGTTTGTATAAAGCTGGCATTTGATAAGTAAGACTTTTACCATAGCCCGTGGGTAAAATAGCGCACACATCTTCACTATTGATTATCTTATTAATTATTTCATACTGACTCGGTTTAAAATTATCATAACCGTAATGATGTTTCAGCAATTTTATTAATTTTTTATGTCTTGACGTTTTGGCCTTTGATTGTTCGTAAGAATCCATTATTTGGGACAATAACACGGTATGTTTATATTAGCAACATTATAGTTATATAGAGTTAATTAATCATTTTTTATTTTGCAATAAATATCTCGTTTAACAATAAATGATGATTAAATATCTTATCATTACAATTATCTTGTTTATAATCGGTTGGCAAATATTTGGCGCAGATTTGAAAAGAATGAAGATTATGGACGTCCCATATTCTGTAAAATGTTATTTTGGTGAAGAAGGATGTGAAAAAGGTGATATTGATGGGGAGACCATATGTCGTGGATTATTTTTTTTCGTGATTGGATTAATAATTCCAGACAAATATATTTACGCTATCATATTTATCAGTTTAATGCTCATCATAGAACCCTTGCTAGGATATAATCCAAAATTTATCATAAATCCATTGATTAGTATAACTGGATATATGTTAGGATCTGTACTAAGTAAATAAATATATAATTTGCAAATTATATATTTATCTTCTGCCTCTATTTCTAGTTCCGCCTCTTGTAATAAATCCACCTCTTTCACGTTCTCGAGGATATGATTGCTTACTATTATTGAGTTTAGCGATGATGCCTGGTTCATTAAATTTATTTTTAGTGTTGTATGCGAAATAATCCAACGATTCATTCTGAATTTTTTCGATCAAAATATCGGGTAAGACATTAACAAATTGATCTCTTGTTCTATTCTGTTTACCATCCCATATTTTAATATAAGTAAAATCGGCAGTGTTGGCGACCGTAGTATCGAGATCTTGATTTTTATTGTTTTCTGGAATATATGACACAGTGATACCATTAATAACACTCATATCATTTGTCAACGTTTCACCTAGCATGTACATCACAAAAGTTGACCAAACGTCATAACCATTTTCGTGCCCCATTTTAATAGTAAAAGTTCCACCATCAGAATTTTTAGGGTCTTCCCAAACTGGTTCAATTCCTTGACGCATGATAATATAATCATTTGTATCCATATTTAGCTTGAATTTATCGCCAGATGTATCAATAGTCACTTCCATTAATCGCAATAAATATATCAAATCATTAACTGTTGATATGATGCATAATTCTTTGTAAGGTTTTGCTTGAAAATTTTGTCTATTTGCCATTTTTTTGAATAATTGTTTATCATATAGATACAATACCCACTTATTTGGCAATGCGATGTTTGTGGATGGGATTTCTGGTGAAATGTCCGATTCGTTGATAAAACTATAAATCAAATCCATCACTAACTGTTATTGATACTATTATTATTTGTTTATATACTGAATTGATTTTAAAACATATTTTAAAATCAATTTTTATTTACTAACACAAACAAGCTCGAAATATTCATTATGATATTTTTTTGATCGACATTAACAGAATCGTACTCTTCGTTCTTCGCAAAATTGTCTATCAAAAAAATTTTCTTTGTTGCACTTATCTTACTATTCATCACAAAGTTTTTTAGTTCATCCAATAAATTGAATATCGTAATATTGTTGTCACAAATTATATTTACAATCAGATTGACCGTTTCGAACAATTTAGCATCACCGTTCATTAATTTTATCAATATATCATATACATTTTGTATGATTGATGGTAAACAATAACCTGATATTTTATAGATATCATCTATTGTTACATCTTTTTTCCCAAAACTTTTTGTTGATTGTAATATAGTAATCGCATTACGCATATCCCCTTTTGATAACGTAACAATTATATCTAATACATCATTAGCGCAACTTATTTTCTCTATTTTTTTGATTTCGCCTAATCTTTTTTTCATATCTTGAGCTCGTAATGGCATAAAATGAAACGGAGCACATCTTGATCGCAATGCTGGATTAATTTTATCAATATTGTTACATATGAGACAAAAACGAGTACTAGAACTATTTTTTTCGATGGATTGTCGCAACATTCCTTGTGCTTCTACTGTCATAGAATCTATTTCATCCAAAATGACAAGTTTAAACATATTTGGTGTATCTTTTTGTTTGACAATTTCAGGTTTAAAAAAGATACTATTTCTGTTGGAAACAAAACTTTTGATTTTGACTCGCACTGTTTCTATCCCCCTTTCATTAGAAGCGTTCAATCTCAATACCATACAATCTTCATATTCGCCATATATTTCTCGTGCACAACACATAATTGTTGATGTTTTTCCAGTTCCTGACAAGCCAAAAAATAGCATATGTGGTAACGTTTTGTTCATGATAAAATTTTTAAGGGATCTTATTATCATTTCGTGGGAGATGATATCATCTATCATTTTTGGCCTATATTTTTCAGTCCAAAGTAGTTGGTTATCTGTAATACCTATGTTTTGACGCGAATAAGATAACATATATCAATTTATTAATATATGTTGTCCTTGTTTTAAATGATATCAAAATATCAATTTTTATGCATTGATTATTTTATTGACAATCATATCATATGGCAAAATGTTGAATACATATTCGTATATTTTTTGTGTTTTAAGTTGCAGACTGTTAGGAGAGCCCCAAGTTATTTCCTTATCTTTTTTAGCAACAAAATATGATTTATCCAATACGTTTATTATTTTATAATCCCAAAATATACGGGGAGAATTATTTTCAACGCCGAGGATATACAAATCACCGTCTGATATTCTTTTCAATTCTTTAATAAAATTTTGTAAGTCAGGGATGTATTCTAAAGTTTCTGCGACCAAAACGACGCTAGTGTTATCTCCCAACTGACTGACGATCTCAGAAACGTTACCATCAAAACTTTCAACTTTTCCATCCGTATCTATCGAACCTCCGTTTACACCATTAAAAATGATCAACGGTTTTTTAACTTTTTGTGCTCGTGCTTTTGCTAATTCTGTTAGTTCCTTTTTTTTATTGCGTCTGATCGAAATTTTGAATAAATAATCAAGAAATAACGGCACTAGTATGAGTATTGCAACGTAAAGAAATATTAAACATAATTTGGTGAAGATACTATCTGTCATTATATAACTATATGTTCGAAAACATTTATTATTACGTTTTATTGATATAATTTATCATGTGTATGTTAAATTATATTATGTGCACTAAAGGCTTGATGGATATATATTTTTATTTATATGACTGTTGCGTCACATTACAATCATTAACCTACAAGTTATTCGGCAGTTTTCATACGATATATTTTTACGATGGGGAGGCATTAACCAATATTACAATAAATTATCACACAAACATATCTATGAGTTCGTATCAACAGGGTATGTATTACGTTCAAACATCCGGCGAAAGTTGTGATGATAATTTTATTTTTAATGGTACGATTGATGATGTAACTCGGTATATTATATCACATAACGATTCAACAATCCCGATTATATCTTATCAAAATATGTATAACAGGAAAAACATAATATTATCCGACAATGAACAAATATTGAATATTAATCTTCATCCAATCGATAGGTATTATTGTTATCTCGAGCATGACAAAACTTATGCTAAAGTGACTGATTTTGGAACGATCTTGAAAATATTGCTGGATACATCTTGCACGCACGTTTCATTTATACAAACTTTCCCGTTCAAAAAAAATACGTATGAAATTAAGGATGTTACTTTGAAGATGCTTTATTCTTAAAAAATTGATTTTAATATATGTTATATAAAAATTTATTTGATATAATATATATAGCATATTCTATGTCGAATACAAATGAAAAGGCAAATAGTTATATTACAGAAGAACATGAAGAAATAACCAGCGTAGAGTTTAGTTTGAATTCTAATCCAAATATTGTGAGAGATTCAGTTATCGAAGATCCTGCTGGACTCGTCATAGCCGAAATCAACAATAATGGTGAACCTGTAGAAGGGGGTACTGTTAGCAGAATATTTGGTGTAGCAGAAATGGGAACTAAATGTCGCACATGTGGAGAAAATTCTGCAAAATGTCCAGGTCATTTTGGTCACATTCATCTCACGGAACCAGTTTTTCACGTAGGATTTATTACATATTTGAAAACGATATTGAGTTGTATCTGCATACGCTGTAATAAACTTCTTATTCATAAAAATGAGGAAGAGATTGTTCGTCTCACGAAGAATAAAATCGGAAAACAACGCTTTGACGAAATAAGAAATGCGGTTAAAGGAGTAACGCATTGTCATTCGTGTGGTACCCCTGCTCATAAAATCAAGAAAGAAACCCCATCAAGTAATATTTATCTAATAGCTGAACCTGTCAAGCGAAGTGGTGATGATGATGGTAACGGTAAAAAACGAAATCTACGCATACTAACTCCACAATTATGTTACGATATCCTTAAACTTGTATCTGATGAAGATTACAGAATATTAGGATTCGATCCAACTGTATCAAGGCCAGAAGATATGATCATTGTTGAATTTCCTGTCCCGCCAATTCAAGTTCGTCCATCCATTAAAATGGAAATGTTATCAGCCTCTTCAGCGGATGATGATCTAACTCATAAATTAGTCGATATCATCAAAAATAATGAGAATTTGAAACGTTCTAAAGGAGATGGATCGTTAGTGAAAACTAACACTATTAGTGAAGATTTTATGTTGTTACAGTTTCATGTAGCTACATTTTTTAACAATAGTAGTATCGGAATGCCACGATCACAACAAAAAAATAAGAAACAGACTAAATCATTATCTGAACGACTTGGTGGTAAAGAAGGTCGAGTCAGAGGCAATTTAATGGGAAAACGTGTGGATCAATCTGGTCGTACGGTTATTACCCCAGATCCTAATATTGCCCTCAATGAAGTCGGAATACCGTTGATAATAGCCAAAAATTTAACTTTTCCAGAGATCGTCTCAAAACAGAACATCAACGAAATGAATAAGTTAGTGACCAACGGAACAAAAGTATATCCAGGAGCTAATTTTGTCATCAAAAATATAATTGATAGATTCGGAAATCATACTAAACAGGTTTATCAGCTAAAAAACAGAACGTTTCCTATTAAATTAGAATATGGAGACATTGTTGAAAGGCACTTAGTCAATGGCGATATGGTCTTATTCAACAGACAACCGTCACTACATAAACTGTCTATGATGGGACATTTAGTTAACGTTTTGCCGATCCCCAATCTATTAACATTCCGAGTAAATGTCAGTGTTACCGATCCATACAATGCAGATTTTGATGGGGATGAGATGAACATTCACGTGCCGCAATCCATCCAAACGGTGACAGAATTACGATTGATTGCAAATGCAGGTAAGCGCTTAATTAAACAATCGCATAGTGATGTTTCTATGAATATCAAACAAGATTCTATCATGGGTTCTTTTCAGTTGAGTCATAATGACAAAGTTGTAACTGTTGATTGGAAAGATGCAATGAATACATGTATGGCTACGAGTGTCGGTTTGAATGCGGAGATTCCAAAATTTAAAAAAATATCTGGCAAGATGCTTTACTCGCAGATAATACCCAAAACTATCAACATTGAAAGAAATAAAGATAATGGTGAAAACATACTAAAGATCGTTCGAGGTATTATCCAAAACGGTACTATTGGTAAATCAGAAGTTCAAAATATTATTCATAAAATTTGGTTCACTGTTGGAGACAAAGAGACCGTCTTTTTTATTGATGATTTGCAAAAGATGTTGTTGCAATGGTTGATGCGTAGTGGATTTACGTCTAGCATTAAAGATTGTGTAATCAAAGATACCGCATACGAACAAATTTATGCAATCATCGAAACTAAACGAAAGGAAGTATTAGGAATGATTACCGAATACGAAAATGATCCATATATTATGACCAAATATGCCTTTGAAACTTTCTTATCAGCAACTTTGTCTGCCGTATCCGGAGATATTCAGAGTATCATTGGCGGAAATCTAAACTTGAATGATGGTATTCATATTACTGTTCAATCCAAATCCGCTGGAGATATAAGTACTCTCACACAAATTATCGGTGCATGTGGTCAAGTTATCGTTGAAGGACAACGTATGCGTAAAGATTTTAATAATCGTACGCTGCCGATGTATTATCAACATGATAACAGTGCATACGCTAGAGGATTTACACATGGCTCTTTCACATCGGGATTGAATCCTTCTGAAATGTTCTTTAGTGCCGCTGCTGGCAGAGAGGGGATGATTTCTACTGCGATAAAATCAGTCACAGGTGATACTCCTGTTATTATTCTCGAAGACAATGTAGCTAAACAAGTTTTGATTGGTGATTGGATTGATTCACATCTGGCTAAATCAGCTGACAAAGTAGAACATTACAAAGATCGTGATATGGAATTGTTACAAATGTCAGACAAGGCATACATTCCGACTGCAGATATGCATGGAAATACTAGCTGGGGTGAGATATCTGCAATCACACGTCATGATCCTGGCAAAGAATTGTACCAAATTAAGACTCATGGCGGTAGAAAGGTCATTGTAACAGAATCGAAATCATTGTTGATTTGGAACAGTAATGATAAGATGTTTGAGAGAATGTCGACGCCTGACGTGAAGATTGGCGATTTCGTGCCAGTGACGATGAAATTATCAAAACCTGATATTATTAATGAGTATGTAGATGTCAGCAAATATATTCCAGAATCAAATCCGATTAAATTAACTAGAGTATTTGGAAGAGAAATTGGAAGATATTTAGGAACAGGGACATCATCTGATTTCGAAGAATTTAATTCATTAATTACAAAAATGGTAGATAAAAAAATTCCAGATGAAGCATTCACAGCTCCTGATGAGTTCGTTACGGGATTAATTCAAGGATTTTTTGCAGACCAAGAATTATTGGATTACAACGTATCTTCAAAAACAGTCATTGATGGAATCGCAATATTACTCTCGAGATTTGGAATTTTTGCTAAGATCAGAGAAACAAAAGAAGGTTTCAGATTAGCAATCAAAAAACAATGGCGCGCGAAATTCGTTGATATGTTTACTCATGATAAGCCTGCAGATTCAATAAAGTGTAATAATTTTATCGAGCAAAATGATGTCGTTCTGGACAAAATCATTGAAATCAATAAAATCGACGTTGCGTTGTATCCTAAAGTGTACGATCTTACTATCCCAAGCACTCTAAATTTCGGACTCGCAAACGGATTACACGTTGTCGATACCGCCGATACAGGATATCTCGAGCGTAAATTAATCAAAATTCTAGAAGACATCCGCGTCAAATATGATGGAACTGTTCGAAATGCAAATGACAAAGTATTACAGTATGTTTATGGTGACAATGGATTGAACACTGAAATGCAAATTGATCAGAAGATAGGTCTCATTGCGGCTAATAACAAAGCTATTCGCGAAAAATACATTTACACCAATGAAGAAATAACTAAAATGAAAAAAGATGGTATCACTACCGATAAATATACTATCAATAATAATGATATGGTGTATGAGAAACTCGTATCGATGCGAAATAAGATAAGAAACATTCAACGAGTTCGTAACCCAAGTGCGATTACATTCACTGAATCATACATGATGCCGGTTGATCTCAATCAATTTATTATGAATTTGATGAATAGTGAGACAAGGACTGGGGGACAAGTAGTTGATCCATATTATGTCTTGACAGGAATTAAGAAAATGTATTCTACGAACATCAGTAAGTTGATGAAATACAATGATGCAACATCTACTATTAAGAAACAAGACGAACAAAAAAATAAGTACTTGTTGAAATTTTACATTTTTGACGTTTTATCGCCTAAAAGATGTACACACGAATACAAACTAAATAAAGAGGAATTTGATTCTATCGTTGATTTTTTTCAGAAACGATTCAAGTTAGCTCTTGTTCCAGGTGGAGAAATGGTTGGTATCGTTGCGGCCCAAAGTATTGGAGAGCCGGTAACGCAATCGAATTTGAAATCGTTTCACAAAGCGGGAACGGGAAAAACTGTGACTGCTGAATTGCCCAGAATTAAAGAATTGTTGAGTGTGACCCCAAATCTCAAAACACCAACAATGAAGATTATTCTCGATAAAGAATATGAAAACGATCTTGCAGTTGCGAATACAATTGCATCACACTTACGTTCAGTCTACATCAAAAATATCATAGATCATGTTGATATTATTTATGATCCCAAACCTGATCCAAAGAAGGGTCTAATGCTCGCAGACGGAGTGAACAATGTTTATGAAGTAGCATCAAGCAAGAACGGATGTCAAAAAGATATTCAAGGATTGCCAATGGTCATCAGATTAGTTTTATCGAAAGAGAAGATGAACGAATTGAGCGTTTCTCTTTTGGAAATCAAATCTAGTTTCTGTAAAAATTGGCTAATGAGAAACGAAGACAGCAAAGGATCCAAGAAAGAATACAAAAAGGTTGTTGATAAGATACAACAATGTGCTATTGTAAGTAATTTTGACAATAGCCCTGTACCAATCATACATGTACGATTTGATTCTAGTAGTTACAGTTTCAATACTCTAGTTCAATTTCAAGATCTTGTAGTGAATAAATATTTGATCAAAGGAATTCAAAATATTACTGACAGTAGTGATGTTATTGAAGAATCATACATTGCTTTTGATGAAGAAGGTACCGTTCAGAGAAAGAAAAGATACGTCATTAATACAATTGGAGTTAACTTAATGGATATTGCGCAGATCAACGGTATTGATTTAGCAAAGACGACATGTAACGATATTGTAGCGATATACGATACGTTCGGAGTTAACGCTGCCAAAGCTGCTTTTATCAAAGAATTTACTGCGGCAGTTTTCAGTTCAGGTAATACTGTCGTTAACTATCATCATATTAAGATTTTGGCTGATGCAATTACACATATGGGAACTCTCAATGCTGTTAATCGACATGGAGCTAATAAATTAGACACTGATCCATTTTCCCGCGCTTCGTTTGAGAAGACCGTTGAGCAAATGTTAGCAGCTGCAGCATTCAGTCAAAAAGATTACATGCGTAGTGTATCAGCTCAGATTATTGCGGGTGCAGTAGTTGATGGAGGTACTGGTGCATTTGAATTGCTATTTGATCATGAGAAGGTTAAGAGATCAACTACGATGCAAAGAAAGGCAGTCGTCACTAAAACGATTAAAAAGAGTTCGGTTGTTGCGGATCTTATCAAAAAGAAGCAAAAAAATTAATAATTAAATATTTTGATTATTAATTTTTAAAAAAAATTGATTTTTTTAGTGTTATTTGGTTAGTTTGGTAAACAGCAAGATTAAGATGGACGAAAAAGGACAAACGTTAGAGTCAGTCAAATTTAATCCGCTTACGTGCATAACTGGCAAAATCTCATTGACACCGGGAGGCATTCCACCTATTCAACGCGAACATTGGCCAGATGATGACAAAAGAAAATTTATTAACCTTCCCTTCGATGACAATCAAAGAGGATGTAGGGAATTAAGAGAGTTTCTTGAGAAGGTGGATGCGCATTTTGAATCAAAAGAAATGAAAGAAAAAATATTTGGAGATAAAACTAAAAAGTATGTGTATTCACCTCTAACCAAAGAAAAGTCAGATGGAGAATCTAATTACTAAATCATTTATCAATATTTTAGTAACTATTTGTCATCAATATCAGATGATGATTCACAACGATCATTTTCAAAATTATTAATAAAATAATTCAGTCGTTTTAGTAATTTAGCAAAGAATGTCAATTTGGATTTTTTGTTGTTGATACATGACAGTAATTGTATTTTGATGTCATATAAATCTTGTGTAAAATCGATATTCCATTTATCCATTTTGGTGATATACGCAGATACTTCAGACCAAACTAAATTTTTTGAAAGAGCCCACCAAAAAGGATCACCATCGTCAGGTATGTTTTCGTCATTATCGTTTTGATTAGCATTTTTGTTTGTATTGCGATTATTGAAGAGATACATTTTGGTATGGCGCATAAGTTGATTATACATGACACGATGTTGTCGATTATTAACTTTGTTGGGATCGTGACCATAATAGATCGCATAGGGAATTTTTTTGACACCTTTAAGGCTGAGAAAGAATCTGAATCGATAAAATATTAATTGTATCATATTTTGTTTAGTACAAATGATATTTTTGAGAACAGTATCGATTGTTTCTTCAACTTTCTTGGTAGATACATATACCTGAGCTGTGCCATGGTGCATATCGCCATAGTGAATGTTATGATATTCTTTTTTTTTTGGATTGAAATTTAAATTGGCGAGTAATTCTGAGTAAGGTGAATCTAGAGAACTGATAGATTTGTATTGTTCGAATAATGTGAGGTCATCGATGTTATTGTAAGTGTAATCATGCGGCGTATTTAGCATTATGTTTATTGTTGGACTAATAATCGTTTTATTAATACTATTATCTATATCAACATTGTTGCCGTTACCATGTATGGTATTGTTACTACTATTTTCAATCTTTTGTAAATTATTGGCGTGCATTTCTGTCTCTTCAATATGTCGTTTTAAATGATATTTACGACGGTAAGACACATTACATATTTCACATGGGTACGATTCCGTATCTGATTCTTCTGTATCAGACAATTCTAAGTCTATTATTTTTTTTGTGTTACCGTGAACACTTTGGGGAGAACATGGTTTTTTTTTATTCATATGCCGATCAAGATGTGATTTATTACCGGCGTTGTATCCACAATTAGAACACACATATGATGTCATAATTACTTATAATATATTAAAACATAATGTATATTTTAATGAGAACTAGGATTAACGATTTGTATGAGAACAAATATGATAAGCCCATTTTATGTAATGAAAATGGACAGCTGACGAAAAAGAGCCTAAAACTGCCCGCCCTTTTTTCAACAAAATCCGCGGGATTTCGACATCAAAAAAGTGGCCATATTTTTTTGATTTTTTACATTTTTCAAGCTTTCAAAAAATCCCTCAAAAAAATCCAATTTTGACCATGTTGAAATCCCGGGATTTTTAGTTAGAAAAAGGGTAAAAATAGGCCTTTGAGGTAAGGATCATACAAATTTTGTATCCTCTTGTCCCGTAAAGTGGACTATATATATTTTAATTTGAAGATCGAATATGACATGCAAATCTCCTGCAAACACCACTCTTTGCAGCAACATTGCATTCAACATTCAAGATCCATTGAATATGATATGCAAATCTAATCTTTGCAGCAACATTGCATTCAACATTCAAGATCCATTGAATATGATATGCAAATCTAAATCTTTGCGGTAACATTGCATTCAACATTCAAGATCCGTTGAATATGATATGCAAATCTCCGGCAAATCAAAATCTTTGCGGTAACACTGCATTCAACGTTCAAGATCCATTGAATATGATATGCAAATCTAAATCTTTGCTGTAATATTGCATTCAAGATCCATTGAATATGATATGCAAATCTCCAGCAAATCTAAATCTTTGCGGCAACATTGCATTCAACATTCAAGATCCATTGAATATGATATGCAAATCTAAATCTTTGCTGTAATATTGCATTCAACATTCAAGATTCATTGAATATGATATGCAAATCTCCAGCAAATCTAATCTTTGCAGCAACATTGCATTCAAAATCCATTGAATATGATATGCAAATCTCCAGCAAATCTAAATCTTTGCGGTAACATTGCATTCAACATTCAAGATCCATTGAATATGATATGCAAATCTCCTGCAAAGATTAGATTTGCAGCAACATTGCGTTCAACATTCAAGATCCATTGAATATGATATGCAAATCTCCTGCAAAGATTAGATTTGCAGCAACATTGCATTCAACATTCAAGATCCATTGAATATGATATGCAAATCTCCTGCAAAGATTAGATTTGCAGCAACATTGCATTCAACATTCATTGAATATGATATGCAAATCTCCTGCAAAGATTAGATTTGCAGCAACATTGCATTCAACATTCAAGATCCATTGAATATGATATGCAAATCTTCATCAAATCAAAATCTTTGCGGTAACATTGTATTCAATATTCAAGATCCATTGAATACGATATGCAAATCAAAATTTTTGCTGTAACATTGCATTCGACATTCAAGATCCATTGAATATGATATGCAAATCTCCAGCAAATCAAAATCTTTGCGGTAACATTGCGTTCAACATTCAAGATCAATTGAATATGATATGCAAATCTCCTACAAAGATTAGATTTGCAGCAACATTGCATTCAATGTTCAAGATCCATTGAATATGATATGCAAATCTCCATCAAATCAAAATCTTTGTGGTAACGTTGCGTTCAACATTCAATGAATATGATATGCAAATTTCCAGCAAATCAAAATCTTTGCAGCAACATTGCATTCAACATTCAAGATTCATTGAATATGATATGCAAATCTCTATCAAATCAAAATCTTTGTGGTAAAGTTGCATTCAATATTCAAGATCCATTGAATATGATAAGCAAATCTAAATCTTTGCAATATTGCATTCAACATTCAAGATCCATTGAATATGATATGCAAATCTCCAGCAAATCTAAATCTTTGCGGTAACATTGCATTCAACATTCAAGATTCATTGAATATGATATGCAAATCTAAATCTTTGCGGTAACATTGCATTCAACATTCAAGATCCATTGAATATGATATGCAAATCTCCAGCGAATCTAATCTTTGCGGTTACATTCAAACATCGATTGAATATGAACGTAACCTTCTATAGATCAAGACCTTTGCTGTAACGTTCGATGACCTGTTGAATATGACAACAACGTTATTATTAATAGGTTGCGCAATGAAAAGCCCATTTTAGTGATCAAAAATGAACAGTTTGTGAAAAGAGCCCAAAACTGCCCGCCCTTTTTCAATAAAATCCGCGGGATTTCGACATCAAAAAAGTGGCCATATTTTTTTGATTTTTTACATTTTTCGAGCTTTCAAAAAATTCCTCAAAAAAATCCAATTTTGACCATGTCGAAATCCCCGAATTTTTAGTTAAAAAAAGGTGTAAAAATGGGCCTTTGAGATAAGGTACGAAAAATATTTGTATTATAGTGAATCTGTTTCAAAATAAAATTCTATTTTTTTGATAAGAATCATACTTGGTTAGAGGTCTGCATGTCAATGACTCATTGAAATCGCATACAATGTTGATGCCATAGATTTGCATATTCAATGCTGCAAATTTGAAGTTCCACAAACGCGAATCCCCTCAAATCTCTTAACATCACTTTGAACAGATCAATATTGGTATGTTCAAAGTTTCATCGATGCGAATTCTTGACATCACTTTGAATGAATCAATGTTGTCATGTTCAGGGTTTTGTCGGTGCAAATTTCTCCGACTCTCTCTTGAGATCATTTTGAATGGACAAATATTGGCGTGTTCAAAGTCTTGTCAGATTTATTGTCGTCATTTTGAATGGATAAATATTGACATGTTCAAAGTCTTCTCAATGTAAATCTCTCGACATCGCTTTGAATAGATCAACAATGGCACGTTCAACGCCTCGTTAACGCAAATCTATTCAAATCTCTTGACATTGCCTTGAATGGACCAATATTGGTACGTTCAAAGTCTTGTCAACGCAAATCTTTTGACGTCATTTTGGATAGATCAATATTGGCATGTTCAAAGCCTCGTCAATGTAAATCTCTTCACATTACCTTGAATAAATCAATATTGGCACGTTCGACATCTTGCCATTGCAAATCTCTTGACATCTCATTGAATGGACCAACATTGGCGCGTTCAAGGTCTCGTTAATGCGAATCTCTTCAGATCTCTTGACATTACCTTGAATAGACCAATATTGATATGTTCAAAATCTCGCCAACGCAAATCTTTTGACATCACTTTGAGTAGATCAATATTGTTACGTTCAAAGTCTTGTCAATGCAAATCTCTCCAGATATCTTGACATCACTTTGAATGGACAAATATTGACAGGTTCAAAATCTCTCCAATCCAAATCTCTCTTGATATCTTGGCGTCACTTTGAATGGACCAATATTGGCGTGTTCGAAGTTGTGTCGAAGCGAATCTCTTCGAATATCTTGACATTGCTTCGAATTGACCAATGTTTAAAGTCTCGTCGATGCTAAATTTTTGGCGTAATTTCAAACGAACTAATTATTGACAGGTTCAAAATAAATCTCCTACTTTGTTGATATTGTGTTGGACAATTAAATATCTGCGTATAACTTATTTTGCCATATTATCAAAGTTACTATTGATAAATTGCTTAATACAAAAGGCCCATTTTATAATTCGAAAATGAACAGCTGATGAAATGGCCAAAAAAACCCTCCTCCTTTTTCAACAAAATCCGCGGGATTTCGACATCAAAAAAAGGACCAAATTTTTTTGATTTTTTACATTTTTCAAGCTTTCAAAAAATTCCTCGAAAAAATCAAATTTTGAACGTGTCGAAATCCCGGGATTTTTAGTTAGAAAAGGTGTAAAAATGGGCCTTTAGGGTAAGGATCATGCAAATTTTGTAATCTCTTGTCTCGTAAAATGTACCATATTTTAATTTGAAGATCGAATATGACATGCAAACGTAACTCTTTGCGGTAACATTGCATTCAACATTCAAGATCCGTTGAATATGACATGCAAATCTCCAGCAAATCAAAATCTTTGCGGCAATATTGCATTCAACATTCAAGATTCACTGAATGTGACATGCAAATTTCCAGCAAATCAAAATCTTTGCAATAACATTGCGTTCAACATTCAAAATCCATTGAATATGACATGCAAACCTTCAGCAGATCAAAATATTTGCGGGAATATTTCGTTTGGCATTCAAGATCTATTTAATATGCAAATTTCCAGCAAATCAAAATTCTTGTGGCAACACCTAATTATCTGTCAGGATGATTATCGATAGATGCACTGCGTAATACAAAAGGCCCATTTTATAATTCGAAAATGAACAGCTGACGAGAACAACCCAAAATCCCTCCTCTTTTTCAATAAATCCGGGGGGATTTCGACATCAAAAAAAGGACCAAATTTTTTTGATTTTTTATGTTTTTCAAGCTTTTGAAAAATCCCTCGAAAAAATTCAATTTTGAACGTGTCGAAATCCCGGGATTTTTTAGTTAGAAAGGGTAAAAATGGGCCTTTAAGATAAGGAATATAAAATAAATATTATTATGAATTCGATTTAAGTAAGATTCAATGTTTCGAGCCAAATTGAGCATCAATCGATATATTGAACTTACATGCAATGTTGCTGCAAAGAATTATTAGCTAGAGATTACACGTCAATTTAACGACCTATTGAAGTTACATACAACGTTACCACTAAGAAATATGATTTGCATGTTAATTCAATGATCCATTGAACTTGCATACAATGTTGCTGTTAAGAATCGTAATTAGCCAGAGATTCAATGGTTTGAACTTACACGCAATGTTTGCCGCTAAGAATTATAATTAGCTAGAGATTTGCATGTCGATTCAATGATCCATCGAACTTACATGCAATGTTGCTGTCAAAAATCATAATTAGCTAAAGATTTGCATGTCGATTCAATGATCCATCGAACTTACATGCAATGTTGCTGCTAAGAAATATAATTAGCTGGAGATTTGCACGTCAATTCAGTGATATATTGCTGTCAAGAATTATGAATGTTTTTGCATATAATCTCAATAATTTATGAGATTATATGCAATGTTGCCACCAAGAATTATATTTGGCTAGAGATTTGCATGTTAATTCAATGATCTATTGAACTTACATGCAATGTTGCCACTAAGAAATATAATTAGCTGGAGGTTTGCGTGTCAATCCAACGATCTATTAAACTTACATGCAATGTTGCTGCTAAGAATTGCGATTGGCTAGAGATTTGCATGTCAATTCAATGTTGTTGCTAAGAATTATAATTAGCTAGAGATTTGCATGTCAAATCAATGATCTATTGAAATTACATGCAATGTTGCCGCCAAGAATTATAAAGGTTTCGAGGTCCGTGTGTCAATTCATTCATCGATACAAATCTCATGAGAAGATCATATCGAACGGACCATATTGGCACGTTTAACGTCTCGTCGATGCAAAACTCTTAATATCATTTTGAATAGACCAGTATGTTAAAAATTTCGCAACCCAAATTTTTTAATGTCATATTGGAGATAAAATCATATGCAATGTTGGTGCAAAAAATGACGCCGATGCTTTAGAATATTCTATCGATTGTCACCGATAATATTTTAATCGTCGCATTCAATTGGCGAATCATTTTCATCTATGTTCCCATATCTAAATAATGCACAATCAATAGCAGCCTCTTTTAACGCCCGTTCGAATTTTATGTTAATCATTTTTTTATTAAGCGCCATTTCCATAATTATTTGATCTACAGATATTTTTAGACTTGGATGTACTGCTAAATAAATATATATTTTGACGAGTTGTTTTTCTCTGATAACATCTTTGTGCGAACAATATCTATTTGCCCGACCCATTACTTGGTCCAGTCGTGACCAATTCCAATAAGATTCTAATATATGTACTTCTTGGACCGCTTCAAAAAACTTGATATTTTTTGATATCAAGCCGACAATCAGATTCTGTTAAGTCTTTTACACTGATGAGACAATATAAAATAGCTCAATCTGATTACTTTCGGACCTCTAGCGGAGTGAGGCCACGTATTTATTTTTTTATTCTGTTAACAATACCTTTTCTGATCTCTTCTGCATTATTCCCAATTTCAAATGGGTTTTTGCTGAATTCTCATCTCGGTTTGCTATTATTCCACATTGGCACTTGTATACTTTTAACCCTCCCATTTCTTTTGTTCTTCCACAATTCGAACATGTTTTGGTCGTTAAATATTCACTTACTTCCCTTACTGGGATGCCATATTTATATCCCATATATTTCAATCTTTGTTGAAATGCATAAGGGGATAATATTTTCATGAGTTCTTTTGTTCTGGGACCCACCACGGTGTTTTCTTTCGTCAATAAATTTTTTACACAAAATTTTCCTATTGATATATCATTATATTCATGCACTAAATTATATGACGTTTTAAAATGCATATCTTTTATCATATTTTGTTTTCTAAGATTGTATTTTTCTCTTCCTTTCTTTAATTTATTCGAATTCATTGCAGAAAAATCTGAATCTCCCAAAACTTTCTTTTTTGCATCTAATGTTGTTGTCAAATGTTTTATTTCATTTAGAATTGACCTATCATTATTGTTTACGAGTTTTTTCTTTAGTGCTACTATGTTATCAGATATTTGTTTGGCGGATATCAAATCGTTTAATTTTTTTACTTTCTTTTGATTTCTATCAACTCCCCTACTAATATTAGGATTGTTCATATTACATAATGAATAGGTATTGTTTTGAGAATATGCACATATGAAAGGAGTAACACCTAAATCGATTCCTGCAGATAATTCTATTGCATTTCTCTTTCTTGGCATCATAAAAGTTGGAGTAAATAGAATGTACTTCTTGGTAATATGACTATATTGCAATGTACATGTTTTTTCTATTCCATCCAATGGTTCTGATGATTCAATATTTGGAAACACTCTGATACAAAATGTTCCGTTTTTGAAAAGATTCGCTTCCAACTTAAGAATTTTTGTCACCCTTTCTCTTTTTAAAGGTTTAATTCTGAATTTTTTGATATGACCTTTTTTGAAATTGGATACGCAAGTTTTGAAATTGGATATAGCTTGGGAAATAGATTCATCTAAAACATGAATAGGAATCAATCCTTTATTTATTTTCATCTTAATCTTTTTTTTCTGAATTTCTTCCTGTTTTTTATGCAATTTCAGTTGCCTTTCTTGAATCTTGTTTCCGAAATATTTTTGAATTATATTTTTTTGATCTGTTAATTCAGAACGAACACTTCTAGCGTTTAGAATTTTTTTAATCTCAGCAAAATCGATAAGCTTTCCATTTTTAAAAATTCTTTTTTGTATAATATTGATAGTAATATTAAAAATTTTAGCAGTTGCGGAGAACCATTGATCAAAGATGAATTTTTGAAAATTATCAGGATTGATTCGAATCTTTTTGGTATAGATAAAACCTGGAGACTTGTTAGATTTAGTTTTTGGTATCTGCTTAAGCTGTTGCTGCAAAGAATTTTTAGGGATAATAGGATAATCGATAGTTACTTGAGGAGTTCGAATAGGTTCATAAAAATTGCGTTTCTCGATAGATTCATACCAGGAACTAGTATCAGTATAAAAAATATCCGTATTAAGAGGCGACAACCAATTGATGACATTACACTCATGATTAGAAGTATAAATAGGCGAAAGTGTAAAAGAATTAGCAGTTCGCGTATTGTTTGCCTTTTGAGGCAACTCAGCCTTTCTCATGTTTGATTATGATATGTAATATTTGTTTATATTAAAACAAATAAATCAAGAACGCAAAAATATAAATCTATGATAAAATTGTTGATAAAATAACGTGTAGGAGAATCAAAATCTTAAGAATTAATCGATTAACATTAAATAAATTTAAACAAGAGCACTATAAGATAATAGATTGAACAAGAAATATATTCGTAACAAAAACGGACAATGGAAGAAAATACAAAAGAGAAAATAATTCTTAACACTTTTGTCGTATGTTAAGAATATGGCATATCAAGAAATATCAAGTTTTATGCAACTAGTAACAACCCTCAATAAGCTTACTCCTTCTTTAATCGCGCTTGATCCTAAAATAATTTTAATTTTAGATCCATCTTCGTTGTCTTTGTTATTAAAAATAGTTTTAATCTCTTCCCGATAATTCATCTTTTGATCGCCCGACCAAACAGCAAAAGTATTTTTACCTATACCGTTATCTGCATAATCTAGATAGCCATTAACTTTTAATGCACGAATTAAGGACTTTAATCCACCATATTGTTTAAAATTTGAGTAAACAAATATAGTTCCCTCACATTTCCTTATTTTTGTTATTATTTTATGATATTTTGATGATAGTGATGATAAATTATCCATTTCAAAATCTCCATCATTCAACATATCATAATCTTTTTGATAAGGGTAGGTGAAATTAGATGTCATTCTTGTACCTATATAAAATTTATTTGAAATGTTGTCATCTGATGGATCTAAAACACCAGAAACGGCTTCTTTTTTTGCTATCAGGTTGTATAACACAAGTTGATCATCACTCATTACACAGTTAATGAGGTATATTTCTGTCCTGGGAAAAACAAAATCTGGGGCACCTCTATAATATGAAACATAGCCTTTTATTTTTTTTTTGAAAATATCCATGTTGATGATATCGATTTTATTTTGATTTTTTTTGATAAACTCTTCGTCAAAATCTTTACCAACTGGAAATTCATCTTCGATAAGCAAATTCATCGTCAATGCCAATTCAGACGGTTTATCAAAAATAGGAGTAGCTGTCATGAGTACTAATCGCATATTTTGCGGAGTTGGTTTTATGATATTGTACAATACCTGGTAATAAACTCCTGTTTCGCTTATCATATTTTGAACCTCATCGATAATCAATAAAGAATTTGTCAAATTGATTCGTCCAATGCGTGCCAGTTTAACAAATTTGTTATATGAATAAATTGTATAATATTTATTGATACGGTCATCACTTTTTTTAATAATATCAACATACATTAGATCGCTTGGATGCATTTTTTGAATTATTTTTCGTTCTTCGTTTGTTAAATATTTTTCTCCTGCACACGGAGAACGCAATTCTGTACGGAAATTACCTTTTAAAGAAGCAGGTAAAACAATAATAATATTTTTTTTATTAATAAATTGTTCTGCAACGCTAATCGCTGCACAAGTCTTCCCACTTCCAATTTTATGATAAACTAATAATCCTCTGTAAGGTGTTTTTGGATTCATATATTCTGCGAGGAACATTTGCGGTATTTGCAAAGAATATGATTTTGGAAAACATATTTCATCAAATGTTTTTTTTTGTTCTGGGATTTCATATTTTGAAAATATTGTGTTAATATTTTTAGAAAAATCCTTGCTTGATGGAGATGGATATGTCATGTATAATATATATGTGACATATTTTATTACCGAATGTCAATCATACCATTATTAACGCGTATGTGATTATCCCATTTATTTAGATTTTCAATATGTTCGAGATGGGAAACAATAATTATCATTTTATTTGGTATGAATCCTTCGATTTTTCATTTTTTTTTATCTGCAAATATTATCTTACAGCAATGTTGTTTTTGACTTTCAATAACAGGTTAAATATGATGCAAATCTCCCGCAAATATAATTCTTTGTAGCAATATTGTCTCAACTTTCGATAATGAACATGCAAACTAAATTCTTTGCAGTAATATTGCACCTGACATTCAACAATCTATCGAATTTGACATGCAAATCAAATTAATTGCAGCAATATTGCATTTGATATTCAATAATCCATTGAATATGACATCCAAATTTCTAGTAAATCAAGTTCTTTGCGGCAACATTGCATTCAACGTTCAAAATCCGTTGAATATGACATGCAAATCTCCAGTAAATCAAGTTCTCTGCAGTAACATTGCATTCAACATTCAAGATCCACTGAATATGACATGCAAATCTTAAACAAATCAAGTTCTTTGCATTCAACATTCAAAATTCATTGAATATGACATCCAAATCTTCAACAAATCAAGTTCGTTGCATTCAAAATTCATTGAATATGACATGCGAATCTCCAGTAAATCAAGTTCTTTGCGGCAACATTGCATTCAACGTTCAAGATCCATTAAATATGACATGCAAATCTTCAGCAAATCAAGTTCTTTGCGGCAACATTGCATTCAACATTCAAGATCCATTGAATATGACATGCAAATCT